TTCTGTGACACGGATATCAGTCCTATGATACTCGTCTGCCTTTCCTGATGGATCCACGTGCCAGGCATAGAACTTAGACCATGGATAATCTTGTTTGAGGCTAAGAAAAGCATTTAAATTGGGCACAGAATCATCATACATGATGATCTTGTCGTAGTGTTCTTTGCCCAAGAGATGTTGTAGTATGATCTTTTTCTTTTCTTCTGTGGCGGCTTTGATGTTCAAGTTACCAGCACGATACACATGCACTTTTGACATGTCAATGCCATACTGGCGGAATGTGTCCAGGAAAACTTCTCGGTCATTGAAGTCCGAGCGGGCAGTAAGCATGATCACTTTGTTGCCCGTGGCGATGTCTTGTTTGAGTTGGCGGATCATGCCGGGTATGGGCCGGGCCTGTGTGTAGAATTCGCGGGCATCACGGAAAGCACCAAAGTCAAACTCTTCACCGGGCTGTAAGTGATAGTGCGTGAAATCGTGACTGTTGAGTTGCTTCACGATCCGGCCATCTCGCACCACATTGACCTTGGTGTCTGTGTTGACCAGGGTATCGTCGATGTCAAAGATGACTAGTTTGGAATTAGCGAATTCTTGTGCTCTCATATCATCATCTCTGGTAATGTTTCCAAGTTGGCTTTAATCTTGGCAAAGTTCATCATATATCGGTTGACAAAGTTGGCATAGCCGGCAGGATCTCGGGCTTCCCAATCTGCCAATCTTTCTTTCATTGCTGTGTATTCTTCATTAAATGCCACAGCATTGTCGCTTTTACTTTTCCAAAGCCGTTTGACTGTTTCTTCTAGTTCTCGGGTGTTGGGGTTGTTGGGATAGTGTTTTTTACATATCACCCACAACATGGCAGCCGAGTTGATAATCTTGGTGATGTTCCGATCGGATTGAGCCTGTGCCGATCCCAATGCCGCAGAGCCAGCCACGGCACCTGCACCACGCAAGAAGTCTCTGCGAGTGATTTCGACTAATAATTCTTGTGCTCTCATAGGCTGTAGGGGTCCATTATCACTAGATGTCCATCACTGCGGCGGCGAAGGTTCTCTATCTGGCTGAGATCCAATGGTGCCTGGCCGCCCAAGGCTTGTTCTAATTTCAGCGTAGTATTTACTAAACCCACGATGTCATCACGATCCAGTTCTTTAGGAGCAGGATTGTTCTTCATGAACTCCTGCACACGATCACGTCCGCGTGCCACTGCTGACATGAGATTTTCTAGATAGTCCAGCGTGGCTTCTTCGTTGGCCACATAGTCTAGATATTCCATCTCATACACAAAATATGTTTCTCCATCTACTTCAAAATCACCCACGTTGTAAATCCTGGGAATATAAGGATCGTTCTGATTGTTGACGAAAAATTTCACGTAGTTTTTTACTATCTGTTCGCGCTCATCTTCACCTATGCCCAAGACTTTGAGTATGGTGTTTCTGGGACTCAACAAGGCTATCTGATCGCGTCCTTCGCCGGCCAACTGATAGCCGCGATCAAAAAAATAGTTTTGTATGCGGTCGCTCACTGATAACTCATCGGGAAAGTTTACTTCTGAGATAAATTCCTGAGATCGCATTATCTCAACTCTGGAACGACTTCTACAGGATCATCAAATCTAGTGCGTTGGACCCATTGTTGTGCCACACGATTGGCATCGCCTTGACTGTTGCCTATGCCACTGAATGTGTAAACCACTTCTCCGGTATTGGCATTACGAACTTGCCACTGTCCTGAGAATTCGCCCTGTGTTGATGTGGCAACAGGTTCTCGATTGCGCCGCCAGGCTGGTGGCTGTTGGGGGTGTGCAGATATCTGTATGACATCTCGACCTTGCATTTGCAACGCATCTAGCACATTCTGTCTGGCTGCTTCGGCACTGGCAGCATCAATGTTCAAAGAATCACTGGTTACTGTTCCATTCCTGCGCTCATCCCACATCACACGATAGTGTCCGGCGTCTGATACTGCGCCTGCGGGTTGAGGCTCACCTATGCGGGCCTGTATCTGTTCACGATCTCGCTCATTGTCTGCGGCCACTGCCGGTGTGACCTTGGGTTCTTTGAGGCGTTTGGCCACTTGAGCACGTGGACTCAGTTTCTTTTCTGGCTCAGGAGTGTCATCGGGCCTGCGATATATCTCCCAATCGTCGGAGAGTCGATCCCCATACTCTGCCTGGACCTTTTGTTTGGCGCTGTCAAAATCTCTGGCTCTCACAGTGAGTATGATGTCACCGTAGGAATCCTTGACATCATACCAGGGTTGTTTCTTACGGATGTCCAAATTGCGCCATTCGGGTGTGTTGCCATACTTGTCCTGGGCTTTCATATAGGCAGTGTCATATTCATCAGCATAGAAAGAGTCGATCACTCCATCCGGACCAGACTTGCGCTGATCATACACTTCCCACTCTTCTTGACCAGTGGTGGGTATCTCTTTCTGGAGCACAGCATTGGCCCACTGTTTCTTGAGTTCTTCTGGAGTTATGGTGCCAGCGGCAAATTGAGAAAATAACTTGAGACCGTCATCCTGTGCACCAGGTGAGATCAGTTTATAGAGTTTCTTGGCATACTCTCGACGTTCCAGGCTGGGGCTGCCTGCGATCTGCATGGCCCGAGCAAAACGCAACATGGTATTGCGGATGTCATCATATTCACCGCGACTCTCCATGCTCAAATAATCACCACCAGGGCTACGGAACTCGATGTAGCCGTCCTGGATGTGTGCGGAAGTATACTTGCTGTCTCCCACACCGTTCTGCACATAACGAGCAGCCAGTTCAATGAGATTTTTCTGCACCAGTTCTAGCGCACCCATGGGATCAAATCGGGCTTCAGTCAAGGTGCCACGGCGGCGTGCCACTCGCATGCTGTTGCGTAGTTTTTCCATGGCCGATGCCGCATAGGTGTTGGAAGCACGACCAAACTTGTCTAACACATATTCGTCGCCCATGAACAGCACCAATTTGACATAGTCTACGTCACCGCCCACATAGGGTATAGAGATGCCCATGTGCAAGCCGGTGGACGAGTTGGTGTAGGCATCGGCTTCTGAGTTACCCCACTCAATGACCTGTTTTAATTTTTCCAGGGTTTCTGGCAAGGGCAAGGGCGGAGACACGATCTCCAGGCCCATTTCATCATCACGATCATCGGGATCTAGGCTGCCGTCGGGTTCGATGATCCATAGACCGGGCCGGCGTGTGGTTGAGTGATAGCCTGAACTCACTCTCACTGGCATGTCAATGGCACGCTGTAAACTGTCACCAATATCGCTCCACTCACGGCTGCCAGTGCCAGAGGAACCGCCGCTCCAGTAGGGCCAGTCAAGGCTTTCTTCGTTGGCGATGTCAGTCATGTAACCATAGCGGTCACGGAGGAAGTCGCGCTCGTCAAACTCGCCGCCTTCTCGCGTCATGTCCCAATAATATTCGCGAGCCGCATCGTAATATTCGCCTTGGCTTTCAAACTCATTGGTTATTTCTTCTTCGAATGCTTCGTAGGCCGCATCGGATGCTTGCTTGAATTTTTGGTATAATTCGTTGGATTGTGCATATTCATCTTGATCTGAACTCCGGGTGAATCTTGGTGCGCTGTCGCCGGCTTTCATTATAGCGGGCACTGCCTCGTCACCAAACATTTCCTCGACCTTGTCTTGGATACGGCTTTCGCGTTCTGAGTCATCGTCCCAGACGTTGGTCTCCATGTAGTCACGCACTTGATCTTCGGCATTCTCGTCCCAACTCTCGCTGATCTGTTCATCCACCCATTCCGTATAGGCTTCCCACAGGCTTTCTCGTAGATTCCTGGCGCCTTGGCGACTCAAACCATAGCCATAGTCATCATTGGAGAAGAAGTCTATGACATGGTCGATGTCATCGGGCCGCTCATCGTAGTCGTAGTCAGGTTCTTGATCGTAGTCTTCATCTTCGTCACGGCGGGTATCACGGAAGATCATTTCTGCTTCAAAGCCAGCACGTATACCTTCGGCTTCAGGTGATCGTGCCCAGGCTTCCAAGGCCCCGGGCGACATCTTGACTTCCATGAGATCTTCGTCTTCTTTGACTTCGATATTGACGAATCTTGGATTGCCAGTGCTCGATGGTGTTTTTTTCTTTGGTCGGTCTTGTGGTCTTTGTCGTTTCTGGGCCTGCCCTTGATATGGATCTATTTTTTGTCGTGGGTCTGGCACGGCAGGAGTCACGGGATTGACTGCTTCAAACACTCCAGTCTCTTTGTATTCCTTCAAGGCATTGGCCAAGTTCTTGATCAACAGTGCAGGACGTCCTTGGCTGTCGGTCTGCAATCCCAACTTGTTGGCTTCCTTGCCTACCTGTCCAGGTCGGATGTCCACTGTGAGTGCTGTTTTGAAACGTGGATCTCGGGCCTGCTTCTTGGTGGGGATGTATCCTGCGGCATCTTCGGCCACTTTACCTTGTATTTTCTGTTGTAGACGATAGGTCTTGATGAATTCTTGTTCCGAGCGTGTCAAAGGACGACCTGTCGTGGCCTTGCCCATGACAAACTTGTAGTAATCTTCGCGATCCTTTTGGCTGCGACTCACAGGCGTCTGTATGGATTCTCTGCGCGGTGCAGGACCTTCTATGGCCACCATGGCACGGAATGTGTTGCCCATCTGGTCGGCTTCATAATCCACAACTTTCCAACCGCCGGGGCCCAGTGTGATAGGACCATGCTGTTGTTGTGCGCGGTTGATGGCATTTTCCAGGGCCTGTCGATAGGCTTCTTCTGCTGATGCAGCCGCGGCGTTTGACGCAACACGCTCACCTTGCGGTCTAGGGCCACCATAGATCAACTTGCCACCCACACGTATTTCTCTGCTGCCACGTGCCATGTCTCGGGCTATGCCCTTGAGTTCTTCTTCAGCACCTGCACGGGTGAATATGCCCGAGGGTTGATATATCTGCTTGCCTATCTGATAGGCCGTGCGCCCCACATCCTGTGCCTGTGCTGGCTGTCCCAGTGCGGCAGCGGCTGCCAAGGCACCAGTGGCCAGTGTTTTTCCTAGACCCTCGTCTACATTGTAGGTAGGATCGGTCTTGACTTTTCGCATGCCAGCGGGTTGCCGGGGATCCTTGGGATCGATGTCAGTGACATCTAGGCCCGTGGCTTCAAGATCTTTGATAAACTTATGTTCAGTTTCTTCATCGCCAAACGAGATTATGGAACTGGGCGGACCTGCACCAAAGTCATGCTTGCCCAAGCCTTTCATGTTGGAGATATGCTGTCCCAGTTTATACCAGTCATACACATCGCTCACATCTACCCTCACAGTGCCTGCGGGCATGGTAGGAGGGAATTCTGGTCCTGGTGGAGTCTGATCACCATAGTGTGCTTCGATGTCATCGTCTTCACCGGTAGCACCAGACTGTGCGGGTGAAAACTCCGTGAGTTGTTCTTCCACTGTTTCTGCGCCAAAGAATTCTGGATAACGATTTTGGAAATGGCGCATAATTATGCCGGCCTTGGCATTGGCTTCATTTTCGTAGGGACTGCCAGTGCGACCCGCTGTGTCAGGCATGTCTCGGCCCAAGCGTTCATGCTGTTTGTAATGTGTGAGTTCATGTGCCACGGTGCGCAGGATGTCCATGATGTGGCGACCGTGCGTGGCCACCTCGATCATTTTCTTGTCATCTACATAATGGCCCATTGAATGGATGTGCTTGGTAAATTTTTCACCTTGCAAGATGATGCGAGGCAGTTGATCTAGTTTGAGATAGTGCGCGGCAAAATGCACGAAGCGTCGCACCACTTTGTCTATGGGTATGCTCTTGGCTTGGACTTTGATCTCTGTGTCTTCGCGCACACTTTCTCCGCCCCCATCACCACCACCGTCTGCGGCTTCGGCGTCGCCGGTCTGACCATAATAACCATAGCCTGGATAATAGTATCCACCAAAAGAACCGTAACGGAATTTCTTTTTGGATTTTTTCTTTTTCTTTCGGCGCTCAGCCAGGCTCAGTTTTGAATCTTCTAGGCTGGCACGATGATCAAACAATCGCTTGACCAAGCCCTGTGTGCGCAGGATCTTGTAGGCCAGATTCTCAGGTCCGAACTCGCCATGTTCATCCAATCCGGCCTGCCGATATCGTTTTATCACGTCAGTGAGATTGGTGACTGTTTGGAGATCATCGCTGGTCAGTGCAAGCTCAATCAGGTCTCTGAGTTTTTCGTATTTTGCTTGGGTTGATTTTTCGTCGAGATTGCCTTGGCGTCGCACGGGAATACGAGTCCAGTCGTCACGCACGATGGAATACTCACCAAGGCTGCGAACAGGCTTGCCTGCGTCTTGCACATAGAGCTCGACGTCATAGCCTCTGATTTTTATATCGTGTTGATCGTTGTATTGATATTTCTTTGCGTTGAACAGCTCTTGATATACTTGGTCGGGATTGAGCTTGCTGAAATCTACTAAGAGATGCAGATCTATGTCGGAATGGGGAGTATAGGTGTATGCGGCATTGGATCCACTCACAGTGATATCTTCCACTGCGAGATCACTGATGCCCAGGAATTCGCGGAAATCATCGGCGATTTTGATCAGGGCCTCACGCACTTCGGGACGCATGCGATCGCCGTCCCAGAGTGCAGGGTTTAATTCAGTGTGAAACTTTACCGCGTCCGACAGGCGGTAACTGTCTAATTCATTGATGTCCATGGCACATCTATTTATTTAGATTGTGCTTTGGCCTTTTTTGCTTGAGGTTTGGTTTTGGCCACCACTTTGGCCTGCACAGGCACAGGTTGTGTGGGCACAGCGTCGGCGGCTGGCACAGCAAGTTTTTCATGCTGGCTGTAGTCGCTGGTCTGTGTGGTAGATACCGGTGTATTCACGGGTTGTGCCACTGGTAGCTGTCCGTTGCGTTCCATTTCTTCCTTGAGACTCTGATACAAGGCCGGTTGCACAGCATAGTCAAACACATAGGTTCCTGTGTGCTTGAGCAACACACGCTTGTCTACCCATACTTCGCCACCGAAATCGCGCCAGTTTTCACAGAACGTCCAGTCTTCAGAATAGTAGCGATTTTCACGCACTGCTGTGTCAAAGTAGGTCTTCATGTGTGGATCAAGTTCTTTGGGCAGGCCGATATCATTGGCGAAAGTTTTCACAGCAGGATGGCGAGCGAGCTTTTCAAACACATGTCGCTTGATCAACATAAAGCCTGTGCCTGTTTTTGATACTTCCTGTAAGGGTCCTTCTTCTTTGGCACCTTCGAAGCCATTGACCACCCACTTAACGGGCATGGTCTTCATTGGGTATAAGCCACCAATGACGTCTTTGTCTGCGTTTAGTAGCACCAGCAAATGCCACGGTTCCCAACCAATGTCAGCATCCACGAACATCAAGTGTGTGCTGCCAGGAGTGTTCAAGAACTTGGCAACTAGAGTATTTCTAGCACGTGAAATCAATGATTCATTGGTCATGGTTTCTATAGTCCAGTCCAAGCCCAACTGTCGGCATGTGTTTGACCATTTGATATAACTCATGAATGTAGACTCAGTGAGCTGGCCACCATAGCAGGGCATACAGAGATGCACACGCTGTTGGCGCAAGAAATCTACATTGACTTGGATCTGGGTCTGGCCCGGTTGTGGTTGCTGTTGTTCGCTCATGGAGTCCTCTAAAATAATGTGCGTATATTTAGTCTAGCGATTGTAGCACGATTATTTCATTGGGTCAATGATGGTGTTCCAATTTGAACGGGTATGGATCAAGCGCATTCCGCTGTTGTCCATCCTCATGCGCCAGCCCAGCATTTGCAGATCTCTGCGCAGTGGAGCCAACATAGGACCAGGATCCTGTATCTTTTCGTCTTTGGCTATGTCTACTATTTTGAAGGCCAATTGTTTGGCTTGCTCATAGCCCTCGGGCGGAGTGGCCGAGGGCGGAAACGGAACCACATCACCTTCTTCGATATAGTCGGGAGATTCTTCCACAGGCATCCTCATCCGGATTTTTTCTGCGAGATTGAGTTGGCTCATGTCAACTTCTCGGCCACGTGCTATGGGTCTGCGACCTTGTTTCTGCATGAAACGCTCGTATTCTGCCAAGGCGTCAACCAAGCTCTTGACCACGCCACCTTTGTAAAGTGCATATTGCAGTCCAGAGTAGTTTTTGCCTTTGACCATGTTGACCATGTCGGCAAACTTACGGGCGAGATTGTTGACCATGCTGGCCTCGTCCCAGGTGCCCATGCCACCGTCAGGTATGATCTGATGGCCAGCGTCTGGATCATTTACCAGCACTGCTTCAGTGGTTGGTGCAGGGTGGGTCTTGATCCATTGTGCTATCTGAGATTTCACGTTTGGTGGAATCAGACTAGAATCAAGAGTGAATACATTGTCCGAATCCATTTTGCGACTAACATCAGTCACACGATCATTGAGTTTAAGAGTCACAGCCTCTTGCGGTGGCACCCAGCGAATTTTGGAATTAGTGACCAGAGGGTTGCCTGGCTGACCAAATCTATCAGTCACACGATATCCTATGTCAATAAACTGATCATTGCCCATTTTGATATAGTCTGTGCGTTTATTGAAAAGATCTAGTTCATTGAGTTGTTCCTCATTGACGTCTTTCCCGACGCCCATCACTGTGTCTAGTATTTCCACGATCTTGGCTATCTTTGCTTGATTGTCGGCTGCCAAGGGATACAGCACACCAGCCAGAGCGGCTTTTTGTTTGGGATCCATGCCGGGCCATTTGGCACGGATTTCAGTGGCTGACGTCATGCCCGGACCAAACTGCACAGTGGGCAGATAAGTCATGTAAGCATGATCTTTCATGGGTTCGAGACCGTTGCGACGGTAGGGCTGTAAATAAGGGCTCAGTCCTTTACGAGGACCACGTGTGATTATCTGTCCAGGCTGGCCTGGCTGAGGATTCTGATCGCGATCTTTGTCTGAACGAACAAAAATCAACTGTGTTTCGTTGGGATCAAAATGTTGGGTTATTTCTTCTGCGCTGAAAGGTGATTTTACCTGGATGAATCTGTTGCTGGGGATGCCGGCTTGCTGTGCCAGGAACTTCTTGGTCTTGAATGGAAATGGACGACCAGTGGTATCGTCTGTGGCCGCCACATACACTTCGGCCGAAGGAAACGCTTCACGTGCGGCATCATACAAGGCTTTGTGCCCGGCATGATAAGGGTGGAATCCACCTGGTATGATCACTAATTTTTTCATACCAGTATTTATAGTATCACATGTTCTCTAGCAACCAGAGATAAACTGGCGCTGAAAATTTCATTTGCACATGCCCGTTACAGCCAAGGTCTCCAAAGAAATCATGCACAGCAATGGTTTTACTATTGTTGCCATCATGCACATAGTCGGCCAACGAATGCATCATGGTGTCAATGTTGATTTCATCCAAACAAACATTGCTGACATTGATTAGGGCATCGCTGACAATATTTCCGTGTTCGTCGATGTGCGTATTTTCATGAGTCTTGTTCTTGAGCACGATTTTCAACCAATGATCTCCATCCGCACACTCAAACTCATGTATGACATGATGACGACCAGGCGACACTGTGTTATCAAAAAATTTGTCACGGTCTATCCATAATTCTATACCCATATTATGATATTCAGAGGCATTGATTACATCCAGGCTAATTTTGATACGATCCATGATTTAGTATGTGAGCAATACGCTGTTGATAGTGCCGCCTAGGAAGCCAGTGACCGTGGCTCGCATCCAGGCGAAATTGCCCGTGATGGCCACGCTCACTGTGGCAGACGTGGCCGCTGAATCGTCGGGGAATGTATAGACGTCGAACCATTCGGCATTCTGCGTGGGATCTGCATCCAGCGAACCCTGGATCTTGATGTCACCTATGAAATCGTTAACATCAAACAGCACGCTCTGTGTGCCCGATGCCCTGCGATAATAGGCCACGGCTTTCTGTCGATCGCCTGCAAAGTCCGTGTCGGAACTGCCATCATAGTTGCCAGATGGTGTGCCATAGATAGTCAACGGAAGTAGCACTAGATCTTCGGTTTTCATTCGGTAGCGATTTCTACCAATACATTGGATCCAGCAAGCTCTTGGATTACCTGTTCGAGACTGGCCACGGTTTCAGCGCCCATTATGGGTTGTGCCTGTTCTGTGTCCTTGAGCAATTTGCTTACTTTGACTACGATGATTTCTTCGTGTAATTTTGCCATGGTTTTTTATTTATCGCGTATGAGTTTGACTGTTTTCCTTGTGATACGAGGTAACAACAGGCTCAGCATAGTAACTATGCCCATGCCATCATGATCAATGAAAAAGTTTTCACTGACATAATAGTGTTTTTGATCCTGTTCAATAAACTGCGCCAGACCCGGTCCCAATCGTATGCTTTCTTGCTTGATCAAGAAGTCCACTAGATTGTGGCGTTGAGGTTCATCCAGACGCTGTGCCCGGAAATAGGACCGGAACTCGTGCTGGCTGTTCTGGATCCTCAGCGTGTCTCTGGGGCGATCCAACACACTGCGTTTCACGCTCACTGCATGCACATAAGGCAACTGTTCTATGGTGCGGATCAGGCCCAGATCGCTGGTGTAAACATATCCCCAATCACCTGACACTGTGATTTTGTAATTCTGTTGTGCCTGCAGGAAATCCAACATGGCATGGCAATTGGCTCGCTGTTCTTCGGTGATCTGACCCCGGCGGCTGGCCCAAGATCCACCAAAGTTCGGACTGCGTTGCCGCCAGTCATTGCGATGGTTGATCATGCGATCGATGCGGTCATGCTCCATCTCTCGCACACAACTCATCTCGTCCATGCGGAAAGCCAAACAATACTCATAGAGATCGAAATAAGATCTATCTCTACGATGTATTTTAATGGTCAAAGGGCTAGTCGACTTGTATGATACCATCGGCGTCCACGGTTCCTGTGCTGGGTATTGGGTTGAGATCGCTGAAAGCCACTGTGCCATCGCGATAGTCTGCTGTGATTTCGCAGTCCTGCAAGCGATCAAACAGGATCTTGCGGCTCAATGGCACGCGGATCAGTTCGTCGATTTTGCGACCCAACGGCCTCGCACCCATCTTGGGATCATAGCCAACGTCTGCTAGATGCTCCACCATGGCTTCTGTCAGCGTGAGTCTGATGTTGCGATCCACTAGACTGCGTTTGAGTTCGTCTACGAACTTGATGACCACTTTCTTGATACTCAGCGGATCCAGTTTGTTGAATTTGCAGATGAGATCCAAGCGATTGCGCAGTTCCGGGCGGAAGTAATCTTTCACAGCGCGATCTTCTTCGCCGGTCTTCTCGAGGCTCTGGCCAAACCCGATTGTGTTATTTTCATTGTCTCGAGCACCTAGATTTGACGTCATGATGATGATGCAGTTCTTGACGTCCACGGTCTTGCCATTGCTTCCAGTGATGGTGCCTTCGTCCATCATCTGCAGGAAGATGTTGGCTATGTCTGGGTGGGCTTTTTCCACTTCATCGAACAACAGCACTGAGAATGGATGTTTAGAAAGATCATTGATCAGTTTGCCCCCGGCCAGTTGGCTGTCATCATAGCCCACATAGCCCGGAGGTGCTCCCAGCAGTGAACTCACGGTGTGTCGATCTTGATATTCGCTCATGTCGTATCTCAACAGTTTCATGTCGAGATTGTCGGCCAACAGCCGTGCCAGTTCTGTTTTACCTGTGCCAGTGGGGCCCAGGAAAAGGAAACTGCCCACTGGCCTGCGACCTGATGCGATACCAGCGAAGTTCACATAGATACGTTCCAACACTTGATCCACCACATGATCCTGACCGTAAAGTTTTTGCTTGATGTTGCTGTCTAGTTCGGTCACTCGGGTGTTTACATCATTCTTCACACGTTCGGGTGGAATATTGGCCACACGGCCCACTTGATCCTGGATCAAATCTGCGGTGATCACCACATCATCAAGATCTTTGATGCGTTCTCGGGCACAGGCCGCATCTACTAGATCTATGCTCTTGTCAGGATTTTTGCGATCAGTGATATAACGACTGGCCAGTTCCACTGCTTTGGTGATGGCATCTGCGTTGATTTTGACCCGATGGAATTCTTCCATGCGAGGTTGCAATCCTGTCAGTATGCGTATAATGCGCGATCTTTTTCAAACGACTCATAGTATTCTTCCCAAGTGGTTGATGCTATGACTTTGAGCAAGCCCTTGGTTATGGCCGGCTTGATCATGTTGGCAAAGTCTAGACTGGATCCAGACCCTGCACCAGCACCGCGCATGGTGTGCGCTTCATCTATGAACAGTATGACATTTTTCTTATGTTCCAAGGCCATGAGCACGGCCTTGAGTTTTTCTTCGAACTCGCCGCGATATTTGCTTCCTGCCAGCAATGAGCCAATCTCCAGGCTCCAGACTTCATGATCCTTTAGGAATTCTGGCACTGTGCCGTTGTATATCAGCGTGGCCAGGCCCTCGGCGATGGCAGTCTTGCCCACTCCGGGATCTCCTACCATGAGCACGTTTGACTTAAACTTTTTGGCCAATACCGTGATGATTTCATTGAGTTCTGTGGATCGCCCGATCAAGGGCTCCAGTTTATCCTCTCTCGCCCGCTGGCTGAAATTGATACAGTGTTCGGTGAGGATTTCGTTGGCCTGATCATCACTGATCACTCCGTCCTTGGTAGTGTAGTTGGCTTGCCAAAATTCGATGAACTCTTTCTTTTCCAGCCCGTGCTTGAGGAAATAATAGTGTGCATGGCTGTTTGACTCGTTCATGATGGCCAACCATAGATCTATAGTGGTCACTTGCCTGCGGCCTGTGAACAACACCTGGGTGAGCGCACGATTGAACACACGTTCCAATCCATTGGTTTTCTTGGGATCTTCGTCGCGATTCATACGCAGGCTGACCATGCTGTCGATATAACTTTCAAGGTCTTGATCGAGATGATCCACAGGCGTGCCAAACTTGACGATGACCTGCGTGAAAGGCTGATGCCTTACCAAGGCCAAGGCCAGGTGTTCCAGCGTGACATATTCGTGTCGCTTTACGCGGGCCAGTTTTTGCGCCTGGGCTAATATTTGTTCAATTTCAGGATTCTGTTGCATTCTGTTCCTTGGCTCGATCATGCATGGTTATTCCTTGTAGATGATCCAACTCGTGTTGGAAACATCTGGCTTCAAGTCCCGAAAGATCTGCTTCGACCCAATCACCGAAATGATTTTGGTATCTCGCCCTGATCGCATCGGGTCTTTTAAGTATACATGAGTCTCCGGGAAAACTCAAGCATCCTTCCTCAAATTCGGCAAACACATCACTGCTAGACACTATGACAGGATTAAAGCACGCCCGATCGTGTCCGTCAACGCTCATCACAAACAATCGTTTGGAAAGGCCAATCTGTGGAGCTGCCAATCCTATGCCATTTTGCAAGCGCATCAACCCAAACATCTGGGTGGCCAGATCATGATTGCGGACAGGATACTGGAAATCTACAGGCTTGGCTTGATTGTGTAAAACCCTGCGTGTCAACTTCATAAAATTATTTATTGGTGTGTTTTTCCAGTATAGCGATGATTTCTTCGGGTATGTTACCGGGCATTTCGGCACGCAATCTCACTATCAAATCGCCGGTGGTGTGTCCTTCTCGCACGACTCCGCGTCCTCGCGCTCGTAACATAGTTCCGGGACGTGTGCGTGGTGGTATGGCCAAACTCAACACACGACCTTGTAGATCTGTGATCTCTAGATTATGACCCAGGATCAATTGCCAGAAATCCACACCTCGTTCGGTATAAAGATCTTGTCCATCTCGCTGCCAGCCGGGGTGCCCATGCACACGATAGTTGACAATGAGATCTTGACCACCCGGGCCCAAGCCCGGATAACGCACATTTTCATTGTCATTGATCCCCGGTGGTATGGTTATTTCCAAGGCCTGTGTGCCTGTTTGGGTGTGCATGCTCACAGTGCGAGGTCCACCAACCACAGCAGTCTCCAATGAAATCCAGATACTGATGCGCTGATTGCGCGGTGCTTGTTGGCCACGTGGATTCATCCTTGCACCGAACATCTCAAATATGGTATCAAAGTTGAAAGGTCCACCACCGCCGCCGTGGAAAGGATTGCCGTTGACGTTGATACGCACCTGAGGATTGTCATAGTGCTGGCGCTTGGTGGCATCGCCCAAGGTATCATAGGCTTCATTGATTTCTTTGAATTTTTTCTCATCACCACCGCCGTGCTACCTTTTAGAAGCTATTTCTTTTCAGGAACTTTGGTTCCTTCGTGCTTTTGATGTGCTTTGACTTCTCGGCAGTTCTGCTTGTTAGTGCCATCTTTGTTTTTGACCACTTTTCCATCTTTGTCCTTGACATCCACACAGACTTTGCGAGTCTCTGGTTTGGTATCAGCGGCGATCACCGGATAAGATACTGCCAAGGCCAATCCCGCGGCGAATATGATATGTTTCATTTTTTACCCTTTCTTGAATAGACCCACGATCCGGGCCTGTATAGTTTTAGCGAATTCGGGTTGAGGAAAGTTCCACCCTATAAACGCTCCCAATGCCAACCAAAATATAGTTTCCAGCATCATACTTCTCCTTTAAATTTTAACTTTTAGATTCTTTGTCTTTTTGCATGTAATTGTCAAACAATGCATTGGCCACCCAGGCACCCATGTATCCAACAAAATACCATTCTGAAAAACGCTGATCCACTATGAGGTAGACAAAACCCCATGTGCTGACCACCCAGGCGCCCAGGCGTGTGAATTTCTTTTCATCGATCTTTCCATCGGTGCAGAATAGATCTTTGATATCTACATTGTTTGAACTGTCTCTTTGATACACCCACAAGATGATCAGGAGGAAGATAAAACACAGGGCCAACACCAGGCTCATGCTGATCTTGGTCTCCATCAGCATCATGATGTCCATCATCGTATGGACTCCCAGATTCGTTTCTGATCTCTATACCACTGCTGCCATGCTTCTAATCTCGCCGCGTTGTCGTGGCAGGAGCCGTAGTTTTCGACGACTGTGGTAAGGAGCTGACTGGCTTTAACTTCACTGGGGGTTCCATCAGTTCCTTCGGCACGTCCGGCCACTTCATTTTGACTGGCGCGGTCATGCACGCTGACAGCACTACGGGGCAAGCGGCAAGTAGCATCAATCTGCCCACCAGTGACTTCCTTGATGATTTCTCTGTTGACATACACAGTTTCCTTTATGACTTTGGCTTTTTTCTTTACTTCTTCAGCCAGTTGCTCGTTGGCTTCTCGGCTTTGTTGTTCTGCGACTCGCACTTTTTCTCGATATTCAGCAATCATTTCTCTATAGGCCACACCACCGTAGAAATAAGCGCCAACTACCAAGACCGCTACACCTATCAGCTCCACTGGTAGTTTGTAAGTGCTGATCACGGGCAACCACAACAGAACCTTGCTGGCCACGTAGGCACCAAGGCCTGCAGCCAGCATGGCATAGGTGATCCAAACAAAGATGCTGTCTGGAATCAACTGTAGCATCATCTGGATGCTAAACATCAGTGAGCTCCCAGCACGTGGAGGGCATGCTCATAATGCTTTTTGCGGTCTTCGAGACCGATGGTTCCACCGTTGATGCGTTTGGTAAGAGTGAGGATGTCTCGCTTGTCTGCCCAATCGTTGAGTTTGTTTTGCTCCCAGAAGAAACAGGCACTTTGCACAGCACCTTCAAAGGTCTGCAGATATTCAGCGGCTTCTTCCACGGGTATGTCAAGACTGCCTGCAAAGAAAGCATAGTTGTCGTGCCCAGTGAGTTGGATCAGGCCGCGACCACGATAGCGCCATCCGTCTCCAGATGCTTCATCGCTGTTGCCCATTCTGTTAGCATATATCCTGTTGGCAATGCGTTCGGGCTGTTTTTCATAGGCTGCCGCGAGTTCATCAGTGGGGAAGTATTTGGGGAAAACTTTGCGCAGGCTAGCGGCTTTGTAGTTGAGGTTTTCTGTGAGGAACTTGAATCCACCCGATTCGTGTGCGCACTGTGCGACAAAAGCGGCCACACGCTCGGCAGTATTGATGCCGTATTCTGGCAGTATGGCATTGAGTGCTTGGCACCACTGGTCTAGATAAGCATTGTTGCCTATGCATTCTTTGAGTTGATCGCGAGATATCACGGACATTGTTTTGCTCCTTGTGTCGGTATTTAGTTATTTTGTGGGCTCAAATAGCCAAGTATGGTCTTGTTTTCTCAAGACGTCTAGTTCTAGGTTCACACGTTGGGCAGTGGTCCATGCATCGGAGTCAAATTCATGCTGGATGATGTTGTTGCGCAGATCTACCAGGACATCACGTGCAGAATCTACAAAATCCAGAGCCAACAAACAATCAAGATAGTCAATGGCCGCAGGACGCATATGATCTGGCCAGTTAATGGGAGAGAAGTATCTAGGATGGTTGCATATCTGTATGAACTGTGTGCGTCCGTTGGGACGATCGTTGAATTTCCGGACGATGTTGATAAATGCCAGCAAGGGTCCAAGTTGGAAAAAATTTAGTTGCGTTATCACTGTGCTGAAGTTCACACTGTGACCATGGTTGGCTAGATACAGGACGTTGCGCTCGATCTGCGACCAACTGGTGCCGTGGCGTATGATTTCTGCAGCTGGGCCCACAGCATCAAGACTCACAGTGAAATTAACATTGGGCATGGTGCTGGCGATTTCCAACCACCATGGATCACGGAAGCTGCCATTGGTGATCATGATGATCTTGGTATCTAACTGCTCACGTCGTATACGATTGACTATTTCTTTTACTTCGGGCAATAAGGTAGGTTCACCGCCGGTGAACATCAGTCTATCAATGGTCGATATGTTGTCCAAGATCCATTGTTTGTCTGACACTGTGGCGGTTTTTTCTGGCGGAATCTGATAGAGAGTTTGTAAGAATTCGCTCTGGCGCACATCTTGTGCGATACCGTTGGAAAAATAAGGTTCGCATGACCGGCATCGAAAGTTGCAGACGTTGCTGGAACGATAATCCACATAATCTATATCAGTGTCTGACACAGGAGTGGAACCATAGTGTTGCAACGCTCCCAGTCTGGTGCCCACACCATGCTGTTGTTCGTTACGGATACAGTCAGCACATCCAGAGTCTATGGATCCTGACAGGATGTTTTGTTGCAAATTCCTCAATCGATCACTGGACAACCACTGAGTCACAGTGATCGGAGCAGTCTCTGTGAAACTGCAACAAGGCTTGATACCTCGTGGCTCAATGAAAACATGTCGGAATGGCAAAGGACAATAACTCATAGTGCAGACACTCTGTGTAACCAATGATCAGCGGCTGCCACATGCGCTGCCTCCAGTGGATGCCAACCTGGGCTCTCGGCAAAGCCACGACCTCGGCTCCATTCGAGGAATGTCTGTCCATCAAAATCCTGGAGATGTTGGTGTATTTTGCTTTGTAAAACCTGCACATAATCCGGAGCATGCCATTGTTGATCCAACAGCAATCGATCCATGTAAGTCATCACACATCGATGACCTTGCATCATGTCGCACGCATGTGATACATAGATCAAATTCCGGAACTTGTCTGACAGTTCACCGTGGAAATGTCTATAGTAAAGATCGTCATTTGGTGAATCATCCAATGCGGGCCGTATGGTATGCCACTGGGCGTCTTGGCTGTGGACATAATCAAAACGATCAATCCAGGTCCAGTTGACGAGATAGGTGGCCCGGGGCCCAAAACGATCCAGCGCCTCAATCACTTGTTGTAGTATGCGGAGATTGCCCACGCCAGGTTGGGCTAGACAATGATACTCTGAGTCCAGTCTCTGCGCGACCAGCGCGGGCCATGTGCTGTTTGCATCTTGTAGATCGCTACCGTAGAAAAAACTGTCGCCACAACTCACTATCATAGGAGTATGTAGCAGCTTATATCAGACCGGCAGCACTTTGTAAGGTTCTGATATCTGCTTCGCGTTCATAGATCTGCCGCACAGGCAAGCCAGATGCAGAACGCATTTCGTTGAGATCGCTCTCCACACGACGGCGATACTCTTTGGGACTGGTAGGCACAGTGGCGTTGAATGCTTCCACTGACCATGGTTGATCTTTGCCTCTGTAGACCAAGGTCCATTTGGAACTGTCTTCGTATTCTGTGAGCGTGGAAAAATCGCTGAGTATTTCTTCCAGTTTGTCTGCTACATTGGATCGGCGTTTCATTTCTGTGTAGACCAGATATCGATTGGGTCGGATCTCGCCGGGACTGGTATCTGCATCAATCACTGCATCGTAGCCCTTTTCCAACCAGTTCACTATGTCCTTGGCGGCTTGGCGATCGCGCACGAAAAATGATGCTACCAAGATCTCGTCATCATCACCCATCTTGGATGAGAACTCATCGATGTGTATGGTGGGCTTCATCATGCCTACCAAGTCTTTGAAATTAAGTCCTTCAGACAACATTGGGGATTCCTCCAGATGGTGCCAACGTGGCCTGGGCCTGCTGTACGGCACCTTGGTCTTGATATTGTTCCTGATCTAGATCCTGCTCATAGGCTTGATCCAGTTCTTCTAGGTCTATGGTCTCATCTTCCAGTTCCACGGCACCGGTGCGGATGTCATTCATGAGATTCTTGGGCATGACGATTTCTACCAACCATACGGGTTTGTCTATGAGTTTGGCTTTGTGTGTGCCAGGACGGAAATCCGTGGGTTTTTCGATCTTCTTGGGCACTTTCATGCGGGTCTTTTTGAAGCGCACTTCGCAGTCAAAGGGCAACAATCTACGGGCACCGCGTGGGTCTGGCATGAGTTCCCCGGGCCACATGAATATGCAACCTACTTTGTATTTGCCAATGTCGGGTCCTGACACTAACTCGCCCAACTGCCAGTTTTTAAAGGCATAGATATCCAGTTCGTCTAACACACGCTCAAAATCCAGCAATGTGCTGAGGCTGCCGTCACTGAGATAGATGTCGCGGATGTTGTCGGCTATGAGCCAATAGTCTTGATCGTTTTTGAAGATATTGCTGTCCATGGTCAAGTATTTATGGTCAGCGATAGTTTGCTGTTTTTTGCCTGGCAGGCATGGGCAAAGCCTAATATTTAGTGGGCTGATCTTGGAATTCTGTCCTGTGTTATGACTCAAGTTAATGACCTAAATATTCATGTGAGGTAGCGCACAAATGTTCAAAGGAGAATTGACATTGAGTAGAGCAAGAGGGGCCAAAGCCCAACGACGTATTCACACACAGCAAGAAAACACCATCAACTTTAACCAAGCACTCCGACAAACCAGGCACATAGATCTAGTGCCAAAAACCCGCAATCAAGAACATCTCATTTTAACCCTGTTAGATCCCAGCCAACACATAGTGGTGGCTGTAGGTCCTGCTGGAACGGGCAAGACCTATTTGGCCATGCAAGCGGCCATCAAGGCTCTCAAAGCCGGGCAATGTGAAAGGATAGTTCTAACCCGTCCTGCGATAGGAGTAGAGGATGAGCGACATGGATTCCTGCCCGGCGATCTGATATCAAAGATGGAACCGTGGACCAGGCCACTGCTGGATGTGTTGCGTGAATACTACAGACCACAAGACATTGTCAAGATGATGGACGACCAGATCATAGAAATCTCACCCTTGGCTTTCATGCGAGGCAGGACTTTCAAATCCAGTTGGATCATCGCTGACGAGATGCAGAATGCCACTCCGGGACAGATGAAAATGCTTTTGAGCCGCATTGGCAGCGGTTCAAAAATCGTAGTTACCGGGGACGTTGAACAGACCGACCGCACCAAGCGAGACAATGGCCTACTAGATCTCTGCGAGAGACTGAAATCTCAATCAGGAAATGGCCTAGCAGTATGCACCTTAGGAAAACGGGATATACAACGTCACCCCATCATTGACACAGTGCTAGGACTCTATGCTGAATAAGAGGATCCTGTGACTTGACGGAAAATGTCCGCCCAGTTCTTGCATATTGTAATATCTGGGTGGTCATATCCCATGTTGTGCCCATGCTCTAGGAGGATGGGTTTGAGCCCTTGTTGCCAGCCTGCTAGAGCATTTTCGGGCTTGTCTTCGACCCACCAACATCCAGTGCCTTCGTATTCCTGCAAGATTTCGTCTTTATGGGCACCGGTATCCAAACACACGATGCGTTCAAATACTGTGGCACCATAGATTTTTTGCAGATTCATTTCACGCAGTTTCTGTGCGTTCTCATCTCGACTGAGACTGGTAATACAGTGGAATCTGAAACCATACTCCTCGTGCAGACGTTTGACATAGTAGACCGAATCTCTCAAGGCCGGAAGGAATCCGATAGAAGCGGATTCATTGAATATCTTTATGAGTTTGCGTATCTGTTCTTTGGACGTGCCGTAGCGTATGCCCATGTCGTAGTGCAGTTTTGCATCGGGCTGTTCTACGAACCCGTGCTGTTGCACCCACACATTGAACGCCCACTCCCAATCCAGGAGCACTCCATCACAATCAGTTAGGATCAGTCGATCCAGGTTCCGCAGTTTTGATCTCATAACCGTTTTCGTTGAATAGTCTTTCGATGATGTTGGGGTAATGTTGATGATAGAATGCAACGATACGATCGAAATCTTTGGGCACTGACTGACCATCCAGCGTGGCTTTTAAAACTTTACATTCTTTGAAATCTAAAATCACCGCGGCTGATTGCCAGTCGCGCATCTTGACCTTTTTGCTTACCGTGGTGGCTTCGTCCAATTTGCCATTGGGTTTGCGGTAGTAATTGATGATGAGATATCTCATCTGAGTCCCGCTAGTTCGATCATGGTAGCGGCAAGATTGATCTCCTGATCTGCTACCATGGGTATGTTGGCTATACCATTGCGTATGATCACTATGGCTTGATCTTGTTTGTGGACATCAGTGTGCCAAAGATCTAAATTGTCATACATCCAACGGAACACGTCTTCCATTTCCTCAGGCCTGGCTGACTGACACAACAGCACACGGGCTTCTCGGATGCGACCTTGTTTAAACAGATCTACGACATCCAGTTTCCACTCTCGTGTGCCACCTTCGTCACCGTGTGGACGTTCTAGTTTGCCACCTGTGGAATTCATTTGGCACATGTTCAAACACTTACGCAAATCCGGATAAGTGGCTTTGACATAGGTATCTAGAGTATCAAGATCAAACTCCACACTTTCTGTTACCAGAACAGTAGCCATGCGAGCAGTAAACTCAGTGACGTCAACCCGCTCGATATGAAATCCTTGGCATCTACTGTGCAGAGCAGGAATAACGCGGTTAGGATAGTTACAAGTAAGTATGAACCGAGCACTAGCATGATAAGTCTCCATAACACCACGCAGTGCGGCCTGACCGTTGGGCGATATGTAATCTGCCTCGTCTAGTAGCACCACTTTAAATACGCCATAAGGCATGGTTTGCACAAAGCCAGTGATCTTGTCTCGGATGGTGTCCACTGAGTTTTCGCGGCTGGCGTTGATTTCTAATATATCATAGTCATCAATCTTTAGTTCATTGATCAGTATCTTGGCCAAGGTAGTCTTGCCCACACCTGGGGCGCCCGAAAATAGCAGATGTGGAATAGCCCCACTTTTGACCCAGCCTTCTACCTGTTGCCGTTGTGCGTCATCGCGGAACACATAATCTTTGAGTTCACGTGGGCGATATTTTTCTGTCCATAGTTCTTTCATTTTTTATTACCAATCCGACGTTTTGTATAATCACACATTTTATGATAACCCATGTTGTAACAGGCACAGTGTTGTCCCAATATCCATCGAGCCAATGCCATCCTCAATCGTTTCATTCGCCTTTTCCTGTTGTGCAACTATCGCCCCATGTTTCCTGGGCTTGTTTTTTGTATTGTTCAAATTCCCACTCGCTTAGTTTAACACGATAAGCATCTTCTGTCAAGGCATGCCACCCACAGCATTTGCCAGTTGGACTACGCCCACAACCACACTTACCAAATTCTTCAGGATTTTGTTTAACTCTTATTTGCATCATCGTCCTTTCTATATGCTTTGGGATTGGGCAAGCCGCTGTAATGGTCCCATCCATCATCTAAGTCGTAATATTCGTCTCGCAGGAAGGCTTCGGCCTGCAGTTCACCTTCGGTCTTTTTGGGTTTTTTAAAAATCTGATCCCAATTGGAATCAAAGGTTGATTGATCAACTGAAAACGGTCTTGGCGTGCTACCTTTGCCCATGCTGTTCTTTCTTGCTCAATACCTCTACCATGCGTATCTTTTCCCATGTTTCTTCGTCGCCGAATCTAGGGAGATCCTGATAGAGATCTTCCAGCATGCATTTGAGTTGATAGAGTTCTAGTTTGAGATATGCTGAAGTGAATCCATCGTTGTAAGGACTGCGTATTTCGGTCGCGGCCTTCCTTATGGCCATTTCAGCACCGTGTAAATCAGGTTTTTGGAAACCCATCAGGTCCCTGACACTGCCTCAGATATGGTATCATCAGATCCTGGATGCTCGTCGCTGATCAACAAGATATCCTTGGGATCTACCTTGCGTATGGTCTTTACGCCGCTGTCATCTTCTATCTCTAGTCCGCGTGTCCAACGACCATGGGCCACGCAGATCCACTGTCCTGGGCGAACATCCTGCTGTTCGGGTCCCACTTCATAGACCTGACCCCAGCGTGGTCGGATGCCGTTGGCTTTGCCGTTGTCGTTCATGAGGATGATACCCGAACTGAGTTGTCGTCCTTTGAACTCCATGTCTGACACTATCACAGCGTCATGCAACGCTTTCAATTTGTGTATACGATGCGGAGCAAAAGCGGCTCTGGTCATATTTTCTGCACTCCTGGTGTGTCTTGTCGTTGTTGTCGAGGTGATTTCAATGGTTCTTGTTTGATCGAGCGTGCTTTGGCTATAGCGGCTGCCAATCCACCTTCTGGTATTGGCGATGGCGAGGCAGCTGATGTGGGAGATTCCACCACGGGTTCGGCCACGGTTTCCGCAATGGGTTGATCCTGGATCACTGTGTCATTTACCACTTCGTCGGCCTGCATCTCGTCTTGGCGTGATTTGGTTTTGCGCTGGTCGCTGACATTGGTGGTCTGGCGGGCATACTGCCGTCCCACACGTTGATTGCGCGAATCGATGGAACGATTCTGTCCATCTACCCTGTCACCACGAGCGTTCACGCCCATGTTGCCCACGGCACGCACTGTTTCATTTTGTAAGATCAGGCTGCCAAGATCCACTGTCTTGCCTTGCGCTGTCCTATATACTTTTTTGGTCATTTTTCCTACTCCTGGTAATAGTGTATTTAACGGAGGAATTCTACAGGATCTAAATCATAGAACATCGAATCAATCCTATGCACGCCCAGTAGATACAGCACATAACTGGCCACGCTGGATCCTCGACCCACTCCCCAAATAACATTGTTTTGTCGCATGACATCCACGAGATATTTGAGATATCGCAAGAGATCAAATAGTTCACGTTCCTGGAACATCAGCAGTTCCGCACCAGCCCTTTGCAGTTGTTCCGGTGTGTCACACAACGACAGCACATGCTGGGCTATGTCCAGTTGCTGATATTCGTCGGGCATGAACCAATGGCCTTGCCTGACACGATCAAACTCCGGCACAGCGATGTCGGATGCTTCAGGGAATCCCCAAGTCAACAAACTCTTGGGATCGTCCAGCATGACAGCCACTTGCTCTATGTTCACACTGGGGTCCACTGTCACATGTGACATGTTAGCGACATCACGGCCTTGCATGAGCAGATCGCAGAGATCTGGTTCACCCAGTATGATTTCACCAAATTTATTTGTCTTCATCTTTGCGGAATGCTACCACGTTGGATTTCACATCGTCGTCATCTTGCGTCCAGTGCAGATCCAGGCTTTTCCAAGTCTGGCTGGCACCAATATCTACCACTTTGCCTGCAGTGGGCCTAGCATCACTGCACACAGGTTCGGGATTCTGCCACCAACCGGGCTGGGCCAATGGCCCTAGAGATTCCATGTTGTTTTGATAATAGATCACATTTTCTCCCAATTCCGAACTCAGAGACAGTTGCATGACCGATATGCGACCTTCCATCACTGCTTCTAATTTAGAGTATAACATCATGCCTATCACTTGGTCAACTGGAGGTGCGGGCAACGGCACAGTCCTCAGGCCTGCCGCTTCCAAGCGTTTTATGGTGGCTTTTTCTCGGGCATCAATGAACACCGAATTCTGCATGGCCTGGAACAGGATCCATTTCAAGCGTTCCAGGGCCACGTTTTGCTCTACCGCATCATTGGTGCCAGTGATCATCTCACAGCGCACGGTGTAGCAATTCATCAGCACTGAGTCCTCCCAATGGGCGGCAGCCAGGAACTCAGCAGGGTATTCTATACGGACATTCATCAGTGGTTGGAAATGTTTATCTTGTCGTCGAAATTTTTCTGTGCTTCTTGATATTGTTTATCTTGTATCTGTCGAGCGCGGTTGGTATAACTTTCTATGGCCATGCGCAGTTGATCGCACAGGTAACCATTGCCAGATCTCGCCGCCACACCCAACTTGCGATGCAGTTCATTGATCTTTTCGTGCAGTTGTTCCAAGGTGAGTTCTCCGAGATCACCGATCAAAGGATGTTCCATCACAGATCTCCCGGCAGGCGATGCTCGCTGTGATAAGGGTCGAATGTGCCTCCAGGATATCGGCTCTGGAGTTTGCGCACATTCTCAGCGATGACTTCATTGGGATCGAGATCCAGTGCCCTACAGGCATTGATCCAATACCACATGATGTCGCCCAATTCGCGTTTCATATGGAAAACTGCTTCTTCGTTGAGTGCTTTGTTCTGGAAGAAGATCTTTTTGGGGATCTCGCAGAACTCACCGGTCTCGGCCGCCATGCCCAAGGCCGCGGTCAGCAACAATGGCACATTGATGTCGGGTCCGTGGCGCATCTCACCATCAAACAGTTCATAATTGGCATCGAGTCGATCCAGGGTATTCATGAACGTGGTAAGGTCATTGCTGGCACCGCTGGTGACCTTTTGGACGAATTCGCTGTAACGATTGAGATCTATGGGCATAAATGAAAACTCCTCTATGCTAGTGTAACATAGAGGAGCGGGTGTGTCAATGACGTTTGGATCAACTGAAAGTGACGCCGTTGTTACCGATCACGAACCATTTGGAGTTCACATACTGCATGGTGCAGGCCGAACCCACCGCAGAAAGGTTAGCGATGTTGGATCCGCCCCAGGCCGCATTGGCCACGGTGATTCGGGTGTTTCCGGCAGCGGCATTGCCATAGGCCAAGATCTTGATCTGTCCCGTGGTGCCGGCATTGAGGTTGCCCGTCCTGTTGGCGTTGGAAGTGAACACCGTGGTGGAATTGGTCAGGCTCACGTTGCCGTTGGCCGCGAATGATTCGGGCACTTGCAGGAACAAAGGATTCATGAATTGGTTGCGTGGTCTATCTAGATCTTCTACATCCACCGAAGAACCACCGTCGCTGGTAGAAAACTTCAGACTATAGGTGCCGCTTTGATTGAAAGTGACCACGTTGTTGGCATCTGCGCCTTGTATGTTGGTGTTGCCGATGGAAACTGAACTAGGTAGTGTCACAGCATTGCCAGCATTGGCCACGATCAACTGCACGGTCCATTCTGCGTAGTTGCCTGCGCTGGGAATGTTGGTAAATGCTAGATTGATGTTGCCGTTTTGATTGATGCGATAATAACTGCCGGCGGCGAAGTCCACAGTGATGTTGCCCGATGTGGCCGTGGGCGCGATGCGTGTGTAACGAACGCCACGCATGGTAGGTGCCACCAGGGCCGCTCCAGCCATGTTGTTGTCTAGGGTGGTGCCTGTGAGCGCGGCTTTGAGCAGGACCTTGCTCTGCAGGTCGTCAATTTCTTGTTCGGCGAACTCAAAGTTGGTCTTGATGTTGGTAAAGTTATCGCGGAAACCCTGCGAATCGTTGTCCTGACCAGCGATGGGATACGCTGTGTCAATGTTGTTTGGGTTGATGTTTGATGCCATCTTTATATTCCTAGTTTATGGATATATTTAGCCGGATTGGCGCAGTCATTGAAAAACGCTATTCTTGTAGATCGGGCCCCAGGATATTGACTTTGGGGAACAGCAAATAACGGTTGTATTCATCGGTGTATTTCCACTGATCGCTGGGTGCGTTGAACAGCAGACTGCGATCATCGAAAGTGGTTTCTTGGGTGGCTGGCTCAGGAATCAGGCTCCATACCCGTGCGATCTGATTGGGCAGATACAGTTCGGTGTTAGCCCATGTTGCACCACGTGTGATAAACACATAGTCATAGATGTTGGCTTCTTTGACCAGGCTCAAGGAGATGTAATTGCCCCCTACCACGGTCATCTTCCATATGGCTAGCCGTTGTTGCTGGGGAAGTATGGAACTAGGGTCCAATGGAGTGCTGTCATAGATCAACTGATCGTAGGTGCTGGGCCAGTCTGTGAATGCTTCATCATCGGTTTCGCCACCGGGCCAATCATACTGTTTCTTGAACACCAAGGTGCGATTGTTCAGCGCACTACCAATGTCACCATCTATGCCGCCCAAGCTGGCGATATAGGCCAAGGTTTGGTTGTTGACGTCAGCAAAACTGAGTTCAGTGGCATAGTCCACACGCCCAATGAAGTTGAGATTGCTGGGCCTGTCAAAACGATCAAATGTGGTGGAACTTGGGCTCGGTTCCCATTCCCCATCTATGGTAGAATCATCGAAGGCCACCCAGTTGCGAGTCATCAAACGATCCAGGATCAAACGATCCACTTCAAAATCCACTAAGTTCAATCGCTCACCCCACTGTGTGCGGATGTTGTAGGCCAATTGATTGCCTCGATCGGGCTTGGTATAGGCTATGATGAAGGCTTTGGTAAAGCCCAACACACGCCCGTTGGCCTGCTTGGATGTCATCCACAACGGCAACACCTGGCTATACTGTCCTACGGTATCAATGACCTGGTCTCGCATCTCGATCAGGCTGTTGGGATATACGTCAGTGATGGTCACTGAAGGATCATAGGGATCCTGGAACGGGAAAGCCACGGGCACTGATTGTGGTGGACTTTCGCCCGCATCGTTCACGCCCGAATCTATGATCTCACTGTAGACCACTTCATAGGCCACGGCTCCGGTATTGTTGTATCGGGCCTGTGCTACCTTGATCTCGCCCAATGTCAACTGTTTGCGGAAATGGTTGAGGTCCAAGGCCTCTACATATTGCTCCAGCGTGGCAGCTCTTAATCCAAACGCATGCTGATATACGACATTACGGCTCACACCATACCATGGATCATCATCGCGGAATATGAGATCTGGATCCATGATGTCCTGGTTCTGGAGCAGACTGTCAATGAGTTCTCTGTCGGCTTCGCTGGGCATGGCCTGTATATACAGGCTCTCATAGGGCTCGTTGAACTCACGATTGACAGTGATATAAAAATTCTTGAACGTGGATATCAGTCCATCTGAACTGTAGACTTCCACTGTGAAGTTAAACACCGAATCAAATGTTGTAGGCGCGGGCACCAGCCGTGTGGTGCGCATGTTATCGAATGTAGTGGTTCCACCATCCAGAGCAAAGGTATTGAAACTCACACGGCCTGATATGTGTCCAGATGATAATAAATTCAACCCTTGAGGCAGTTTGTTGTAGACTCCGGGAACATAATTTTCGGCAGCGCCGGCACCGGGTTTGAGTCGATACTGCAGAGATCTATCGCTGTTGGTCACAGCTTCTACTGCGAACAAACTCAATCCACCATTGTCGATGATGCCAATGTTGGTGGGCGTGATCCAGGTCACAGCAGTTTCTATGTCACCAATGGTATCTATGCTGTAAGGATAAGGATTGGAAATCAGTGTGGGATTGTCTTTTTTGTAGACGTATACCACAAAATTGTATGCATTTTCCGTGGCGCCTTGATCGGGTATGTAACCATACAACCAACCAGTGGTTTGATCCAAGGTCAGACCAGGAGGCAGGTCAGCAGAGTCACCGGCTGCTATCTCAAAAAGGTATTGATCGCCGTCGAGATCTATGGCCTGGAACTGATAGGCAAAGAAGTTGGAATGGCGATACAGTCCGATATATCCATCAGGTGGATAGTTAGTGATCAATGGTGCTCGTTGTGGCAGCACGTCGGCAGTGATTTCATTGTTGTCGGCTGTGAAGTCTGTGGTGTCGGCTGTGAGGCTGTCACGGCTCACGACAAACATCTCAAAAGTTCTTTGTGTGCGATCTTTACCGTCGGATATCTGGAGAGTAAACTGGTAGTTGGTAGAGATCGATCGGGATGAAAAATCAAAAGGATATTGATCGAATGCAGTGCCAGTTCTATCATACCCTGCGATGGCAGTGTCTGGCAGAGGAGCCACAGGTTCAATATAACCTTCAATCAGGCCAGTGGCTGATATGCGCAGACCTGGAGGCAAATCACCATCTTCCAGTGTGACTACGACCAGATCGTTTTGATCACTGTCTTCGTAGAGGATCTGGTATTCCACTGTGTCGCCATCATAGAACAGACCAATGGATCCGGCCGGCGTGATGAACTGTGGCAAATCCTGTCCCGTCACAGTGATGGTAAAAGTTCGGTCATTGAGTCGAACTATGCCGCCGGGTGTTTCCACATAGGCACGCACAGCGAAACGACTGGTTATGTTTTCAGAAACTTCAATGGGCACGCCCTGCACAGATGCAAAGGCCGCGGGCACACCTTCGATCACACCGTTGGCTTTGACTTGGATGCCTCCGGGCAAGGTGCCGGCTATGAGCCTATATTTTACCGTGCCGCCGTCGGGATCCACTGCCTCAACGGGCGTTTGGAAAAACAAGCCCTCGGCTATGGTTCCTAGGTCTCCAGCAGGAGTTATCCACTGTGGTTGTGCCATGTTTTACCAACTCGTGTCAAGCGAGATCCTGCCCCAGATCACTGATGAACCATCATAGTCCTGGAAGCACACATAGTAGTAAGAGCCATCATAGGCTGTTTGCCCTGCTGAATCGCCCACTGAACCCGTGCTCAGTGTGGGTGCATTGTTGCTGGTGAATGAGTTCAGGAACGCAAAATTGTTGTTACACTTGATGTAAGCCGTGCGTAAGCCATCTCCAGTTCCATCATTGGGCACAGTTCCTACGTTGATCACTTCTATCGACATGTTTTACCTCGCTTTGAGATATTTATGCTATTTTGGAGGCGTTTACAAACCGTAAGTAGCCTTTGTAGCGTTGTAGTTTTGTAGGATTTCTGCAGAGTCTAAAACACGATTATAGACAAATACCTGTCCTAGATCGCCCACATACTGGTAACTGCCAGTTGGGCTTCCACCTGTGAATGCGCTTCGTCCTACCCAGAGTTCTTGAGCATTTGAAATAGTGCCCGATGGAAATGATCCTGCGGCTGTGGCGATCTGGGCGCCATTCACATACAAGGTTTGAGTTGCAGTGCTACGGGTATACATGACAAGATACCAGGCGCTGTTGTTGTAGTTGGTCAATGGGCTGTTGATGTTTCTAGTTGATGCACCGCTCTGTGCGATGTCACCTATGATCTGTCCGCCGTTGAGCCAGATGCGATAGTTCCAAGGCCACCCTCCTGTTTCCTCTTTGCTAAGTATCATCTTGATGCCGCCGGCTGATGATCGGAACCAAGCACCCACTGAAAATTCTTCTGCAGATAGACTTTGATTGGTGTCCACATACTCAGTGGTGCCATCAAAATTAAAGTAGGTTGAATTGAAAGCCGGTGCACCAATCAAGGTGGTTGAATAAGCATTTGGGCTCAAGTCAGTCCAGGTCGTGCCTGAACCTGGATAGCTGGCCGGATCAGCCGCGTTCAAATACAGTTGCAGATTCAAGGTCACAATGCTGGGAGCGGGAGTCGCGGCCTGTTGCACATTGTTGGCCACCATCTGCATGATGCCGCTCATTAGCTGACTCCGGTGCCGTTGATGAACCAGGTGTCTGTGGCCACCTTCATGATTGTGGCCATACCAAATGTGGCCACTGTCCTGTTGCCTGATGTGGCATTACCAGCCAGGTAAAGAGTTACTCCAGATCCTTGGGCCACTGTGATATTGCCTGTGCCTTGATTGATCACTGTGATGGCTGCACCTGTCGCAAACCCTTGGCTGGCGTTGTTGGCTATTGTGAGGATGTAGTCGGTGCTTTGGGTGGAGTAGAAGTGCTTGCCAGCGTCTGTGGTAGCAATGGTTGCGTTAGCTGTGAATGCGACCTGCGGTATGTCTCTATAACCTAGGGCAAAGCCGGCTGTGTTGCCGGTGATGTTGCCTGCGGTGATAATGTTTCCACCTGAGATGTTACCAGTTACACTGATAGCATTACCATAGGTGATTTCTTTTGATGTGGTATTATAGAACACGACTTCAGCCACATTGGCCACATCATTGCGTATGGGTGCCACTGTGAATGTATTGGCAGTGGTTTGATTAAGTATGCCACCGGTGGCATTGATGATGATTGAATTGTTGCCTTGATTGGTGTCACCAGCACCGTAGCCCAAGGCTACCGCATATTCGCCTTGTGTGATTCGACCAGCTCCGTCACCTACGGCCACTGCTGAGACGCCTTGTGTGTCGGTACCAGCCATTTCACCAATGGCCACTGCTGAACCACCACTGCTCTGCCCGGCAAACCCAGCTTCTTGACCAATGGCCACTGCGTAGGCACCTTGTGCGTTGCCGGCTTCTCGACCAATGGCCACTGCTCCAATGCCTTGTGAGGTTATGGCAGCTTGGAAGCCCATGGCCACTGCATAGTTGCCTTGTGATGTTTCACCAGCTTGTTGTCCAATGGCCACTGCATCACCTGCGGTGTCTCGTATCACTGCACCGTTGGTGAGTGTGATCTTGCCAGTGTTGACGTTGCCGCCTGTGATGTTACCAGCAACACTTATGACATTGCCATAGGTAATTTCCTTGCTGGTAGTGTTGTAGAACATGACCTCAGCCACATTGGCCACATCATTGCGTATGGGTGCTACATAGAAACTATTTGTTTGTGCGGGCACGCCTCCCATATTTGTGCCTGTGGCATTTAGGAAGATGGTGTTATCAGGTTGTGCTACACCAACTCCATTATAACCAGCGTACTTACCAATTGCTATGGCATCGGCACCCTGGAGTTGAGCACCAGCAAAAGCACCAATAGCCACAGCACCATCTTCTTGCCCAGTTTGGCCTGCGGCATATCCAATTGCTATAGCATTATTACTTTGATTGGATTGACCAGCCTGCCAACCAACGGCCACGGTTAATCCACCTTGGTTGGTTTGACCTGCATTATATCCGATGGCCACAGTTCCAAATCCAGGTGTGTAAGTAAATGTTTGGTGAACATTTTCTCCTATTGCTATATTTTGTGGTCCATTGGCATTAGTGATATTACCAATATTAGCCCAGTCAGTGCTAGGCAAGTTTGTGAGTTGGCTGCCGTTGCCAATGAAATAGTTGCCGGTGATGTTGCCACCCGCATTGATGTTGCCATTTACTCCAACGCCACCCAAGACCTTGAGAGCTCCTGTGTTGGGATCCACACTGACAGTTTGATCCGATACTATGACTTCGCCACCGTCGGCGTTGAGATACAAGTTGCCTGAGGGTTCTATCTTGATGTCTACACCAGAACCGCCTGATGTAGCGATCAGTGCTCCGGTGCCAGGATAGTTACCATACAATGCCAAAGTGCCACTGACGCTGAAACTGTTGCTGATATCAACGTGTTGGTTGGTAGGATCCCATTCCATGATGGCATTGCCACCCAGGAAAGAGATACCGGGCACGCTCAGGACAGCAGTTTGTAGATTGCCAGGCACTGTGCTGATATTGGCAGCGCCGATGTTGATGTTACCGGAAAGATTGATATCTTTCCATCTTCTTGTGGTGGTGTTGCCCAGGCTGTAAGTGGCATTGGCCGAGGGTATGATATTGCCAGCCCATCCTGCTTCGCCATAGGCTGCCACATTGGCGTTGGCATAACTGGACACGCCGGTGAGCAAGCTACCATTGCCAACGAAATAGTTGGCCGTGATATTGGCACCAGTGATGTTACCGCCCACATTGATGTTGCCATTTACTCCAACGCCACCCAAGACTTTGAGTGCTCCTGTGTTGGTATCCACACTGGCGGTTTGATCAGAAACAATCACTTCCCCGCCATCGGCGTTGAGATAGAGATTGCCTGAGGGTTCAATGGTTATGTCTACCCCAGACCCGCCGCTTGTGGTAATTACCGCTCCATCGCCGGGATAGTTGCCGTATAATTGCAGTGTGCCAGAAATAGAAAAACTGTTGGAAACATCCACGTGTTGATTTACTGCGTCCCATTCCATGATGGCTGATCCGCCTTGGAACGCGATTCCGGGCACCTGAAGGATGTAGGGTTGGCTGTTGCCTGCGACTGCTCGGAGATTGGCGCCACCTAGATAAAAATTGCCTGTGGCACGATTGTAGGTAAAGTTGGCGTTGCCGCCAAAGTTGCCGGCATCATTGAACTGTATGTAGGTGTTGCTGCCGCCAGGCGTTTTGCCTATGGGTTGACCGTTGGCGTAGGTGATCGGTAGATTGGTGACCCAGGAGTTGGAAGTGGAATTGTAAAGGAACGTGGCTATGTTGTCCGAAGCACCCACAGTGATGCCCGATCCATTGGCCTGGATGGCATTGGCCGCTGTGTTGGCCAACTGTATGGTCTTGGTGTCAGTGACGATGTTGCCAATCTGTATGGTATCGCCTTCCACAGTGAGATTGCCCTGGATCACAGCATCGCCGGGCACTGTGAGCGTGCCAGTGATGGTTATGTTGCCGGTTTCTACCGACGCCGTATACAAACCGCGCCACTGCATGGTGGCAGAGCCCAGGAACCAGGTGTTGTTGGCGCCGGGAATGGTGTTGTTGTTGAGGCGCACATTGCCCACACCATTGGGGCTCAGGGCTAGATCTTGATTGACCTGGAGCGTGGAGATGACGTTGCCTGCGATACGGACATTGGATCCTACAGGACCGGCTGTCCAGATCTGATTGAAATTGTCGTTGGTTTTGTCAAACGCTGTGCGTAAATTGTCACCCTGCCCGTCATTGGGCTGTGGGCCAATATTGATAATATCTTGGGCCATCTACCTGTTCCTTTGGTATATTTACCGGAACAGGCAGTTTGGATCTATGCTAGTAAGGTGAGAAACTTGATCCGCAACCGCAGGTGGTCTGTGCGTTGGGGTTTTCTATGCTGAAACTACTGCCCATGATGTCGTCTTTGTAGTCTATTGTAGCACCTTGCAGGTAGCCCCATGACATGGAATCTACCAAGAGTTTGACACCATTGTAATCAAAATCAAAGTCGTCTTCGTTTTGTGCTTCATCAAATGTGAAACCATACTGCATGCCCGAGCAACCACCGCCCTGCACGAACACACGCAGTTTGAGATTGGCATTGTTTTCCTCGGCGAATATGTCTTGTATCTTGCTCTGTGCTGATTCCGTTAACTGCATAGTTTATTCCTCGATGATACCAATGCGCTCGTTGATGATGTCCCAGTTGATGATGCGCCACACATTGTTGAGATAGGCTTCTTTGTCACTTTGGTAATCCAGGGCCCAGGCATGTTCCCACCAGTCGATCAGCAAGGCTATGTCAGTGCGAACAGCATGATTTTTGATGGTCTTGATTTCGCCTGCAGTGGATAGATATACCCATCCCGATCCCTGTATCTTCATGGCGGTTTCTTTCACTGAGTCCTTGAATGTATCAAAATCTTCAAACTTTTGCTCGATGAGTTTGAGGCTGGATCCTCTAGGGCGATTGCCGCTCTTGGGAGCACGAAACTGCGGGAAGAACATGTTGTGCAAGAAACTGCCAGCACGATTGAAATCTGCGTTGCCTTCACCTGCGTTGTAGCGTTTGGCGTAGCCACGGGCCAGATGCTCAAAATGATAATCCAGGGTTTTTTCGCTCATCACCGGATCTAGATCTTTCATCCCGTAGGGCAAAGGAGTGGTTTCCAGTTTGGCAGGACGAGTAGATGCTTCTACTAGATTGATAAATTCTGCTATTGCGGCGGCTGTTTCCATCATGTTTGCCTCACTACCAACCCACCAGAGTTGTTGAAATACACCTGACCAATGGCCACTCCGCCTGCGGCGGCTGTGGCATCGTTACTGTAAGGTCCCATAAAACTAAATCCGCTACCTGTTTCTATGTTGGCCACGGTGTTGGCCACGCTGTCCAGTGCGCCCTGCACATTGGCTAGCACTGTGGGCCAGTCTCCTGGATTGGTCTGGGAGTAACTCACTGAATTTGCAGTAACATTACCACCGCCGAATACCACTGCAACACCGTTGGCATATCGATAGCCATTTGTGAGTATGTTTGCGGCGGCAACATTTCCGCCGATGGTTATGCTCTGGAACGTGACCTCACCGAGATCGGCGTCTCCTATCGAGCCTTCCAGTGGATTTTTAATAGAACGGGGTTTACCGTCGTTGCCTTTTACGAATCCCATAAAGCATTCCTTTATGGTATTTAGCGCCTGCGTGTGATGCGACCTTTGGTTAGATCGTAGAGGCTGAACTCCATCTCTACCCTATCGCCCAGCAGGATCTTGATGTTGTGCATGCGCATCTTGCCTTAAACTAATGTGCATATAGATATTTAGTCTTTTAATGCTTGGGCATAACTATCCACCCACAAATCACAGGCTGCATCATGAGCCTCTTTTAGGGGGTGCAGACCTGGGTCGGTGACTGTAAATCCCTTTGACCTGCTCCAATCCAAGAAATTCAAACCCTGAAAATTTTGCATGCAAGGCCTAGTAAAATCTTGCAAGGTCCTGATGTAGTCTGGAGCATGCCATTGAGTGTCCCAAAGTTCATAATCCATGTAAGTCTGAATATTGGATATTTTTTTATGTTTTAAAAATGTTTGCACCATGTAGATTGTTTGCAGACTCCGCCATTTGTCCCATAAGGTAGAATGTCCAGGATATTTGTTATAAAATTCCAGTATTTTTTCTGCTTCTTCTATTCCTACCATTGGTGCCAGTTTGCTAGGAACACAGGTTAAACCCAACGTGGTCCATTGTTCCAATCCTGGAACATAAAAATCCCATCGAGCTCCCCAGGTCCAATTGATCACTGCTACCACATCATCTGATGGATTGTTAGAAAAATATGTCAGTATTTGTCGAGCGATATTTTCGTTACCGCATCCTGGAACAGCAGTGGTCTCATATGTGACTCCTAGTTTTTTTGCCGATAGGCCGATCCAGGAGTTATGTCCGTCGTCGTTGTCATCAAGTTCACTGCCAAATACGAAACTATCCCCGAACCCCACAATTTTGTTTTTCATGATTAGTTTTATATCATCCTTTTACAATATCGTATAGATAATCTGCCCACAATTCATGCCCTCGTTCAGTGGGATGTTTGGTGGCTTTTTTATAGTTTAGATCACTGTCCATCAACCAATCTATAGCCAGCGAAGCTGAACTCATGAGACCATATAAATCTCGTCGCCAGGACCGATGCAACGATCGTTTTTGTAAATATTCTTCCAACGGAACAAATCCTAACTGACTGACAATTCTAGCGTCCTGTGGATACAATGATTTATCTTCTTGTGCTTCTGCTAAGATATCAACCCAGGTTTTTTTCAGCATATACGGAAACTTACTGATGTTTGATGGATAGGACACTGTAAAGTTTCTTGCCAAGATCCATTGCACATCAGGATGCTCAAGCATGGCCGCATGAAAAGTTGCCAGCATATTGTATTCATAGTCTGTTAGGAATCCATCCAATGAATTTTCAGTTGGCGCTGGGTCTAACCACCATGGATCCCCTGTGATTTCTCTCATTAATTCTGTGAGCGTGATTACCACAGTAATTTTACGATATTTTGATTTGATCTGATCGATATACCCAAACGCCATTCTGTGTATTTCCGAATTGGTAGCACCACACTTGGCCAACATGAGAAAGTCTCTGTTTAGTTTGTCTGCCAGCAGTCTGCCAAAAACATGCGAAGTCCTGTGAGTGATATCATCGAAGATTCCTTTGTCAAAATCGATCTGACCCAGACTATCTCCCCAGGTCCAACTGTCTCCCACAGTGATCAAGAGATCTTGTTTTCCGGTCACAAATTCGTAGTACCAGGATCTTTCCGGTGCTTCACCGTAAGTAAATTTGGTATTGTGTGTGTCCAAACTGGGCACAATGTAGAAAGACAACATTTATCTCCTACGGGTGATGCGCCCTTTGGTTAGGTCGTAGAGACTGAACTCCATCTCTACCCTATCTCCCAGCAGGATCTTGATGTTGTGCATGCGCATCTTGCCCGAAATGATGCCCATCACAGGATTTTCGTGCCCGTCTATTTTTACCCGGAACATGGCATTGGGTAGCACGTCAACCACAGTGCCTTCCATTTTTACGCCTTCTTCTTTAGCCAAGATTGAATGTGATCCGTTTTAGACGATCCCAGCGGAAACTGCGCCAGGCGTTTTGATTGGTATCCCAGACCACGCAGGTGTCAGGATGAGGTTTTTTTCGTGTGCTTTCATTGGTGGAATATTTAGCCCCTGCGCTCTCGGCCAGTGTGCATTCCATGCGCCTGGGGCTACCATCGGCCTTGACGAATTCCACAGTGACCACTCGTTCCTGTAGCAGGCCACGCAACCACTTTTTTAGTTGTTCTCGCTCTTCGGCATCCACTTGATCGTATTCCCAAAGTCCTTGTTCTATCATCGTTGCTCCGGTAAAGTGCGGGCTGACCAACCTGTCAAAAACAACATGCGGTCCTGCTCGGTGTAAAATTTGAAATCCATGTAGTTGGCATCCAGTTCAGTGACATAACGATCGCCGGGAAGTCCAAACACTTCGATCACGCTCTCCAAGAATCCGTCCCAACTCAGTATGGTATCTCCGGCTTGCCATTCTACTCTTGCTGGATATAGGATCATGACAAAAATATGTAAAGCGCGGCCAAGGCCAAGGGCACGACCACACAGAACAACACATAAGCGATCAACGGTCCTGGATTAGGCATTATCGTCTCATGTGAGCGATGGCTTCGGCTTCTTCGTCTGAAAAGATAGGAACTGCATTAGATTTGTGCATGGTACCTATGCCCTTGATCTTGGTGCCAGTGTAGACCTTGTCCGGCGCTTTCACTGCCGGGGTAGAATCCACACCACCATTGAGGCTGGGGATATAAGGAGTCTCGCGTCCGGGTGGCGGACCGTAGGATGGAAATTTTTTGCTCACAGTCACAGAAACTTTTTTACCGGAAAAATTAGGAGCCAGTTTGGCCCATTCCAGTTGTCGTTGCTCCCACTCGGCTTTGAGATCACGGGCTCGGCGGGCCGCATCAGCAGATGCCCACCGGCGGCGTTTGCTTTTTACTTTGCCAGTGGTGGTCAACCAAGGGCCTTCCAAGTGCATGGTCATTGATGACTCCAAAATGTTATCATTGTATTATTATAATACCTTTTGGATTATTGGTCAACCTGCTGAAAAATAGGCTCTAACCAAGGAAAAACTCGTTGCCAATTGGTTGCTCTACGCCGATCGAGTTCGGTTAAAAATTCTCGGAGCTTTATGATTTCCTCTGTGTCAAATCCTTTGCTGGCGCTTTCTTGAGCAATGCCTTGCAGATATTTTTTGATATTGATCTGCTCCGCATCATTCTCGGGCATGATCTGGATAGCTCTATTAAAATCATCCACGAAAACATCGCCTAAAATATCAACATGCATGTGCAACGGTGATTCTGCACTGTTCATGTAATGAGATACATGGCGTATCTTTCTCCATTGATTGATGCGCTCAATAAGATCAGGCAGAGTCTTGATAGTGAGAGGAGTCAGTGTGCTACCTACTATTAATCTAATCCAAGATTGATCAAGCAGGTATCGGAAATTTTTTTCCCAAATGTCTAGTTTGAGAGGAAAACGTGCATATTCTTGTTCAGGTCCCCAGCAATCGAGACTGGCAGTTACCACAAAAGTTTTGAGATGTTGTTTGTCAATGAGATTTTTAATTTTGCTTACCACCGCAGACACTCGAGCCGGAGTAGCATTGAGATTGGTAAAAATCTGGAACTCTAGTTCCGGCATTGGGTTGTGATCAAAAAAATCCAGACAATCATCGAGATCTTTTTGGAACAAAGGCTCGCCGCCAAGGAAATTAAAGTTGGTAAGGCTATGTCCGTGTTGCGATATCCACTCAAACATCTTGGTTTTATTTTTTGCGATATCAGGACTTTTCTTAAATGTATTCGAGATGATCAAACCATTTTTTTCAAACTTACCATGTTTTTTGTTTTCAGCATCCCATAAACTGCTGAAATGCGGACCGCAATACACACATTTCAAATTACAGACATTGTCAAAGTAAACTTCTAATATACGAGGAGTGACTTGGATAGCAACAAGATCATCATCCAGTTCTGGCGGAGCAAACATTCCAGGCATATCAAGATTGGTTATCCTGTCACTTTGTCCTCCGGCCGTTTCTATATCTCGACAATAACCACAACCTTTTTCGGGCCAAAATCCCTGGAGCATGCGAGATCTATCGTCCAACTTGCTAGGAGTGTTGTGAAAATCAAATACATCGATATCAAACTTGTGATGATTGGTGCGATGACAACTGGCAGTATTTTCTGTCGTAAGATAAACTGTGCTCCAGTTCCATTTGAGTTGACAAGCTGTGGCAGTTTTTATGGGAAATGTTTTGTGTTGATATCGAGGCTGATTTCTGTAACTACCTATCACATAACCATGAACTTGTTGACACTCATCCTGTATCCACTGTGGTAGAGATAAAAAATCTTGTTCATGGTCGCAGTCCGGCCATGATGAATCTTTTATGCTTAGATAAAATTCCTGCCAAGGCGTCATTCTTGATCTTTGAATTTACACACCGGAATAGCCTGCATCTTGTGTAGATTGCGAGCACGGATCTCTCGATATCGTTTTAGATTTTTCTTGAGCTCTTTGTTATCGCACTGTATTTCGCCCTGGTCCATGCGCATGGCCACTTCAAGGTCGGCGTAGGTCATGCCTAACTGTTGTTCGTCAGTGCGACCATCTGCCCATAAACCATCAGTGGGAGCGGCATCAATGATATCTTGCAACACGCCCAGTTCACGACCCATGGCCCACACTTCAGTTTTCATGCAGTCTCCAATGGGACTGATATCCACACCACCGTCGCCATACTTGGTAAAGAACCCCACTCCAAAGTCTTCAACCTTGTTGCCTGTGCCCACAACGATGCCGGAGTTGGCTTGCGCTAATTGATACAAGGTCATCATGCGTAATCTAGCACGACTGTTGGCATAGGCCAGTTCATCGCTGAACACACGGGTAGCATGTTCAAATTGTTCAAAGGCGGATGTGAGATCGATAACAAAGTGATCCACCAGTTCAAACGTGTCTTTCAGCCACTGTCCATGCCGCATGCTGAGATCATGTGTGTGTTCGCTTTGCCGGATGGGCATGCTCACAGCAATGACATACAGTCCTGCACGAGCACACAGCGTGGATACCACGGCCGAATCTATGCCGCCCGATACACCCACCACCAAGGTATTGATTTTGTGTCTGGTGGCATAACTTTTAATCCACTTTGTAATGTAGTTGATACGTTGTTTTGGTGTCATTTGATTTCAGGTGGTGGCATCTTTTTCAGTGTGTCCCACATCTTTGATTTTTCTTCTATGTTGCGCACCATGTCGCGATAGCGATCGCCCAGGACCCGGAGTTCCGACCACTCGTTTTCTAGATCTTCACGGGCATGTAGCAGGCCCAGGCGACTTTCGATGCCGTCTAAGATCTGCATGACACTGCGTCCGTTGATCTCTATGTCAGCGTTTTCGCCTGTGAGTTGTATCTTGGCTGAGTTGGGTGCTACCAACCTGGACTCGTCCAGGGTCCACTGTCCCGCAGACGTTGTGGACCACGTGTTGGGTGAAACTGTGATGGAAGGTATGGCGCCGTAATGAGGATCCCACGCAATACCAGTGGAACTCATAGAGGTGTCGCAAGAAATATTGCCTAGATCGATTGAGAAGGTGTCTTCTTTTGTATAGTCCATGTTCCGTCCTTGTTGTCGACCCATTCCACCTCATCACCTGGCTGCCAACCCAATTGGTCGCACAGCGCCAGACCAAGGTCCAGCATCAGTTCTCCGGTGTCAGGATCTTCTACCACTTCAGCAGACCAAGTTGTCTGCGTCATATTTTCCTGGTGCAGGTAAAGGCGCTGGTTTCCACTCTAAATGAATTGGCATACTTGCAATCCAAAGCGATGTCACTGCCCTTCATATACCATCCTGCCCAATAACCAATGACCAGCACAGCCAAGACCAGCAGGGTCTTGGGTGCGGCTTTGATCATTTTATCTCGGAGTGATTTCCACTCTTCGGGAGTGAGAAAAATCATGGCTATTCTCGATTACCAAACAGTTGCAACAGGCTCACGAAGATGTTGATGAAGTTGATATATAGGCTCAATGCACCAAACCATTGCATGCGACCTATTTCCTGCTCACTGGCCGACCAGAACATGTCACGGATGCGATTCATGTCATAGGCAGTGAGTCCCAGGAATATCAGGATGGTCAATACATTTATGGTCATCTGCAGGGCAGTGGATGCCACGAACATACCGATCACGCTGGCGATGATCAAACCGATCACACCTGCGAACAGGAACGGACCCCAACCCGAGATGTCTCGTTTGGTGAAATATCCCCAACCCGCTAACGCAGTGAAACTCACAGTGGTGCCAACCAAGGCCTGCACTATGGATCCGGTGGTATACACAGCGAACAACAGGCTGAGGCTCAGACCCATGGCTGCCGCGAAGGCAAAGAACCACAGTTTGATACCTTGCTCAGTGAGACTGTCACCTTTCCACATGAGAAATAAACTCATCAGCAAAGGTGCGAATATGATCACGTAGCCTAGGATACCTGAGAACAGCACAGGAACCAGGCCCATGCCAGCAACCAAGGCTGCGAATACCAAGGTAGCAAACACTCCCCCGGCCATGCGACCCAAGACTCCGGCCACTGCGGTGTTGAGACTCTGTGCGGCTGATAATGTAGACATAGTGATGCTCCTTATTTGGTAGCTGCCATGGCCTCTTTTTCAGCCGTGATTTCTTTGCGGCGTTCCTTGATGGCCTTTGACATTTCTTGCAGGGCTTTGCGGGCCCGGGCCGCGGCGGCTTTGACACCTTTGCCTGCGAACTTGTCGTTCTCGGCGATGTAGGTTTCAAAAGCGGTTTTGATTGCGTCGTGATTGCTCATACTATTCTCCTTGTGTTTTTGCTTGTTGGCGCAAGGCATTCTGCCTGCGCACGTTGTCGTGCATCTGTTGCTTGACTGCATCGGGGTCTTGGGCCGTGGCCAGTGATCTACTGAGTGACCGATATTCGTCCAGCAATATCTTGATCTGTTCGGTAAATTGTGCGTTGTCCATTTCAACTCCTTGCTTGCGATATTATGTATGAATGTTGCAGGGTTGTCAAGTGGTTTTTATCACCACCAGAGCACAGCCACACCAAAACCATACACATTGATGATCATGAAGTAAGCCGTGAGCAACATGGGCCAGATCAACTGGCGCCGGTAGTAGCCCCAACAGCCAGCGGCGCTACCAATAAAAAAGATTGGATAAATCAAGGCCATGTTAGGTGCCACTGCCGAAACAGCCAACCAAACGCTGGCTATCACGGTGAACACGAAACTGGTTATCTCTAAGGCAAAAGCACGGGGGTCTGAGTGCAAACTGGCACTCCAGAATTCTCGGAATCGTTGCAATCAGCGGACCTCTAGGTGGCGCTTGTTCCAGCAATCCCATATGGTCACGGCACTCCAGGTCTGGGTCCAGGTCATACGGAATTTATCAAGCATGTTTTGATTATAGAGATTCAATCGGTTTTTGTCAACATGACGTTGATCCAATCCGTGTTGTTTTGCCCAAGACAAGAGGTGCTTCTGGGCATCGGATCCACGGAAGATCACGATATAAAGTGGTTCGTTCATCAGTGTAAAGTGCTGTCGGCTGGGCGTGTTTCAATCAACTCGCTGGTTTCGCCTTCTTCTTTTATTTTTTGTTGTATGTCCGTGATGACCATTACATCACCATCGTAGTCGGAGGCAGTTTCGCAATCTATTCCTACCAACCGCATGAGCCCACCCACGTGGATCTCGGTTATGCCATGTTCGGTAAGGACCCAACAGAGGTTTACCACCAACTCTCTTACGGCTTCTTCGTTGAGTATTTCAAATGCCAGATCTTCTTGACGATCCATGGTGTAGTTATTTAATCCTTTTTGAAGTCATAAAAAAAGCGGCCCTGCTGGAGCCGCTTTTGTAGATCGCTGACAGCGATTAGGCTTCGTCGGCCACAGCAGTGGTCTGCTTGGCTTTCACAGCCTTGGGCTTGGCCGCGACCTTGATCTCGCCACGCTTGGCGATCTTGGTCTTCTCAGCCAACTTGTTGGCTACTGCATAGCCAGCATCACCAGTCTGACCTTGCTCTTGCAGATACTGCAATGCCTCGAGTTTGGTCATGGCACGTGGAAGTTCCACGAGGTTGATGTTGGAGCACTTGGCCTTGGTCAAGATCTTGACGCGGGCTACCATGTCGTTGGCGAAACGAGCCTTGGTTGTGCCATCTGGGTTTGTTGCTGTGCCTGCTACAGTAAAGAGTTTTTCAGTTGCCATAATAAAATTGCCTTTCTAAGTTGCCTAAAGTTGAATTTAAATTAAACTTGATATGCCAATTTCTTAGCATACCCATATTTTAGCAAGATTCCGATTTTGTGTCAACCGGTTTCTGCTTCTTTGATTTGCCCATTTTGCCGGATTTTGGGCCAGCAGTTTGGGCAAGTTCAAAGTCTCGGACCTGTGCCCTGAGCCCATGCAGGCCACGACACACGGTTTCATAGGTGCGGAAGGTGCGCTCAAAACGGTTGGCATAGACCTGTCGGTAGGCTGTCAGTGCCTCTACCATTTCGGCCTGGTCCATGTGTCCGCTTTGGAGATCTTCCACGATCTCTCTGATGTCATCCACGATGTTCCAGCATCGCAGGATCTGTTGTTCTAGATCAAAGTTGGCGTCAGTCAAAGGGTCAAGACTCATTTGGTAAGTTCCTCGGTTTGGGTTTTCACTGCTTCTACTCCACGGTCCAGCATGCGAGCCACACCGCTGAAACCAGCAGTGGCGATCACGATGCCTACCACGATACCTATCAAGAATTGCATACGGTCTCCTTATGCCAAACGCACACGATTGAGTTGGGTGGCATCCGGTCTGTGTGCTTTCACGGTGCCACGGAAATCGATCTCACTGTCCACTGCCAGGCGCTCTCTGTAACTGAAGAACACCATGTGATTGGTATCAGTCTTGGCAGTGACGAAGTAGACATTGTAATTGGTGCTGTAGACCACGCGGATCACTCGGGCATGTCCCGATACCTTGGCACCCACGTCAGCCAACGGAGCCCGGTTCACATCGTCCATCACGGCTTCGATGCGTGTGCCTTCACGGAATGCACGGATCTGGCTGGTCACAAGAGCGATTTCATAGCGATCTGCACCGGTCTGGAATTCAGTGATGTCAACCACTGAGGTCAAAGAACGATCGAAATCTGACATAGATCCTTTGAGACCTTTGATAATCAGATTCTTGCGGACATAATCCAAAGCGGCACGACCGGTATCACGATCTGCGTCAGTGATCAGGGAGTTGTCGCGGATGGCCGCCCACATGTGGACCTTGTTGGGCTGGCGCACCACTTCGTCAGTGATGGTGCCATCTTCGCGCACACGATATTCGGGCTCCTTGCGATACTCACCACCGTTGACCCTGTCCGCATGAGCCGCGGCACCCCATACTGTTTCAGCTGATACCACTGCATCAGCGGGCTGTTGGCGAGGTTTGCGGCTACGGGCTGTCATTGGGCGGAAATAAGTTCTATACATAAGTGGCTCCAATCATTTACTATACCTATATTATAACCGAAAATGCCATTTCTGGTCAACCACCCTAAAATCGCTATGTTAGTGCGCACTTACCTAGTTCTAGCACCCTGCGTCCTGCGGTGGGCGCATGATGCTCCGGATTTCTGGAGAAATATACTGCGGGCGATTCTTGTGTCGGCGATACTGAGTGCGCAAGAACCATCGATACTGGCGCCAGTATTCCGTCATGGAATAAGGTGGTTCACCATAAGCATCATGCTCTTCGCAATTGGCCAACCACATGTGGCGCAACCAAAGTCTGAAATCGGTTTCTTTTACCATGATGAATTGTAGAATACTTTGAGACCCATGAACAATTCCGCACGGGCGTTTTTGATAAACTCTAAGTCATCGTTGTAGTAGTCAGCATCGGAGTTGTTGCCGAAGAAGAAACCTTGTGTCTGGGGCAGTTCGCCATTCCGCACATCGTATTCCAGGCGTTCCAGCATGTCCCAGGTGATCTCCAGTTCATCACCATTGAACGAACCTTCGTTGCCCAGGCTTTCCCATTCGGCCCGAAACCAGCCGTGTAGGTTGGGATGCTTGCGCCAGTAGGCGATCTCTCTGGGTCGGGCCACGGTCTTGCTCTCATATTCGTTGCTACCTTGGGCCAACTCAGCCGTGTCCCAGAATTCTTTTTGTTGTCCAGCGCGGGCGGCCGCGTAAGCATACATGTCTAGACCCATTATCTCGTCCTCCGGTCATTGATTATTGGTGTGAAACGTTCTAAGAAACTTTCTATATAACATGAATGTTCATGACATTCAGGGCACTCCTGGTCACGATAATGCACCCAGGTGTGTCCATCTACATCTACCACATGGAGCACCACGAATTCTTTGCCGTCGCTACTGCTCCACAGACTTCCTTGTTTCACTTGCATATCTTCTCCTTACCTAATCTTTATTGTATCCTCTCTCGCTCGATCTGAATAAAATTTATGACCAATCCTCCGCACAGTATCGGCCATCTGTTGTGGAGCATCTTCGAATGCCTGAGTGATATCTTCCACAGTGATGTCATCCTCTATTTCCAAGAGATAGATCTCGTAGTGCCTTTGCGTGTTGGCCTGGGCTCGTAAACGCCAGTGCATGAGGTTGGGCTCGGTTCGCACTTTGGTCAGATCCTGGCCTTTCAGTGCGGCCCACATCCTTTGCTGATTGATGTCAGTGACATTCACAGCGGCCTCCAAGCCCAGACAATCCCACATCAGCGCCACGGTCTTGCTCATATCAACTGCCGGTGCTCAACCGCAGATGCCCGGGTTTATCAGCGATGGGCTCAAATGATTCGATGAAGCAATGATGGCCATCGCCCGAGGCTTGTATGGCAGAGTCAGCGGCGCGATACAAGGCATTCCAATCTCGGCCTTCGATCTTGCGAACCACTTCACCACCGTCGCCCCAGTGCTGATCATAGACCACATACTCTGCGTCCTTGTAGGGATGGCATAGGGTCATGTTGTCCACTTCGTAGATGCTCCAGGTGCTGGTCAGCCCGTAGTGCCCACGCCAATGATCATATTGTTTCCATTTGCGGTCGAATGCCGCCGAATCTTGCTCGTAGGCACCTTTGAGGGCTACCTCGCGGATGCGTTCGACTAATTCAGACACTCGAGGATGGTCGATAGTGCTCAAAGCACAGAGGCTGTTGTGCAACACTTTGAATTCTTCTGCGGTCAGTGTAGGTGAACAGTTCACATTGTCTCCTTAACTATTGATGGTTCGATAAGGGCCAAGGTCTTCAAACACACCCCGGCGAGCAAGTTCTAATTCTAGCAAATCTCGCACCATGATGTCAACCACTCCCATGCTTTTGAGATCACGATACAGTTCGTATCTTTGTTTCAACACCACGATGTCGCTACGGGAGATTTCGGCTTTGATGTCTTCAAATTTCATGCTGTCTCCTTAGTCTAAGCGGCTACCAGCATAGGCACGGAAACCATACTTCTCAAAAATCTTGGCGGCCGCTTCGGCACCGGCTTCAAGAGTGTCAACGTTCTGGCAACCATAATTGGCTGGGTTCCAGATCTGCAGACCGCCTGAGTAACTCTTGCGCAGACCTGCTGTCTTGAGCATGCGACCCAATCGGGTATTACCTTTGATACCAAAGATGTCAACCCAGGCAAACCCACAGGCCATCTGGTCTCGGCCGCCCAAACGAGTCTGGAAAAAATTGTCTGCGGCCTTGAATGCTTCGCTTTTGGCTTCGGCCACGATTGCGTTCACTTGATCTTGAGTGTATTCCATTTTGGGCTCCTTACTTGGAAAGGTTCATGATACGAGCATCGTGCTCGAGGAAATCAACTTCAAAAGGCACGTAGACCAGTTTGCCTACTCGGCTACCTCGGGTTCCTTCGGGCTGGTCTTCACCACCGAACACGTCACGGGTGGCTTTGATGCAGAAACATGAATAACCCATTTCAGGATTGTAACCTTTGGTGATGACCTTGCCTTCCACATAGCAGTCTTCACGACCTGCCATGGGTTTGAAATCGTATGCACGGATGATGTCATCGATGTCCGCGGCATTGGTGAATTTCAGTGTTCTTTTTAACATAGGGCTAACTCCTTATCATTTACTATACCTATATTATAGCAAAATGGTAAATTTCGGTCAACCTGGGCAAAAACCCGTAGGTTAGTGCCCACTTACCTAAAATACACCGCAAAACGGTTGGCATCTTGTTTCCAAGTGGTGCTTTGCCCGTGGTATCGATTTTTGCGCCCACGGAACATGATGTAGGTCTTGCGTCCGCTGAGGGCTCGGATGCGGGCCAGGATAGGGCGCACCTGTTCCAGGGCGCCAATGGGCACATCTTTGACTAGGCTGGATTCTGTGGTGGGGCTGGCGAATGCTGTGAAGAACTGTTGATCTTCTCTGCTGAGATTGAACTGCGTCCATGGGTCCAGTTTCATAGGGCTCCTTTTTAAAGTATGTCCTAATTATAGCAAAATGGCTATTTCTGGTCAACCGCGGGGTCAGTGGGCACTAACCTAGGGTCTGCCCAAAATGTTGGTATGCGTGTGGGTTGAGTTCGAATCCAACGAATCTACGTCCCAACCGGAGAGCGGCACGGCCCGTGGAGAACGATCCTCCAAAGGGATCCAGCACCAAGTCTCCTAGATTGGAACTGTAATCGATGAACTTTTCAATGAACGATTCGGCCAACTGATTGTTGTTGCGGATCTCGCCCGTCTTGTATTCTCTAGGCAAGGTCTGCACACTGAGTCGGTCGTTGTATGATTCTGTGGTATCAGCAAAACGACAATGTGTGTTGAAGATCCTCTTCTGTTGGCCTCGTTCTCGCTTGGACCAGAACAGCACATGGTAATGGCTCGAGACCCATTTCTTTTTGGTGTATACTCCAAAGGTGTATTGGGCGATGATATGATTGATTTCTTCGAGTTGTGTGTAGTGCAAGGCGTTGAGAATATGATGTAGATTTGAATAGCCAGACACGATATACAAGGATCCACCGGGCCGCAACACTCGCTCACATTCCTGGATCCAGGCATGACACCATTGGGCATATTGATCTCTGGGCACATCCACATAACCGGCGATGACCTTGCTGTCGTCTCGATTGTAGTGCGTGTCTAGTTGATCACCGGCTATGCCATAGGGCGGATCAGTGAATATGAGATCTACTGTGCCATCGGCCACGTGTTCCTGCATGCCCACTACACAGTCCTGCTGGTAGATGCTATGTGTCACGGCGGATATCAGAAAATGTGTTTTCTACTTCCCACTCCACCCAGTTGCGGATGGTTTCGAATGGTATGGTTTCGTCCACCCACTCATATACATAGTCATTGTGTCCGCTGACGAGATAATCACGGAAGGCTGCCTTGAGACGATGTTCCAGTTCTCGGATAGGGCGTTCGGGCCCAGACCAAGTGGCCGCCCAGCGCACTGCGTGTCCCACATGACCTTCATAGCCATTTTGCCTGGAATCGAGATTGCCAGTGATACCAAAACAGGTGCGTGTGATCACTGCTTCGGTATCATCGTCCACATAACGATGGCGCCAAAGGTAAAAATTATGTGCGTCAGAGAGACTTGTATTCGTCATAGTTTGGCACTGTGGGCAGAGGCAGTGTGCCTCCTTTTTTCATGTAGTCTTTGATCCAGATGGGCAACAGACAGGCATCCTTCCATCCCGATCCGGCCCATTTTTTGTAGCGTTGCCAGCAGTCTTGATGGAACGCTTTAGGCGACCCATAGCGTTTCATGTGCTTGTAGAATTCTAGTTCATGCTCGCGAGTGATTTCTATGCCTTGGTTGCGACACAGCACAGCGAATCTACCAAACGTGATGAGATAGCCGCCATCTACACCTTTTTCGCTGGCATAGAACTGATCATGCCACTTGAGCACCCAGTCAAGATCACCCTTGGTCACTTCAAAGTGGTCAGGTTCAGTGCCATGTCCGGCCAGCTTGAGCATGCTACTGACATGGGTTACCATACCGGGTTTGGCTCGTTGACCTTGTGCTTCTACTCCGGGAGCGGCAAACATGTTGTGCGATTGTAGCATGTTCTGTATCTCATTGGCCTGCAGGTCTTCAGTAAGTTCACTGTCATACAATCTGACACCATTGACCATGCTACGGAAAATATAGAACAGATCGGGCTCTTTGCGACCTTTGTAGTTGATGCAACGGAAACCATAGTTGCCCACTGCTTCACCTCGAAGTGTGGATCCTGGAACCTCAAGATCATCATCCACAACCTTGCACTGAATCAGTGTGTCTGGATCGATCAATCCAAAGTAAAACATCAGTGCAAAGGCTGTTCCACTCTGTTGGCCCTCCCAGGCACTGTAGCGACCAGTGGCCTTGATGTAGATCACGTTCAAAGGTTGCATGATCCTGGGATCAAACAGTTCAATGATGTTGCCACCGATGTGCGCTTTTTCCAGCAGACGTTGGATATCAATGTTGATGTCAATCAGATTTGGATCAATCAGTTCTAGGCGACCGAAGTGTTCCTGTTTGTATCGCTGACCACCAAGTCTAGCCTTCAGCGATTCAATGGCTTTTTCAATTACATCTTCGTTGGCGATGCCCATGGCACGTTGTACCAGAGGTTCGTAGATATTGCCCGTAGATACCAAAGGTGTCTGGATGTCTTTGGGAGGAGGTGCAAATGGATTGGTGCCTTTGGTTGCAGTTTTAAAATATGATGTCATGATGAGAAATTAAATTGAAGTTTAAAAAGGCCAGGATTTTTTGGATGCCACTGTTTGGCCAGTTTCAAAGGCCGGATCCCATGGTTCGTCTGGCTCATCTGATTGTGGACAGTTGTTCCAGTCAGACGTGTCCCAGTTCAATCCTGTCCATGAAACCACACCATCCTGATCGATGGATTGCTCTTTGTTGTATTCAAAATCTACAAATGCCGTGCCGTTCCAATACAGTTTGCCAAAGGTGTTACCATAGCCCCAGTTGCATTCATACCAGCCTTGATGCACCGGTTTGTGTTTTTTAAACTTGAAAGAAATCTTTTCATCATCATCGGGGTAGTAACTGGCTGGCCAACCCGCACCACCGTTTTCTTCGCCTTCTGGAACAGCATCAGAGGGATCATAGGCTTCTTCGTCTCCACCAAAGATCCATTTGTTCTCGCCCCACTTGCCTGTGGTGCTGAGATCGTTGTTGTCGATGGACTCACCGTCGTAGTCAACTCCGTTGCAGATATACCATCCATCAGCATTGGAGAAATTCAACATGAGTTTCTTGGGATCAAACGGTTCCTTGATTTCAAATTCGCCACCGAACAACAGACCCTTTTCACCCTGTGCTCCCCAGTAGGCCACTTCACCGTTTTTGAGATCGTCCATGGTAAATGATTCCCACTCATTGACTGGAATCTCAGAATCGTCCAGGGCATTGAGATCTAGGCTGTGTCGCCAAACTTCTTCACCGTTTTCGTCATACACAGTGATATAGTTGGTATCGTCCATGGTTGCGCCTGATGCATGCACTAAGCCATCGCATTCGTAGGGCGATCCAGGAGGAAAAGGTTGCATTTCATCGGGCACTTCTAGTTCGTTGTCCCAGTCAGATGCGAATTCGTCTAAATCAATATTGCGGCTCTGGAAGTATTGGTAGATTTTGCGATCAACGCGACCAGCATACACTTCACCGCCATAGGCACCCAACTCCACACGATAGGTGCGAGGGGTGAATTTCAAAGTATTGATCAAATCTTGTTTCTGTTTACGAGTTGCCATTGATGCTCTCCTCGGAACTGAAACAGTGTGGCACCCATCCACAGAAGGCTATGGCCCAGGCCACGGCCGCTGGGGTGTTCCAGGTCAGGGCAAACATGGCGCCAGACAAGCCAGCGATCAAGATAGCAAGGATTTTCATTATTGTCGACCTTTCAATTCGCGCTCGATCTGTTTCTGCTCTAGATCGTATAGAGTGTAACTGAAACGAAACCAAGCACGGGCCGCGTCAATGACCACGATAGCACCACCTAGGATCGTCATGATCATGGGCCAGGGTTTGGGGCATCCGGCCGCTAGTGCAACCAAAGCCAGGATGGTCAACGCAAAGCCATAAAAACTGGGACTGCTCAGTGTGCCTTCAAACTGCCAACGTAAAAAACCTCGTATGTTCATAGTCAACTCCATTTCAAAGTAAAAGCAAAATAATCCTGATCGCTGTCAAAGTAAAAAATATATCTACCCGGACGATGATCAGAACTCATATCCACCATCTGCCAACGCCAATCTTCGCGGCATTCGGACTTGCACCATCGTATGATGTCGTCTATGGCACCAAATGGTTTGATCACTTCGGTGGCATGGCGGAAACTGTCCCCGTCGCGCACTTGGTAACCATTGGCCGCTAAAACGGCACGGAATCTTTGTCTGGTGACTTCGTCCACTGTTCTTTTTCATTATACGCAGGAAGCAATATCTGGTCAACCTGTTGCCAAAGTGGCTCGGTATCCAGATTCCAATCCTGATAGCCTTGGGCTATGAGGTCTACATAACTCCAATAGGTTGATCCATATTGGGGTCGGTTCATGATATAGACCATGAATTCGTAGCCGTCCTGCGCCAGGATCCTTTTGGAATAATAGAGAGGGTAACCTTCAAAGGCATCCAAACTGGCTTCGCAGTCGTCAGTGATGCGCCACAGCGCACCGGGCACCGATCGTCCTGGGTTGGGTCGTATTGTGGCATGCGTGGCAAAATCCAGTTGCCAACCACGCAGATAGAATGATTGGAATGGGCGGGCACGAGGACAGCGATGGGCCATGCTTTCGTGGCTGAGATTGGCACCATAGGCGAAATACAGTTTCACTTAGATTCCTTTGTGTTGCTTGTCATTGATTTCCTCTACTGTCTTGATTTCTATGGCATGGTTGTATCTCCATGCATGTTCAACCTGTTGTTGGGCCTGCTCAGGAGAATCTGCTTCTACGACTTCGGTCCTTACCAACCAATATTTTTTAGGTGGACAACAGTTCTGCTGTTGTTGCCGGAATCTCACTTGATATTTCACAGCAGATAGTGCCGGTGTATGCGCTCTCGGGCACGTTGTATGTCTCGTTCATAATACAAGAAATTGTCCGTGATTCCAAACTCGTTGCAGAACGCCTGGCCATATCGCTGATCGCGCATGGCATCGAAGATGAATCCTCTGTCCCATTGTTGGTATGTATCTCGTGTCAGAGTCTGCCGGGCTGTTCTACCATGCAGTGCCAGTGTGAGTTCATCCACGGCATGTTTCAAACTCATATCAACTCCACGTTGCTGATCCTGAAATACACTGTGCTCTGCCGGGTGCCGCGATGGCGAGTGGGATGCCAAGACGCTCGCACACCGACGGGCTGACCTCGCTCATAGAGACTGCGCACCACGCTGGCCAAGGGATTTGCAGTGTTCACGGACCACTGCACTGCATGACCTTCGGGATCAGTCCACCACCATTGATGGCTTTCCTGGTTCTTGCGACTGGCGAACACATAGGTCAGAGGCGTGATAGTCTGTTCGTGGGCGGTCACTGCATAACCACCCGGGAGATCAACGCTTTGGGTCTGGGTTACCATGGCGTCCAGCGCCACATCCTCTATGTAAAAATATGGAATCTTCATCAGCGCACCCATCTGGTCTGACATGATAGACTGTTCGCCCGACACGATGCCATACAGCACGGTCTGGAACGCTGTCAATGGTTTGCCTCTAAGCACCTGCATGGTAAAGCGATCTCTATAGTATCTGCGAGTCACTGCCGCTATCTCACGATCATGTTGATGGGCATCCACTTCGTTGAGATTGACCCAGCGTCTGGTAGGAAATTTCTGCCATACATGATAACTGGCCCAGCTTAGAGCGATGGGATCATCGGCAAAGGCCAGTTCTTGCACGGGTTTTTTATCTCGCACATCATCCACCCATTCTGACAGCAATTCATGGATGGTGCGGGGTGCGTTTGCGGTCAGTCCCATAGTGCCTCATAGTATTTGCCAAACAATCGGAATCCGTTGGAGATGCGATCCTGCACAGCCTTCATGCCGTCCATGTCGATTTCATGTGTGTCCTTGGGACCACGGCGCATCTCCATATATTTGTGTTCGCCTTTGGCGACTTCGTTGCCATCTTTGTCCACTGGCACCCACAGCATATCAATCTCGCCTGAATGAAACTCTGAGGCCCAATCATCTTTGTTCTTCATTTCAAATGCATAGATCATTTCACCAATAGCCCAGTCCCAACGCAGGAAGTGATTGGCATCAGTGTCATACTCGTTTTCTCGGGGCGGAGCGGCAGTGCTACGCAGATGCTCAGGCACGTCTGCATCATCCACAAACGGAGCACCATGCTTGGTGTCTTGCAGTTGTCGCAACATGGGCAACACGATCTGGGCCAGGGTGGAATCCATGGACCAGGTATCCCAGTGATCGATCTTGACATAGTTCACGGGCGGATGGATCTTGTCCAACACCCACTGGATGGCGCGGCTCATGGGTTCGATCCTATCCGCCCAGCGGTCCACCCACTCAGGATGGTCCACCCACTGGCTCTTTTCTCTCTTTTCGTCTTCAAGAGTTTGCGTGAGATTCCAGCGACCACAACGGCTCCAGTCAGTCCAGAAAAATGTATATTCTAGGATCTTGTAAGGACTATACCAGTGATGGCGATAGTTAGAAATGTAAACTTTCATTCTTTGACTCCAAAATGTTCTTTGATCAACATGCCTTTGGTCTTGGTGATATATCCACATCCAAGCGAACTAGGTCGTTCTACATCGGCAATCTCAGCACACTCTTTAACAATCAACTGGGCGAATTCTTGAACTTTGTGTTCCCACAGTGGACTGGTCGCGATAGTCAGATTGGCCTGTTCAGCAAGTTCTCTAATCCGTTGGTTCATTTGACTCCAAAATGTTCTTTTAAAATCCACACAGCGGTTTTCTCATCAAATGGAAAAGGTTCGTTCTTCCACTCTAGCAGTTGCTCAATGCACTCCTGCACGATCAACTCGCCAAATCGTTGCTGTAGATCTGGGTTGATACTAGGATAATGGCTGCCGCCTGCCATCAAACTAAGTTGCTTAAATCTTTCGTGCATTACCACACCTCCACGTCTGTTATATCATCTTCGAAACTGCGTTCGATCTGACTTTTATTAAACAAGGCATGATGGCTAGCACCAATGCCGGATGTGTTAGTTTCAAAAATAGTCACACTCTCAATGCCATCATCAAGAGCCATGTGTGTTATTATACGTTCTAACTGTTTTCTTGTCAAGGTAATTGTTGCGGCCATTGCCATTCTTTGTCGCAGGCTGGACAAATTTCTCCTGGTTTTGCCTGACAAGGTTGAGATAAATCCCCAAGGCCGTGACCTTGATTACCTATCTCTTTTTCCCATTCTTCGGCCCAGGCACGCATTTCGTGACCCGGGCTTTTCCAACATGGATCGTTGGTATTATTCTTCATCCTCGTCTTCAAATTTCTTGCTATGACGGCGTTTAAGATCGTTTAACGTAGTCATTCCGATTTGAGGGAATCCACGAACTCCTAACCAAAATCTAAACTTTTTAGCAATACCGTATGCTATCGCATCTTCCCAACTTGGTGCCCAATTTCTGTTGGCAAAAAACTTTAAACCTTTGTCAAAAGATAAACTTTGAGGAACTACGTTGATAAACCACTCATCAAATCTTTGACTTAGTTTAGTTGTTGGGTCCATGATCTTGTCGTATTCTCTAATACCAAGAAACGTAGTCAATCCCAGAAGTTGTTGATCAATATTTTTTTTCTCCTGTGGGTAGGCTTTGCGTATCAAAGCAAGTGCTCTGATTGTTTCGTCCTCTCCTATAGCAATACATTTTTCAAATCCTGCGACATTGACTTGTATATTTCTATTTCCTTTGGAGTCGAGCTCATTTACAATTCCGCATCCAAGACCACATTTAACTAATATACGCTCAATATTCAAGGCCTGTGGGTCTTGAGCAACAATATCTGCCCAAAGTCTTTCTTCACGAGTAACCGCATCACTGGCTCCACCGTTCATATAACCAAATAATTTGGCTACATAAACTTCGTCATCTTCTTCGATGATGTGTGCTGGAACATCTTTAATGCTGGGATCCAAAGTCTTAATAAGACTAATACGATGTTGCCCGTTGATAATGCATGTTTCGCCTGTTTTTTTGTTTCGAACAGCAGTAGCTACACCAAACAAATTCCAATCAATCTGGCCTTTAGTTTTTATAATGTTTTTGCGAACATTTTTTGGATGAAAAGGTCGCTGAGCTATTGCCATTGGAGCATTAACTGATACTCGTTCGTAACCGGCCATAACTCCTCTCGGAGGTGCACCAAACAGCGGCAATGATTTCAGTTCATCGTCGAGTTCGATAGGATCAACTATGCGAGTTTGCGGGATAGGTGTGTGGGCATGCCACGATTGTGGGGTAGTTTTAGTAAGCATCATTTCTCCTTTGTAGAATGCTTGTATCACTAACTAAATCTTCAGACCTAGCTAGATTACATCTTCAGATGTAATAAAATAATAGTATCAAACTGATTTTTAATACTATGCCATTAGTATAGCAAAGATATTTATTATTGTCAACTCTCAGTATATCCAATTAAAATCAAATAGTCTAAAATATTTTTCTTTGCCACTGTGATCTCTGTGGCCATTACCAATCTCCCGAGTCGATCCAAACCCGAATAGTAACACCAAGGAAGCCGCAGGCGTAGGTGTGTTCTGCGGCTCCCCATTCTGCTACCGTTTCATTCCTGGCCCAGGGTAACACCTTCCACCACAGTGGATTTAGTGCTACAATGACACTGACTCCGCTGTAGCGGACATACTGTCCAAATCTATGTATTTTGCCTGCCATCGGTCGGCCCTTTCTTCGTGTCCAATGTAGCCGCGTGGGTTGCATACCACACGGGTTGATCCGATCATGTAATCAAAATCTTCGTGAGTGTGACCATGTGTCCATAACACGATCTCCGGGTGTGTTAGGATGAAGTTGAGGAACGGCTGGGCGCATGATGTCCAACCACTACCACCCGGCGATCGCGCAGACCTTGATCTCTGCGGTTGTCCAGCACCACCCGGATGTAATCTCGCATGGCATAATGGTCTCGCAAGGTATGCTCGGGGATCAGTTTCCAGATGCCCGAAGCATGCCCAGAATTAGAATTGCGGATTCCGTGATAATCGTTCATGCCCCATGACGCATGTTGCATGGTCTGAAGATCGGCTCCGTTAAAGTCTGTCCACAAGGTGCCACCGATGAATGTCCAACCATCTATATCCCGGCACGCTTTTTCCAAAAGGTAAACATTGTGGAGATGGGTGTCGGCCAACATGTTTTTCAGGATGCTGTAACTCTTTGCAAAGTCTCCGTGATAGTGTTCATGATTGCCCATGACAAAAATCACATGAGGGAATGCCTCGCTTACACGCTGGAAGAAATCTCGTATGCGTTGGCTACGAGCACCTTCCATGAAATTGGTGGTATCCGGGCGACCGATGTCGCGGGCTACACAGATATCGCCCGATAGGATCAGCACATCGGCTGACTCTGTGTTGGGGATATCACAATCTCCAAATTCCAGATGCACATCACTGGCTACTGCTACTTTCATTTAATTGCTCTTTCAGTTGTTGGAGAACTGCTTCGTCACCGGCCACCACGCTCACACGTATGTTGGACCAGCGGGCTTTGATGCGCTCTCTCAGTTCGGTCAAGGTATTGCCTTGTGCCATAAATTCATTGGTTTGATCATTATACACGAAAAACATGCCTTGATGCGACTCCACACGGCACGGTATCATGTCTTCTTCGTGATATTGCTCTATGGCCTTCTCTAGGTCCTGTAATTCTTTGCTGGCTCGGGCCACAGTGATATGCACGGCCATTTTCATCACAAGATAGAACAGCCATATGCCCAGGAGCATGCCCAGGATACCACCTACAATAAAATCACTCATCTTTGATCAGTCCTTTGTCTTTGGCACCTTGTATATACCATTCTGTCAAGGGCTCTTCGTCTTCGTATTCGGCCATGGTTTCTGAGATGGCGAACCAATCGTCTAGATCCGGGGGCAAGGCTTCTTTGGCGGCCTTGCTGTCCATGTCTGTGAGATCGTAGTTGTCGTCTGAACCGCCAGAGTAGATCCCTGCGAACGCACAACCAGGCTCATAATACATGGCTTCCACATCAAATCCTTGATCGAGCATGACATCATAGGCCGCTGTGGGCGGTGCCCAAGCCGAATCAAAGTTCACGGTCATGCTTCGACCATCATCAGAGATGTCAGGTTCACCATAATCTTTGCCGCCCACGTCCCATTTGGTTCCCCAATGTTCGCATGACCATTCATAGTTCCATTCACTGCTGGGATTGGGCACCAATTCTTGTAGGAGTTCTCCGCGTTGGAACGCATCGGCCGCGCGACGTATTTGTGCAGGATCTTCGTGCGACAGGGTCAAAGTGTTGGAACACCAGTTGGGCATGGCCTTACTCCTTGTTGTTTAGCAAACGTCTCAGTTGGAAATATTCGTTGTGGGGGATCCACTTGTTGTTAAACAAAAATCCCCATTCGCGTCGATGTGGTCCGGGCATGAACAAGGTCCAGGCAGTCACACCCGGTTTGAGTTCAATGCGATGGTAACTGCCAGCACCACAGATGCGGAAATGTCCGGGGCCACGCCAGTGACGAATCTCACTGGATTTGCGCCCTTGGCTATCAAACTGTGGAACCCATTCATAGTATCCGCCTTTCAATATCAGAGTGGCATAGGGCCAGGGATGATCATGCACATCGTGGGGATCACCCTTGAGGAATCGGTGCAAGAACACATTGAACGGAAACCGTTGGCGATCCTTGAGGAATAGATAATATCTTTCCAGATAAGGTTCGTCGTCCTGGCGATCCATGATCACCCGATGTCGTCCTAATCGTTGCATGAGTTTTTTTAGCATATCTAATTATAGCAAAAAAGAAATTACCGGTCAATCAAAAAAAAAAGGCTACCGTGGTAGCCTTTTGGACAAGGGTGACCAATTTGGGTTGGCCAGCGAACCTTTGATTAGACCGTGATACCCATGGCCTGTGCTTTGTATGCCAAAGCAACCATGTTACGGCTTGGTTTGCCCAACACATACTCAGTCACGTTCACACCATTACCTGCGGTGCGACGGTTGGTGTAGACAGCGAATCCATGCTGGCGGATGCGATGGATTTCGGCGTTGAGATTGCCGATGCCCATTTTCTTGGCCTTGGATTCGGTCACGGGTTGACCATTTTGCAGTGCTTTGAGCACACGGAACGTCTTGGTTTCGGGATTGATAAATTTCACAGTATTACCTTTCTATAGTAAGTCGCTGTGTTTTACAGCGTGTTATAATAATACACTATGTCGGCAGTAAGATCTACGATTTTGGTAGAATTACTGCTGTGAGTTTACCCATCTTGTATCATTGAAACGTGATATATAGCATTGTGGGCAGGATGGTCTTGCTCACACCGCTTTTATCCAATTGGAGGAATCATGAAAGCAATCGCAACTCTTATCGCTGGTCTTTTTGCCGCTGGTGTGGCCGTCGCCCAGACACCCGCTCCTGCTAAGAAAGAAGAGCCAAAAAAAGCCGAAGTGAAGAAAGAAGAAAAGAAGGACAAGAAAGACGAAAAGAAAGAAGCCAAGAAGTAATCCAGGCTCACCGGGTTTTCGAAAGGATAAACCGCCCTTGAGGCGGTTTATTTTTGGGCAGTTTGCAGTTCGTCCACATGCCGACAATGGCGTCGGAATCCAAATCCGGGACAGGTGCATGACCAGTGTCCGGCCGAAAGATTGACAAAATATTGGTTGCCTTTGCTCCCTTGCACAGTCCAGATCTCACCTTGAGGTTCTGGCTCTTTGGCAGGGGCTTCGGTCTGTATTGATAGATCGAACTTCCAGGTGTTCTTTTTGACTTCTTCAAACTTTCTGCCCCTGCGATCCATGCGGAGAAAGGTCTTCTTGTATTGGGGCTCGCTTTGACCCCATTTGGAGTAGGCATAGACCTTGTCGCCATCCATGAGATACACATGGTTGGGCAGGCGATATTCCACGCCCTTCCATTCAGTGACTTCGCGCATGATCTTCAGCGCCACGATCACATGCTCCAGTAGGATTCGGATGCAGGCGAGCAGAAGTAAGGAGTGTTCACATCTTCTTGGAACTCCTGGCCTGACATCAAATTCCGACGAGTGACCATGCGTGGTTGGTAATCGCGGGTGTGAGTGATTTCAAACTCGTTGCCCTTCCAACCGGCTTTCTTGACCAATCTAGTGATGGTGGCCTTGGCGGCACCTTGAGTGCGATAGGCACGAGTGCGATTTGGGCCATCCGAAACGATGAGTCCTGTGGCTTTGACTATGATGTAATATGACATATCTGCTCCTTGATGTTTACTATACCTATATTATAACCGAAAATGGCTTTTTTGGTCAACCGCTAGGTTAGTGCGCACTTACCTAGTGAAAAATAACCCTACAAGGTATATGGACAATAAGCCCACGTTCACAGTGATCATGGCACGGTCGCGGATACGCACGGCCCATAGCACAAAAACCAAACTGCCTAGATTCAGCAGATATACGTTCAAAGGATCAATGCGGAGGCTGGTGCAGAGTGCTCCAGCCAGGGTTACGATAGTTCCGGCCCATTTGAGGCCCCAGGTGATTCGGTCATTTCTTAGCATACCCATATTATAACCGAAATCACTATTTCTGGTCAACCAGCGGTTTCTGCGGCTATGCGATCCAGGGCAAAGTCCCTGTAGTTTGCATCAATTTCAAAGCCCATCCATGACAGACCACAGCGATGGGCCGCGATGGCAGTAGTGCCTGATCCCATGAATGGGTCCAGCACAGTGCCTGATGTGATGCCTGACACACGGATGCAATTTTCGGCCAAGGCCACAGGAAAAGTGGCCGGATGATCGCCTCGATGCTTGGCCCGGTTGCTGATGGTCTCATAGGGTATGAACCAGGTGTTGCCACGACAGCGTAGATTGGGTTTGGTTCCGGCAGTCTTGGGATTGCGTAGATTCTCCGCATAGTATTCGTAGGGCACACCAATGGTGAGTTTGTCCAATGGGCTCCGACCTGCCTTGGTGAAATGGAACACATGCTCCCATGTGGGAGCGATGTAACGTTCGGAGTTCACTGGTTTGAAGTGTCCCGATGTCTTTCCGTTGACATAGATCGATTTGACCCACATCACGGAATTCTGGAGCACGAAATGATCACGAGCCACCTGCGCCACGTCTTGTGCCACCCAGGGATCTTGATTGCTGTAACCTACGTTGAGCCAGAAGTGTCCGTCATCGGTCAGCACTCTTTTGATCTCGCCGAACACCGACCCCAGCCATCGGAGATAGTCCTGCCGTGGCCGGTCGTCGCGATAGGTGCTGTAACCAATGCCCAGGTTGTAGGGCGGAGAAGTCACGCAGATATCGACACTGGCTTCGGGCAAGGCCTGCATGCCTGTGACGCAGTCCTGCAATATGATGTTATTTTTATCCAAACAGTCGTTCTCGTTCTTGTGTGGGTATCTTGCCCGCAGGATAGTTTTCTACCAATTCGGTTCCACGTTTGAACACGATGCGCACCCGGGGGAATTCTGTGATATCACTCAGTATGTAGTCGATGGTGAGAGCATGCTCATGCAATTTCTCTCTATCGATCTTGCGCCCGGCACCCAGCATGTTGCTGGGAGCATAACTGGCACCACCGCGGGTGAAGCCTTTGAGGTCCAGCCTGCGACCAGTGGATGTCTGCACATGATCATAGCCGTCTTGATCCACGTATTCTAGATCTTCGAACCATACTGGCAAGATGTTCTCCAGGAACTTGCTGGCCACACGACCATCCTGGAACAAGTCATGCACGGTATCTATGGGCAGATCACCAAACTGCACCCGGCCCGTGAGGTCAAACTCAAAGGTATGATCGTATCGGATCTGCTGTTTCATACTCGTTCCAAAAGGTTGGCCGGAACATTGTAGCGACCACCCAGTGTCTGCACCAGGATAAATTTCTGCTTCACACGGTCCACGGTGCCAAAGATGTCCTGGCCCAGTTTGGGATGATAGAACTTCACCGGAGTGCCCACACGGATGGTGACTTTTACTTCTTGTCCAATCTGGCGCCGGCGATACTTGATGGCCAGGGCGATGGCATTGAGTTGATCATTGGTGAAATCGCCGTGCATGATTTCGTGATTGACTTCGCTGATTGTGGGCATGTGTATCTCCTTGTGATATAATAAGTGCTGATTTTTCTTTATAGTCTATAATCAGCAAAAATAGACTGCTTCGGGTTCTGGGGTATCAAGGCTCCCCAAGGCAGGCACCTGCCTATCACGGCCTCAAACATCAAGCCGCCTTACGGAAATAACCGTAAGGCAGGCCCAGTTGGAAACAGAGATACTCATCGTCTCCCTGGGTATCGTGTGATTCATGCAACCAACGTATCGCTGTCGCACGATCCCGGGCACCTGAACGCATCAGGGTGTCAATGGCTTTCTCCACCCGGGCCGTGGCCTCGGCTTCGCTTTCGCGGCGTTGGGCTTCTTCGGCTTCGATGACCTGACCTAGGGATGCAAACTCGCGGTCGAAATCCGCCAAGGTCCAGCCGCTGGTGTCGATGCCACGTGGGCGCACACCGTAGGCGTCTTTATACATGTCCCAGAAAGTGCATGATGCACGTTCTAGATCTGACATTTCTTCCCAAGATTTAAAGTCGCTCATTGTTGCTCCTTGTGTATCACTATACCCAAATTATAGCAAAATGGCGATTTCTGGTCAACCTGGGCAAAAACACTGGGTTAGTGCGCACTAACCTTGGTTGTCATAATATTTTAACATTTTGTGGTAGTGCAACATATAAATATCAGTAGAAACCATGAGAAAGGAAATAAAGATGAAAAATTTTTGGAATTCTGTATATTGTTTTTTTGAATCCATAGCACGGGCCAGAGCGGCCAGCTTCCACGCCCGACAAGGAAATTACAAAACGGCTCAGCGTATAATGGGAGAAAAAAGCCAATGCTGTTAAATTGGTGGCCTTACACCGACGAAGAGTGGGAACAATTGAACTATCCCAGTCGCAAACCTAACTAATCGTAGATCCAACCCAGATCCTCGATCCGGTGTATCCAAGTAAACACTGGGATGTCGAAATCCAGTGTCCAGATTCCATTCCATCCCAGGTAAGTGTGAGCAGATAGATATTCTGGTAGATCCTGTCCAGACTTCCGTTGTTCAGTGGCCCAGGGTTCTGGGTATCGAGGACGATAACGTCCTTGCCATAGTAATTTGTCAGTGCTGATATCGTTTAATCTCACACCCTTTATTACCACGGCTTTGTCTTTGTTCCCCACTGTGTCTGAATCTTGTTTGTTGAGCAATTCAACTGAAACTTTGGCATCACCTTTGCCGGATTCCCATGTATGGGAAAAATGGGTGGCTTTTTCGAGAGGGCCGGCCCAGCGCCATTCTGGGCCTATCTTCACGATTATCTCAGGCAGTTCCTCATGCCACACAGAATCGATTTCGATATCGATCTTAGTTCTGTAGGTAGCCATGCTTGTCAAGTATGTGGGCAAATTCTGGATACAACACACGAGCGTCAAATCCAAACACACGATCCCAGCGATCGAGATGCTGTACCAATGCTGACCAACGACGATCTCGATCATCAGGTTCTGGTAGATCCAATATCCGCAGTATTTGTAATATCTGATTTTTGGCCACCCTGCGGAAGTTGTTGGGGTCACTTTCGTTATAGTCAGACCACACATCGGCTTCATCCAGTGCATATCTTGTCAACAAATCAAGATATGGCAGTCGATACTGATCTCTTATGTTTTTGGGTACCACAGTGATATCAAGGAAATCTGGATCTGTGCAGAGATTGCTTTTGATCAACAACCCCTTTTGCAAAGCCAACTCAATGACTTGCCAATAACTGCGCACTGTCAGCAATCCCGGTGCTGGTCTCAAGGTCACTGTGATCGTGGTGCCATTGCACTCATTGATGTAATTCTCGATGTTGGCCAGCACCATGCTATTATCTGTGCCCTGGCGAGTGTATTCATTGAGCGTGTCCAGAGTTTCTATGCTGATCTCAAGACCCACCCTGGGGAACCGTTTGAGTTTTTCGATGATCTTTTTGTCAAAGGAAGTGCCATTGGTCACGAAACTCATGCACACATCTGTGCGACCATGATCGATCAGGAAATCCACTAGATCATGGAACCGAGGTTGTATTATGGTCTCCCCGCCCATGAAATGTATGTTCTTGAGTTTGGATATTGATACTAACTCCTCGCGGAATCTATTCCATACTTCTGGATCAGCGGTCCAATCCTGTGATACAGCACTGATCATGTTCCATTGACGATGTTGGCTGGCGATGCGGCTGGATGCTGACGGGTTACACATCTTGCAGGCGAGATTGCAGTAGTTGCCAAGATCAATGTGCAGATCGATTGGCATGCCATCATATGCACCTGCGTTGGATCGACTGTGTTCAAATTTTTCGAACCCAGGACTTTGCTGGTAACTTTCTGCAAAATTCTGCTTGGTGAATATCACTGATTTCTGATTGCTACGATGCCGACGACTGGTGTCACTGACCTGTTCTTCGTGCCAGCATCTAGCACAATGATTCCATTGCTGATCCCCTAGCACTTGTAATCTAGCTTCACGCATGGGCACAGAATCATACCACTCCTTTATGGACATGTTCCTGATGTTGTATCGCTGTTTCAGCGATGTATCATAGGGAACATTGGGAGTGGCATGACAGCAAAACGCCAAAGCGCCGTCCCAGTAGATATGTAATTCATACCACGGGCTGTTGCAGAATATTCTTTGATTAGACATCTCGTTGGGTGATGATGCGATCAGCTAGGCCATACTCCACGGCCTGTTGTGCTGTCATCCAGTTGTCTCGATCCATATCTTTCTCCAGAGTCGCATAGTCTTTGCCGGTGTGCTGGACATAGAGTTCAGTCAAGGTCTTCTTCCAGCGCATGAGTTCTTTGTAACGGATCTCCACTTCAGTGACCTGTCCTTCAGCTCCACCCAGAGGTTGATGGATCATGTGCTGGCTGTGTGGCAGGATGAACCGCTTGCCAGCAGTGCCGGCGCAGGCCAGCATGGAGCCCATCGACGCGGCCAATCCACACACTATGGTAGAAACATCACACTTGATGAACTGCATGGTATCATAGATGCTCATGCCCGCTGTGATTGACCCGCCTGGTGAGTTGATATAGAACAAGATGTCTCTGTCAGGATTTTCCGCTTCTAGGAACAGCATCTGCGCCACTATGAGGCTGGCTGAATGTGAGTTTACGTCTGTATCCAGCATGATGATGCGATCTCTCAGCAGGCGGCTGTAGATGTCATAACTGCGTTCTCCACGGCTAGTCTGTTCCAGCACGATAGGCACTAGATTGGGCATTGTTTCTCCTTGTTGTAAGTAAGTATCCTAGATAAGTATAGCATACACTGAAAATATCTGCAATGAGAAACCTAATCGATATCATAGAAAACCTAGAAGAATCACGTGGACTCAGCGCCAGGAATCCCGGTGAGGAATTCGTGCGCACCGGGAGCAAAGAGCAAGACGATCTCATAGTGTTCCAGGGCCTGCAATTCTATCCCGAATCTGGTGCCTATGACAGTTCTGAAGAAATGATGCAGGTTTTTGACAAACTCAAGGCCAAACTAAAACCCGGTGTAGAGCCCATAAATCGCCCCACAGCCGGCACCAAAGCATTTGGCTTGGCCACTTTTGATACAGCAGTGGGCCGCAGATACCTGGTAAAATTTGCCAAAGAGATCAACCCAATACGGACCAAGAACACATTTTTCCAGACCGCAGACATACCTGGAGAGTTTACCTACAAGACAGCACGTGGCGAAAAAGAAACTGTGGGTTACAAGCCCAGCCAAGTGCTCACGGAATTCCGGAGCCAAACACCAGAATCTATCTATCAACAGATCATGGCCAAGTTCGGAGAAGACAGCCCCATTGGTCAAGCCACTCGCATATTCTACCAAGCCACAGACTTTCCCATCATCGTGCCCGGCGAAGGCATTGATTTCAACGGATTCCGGGACTACTTCTGCGAGATGCTACAGCCCGTGGCCTTGATCCAGGGCAAACCCATCACAGGCAACGCTGGCAAAGCCGCCGAAGTGTTCTTGGGTGGAAATTATTCTGATTGCGTGGTATCGTTCAACGAAGGCGTGAGTGGTGGCCTGTTTGACAGTCTGTTGATCGCTCCCAATGGCAAGCAGATCAAACTCAGTTCCAAAGGCGCCAAAGGCGCCATGGCATCAGTGATCAACTTGTTGAAGTCTGCCCGAGAACTGCGCGATGCAGGCCTTGGAGACATAGTGGATCAATATCAATCAGTGATAGATATCTTGGAAACCATAGAACAAGGCAATCACTGGAGCGGACCCATTGAACTGGCCACACAGTTGGGTATCATCGACGAAGCCGAAGCCGGTGCCATCATACCCACGCTCACGCCTTTGACCCAGTCTGTGGACATCCGCAAGGTCCAAGGATTGACTGACAATCTACGCCAGATCTACAATGACAGAACCGTCAAAGATGCCAGCAAGGTGGTTCCTTTGGAGCACATGGTGGCCAGCCTGGCATACAAAGTCTGCAACGAGATCAACACAAGAACCAATTTCTCTGACGCGGCCGCAGACATCCTCAACAATTCGGCCTTTGTGCAGATGTATACTGAAGCTGCCAAGAAAGGCACGGACATCATCATCAAGGGTTTCCGCACTGTGTGGCCCAGCAAATTGTTCACACAAGTGACCATAGAAGCAGAGAAGAGTTACAGTTCTACTTCAAGTTCGGGTGGCAAGTTGGTGTTCAACATCAACAAAGAACCCAAGGCCGTGGCCAACGCAGACACATCAGGCGGCACTGAACCCGGTAGCGATCAGGACATCGCCGATTATCAAGCGCCAAGATCCGACATCAAAGCGTCAGACACAGTGGCAGTGGGTGATGAACGAGGTCTAGGAAGAAAACGCCGCAAGAACTTCTAACGGCTGACGTTGGCTATGTGATCACAGATGCCCAGTGCCAGTGCTTCCTCGGCGCTGAGCCAAACATCATTGGCAGGCAACAATTTGGTTTTGATGGTATCTTCATCCAGCCCAGTGGTAGCACTGTAGTGATCGATCATCCGTTGTTGGGCCAATCCAAATTCCTTGGTTATAGCAAACAGTTCGTGATGCTTGCCATCACTGCCCCATGAATACTGGTGGCTGAGTATGGAAGTGTTGGGCGTGAGCACTCTGCGAGTTTTGGTGCCTGCCAGGAATATCAACAGACCACAACTGGCTATCTGACCCAGGCCCACGGTTTTGATGGGGATCGAACTGCTGTTCATGACATCGATCAGCGCAAAGGCCTCTTCCATGTCTCCGCCACGACTGCAGATCATCAGTATGAGTTCTTTTTTCTTTTTCTTGACTATGTAGTTTTCATGCAAGATCCACTCAATGATGGGCAACATGGACTCAGCGTCTACTTCACCCATAAAAGTGTAGATGCCACTTTTTTTGAGATCGTCACCTGGCGAGTATGCAACATCGTCTTTGTCTTGGATCATGGTCGACATATTTTTGAGTAGTGAATTCGTTATATACGCATATTATAACAAATTTTTTTGGATTGCATACTACTTATGAGCAAATCCAAAATAGGCTAGTTTAATTAGGGCACTGATCTCCGCGCACCACTGCGATTTCGTAGCGATCTAAAGCGGGTGGGTTGGCGCTGTCAAGGTTAAATCCTGCTCGGCCCGCCCATCCAATATAGGTATTGATCTGCACCCCTTGATCCGTGGGTTGCGCCAAGCGTTCATTGTTCAGCATGCCCGCTTGCTGATTGTCCAGATCCGAATAACGATGGCATCCACGCCAGATCATGTTGCGATTTTGGTCCCAAAAAGTAAACAACACCGCGGGTCTGCTGTGTATCAAGTGTTGGCGCACCAAGGCCAGCGTTATGGAATCATCAAAAGCCGCGGTCCGGCTCCATCCATGTGTGCCCGGTCGGGCCTTGATAGTGACGTAGCCTTGATATTGGCAATCACGGCGATATCTGCCCAGGCAGTCTCCGGCATTGGGTTTTGGCTCACCTGGCCCAGTGCTTCGTTGAGGCTTTGCACATAGGTGGGGCGCCAGCGCACCACGAAATTCAACTCCAGTTTCTTCTGGCGATCGTCACTGTAATACACCCTGGATGGCAGTTTTTCTATGTCATAGGCCCGGTGCGGAAAATCCACCAAGACCTGGCGCAACAGAGCATCGCCATTTTTGCGGCTGTGATCTAGAGTTTGGGCCTGGGCAGTCAAACGATCGTTGTCTATGTGTCCGGGTTTTCGATGTTCGCCCAACAAACGATCAGCCAATCGGCTGCGGCGCACCCACACATCCACGGTCATGACCACTAGACCGTTTTGTTGCTCTACGCTTTTGACTTCATAACTGTCCACGAAACCGGCCGCATGGGCTACCACTTCAGATCTTGTCAGTGTTCGATCTTGCACTTCGCGTTCGGATGCTATGACCGACCCCACTGCTTGATCCACCGCGGCTCTCAGGGCCTGTATGCGGGCTTCTTCTGTGGTGCGCCCATGCCCTCGTGCGGTCACGAAGTAATGTGGATGGCCATCTTTGAGCAACCAAGGAACCACCTGTATGATGATGCTGACAGGATTGGGCTTCAGCGAATCAGGGGCACTCTGTGCCACCACTGGCGCACTGACCAACAAGGTAGTGGCCAGTGCTAGAGCGACAATACGCATTATCGCATCATTTCATTGAGTATGATCCGGCGCTGGCTGTTGTCTTTCCTATCCCAACGCACTGTTACCTGCACGTTGCGACCATCATTGATGATGCGGCCTTCTTTGAATACCACACCGCCCAAGATACCTGAACGCTGGATAGATACTGTTTTGCGTAGATTGCTCTGGATGTTCACAGCATCGTTGCGCACGGCTGTGTTCTCTTCGCGATTGATCTCGCCAGATCGAGCGGCTTCTTCATCAGATGTTTCAAAAGCGAAATCCTGATTCTTGTTTGTGGCGAACTTGTTGGTCTTGTTGTCGCGAGCCTTTTCTAAATTCTTGGTCACTGTGTCCAGGAACCTTTTGGAATTGATGGTCTCAGGATGCAAGAACGAACTCATGCGATCTTTGGCCAGCACATAGGCCGCTTCGGTGGCCGATTGCACTGCACGTTCCGAGTTGCCTTGAACTGGAGCATAGCCAGTGGCTTCTACAGCATCCAGGTCACCCAACAGTGAATAGATGACTTTGACACCTTCACGTTTGAAGTCCGATGCGGCACGTTGCTCAGAGATAGCCTGTTGTGGGCCTGGGTTCACTGTGCGATTGGGACCTACGTCTGTGGTCTTGGTAGAACTACAGGCCGAAAGACCCAGGGCGGCGATCAAGGCCATGGCTAGGATTGACTTGTTCATTTGTTTTTGATCCATTCTCCGGCTTTGGAAAGATCTTGGCCGGCGCCGGAAACCGCGCCACCGATCGTGCCACAACCAACCAAAAGGCTGGCCACCAATACTGCAAAAACCAAGTGCTTCATGCGAACTCCTTAAAGATTGGTCATAAAAAATCCTACTATGTGTGTATTATTACACAAGTAGGATTTTTGGTCTAGTGACCGGTTAACCGTTTTTTTACCAAATTACTTGGTTTTGGTCTGGGATGTGTAGGCTTTCATGATACCCTCACCGAATTTGACATAGTCAAATTTAGCGGCTTCCTGGGCATGCTTGATGGTTTCTTGCACAACCGTGGTGCCAGCATCCAAAGTGGCCTTGGCGGCTTTTTTGGTATATTCGGATTGGTTGTCAATGAACTCATTCAATGCTGTGGCAATCTTTTCGTCAGTTACGAAAGTCTTGACAAATTGCTTCTTGCCGGTCTGGACTGCATCGATGGTCGCGTCTAATGTAAACATAGTGTTTCTCCTTGAGTTAAGCGAGTTTACTGCTAGAGACCCGCCCCATGCGGCATCTCCTTTGAACTATTATATATGATAATTATTGCACTGCACAATAATTAATCTACCCAGATAATAGTGTTTTGGCTAAGTAATTTTATCAAAATGGAGGACTGCATGGCTTGGACTGCTACACTCAACATCGTCAACAACACCCAATATAACCTAACCGTTAACCACAACACAGTGGGTGATTTAACTACTATCGCACCTGGTCAGTCATGGTCCTGGACCACATCTGATCCAAACAATACCAACGCCTTGCGTTTTTGGACAGTTCCGGAACAGTGGTATATGCAAGGTTCAGTGGCCTATGGTCCCATGGCCGGAGTATACATGGACCGTGGCTGGATGGCACCCACGGATCAGACCATCCGCTTGGATGCCGATGTCAATGGCACAGGATTCTCACAGACCCAAAACGGTGGAGCCACTGTGGTGCCTTGGAACGGATTTGAATCCGGTGGCACGATCAATATGAAGTTTTCTAAGACTTGATGTTGTAGGCCAAACCAAATCGTTCTAGCCCTTTGATATAAGTCCATCCTAGATCCCATTCCCAGGGTTTTTGGCTGAGTTTAGGCGAAGCTGGATCAGCATGATGATTGTTGTGTAGTTCTTCACCACCGATGAAGAATGCCCAGGGCACAATATTAGTGGAATAGTCTTTGGTTTGAGTGTTCCTATAACCCCACCAGTGTCCCAGGCCGTTTATGACGCCGGCTGCCCACAGTGGGATCCAAATCATCTGCCATAGCCAAGGCAACCAACCCCAGTCCCAGCCCCAAATCATGCAGTTGATAAAGAACATCAAGGTCACCCCCAACCAGTTGAATGGTGCATAGATGTGACGCTCTACCCAGTCATCGGGCGTGCCCACACCATACTGGTTGACCATGGCTTTGTCTTTTGCGGCCCAGGCATAGTAAAAAGCACCGCCTAATAAAATCTGCCAAATTCCTTCATTTTGCGGACTGTGCGGATCACCTTCCGCGTCAGTGAATCTGTGATGTTTTCTGTGTGTGGCCACCCACTGTTTGGTGACCATGCCTGTGGTGAGCCACAGCCAAAATCTCATGAAATGTGCCACACGTGGATCAAATGTCACACCTCTATGTGCCTGGCTACGATGCAAGTAAAGTGTGACACAAGCTATGGTGATGTGTGTCATCACCAGGATGTATATGAATAGGAGCATCAAATTACTTATCCTTGATCCAGAAGCCCAATCTACTACCAGCAGGGCTGTGATACCACTGTGTACCGGGAGGCTGTTGTTGGCTGGATTCGGGCCATACAGGCCAGATCTCATCACTATCATGATTGGCGAAATCATCATTGTATCGTAGATGCACTTCGATCACTGTATCGCCGATGTATTCTACGTTGATCCATTCCTGATAATACTTGAGATCGTGCAACATCCCAGGAAAAGGCCGATCTAAATCCGTTCGACACCACCGTGAAAAACGATCCAATCTCCGAGGATCATCTCTGAAACCTTGCACCGTGAGATGCTGTTGGCCCCAATGGTAGTCCACTGACACATGCGGACCTTCGAGCACCTGGGTCCAGAAAAATCCATCGGGCACTGTGTCACTGTCACCTTTTTCCATCCACACGATCTGCGCACCTCGACTCATCATGCGGATGTTGGTGATAGGTCTTATCACATATTCTCCGGACCATGGTACGGGAATACCAGCCGGTCCAGCGGCGATGCCCTGTCTTCGTGCCACTATGAGTTTGTCATAGACCCACAACCACTGTGGTGGGCATGAGTCATACACGTCGCGATCGCTGACGAACTGCATCACGCTCCCGAGGCCAACACTATCTTGCAGATATGTTCCAGCCGTTCTATGTGTTCAAACGCACGCCACGGTGAGGTATCGATAGCAACCACACCATGTCCACGGATGCCCACGATGTCAAAGGCGATGTTGCCTTGTTGATCTAATTGTAAATTTTCGTGGCAACGATCTGCCAGTTCTTGGCTTATAGGCGGCACATCTCCCACATTGGGTGCTACCTTGGTATATCTACTGAGTTCTGGAAAGTCCGCAACAATGTCGCCTAAATTGATGCCACGGTGCATGGCCGCCACACAGTATGTTGGATGCAAGTGAACTACCACACGCACCTCCGAGGCATGTTGTCCCATGCGTCGTTGCAGTCCAAAGTGCAAAGGAATCTCGCCGCTGGGTTTGAGATTGGCGCTGATGTCAGTGTAATAATCTTCTCGCCAGAGAGACACTGGACCATTTTCAAGAATCATGATCTTCTTGAACTGGTCTGGTTGTAGGGTCTGCTTTCTCACTCCTGATGGTGTGATGTAGAAATGATCTCGATCATGATGCCGAATGCTGACGTTGCCGTCTCGACTGGTGATCCAGTTGCGGCGGTATGCCTCTACTAATGTTTCACATATGGTTTCTAACATTTTACCAGTGCCTTATGACATTTGCTATTATGAATCCGCAAGTGATCACATGGATCACTATCCAGAACGTTTTGAGGCAGAGTGCTACCCTTGCTTCTCTCATGGTCAAGATGGGCACTCTAGGGCGGTCTTCGTCAGTGTTGCCCATGACATGACCTGTGGCTCGAGCCCAGATGCGTTCAATGCTACGCATCATTGCAGATTGATCCATATCGCAATGGCCAGACCTGCACACCATAATACCGAGATCACAGCGTATTTGATCTTTTTGCGTCGAGATACTCTAGACCAAGTGCTTGCCATCAGTGGAACTGTTCTTCTTCTGTTGAGCCTTTGAGAGCCTGGGTGGAAGCATCAGCCTCCACTGTGGTAGTCACGCGGTCAAAGTAACTGGTTCCTACTTCTCTCTGATGTTTGACAGCTTCGAAACCACGGCTCGCATCCGCGAACTCACGCTCTTGTAACTCCACGAAAGCAGACATGCCGTCCCTAGCATAGCCATGAGCAAGGTCAAACATGCCATGATTAAGAGCATGGAATCCAGCAAGTGTGATGAATTGAAAACGGTAACCCATTGCTCCAAGTTCACGTTGGAAACGGCCAATTGTGTCTGCATCTAGGTTCTTCCTCCAGTTGAATGATGGTGAGCAGTTGTAGGCTAACATCTTGCCCGGAAACTGTCGGTGTATGGCTTCGGCGAATCGCTTGGCGAAGTCGAGGTCGGGTTTGCCTGTTTCGCACCATACGAGATCTGCGTAAGGACAGTAGGCCAGGGCTCTACTGACTGCTTGGTCGAATCCTGCTCGGGTCCGATAGAAACCCTCCACAGTTCTTTCACCAGTAAGAAAAGGAACGTCGTTAGGATCAATATCTGAAGTGATAAGATCGCCGGCTTCGGCATCTGTTCTAGCAATAACAAGACTAGGCACTCCCATAACATCAGAAGCGAGACGAGCGGCAATAAGTTTATTGATGGCTTCTCGTGTTGGAACAAGGACTTTTCCTCCCATGTGTCCGCATTTCTTTACGGACGCTAATTGATCTTCAAAATGCACACCTGCGGCCCCGGCTTCGATCATGGCCTTCATGAGTTCGAACGCATTGAGCACACCACCAAATCCTGCCTCTGCGTCAGCCACGATGGGTGCGAAAAAATCTCGATCTTCTTGGTCTTCCATCCAGGCGATCTGATCTGCTCTGGTAAAAGCATTGTTGATCCTACGCACCACTGCTGGCACAGAGTCTGCGGGATACAGGCTCTGATCAGGATACATGGCGCCAGCCAAGTTGGCATCAGCGGCCACTTGCCACCCACTCAAATATATAGCCTTCAAACCGGCCTTGACCTGTTGCAGGGCTTGCATGCCCGTGAGTGCTCCCAGGGTGTTGACATAATCTTGTTCATGTAGCAAACGCCACAATTTTTCGGCGCCACGCCGTGCCAGACTGTATTCTATGGGGTTGGAACCTTGCAAACGCACCACGTCCTCGGCTGAATAATCACGTTTGATTCCGGTCCAGCGCGGGTTTTCTGTCCATTCTTGTTGCAGTTTGTATACCTTCCATCTACGGTCTTGCATGGTGTTTCCTCCTGTTGAGCCAGGATATTTAGTTACATTGCAGTGCAATATGCTAGGTTTCGATAATATGCTGTGTAAATACACTATATAAAACAAAGGAGACTGCAATGCTCGCATTTTTAAAAAAGTTTTTTGGTTCCAAGCCCACCGTAAGTCCTTGCCCAGAGGCCCCTTACAAAGTTGAAGCACCACAGACCACACCTGGTGTGATACCTATGTCCACACAATACTCCGAGGCTGCGGCGCCTAAGAAAAAACCGGCTGCCAAAAAACCTGCTGGGGAAAAGAAACCTGCTGTCCGTGCCAAAGCAGTGAGAGCCAAGAAACCTGCTGCCAAATGAGTTCCCACTGGGGTTATCATCTGATGTTGGATTGTAGTGGTTGTGATATTGAATCTATATCCAACCGCGACAACATCTATAGATTCGTCAAGGATCTAGTGGATCGTATCGATATGACAGCACACGGAGAACCCGTGATCGAACATCTCCTGCCCGGAGACCCCAAACAGGGCTACAGCCTCATGCAGTTGATCACCACATCAAATATCTGTGGCCATTTCATGGAACTAGATGGCACGGCCTATTTTGATGTGTTCAGTTGCAGAACTTTTGATATTGAAACTGCCAAGGCCGTGGTCGATGAATATTTCCATCCCAGAAAGATGCGTGTCAATTTCCTGACTAGACACGCCGATTAGCGAAATAACTCCGCAAGTATCCTAGGCCTTTGTATTCGATCACAGCATCAGTCATGCTCATCACACTGCTGATGATCCTTTGTTTTTTATCTGCGTCTTGGAACACATCCCGTAGTGGTATCATGTAGACTCTGATCAAAAACAGCGCGGCTTGACTGTGTATGGGTATAGTGGTCTGGCGTTCCGATCTGAACCACATGTCATCTATTGTCTCCGTGGACCATGCTTCTACACCACTGGGATGTCTGCTCAACGCAGGACGGTTGGCTATACTCCACACTGATCTTATGAAAGGACCCCGGGTAGTGATCATACGTGCGATGTGTCCAGATGCCTTGTTGACTATGTCAAAGTCTGGCACGGGTTCATGTATTTCAAGGAAAGTCTTGTTGACTTTGGTTTGAGGATCCCACCCCGATGGCAAGCACACACTCAGTATCTGTGCAGAGAGTTCGCCGGCACGATTGGGTGCCCATATCACAAAGTCTTCCTGTAGTGCCCGAGTTAGTTGCCACACAGGAGCATCTCCTTGGATCACAGGTGCAGTGGGATCATATTTTCTCAGTGCATCTACGGCTTGATAAACCAGTTCACGACTGGCTGAATCTCCATATACCGGATTGTAGTTGTTGAGTTTGGCGTCTTGATATCGATCAAAATCCCTGTCCGTGGTCAGTATGGACTCACCGGGTTGCCAAGGTCGCATGTGCGGCCGCATGGCATAGGGAACTTCTACATCAAAAGGGATATCACACAGTGACGTGCTTGGCGAAACCATCTCTTGCTAGATTTTTACCTTTGGCCTCGCACTGGATGTCAAACTGATCGGAGAAACCAGCGGCCCAGTCGTTCACAGCCGAATTCCAATAGAAATCCGAGTGGGCGCGGAGTTGCTGTTTTTTATGACCTCGTGCAAGAAGTCCAGCAAGATCTGGGCGAACTCGGGGATCATGATCAACAAGAATATCTTCGCGACTAACACTGTAATGCATAGCAGGGCGAACGTCACGCCAAGACTCAACCACACGCTGAACACGATCATCTTGGGGATCGATGTATTCTCCTGTTTTGACCCAATGGTGATGAATGTCCAGCACAAGAGCCACGTTATCAGCCACAAGCAAAGTAAGGTCCAAACCATTTGATATCTCGTCGTTTTCGATAGTTATGAGATTGCGTGCCTCGGGGCTAAGTTTGCCCAGGCTACGCAAGAATTTTTCAGGCCCACCCTTGCCCGACAGGTGAACATTGATCTTGAAGCCATGATCATGCCAGGTGGCGCCATAGCCCATCCAGCGGGCCATGTCTGCATGATATTCAAACTCTTGGATGCTACGTTCCACGATGCCGTCGTTCTCTGATGCTAACACACAGAACTGTCCAGGATGGAATGAAAGTCTTACTCCCAACTCTCGGGCACGGGCACCCACAGGAGCAAAGATCTTTTCTAGGTGTCGTTGGATGTCTGCTTGTTGCCACCAGTCAATCCAGTTGGGTTCTGTGTAGCCTTGTAGCATTTCAGACCCCAGTCGAACCATGCGTAGATGATGAGGTAGACTGCCCACACGTTCTACCATGTTGAGAGCGGCCTGTGCATTGTGATTCATGATGTCCCACTGGCGCTGTTCTGCTTGGTCTGCATGCTCACGCAACCAACGCATGGTAGTGCTCCGCCCATTGAGTTCACGATTCTTGGCATTGACTTTCATGCCAGCAGTTTCACTGGGATCGTCTAACCATTTACAACAAAAACCAATTCGAGCAGTCATGAAAGCCTAGAAGAGTTATCAATTAAGTAATTGTAACACGGCTTCAAATTTATCGCAAGTGAGATTGGGGATTTTGGTCAGGCTTGCATCCAAATCATTGGCATGATCAATCAAGACAAATTGGGTTTGAGGATAGGTATTTAGGGTGGCCCGAAAAGCATTAAGGTAATTGGTTTTCTTATGCTTTTGGAACTTGTCTGTTTCGGTAATCTTGCTGACATCGTAACCAAAAAGCAAAACCAAATCTGCGGAGTCAGCCACGAGATGCATGGACACGATCTCTTCAGGGTGGTCGAACTCTCCTGGAAAATCTCCATCATATAGATTTACCTTGGAAGGTCTGTTCAACGCACCATAGTTCTTGTTGGGTATGTAGAGATTGCACACAGCATGGAACGCTCTTTTTATCAATTCGTCGGCCTTGGAAAAATCGTGGCACAGAACATTGTCTGTCTGCCAGGCACGCCATGTGCGCCAAGATCCCCAGAGAGCCCCTATGTCTTTGAGTTGCCCAGGCTCGATATGAGTTGCCGAGAACTCGTCGGCCAGCACACACACTATCCTCACTGTGACATCCTCACAGTTTGCCAACGGAATGCACCAAGACATACCCATGCAAAGATACCATCACTGGCATTGGTATTAAACACTATGTCACCCTTGGTGCCACTGTAACCGGGCACTTCAGTGCTCCATGACAAGCGATTACGTGCTATCCGCAGTTGTTGCACAGTGACCATGCCATCACTGTCTACTTCTATGTGATTCTGGCGATTGACACCGATCACCAAATTTTGTTTTCGATTGCTGCCAATGAAACTGGTGTTCTTGCTGTATTTGCCCAGAGCGAGATTGGTTTCTTCGTCCCATACGCTGAGTGCGCTGTCAGGTTCTTGTGTGTTGACGCCAACGCGATTTTTTTGCACAGTTAAAGTCTTGGCTAGATTTGTGGTCCCCGATACTTCGAGATTTTCCACTGTGCCTAGTTTCTTGATATTGCTATTGACCACTCCGGCACTGAGAGTGTTGCCCGTGACCAATGGGTGCCCATCCACTGTGATGTTTTCGATTTCAATGCCGGATTTGGTAGAATCAATCACTGTGGCGATCAATTCGCTGGCGAAATCCTGTTTGATGCGGTCATAGGTAACATTGCCCACATGGCGGCTGAGATCCTGCCAGGTTTGGTTGTCAGTGTTGATGCGACCTTGTATGCCCAGGTCACCTTGGACCAAGACATCTCCGTTGATCTTCACGTTATGTTCCACTGTGAGATCGTGTGTGACAGTTTCGTGCTCGATGACCACCACTCCGTCCATGACTGTGAGTTGGGTGGAGCCGGATTGATCAACTATGCCCGCAGTGCGGAAATCTCTCTTGATAGCAGTGATCAACTGGTCTTTGTTTTCCATTATGGCCTGAGAAATCTTGGCATTTAGATCTATATCTCTCAAGAGATTGCGTAGGCGATCTTCTGTGCGCTGTGCTATCAGCGTTTCAATTTTGGTAACCCATTGCGGATCCACAGACAGATTGTTGATGGTATTTTCAACAAAACGTTCTACGGCTAGATCCACTGTCTGGCGGATCTTGTCCTGATCAACATAGGAATTCAAATCAGGAACAAATCCGCTGGCAAACATTTCGCCTACTTTGTGTTCCACAGTGGTCACGAGATCAGGCAAGGTTCCGATATTGCTGAATCTAGCCGTGATACGATCCTGCACGAACCCAATGATCTGCTGTTCGAGATCCTGGAGCCATTCGGGTTGACTCACTGCCTGTTGCACCTGCAGTCGTGCTTCGTTGCGTATTTCTTGTTCGACTATGTGTGCCAGTTGTTGTGCGTCAAGCATGCTCTCTCCATAGGTCCAGCGTCACGCAATGGAAACCACCGCCCAAGGTGCGACTGTGACTCAATCGGTGTCCTATCACTGTGATACCGTGTTTTTCTAACTCTCTTTGTAGCACCCGTTGATCACTGTCCATGATCACTGTGTTAGGATCTACCACGAGCATATTTAAGGCTATCCATTTAGAAGCATAGGGGTATTGATAAAATCCCTGTTCTTTGACATAGTCAACGTAGAGCACTTCCCAATCTTTCAAGGCCCTAGGCAGATTTTCTGGTGTGACTCGTGCGGCATTGACAATGACCAATCCTTCTCTGATCGGGACTATGGTAGAATCTATATGCACGCCAGAATAAAAATTGCAAAGTTCTATCGTGATATGTGGAAATTGTTCGCACAGCCATTCATAGGCTTTACGATTGCCCGATGCACTTTCTAGATATAGCCAAGTATCGCCAAGTCTGCACACATTGGCTGCGTCCAATATCATGCCTTCGTTGCGCGGCATGTGCAGATATCTTTCACAAGAATCAACTACATCATGATAGGCCGCCAATTCCATGTCTCTGCAAGGATACATCATGGCAGGATCCACTATGGTTTCGCCGGCTACCAATAATCTATCTCTGGGGCAATAGTTATACATCCCTCCCAAGGCAACAAAATCTATTTCTTGTGGACGGTATACTTCTACACCTAGCCCAGTGAGTTTGTGTGCGAGATCATCCAGTTCAGATTCTGCTTCATCCACTATCCATTGTGGCACAGGACCTGATGGAACTGGTGTTTCTTTCCACAAGGTCTTTTCACTTTCCAGGGCAAACACAGGATCTTGGCTAGGCCAATTGGCATGCTTGGCAGATCCTATCACTATGGATCGCAAAGGATCCCATTCATTGTAGCTAGATATTTTCACAGATGTCCTGTTATTTGTAGAGTGTAACGATCTTCAAGACCGATGTTGGCTGCCATGTGCGGCACATCATAAATCCATTCTGCCACTGTGCCTGCATGCCATTTGACCACAGGATCGCCCTGCACTTCTAGATAGTGTCCCGACTGCCAATCTTCCAACATCACCAATGCCCGGCGTATGTTGTATTCTTGACCTTCCAGTCCAAACAATTTTACATACTTTACATAACGATCTTGATGCACTGGCATCACTGTTCCGGAAGTCATTCTATAGTAAGATGTTCCAATATCTTTCCACCCCATGGCAGAAAAATAGTCTACGAAAAGATGATTCCAACTGGGTTGACGTCCTTTCATGTCTGCCATGGATCCACATATTTTGGGTTGATATCCTTGGGCCATCCATCGTCTCACATCTTCTGAATCGTTGAACGGCTCTTGGATGTAATCTAGATGCTTGAATTCATCATCCCAAAAAACATCCAAACTGTAAATTTTATAATCCAGTCCGGCCATCTCGTGTGTTGCCATAATGGATCACATTATATTGTGGTGTAGAAGGCATTTTCCGCCAAGGATCAACAATGACAGAACCATAGGCTATGGGAGAATAGAACGTGTCATCTCTCACATCACCAGTGTATCCATAGGTGATTTGTCGATTGTGTGCCAGCAACAATACACAAGGACCAGTGATCGATTGGACTACATCGTCGCTGTCATCTGCCAAGGGATCTAAGTATTTCACAGAATAACCGGCCTCCTTGATATAGAATCCTATCAACGTGGAGTAGCTACCGATACAGTAGGCAACATCAGGCTTGTATGCCTTGCCATGTATGACTATAGGCAAATTCTTTTCTTTGGCTTGGTCTACTAAAAAGTGTGCTAGATTTTTTGCTTGTATTTCTCGAGCATGCATGATGGTGTCAAACAAGTCATAGCCAATGTCATACTCTTCGGCCAACCAACGCAAGGCGATGTTGTCTCGAGGATGGCAAGCACCTGCATCGCCCATGCCCGCGGTCATGTATTTGGGTCCCATGATACGCATGGTTGATTGGGCAAGGGCATCGGTCACAACATCCACATTGATGTTGCCAATCTTCAGCGCAAAATCCTGTATCATGTTCACCAGTCCAACCTTGGCAGAAATGAATGTGTTGTAGAAAATCTTGATGGCTTCGCACTCGTCCCAGGTACCTGTGACATAACGGGGATTGTTTTTCATCAACGGGCGATATAGATCGATTAGATCACGCATCTCAGATGCATCACCAGTTTCTGTCCCGATCATGACCATTTCGGGATTGGCCATATCCCATTTGACCGAGCCCATGGCTATGAGGTAAGGATTATAAAGGAACTGATGCTGTGGACCCAACAAGTTGGCAAAATGTCTGCGTGTGGTTCCCGGCAACACTGTAGAGATCAATACCACACGCTTGGGTGTGTCAGCATGTTCATTGATCTGACTAATAGCGTCTTTCACCGCATCATGCCCAAAGTCTCGAGGCTCCATGTGCGAGCTGGGCACTGATCCATCATAGCCCTCGGCGTGTGGAGTTGGCACAGCGATAAAGATCCAGTCGCTTTTTTTGACCACTTCGTCAATGCCACAAACTTCAACGGTATCACTATACCTCGGATATATATCATACCCTCGGACTGTGTAACGTTCAGCAAATACCTCTGCACAGTCTAGACCCAGTTTTCCTAGACCAATAAAACCTATATTCATTGTTTCCTCCATTAAATGACAGTGCCTGCTCATAATTTATACGATTTTATACATCAGGTCACAGAAAAACGTTTCTGGTTGTTGTATTTTTACCAATGGGGTAATAAAGATCTCAAGAACGTTTTGGACTACCAAAAGGACTATGAACACACAAAAGGACCCAATGGCATAGATAATCTGCTGGGAGAAACCTTCTTAGATCCAGATCAGATAGGACTAAGCAGATTTTCATTGGCTAGGAATTTCCAACCGGTATTGTTTTGTCATGATCAAGAACCACTGAATTATGAACTGTATCAAGATGGACAGCCGTTGTTACACAAAACCGAAGAGTTCAATCGACAGGATTATAACTTTCCTGTGCAGGATCAAAATCTCAGAAACACCATAGTATGGTCTTGGCAAAAACAATGGATCCTATTGCATTCTGAAATCAATTCCCCTCAACTGCAAAAATATGAATCCACTGGTCGTTATTGCGGCGCTTACTGGTGGAGCCATGCGTTGATTGCCCGTGATTGGTATAGATTTGCCCAACATGATCAAAGTCTCGAGAGAAAAAAGATCAAAAAAATATTTTTGATATATTGCAGAGATCAGACTGGTACCAGACAATATCGCCAACAGGTCATGGATCATCTAAAACACAATGGACAATGTGATTTTGCAAATCCTACAACAGCAGATGCCATGGCCAGCGCCTATTATAACAGTGAAGATTTTTGCAAGACTGGTATAAGCCTGATCTTGGAAACTCTGTTTGAAGATCCAAGGATACACTTGACTGAGAAAACACTCAGGCCCATAGCCTGCGGACATCCATTTATCTTGGCTGCCGGACCCGGCGCCCTGGCAGTGTTAAAATACTATGGATTTGAGACTTTTAGCCCTTGGATTGATGAGTCATACGATCATGAGTCCGATCATTCCACCCGCCTTGATCTCATACTCAAAGAGGTTGACAGGTTGTCTTCAATGGCTCCCGAACAACTCAATGAAATACTTGCTCATTGCTGGGCCGTGGCCCAGAGAAATAAACAACGGTTCTTTTCGGATAATTTCCTGAAATTCATAAAAGATGAACTTTACCATAACGTCATGCAAGCATATGGAAGGACCCAGAACAAATTGGATCCTTCATACTGGTGGTATGTGCGTCAATGGCGAAAGCAACACTTGCCTCAGAGTCCGCGATCTAACAAATACACCTTGCACCTGGTCAGACATCTACGACTCAACCAAGGGTCACTTGAACAATATCAGCGCCATGATCACAGCCTGGATGATGAATCCGGCACCAATTGTGACAATGTTTAACGTATCCTTGAGCACCACTGCTCGTCCAAACAACAGCACCAGACCAGCCCACATAAACAGCACCACGTCTACAGAAGGAGTGCGATCACTGAGTCCCGTGAGTATGGCCAGCAATGTGGGTATGGTGGCCGAGTGGATCAGGATCACTGCCAGCCATCCCAGTGTTTCGGCTGAGACCGTGTGTAACTGATTGGCGAGATATTGGCTGAATCCTGCTCGGACATTTCCTATGAATTGGAAAAACTTGCTCATGCGCCCTTCTCCTTCTTCTTGTAGAATCTGTGTGCTCCAAACTTGCCCACGTATTGCATGTTGGGCCAACCCGGATTTACATAGTCAGCATGGAAATACAGGGCCTCCTTGAGGCTGGGCAGTCGGAATCCCTCTAATAGGACCTTCTTGGCCACTTCCATGCTCTCATCCCATAGTGCAGGGTGTATGGGTCGGACCTTGTGATGTGGTTCACAGTACCAAGAGAATTGGCATACGACCTTTTCGTATACCACGTTCTTTTGATAAACCACTCCACAGACGTCCTTGCCAAAACGACCGTCTTCTACGCGATTGATAGTGACTTGGGCCACACCCACTTTGCCTTCAAAAGGCTCAGAGGCGGCTTCCCAATAGATATTGCGGGCCAAGCATTCTAGTTGCTTGGAGCGATCCGCTGTGGACACGAAGCCTTGGCGCCATGAGGCCGCTTCGTTGTCAGATGCAAGAGCATCCAGACGCAAATTGGTGACTGTGATCAAGATCGATGCTACGATCATTAGGCCGATCACACGGGGCAGACTTACAAAAAGTTTGGCCATGTCAACTTGGTGCGTTCTTGACTTTGATGTTGTCTCTGTCATAACTTCCTCCTTGTTTACAGGTTTCGAACCGTAGTAATATGTAAATCCAATATTACCACAGATATCGGCGTATATTACAAAATGGGCTATATTTAACCAACCGGCCCTGAATTTGTCTCATACAAGGTTTATTTTATGGTATTTTTTGGTGGTTGTCAAAAAAAGTTTCTTCAGAATCAAAATCGCTGAGATTTTGGAAGAAAATTCCCATTTACGATGTCAGAGGATTCACCCACGCCCAAGATACAACCGGTGACGCGACCATACTGCACCAGAGTCCAGGCTCCGGTGGTTTCATTGAGAAAAAGACTGAATTGGCTGGTGTCTTGACTACTTTTTCCGATCCACAGTGGAAACTCTCGATACTTGTCTTTCATCAAAGTTTCCACTATCTCCCGGAATGGGCCGCAGGTCACTGGTTTGTCCCGCTCGGTCCACTCGCTCGCCATCGCTGAGATCGGTAGGATGGCGAGGATGAGGGCGATGATTTTTTTCACAGATCTCAGGGTGTGGATCCTGTGCTGGTCCCATCTTGCCCGAGGATGCTACAAATGGTGCAGGTGCTCCAAAACTGGGTGCTGTAGGTGCGGCACCGGGTGCGCCGAATCCGCCCATGGGCTTGTTAAAACTCATTGATGCTCCGCCAAAACTGGCAGATGCACTCAGGCCTCCCATGCCACTGGTGCCGCTGTTGCTGGGATTACCACTCACAGGAGTAGATCTCGTGGCCGCTTCCAGGGCTTTCATCTTGGCTTCTTTATCGTCTTTGCCGGCCAACATGATGCCCGACAGCGTACCGGTAAGGAACGTAGCAATGGGTATGATCAGTTCAAAAAACTTCTGATCTATGGGGCTCATAGCGTTGAGTGGCTGGGTGACGAATATGATTGAATACAGCACCACAAACACTATGCCTGTCAGTGTCAGCGCCAAGCAAACACCTATGAAAAAACGCAGGCGGGCCATGAGCTGATCTTCGGTGTAGATAAATGGATCTTCTTGATCTTTTTCTTTGAAAAATTTAAAAATCATTTGCAATTCGCTCCTAGAGTTGTTTGGGGTGCCGATGCAGTCGTAGTTCCAGCACTGGGCGGGCCTAGACGTGGATCGCGGCCACCTTTGAATATGTGATCTGGGCAGGTCCTTGTGACATCACAAGCGGGTAACTTACACATGTCTTTGTCCCAGTTGGCAGGATCTTGGCAGGGATAGCGGAATCTATCACCGCCAAATATGGCCAGCATCAAGGGCATGAAAATCAGCAAGGCCAACCATTTGAACAGTTTACGATCGTTCATTCGAGCTCCTAGTTTATTGTTTGCTGTATTTAACAAAAAACCCGCCGAAGCGGGTCGAGCGCTTATTTGCCTGCCAAGGGATTATCTAGGGCTTTTTTGATCTTGTCGTCTACTTCTCGTCGCAGTTCGCGCACATCTTTTTCAGTTTCGCGCTGGCTTTGTTTGCTACTGCGCTCTACTTGTTCTACCACATTTTCTAGCCTGCGGATATCTTGCTTGAGATCGTTCTTGATGTCTTGCGTATACTGTGTGCCTTTTTCTGAACTCTGTTGCACCAGTTCCAGTTTCTTGTAAATTTCTGTTAGATCTGGCGTGACATACTCAGCGATCTTTTTCTTCATGCTCTGGTAGTCTTTGTATACTTCAAAAGCTCCATACAATCCGCCCAACACAGACGATACTATGGTGGCAGCCACCATGAGTTTAGCTGGCGTAAACTCATAACCTCCAATGGAGATCACTGTGTCTTTGCTGGCGTATTTTTTCACCGCCGCATCCATGTCATCGATCTTTTTGTTTACGTCTTTGATTTCTTCTCCCATTTCCTTCTCCTTTTATTGCACGCCTCGTTGGCGTTGTAATTTTTTAGCGACTTGATCAGACCTCTGTTCATTGAGATCTATTCTGTATCGTGCCTTGTTTTATTGCTATGCTCTGATGCTCCAACCAGATGCCCAACAAACCCACTAGCACTGCTACCACGGCAAATAATTTGGCCACGATCATACCTTATATAGTTTGAAAAAATATGTGAGCAAAGCAGCCACGCCCACGCAGTACCAGAACAGATCCTGCACCCGATGGCGATCTCTGTCAATAAACTTCATGTCTTGTGCATTCTGCGTCTGTATCTCCGTCTTGATCTTCTGCACTTGATTCCAAGCATCCTTGCCATGCTTCGCAGTCAAATCTGTTTTTAATTTTTTTACTAACTCTTCTCGTTGTAGTTCTTCTTCAAATTTACGTATGGCTGTGAGTTCTGCATTGATCAAGAGTTGTTCTTGTTGGCGCCGTTCCTGGACTCGCTTTTTCTGTTCATTCTGAACAGTTTTCTCCATGTCGCCTTGTATTTCGCCAACAAATTTACTGGTGTCATCTCCCAGTTTCTTGGCCTGTTTCAAGGCATTCAGGCCACCGGATAAATCTTTGGGTATCTCCATGATCATCTCGCATACTGTCTGTCGACCATGTCTGCATGGCGTCGGTCCGAAGCACCAGTGAGTCCCTGCAACAATCTGCGGTTATCCACGTTCTGTTGTCCACGATAGATTTCTCTAGGTGCGTAAAATTGTGCATCTGGTAGGCGAGCCTGACCATAGGCTTCAAAGCCCGGCACAAAACTCATGGTGGCCACTACATAAGATTGATTGGCCATCTGCTCATCCAAGGTCTTGGCCGAATCGGCTTCACGTATGGCTTCGCGACCACGTGCCACAGCATTTTCCATGGCAGCACGACGCTGGCGTTCGGCCAATTGTTTGCGTCGGTCGCTAGATTCTTCTTCGCGTTTCTTTTCTTCTTTCAGTGCGAGTTCACGCTCGGCCGCAGTGGCTTCTCGACCTTTTTTCTGCTGTTCTGACTCGGCAGAGGGTTTGGTCTGGATCTGTATGCTCAATGTGCCAGTAGGGCTGGCAGTGGTTTCAACTTTCTTGGTAACCACAGTGTTGACTTGGCTGTCAGGTACAACTGCCACGCCGGTAGATACCGAGCCGTCAGTGGCTATGGTCAAGGTAGGTTCTGTGGTAGATACAGTTCCAGTCAATGATACCGAGCTGGTGGTCGTAGATGTGGTTGTCGTGGTCGTTGATGCGGCCTGTGTGTTTTGTTGCGTGACGTAGGCTGTGTTGTAACCAGGACAGGAACGATCATACAAGGGATTGGCCGTGCATTGTTGCGTAAAATAGGCCTGTTGATAGCCCGGACATGAAGGATCATACAAGGCAGAGATGCTACATTGTTGTGTGAGAAATGCCTGGGCATATCCCGGACAAGAAGCACTGAAAAGAGGATTGGCGCTACACATCGCAGTCTGGTAGCCAGGGCAAGTGGGATCACTGATGGGATTGATCGCACACTGGTCCGCATCATACAACAGTCTCACATCAGTGTTGCGCACACGCGGACCATAAAGACCCATCCAGAAAAGACTGTCCTTGCCAGTCCAGGTAACGTCGAGACTGGTTACCTGTCCGGTAGTATAGCCGCCGCTCTGAGAAAACAATTTGCGTCCTGAATCCAGCAACCATGAGGATGCTGGTGTGATACCTTGCGGATAGTTGTAAGTATATGATTCCAAGGCCTTACCATTGTTGCCATTTAGCGAGATAGTGCTGAACAGAGTCCCTCCATACTGTCCCGGAGAATTTTGTATCTCCCAAGAATAGTCATAGCCCACCCATTTGATGCCGGTGCCGGCCAAAGCCGAGTTGATGGCAATGCTCTGTGCCACTGTGCCCATGATATAACTGAATCTAATGGTGTTGGTGTCACTGTTGTAGTAAGGACTGCCTGGCACATACACACCACCACCTTCCACAGCAGTGATACCTGCTGTGTTCAGGACCTGGGCACTAGGTATACCCCAGGCTGTGCCCGCAGGATTGATCAGATTAGATGTAGCTGTTTGTGCCCGTGCCGGCTGGTGCAACCATAGCGCAAACGTGGCCACTGACCAGAAGATCCAGAACCGCAACCAGATGTTCATTTATTTGCAACCCATTCTTTCTTTGATTGTAGGGTCGTTACCGGCGTAATCTTTACAGGCAAAATCGTCTCGGCGTGGAGATTTTTCTGCGGGCTTGCTCAAGTCAATCACGGGCGGCTTGGTAGCATAATGCCCCACGTTTTCTTTCTTGGTAGAATCTAGCACACCTCTACGTTCCCACTCAGCACGAGCATCGGCGCCAATTTTACCTTCTACTGGGCAGGGTGTGCCAGCGGCCATCATGGCAGTAAATATACGTTCATCTTGACACAGCGTGGCCACTGCGGCGACCTTCATGCCCATGTCATATAAATTCTTTGACAGTTTGATGCGTTCGCAGTTCATGTCACGCATGGTTCCCCCCATGGAGATACCCAGGATCTGAGTCTGCACAGCACCTGACGCGGCCACGGCACACACATCATTGTTGATGGTGGTCACAGCGGGTGCCACTGCCGTTGGTGGCGGACTTTTGATAGTGGTTGTAGAACTGGAATTGGTAGTCGACGTAGACCTGCTGGTGGAATCTGTGATGATTGGATCGGTCTGTGCAACTACTGCGGTCATAGATAGTGATAAAACTACGCCCGCCCAGAGTTTTTTATAGTTATAAAACATCTTTTGTCTAGCTCCTTAGGCGACATAATATTTAACGGAGCCAAGACAAAAAATAAGCGGTAGTTTTATTTGTTACTAAGAGATTGGTATATTTTTTAGCAGATTGATGCAGTCGTTGAACAGTATCTGTTGATCCAGTTCATCTGCTGACAGTTGGATGTTGTCAAGGCGTTGCAGATCTTCCATGAGTTCCTGGAATTCTGCTGAGTTGACATCACCTCGCGACAATGCATCACGATATTCCAAGGCTTTTTGCACTCGATATCCCAAGGCATTGTTTTGTCTGCAGAAATTTTCTACCACTTGTTGAATGTTCATGCTCGAGGTCTCCTTCCACTCACTGACAACATCTTGCGAGCGGCTTCGTTTATGTTTTTAATTTTGGCACTACAGAAAAATTTACTAGGTGGTCGGTCTCCACGATAGCGTTGATCAAAATCTCCCACTATTTCACTGAGATTACGATTCATCTCTTGTATCTTGGAATTGTCAGGCAAGCTGGCACTGTATGTGGTCAGCCAATCTACTTTGTGGCGTATATCTCTGCTCACTGTTCTGATTTCTTCAGTGGCACATACTGCATCTGTCTTGGTCAGTTCGATGATGTCTACCAAACGGGCTTGCTCATTATAGTCAAAATAACTAGGGAATAAAGCACAAGCCGACAGTAAAAAAGCGACACTAACGGTCGCTACTAAATTTTTCATATACGCCGTTCCAATCCGGACCTGGGTCCTTGTGTTTATACTTAGCGATTCTCTGAGAAATTTCATCATAGAAGCTGTTCAGCGTGCCGCCCCAGCGTCCGTGTAGGTGTTCTATGGCCTGTTCGCAGAAACCCCAATTCCGCTTGCGATAGTTTTCCATGAGTTTGGCATGGAGATTGATGATATTAGGCATGGTACCTATTTCTTCCAATCTCACTGCATCAGTGTCCAACACACAGAAACTGTCCAAAATCGGACCATTGGATTGTATCTGTATCTGATCCAGTTCCAACACCGTGTATTTGTCCTTCAACCCCTCTGCTGTTTCTTTGCCAAATATTATGTGCATAAAAAATCCTTTTAAATATGTATCATGCCAATAGCATTTGATTTAATTTCAGACCTCCATGTGGAAACTTGGGATCAACCATTTGATTGGGAAGGACAGGCCACTGCTACTCTTTGTGTGGTGGCCGGAGATGTGTCTCGAGACCGTGCCTTGGTCAAAGATGCTTTGGAAAAACTCAGCCAACGATATCGTGCAGTGATGTTCATAGATGGCAACGACGAGCATCGATGGACCTTGAACGATCTTGGGGACAGTTATCGCAGTCTAGTGGAAGAAATAAGCGACATACCCAATGTTACCTATCTCCAAGACAATGTAGTCATCGTTGATGGTGTAGCATTCCTGGGTACCAATGGTTGGTGGAGTTTCGATTTTGAACCTGGAGTGGACTATGATCAGACGCGGTTGTGGTTCCAAGACAGATACCAAGTTGATAGGACAGTTTCGGATGCCATAGAATCCATGAGCATGCAGGATTTCGCTTATCTGGCCAGATCAGTGCGTAGATTGCAGACGCATCAAGACGTGAAAAAAATAGTGTTGATCACCCATACTCCACCGCGTTTGGATCTCATACATCATGACATCGAGATAGCCGACAGCTATAGGATCAACTGTTCAGGCAACAGTTATATGACGCAGGTATTGGGCGAGGACACCGAGAGCAAGATCTCTACTTGGTGTTTTGGACACTACCACGGCGATGTTGATACCACCATACAAGGCATCAGATATGTCAACAACTGTAGAGGAAGAGGCAACACACCTTGGTGCAAGCCTGTGTATTACCCTCGTAGGATTGAAATAAGTCTCTAGGCCGAATCTGGCTCTAGTTTGACCTGTAAAGGATACCCGGCACCACGTGCCATCACAGTGACTTCGATGCCTTTTTGTTCGGCTATCTCATAGGGCAACACGGCCACCACTGCAGATCCTGCTTCATGGATGTCGAAAGTGATTTTTTCTGCTGTTGAGGGGCTGTAATCAAAATGTTCTACCAGGCTTTCAATCACGAATTCCATGGCAGTTTTATTGTCATTGATGTAGATAACTTTGAACATGGGAGGTTCTTTGAGCACCTCTCTGGGCCTGACGGTTGTTTTAGTTTTGGGTTGTGTAGCAGTTTCTGACATGTCGTTCCCTTTGTCCTCAGTAGAGGGCGGGTGCCCTCCACTGTATTTACGCTATTATATTATTTTGCGTATGAGATTGCAATACGCTTTGGCTTCATTTCTTCGGGCACGATGCGCTGTAGATGCACGTTCAAGATGCCGTCTTTCATCACAGCATCGCGAACCTCTACATAATCAGCCAGTTGGAATGTGCGCAGGAACTTGCGAGCCGAGATACCGCGATGTAGATAGTTCAATTCTGAGTCATCGGTGTTCTTTTCACCGGTGATCACCAACTGTCCTTCATGGAAATCTACATTCACTTCACCTTCGGCAAACCCAGCCACTGCCACCTGGATTTCATAGGTGTCTTCTCCTGTTTTCAGGATGTTGTAAGGCGGGTAGTTCTGGCTTTGCGCGGCATGGTCAAACTGATCCATGATACGGTCGAACAAGCGGTCGACGCCAATGGTATTACGATAGAAGGGGGTGAGATCAAAAGATGTGATTTTAGTCATAACATTCTCCTTTTTTAAGCAAGTTGACTATGTAGGCCCGACCATCGGCACCTACAAATATATTTATACAGGATTTTTTGAGAGTTGTCAATATCGCTCGCCGGCCACATTAACCAATTCATATTCCAACCAGCGCCGGAACTGTTCTGGTGGGTTCCATGTCATGGCCCACATGGTATAGGTTTCGTCGTGATCAAAAGCCACACGATGTTCGTATTTTATGGTTTTTTGCGTGTATCTCACACCATATTGTTCAGCCCAACTTTGCACCTGCTGTTTGATGAATTCCAGGGTGCGGTGATAGTCGCCGTGTTGTGGCAACCGGAACCGGATATACATTAGAACTGGCCTTTTCTACATTGCCATCCGGAACGATCACTGTTTTACCCAAACTATTCCTCCTTGTAAACGGGTTGTGGGTTATTTATTTGCTCTCGGTTAATAACTACGCGGTTTATCCCCCGATCACGATAGCGTTTGATAGCGAACATGTGTGGCATCAACACACGCTCAAGTTCGCTGTGCAAGGCGCGGGCACCAGTACCGAAATCTGCAGAACGCTGTGCTATGGTGGTCAAGGCCTCGTTCTCGAAATCAAGATCTATGCTGTCTGAAGCAAACAGGTGTTGATATTGACGTATCAATGAATTCTTGGTATCTGTGAGCACATGCACCAGATCATCCGTGGTCAGTTCATCTAGGCTGACCCAACTAGGGAAACGGCCGACGAATTCAGGTATCAGACCAAATTTTACCAGATCATCGGGCATGGTCTTTTGTAGATCCACGTCACCTGATACTTTGACTTCAGCATTGAATCCCATGGAGGACCCGAACAGTCGTTTCTTCACTATCTGGTCTAGGCCCACGAATGCGCCGCCGGCAATGAACAGTATATTGGCAGTGTCTATTTCGATCATTTCGCCACCAGGGTGTTTGCGGCCGCCACCAGCCGGAACTCGGCATACTGTGCCTTCTACCAGCTTCAACAGGGCCTGTTGCACACCTTCACCACTCACATCTCTGGTGATAGATGTTGATTCGCTTTTTCGAGCGATCTTGTCAATTTCATCAACAAATATTATACCACGACGACATTTTTCCACATCGCCACCAGCGGCAGTGAGCAATCGCTGTATGAGACTTTCTACATCATCGCCCACATATCCGTCTTCGGTTATGCTAGTGGCATCTGCGATGGCAAAAGGCACGTCGAGATAACGTGCCACGGTGCGAGCCAGCAGGGTCTTGCCCGATCCTGTGGGGCCCAGCATCAGGATATTGGCCTTGTCTAGTTCTATTTCAGGATCGCGATTCTGTATGCGTTTGTAATGATTGGCGATGGCCACTGCCAAGACAACCTTGGCACGGTCCTGCCCTATCACATACTGATCTAGATAACGTTTGAGTTCTTGAGGATCAATGTCTGTGTGATTGTGTTCTCTCGTTACCGGATCCTCTTGCAAGAGTTTTTGGCAAAGATCCACGCAATCGTTGCAGATGGCCACATCATTGGCCACTATGAGTTTTTTAACATCGTCTTTGTGTTTGTTGCAGAAACTGCAAAGTTCGTATGAAGTATCTTCTTTCATGCTGGACCGTTGAATTTGGGATCATCTCGTAGCCTAGCTTCTATTTGTTGTCTTTCGTTTTCGTTGAGCAGATCAGCATCATACTCACCAGAACCGATCTTGGCGATTAGATATTCGATATACTCATCATTGTAGGTGAATGAATCAGTGATTTCTTTGTCCACTTCAATCCATTTCGCACCATTCCATTTGAACAGTTTAGTTGGCAGGAAATCTACACGGATAAACGCATCCCCACGACCGGGAGTTGTAGGGAATCGTGTTCCAAAATCAACATTGGCATATTGTTCTTGATCATCTGCCTGCAGTTGTAGACTCTGTTCCCATGGTAGTCGTTCTATCTTGCCCTGTGCCAACAATTTTTCGTGTCTGTGTAAAGTGTCATCAGGATTGTCCGCTTTCCATTGGCGCTTGGCCCTTTTTACAGGATCTTTTTCTTCAGGAGTTTCTTCTTCATCGGCATCACCTACATACTGCACATCCGGACGCACAGTGACAATGTCCGGCATGTCGACATAAACAGGTTCACCGGGCCGATTATTTTCAACGATTTGTTTTGTTAGATCTTGCCCGCCCCATTGCGTAGGTGGGATAGCCACCATCGGAGCGGTGGGTTGAACATCAGCATCATCTCTGTCAGGTTGTCTAGCCAGATCCTGGGCAATAGGTTGGCCATCATCAGCATTGGTACCATTGGGTTGCCTCCATTTTTTTATTTTGTCGCGCCATTCGTTTATGCGATCCATCACTGGGCTGTCAGGTGGCGGATTTTCTGGTTCATCGGGATCATCTCGAGCACCGTATTTTTCCCACTTGTAACTCTCAGTGGCGGCCAACAACATGAATATGGCCAAGGGATCAAACACTACCACAAGTATTATGATCACCCAACGCACGGCCTTTTCCAGTAAGTTGGCATCAGGATTGTCTCCATAGATCAAGGCCGCTATGTATTTGATTGGACCTACCTCGGCTTCTACTTTGCGTAGATTTGCGGCTATGGGTGCCCGTTGTTCGTTTAATTTTGCTATCTCGGTCTGTGCGCGAGAGATGTCTCCTTGCAGGTTGCCACGCTCACGGGCCTGAGCACGGCGCAGTGCCGCGGCTTTGTCAGCACCCTTCTCGTCAGATGATCTGCTGAGTGTTTGGTCCACAGCCGCATCCATCTGGGCCAGGGCACGTCGGGCGGCTTCGATGTTGTCTCGCTGTGTCTTTATCTTTTCGTCTAGCAAGGCCACTTGTGCGGCCACATCCCCAGTGGGAACTGCTTGATCTAGATGGGCCTTTGACAGGAAGCCAAAGATGCCCATGGAAGTGATCAACATCAGCATACCCACCGCAGGCACCAAGTATATTTTCATGGCTCGTTTACAACGATGCCAGTATTCATGCAACCATACAGTGACCGTTAGTTTGGCTATCTCCAATATGGTTCCCATGACGGCCACAGGAATCACAGCCGCGGCAAATATGGCAGTGAGACCTATGATCGAATAGAATGCGGCGATGGCGCTGAGGCACAGCGCCACAGCCAGCATCAAGTATGTGAGAAACATAGAACTATTTACCGGCTTCAGGCACTTCAAACCATACGGATACTCCAGGACGATTTTTCCCGTAGCGAGAGTTTTCCGTGAGTTTTCTCTTTACTCGAGGTTGTGTGCGCCAGTTTTTTCCAAACCAATCTCGGCACTCTCGCATGATCGAATACCATTGCTCTTGTGTGGTGACGCTGACGTAGATTCGATGTAGTCCTGGTTCCATGATATTATTATAGCACAATTCAATCCCAAGTTCTATGCTTTTCGGCCACCCACTCCAGACCGTCGTATTCTTCTATTTGCCATTCTACATCGGCGGGGATCTCAACTACCTTTAATGCCGCAAATCTGCCACCGGCATCAGCGCCCATTTCCTGCACCACTTGCACCAGCACAGGGTCATCTCTATCTACGTCACGATCAGAAAATACCTGTTGATCATAGAGTTGATTATGCTGTTGTCTTTGGGCCATGGTCATCGAATGCCAAGTTTCAGCATCAGGTTCTTGTAGTTGCTGTTGTTTGGGCACCAACCAGTGTTTGGGTCCTACGAGTCCACCAAATCGATCATTTTCCTCGACGTAGTATTCTATGCCCTTGATTTCTAAATAGCGTTTGATAGCGTCTGGACTGAGACCAAAACCGCCATGTTGTTTGTTGATCACAACATAGCGGATGCCTTGTATTTCATTAAGTAACTGCTTTTGTTCAGCAGAGAGATCGGGATCTTCCAATGCTTTCATCAGGACCATTTCAATTCAAACATAATTACATCCCGTTCGTCACGGAACAAATACCGAGCGATCAAATCATGGGTATGAGACACATCCGTCACGTCTACTACCTCATGTTTTTGATAACTGACACAATTTTTTTTGGCCCAGCGATGCGCTGATTCAAAACGCTGTCCAGCCTGCTCGTATCCTATACCGCCGTCATCTAGCCAAACTTCTCGCATCACACCGCTGTGCTGTTGCGATCATGGAATCGTTGGAACGTCACTGCCATGTTCACGAAACGATCGCGATCTCGAGGATCCAAAGTGAAACAGTCAAAGTCACCATAGCGGCGATTGCGTCCAAACACATATTTCACAGCCAACCACACACGCTGATACCAGGGTCTGTATGCAAGCAGATACACCGTGGTGTAGAGTTCACCATCATCAGGGTCATAGTCAAATCTCAAAGTGTGCTCGGCCGAATGGCACGAACAGGTATAATAGTCAGTTTTACAGGGTTGCATCATCTCTCCAGGTGTTGGTAACATCATCCCAATGACGACGATCATAGATCCTGACATCCATGGTCCACCCAAAAACATTGATCATGAGCCACGGACCTGCATGATCAGTCTGTCGCCAGTTGAGATCTAGTTTGGCTTCTAGCCAATTAAATGCATAGTGGCTGAACTGCAATTCAAAGGTTTTATTGCGGAACATCTGCCAAGACCAACAGGCAATATTGCGGAAAGGCCTTGGCGGCCATGGATTGCGAAGCCGTATATCGAGTTCTATCATCAATAGATTCCTTTGCCGTTACGCCATGCCTCAAAGCACTGACGGGGATGACGTATCCACATCCAGGCTACAATAACGGGAACGGCCACCAAGGCCGCTGGAATCAATAACCACGGGCTCAGTATGCGCCAATAGATCCTAAACTTCATATCTCTGTCGGGCAAACATTTTACGGATGCGCCATTTGATGTAAGCCCACCACTCAGAACGGGGAATATGTCTCATGCTCGTCTTGCCTCCACGACAATACCAATTACAGCCAGTGTCAAACCGGCCACCAATGCCGCACCGTTGCCAGATATCAATGACTCCATTGATAATATGACCACTGCGAACCAAATCATCAGATTCAAATTTTTTCTCCAGGTTCAAACCCACGGAATCTCACGAATCGTGGAAATCTCAGTGAGTATGATCCGTCTTGGTTTTGTGTGACTGCGTCCGCTTGGATTTCAACCAATCGACCAAGTAGGTCATCGCGAGCGGTCCAGAAGTCATCCCTATCGCTATCAGACAAACCACTGCCAACATTAACACGAATATTTCTGCCATTGTCATCTCCTTCACAAATTATAGCACCCAATCGCTTTTCGTTGCGACCAGTTCCTTGTTCGAAACCCACGATTTCCAAATCCACTGTTATGGTGGGTTTCCACTTCATCCAAAAAGACGTTCGCTTGCACTCATAGGGCGCATCCACCGACTTGATCATGATACCTTCATAGCCGGCCGTGACAGCATCTTGGGCGAATCGATCCATGATGTCATGACCTTCTCCGGTGTCGAGATCCACTTCCAGTCCGGGCATGATACGGAGGCAATCGGTCTGCTCTTGTAGCGGTTCCATTGCCCGGTTAAGTATGTCCAGTCTCTTGTGATGTTGTGCGTTCCAGAACCCACGCTCAAAATCTTCCAGAGGAATGATATCAAAGATATGATAAACCATGCCATCAGTTTGGGCATCGCTTTTACGATGTGCTTGACGCATGAGTTTCTGGAATGACTCTCCCACGATCTCACCATCCAACACAAATCTACCACCTGAGTTCAGTCCGTGACGGAACACAGCCCTGCAATCTTCTATGGCTTCAGCGATCTGCGGAAAGTTGTCAAAGGGTTTGCCGTTGCGGCTGTAGAGGTTCACTGTGCTACCGCTGACCACTGCCAGCACACGCACACCATCCAGTTTACATTCGATACGTTTTCGACCTTTCATCTTGGCCGGATGATCGCCCGAGTCTTGCGCCAGTTGGCAAGTGAACACCGGTATCTTCCATTCCGAGTTACCCAGCACTTTGTTTAAGGTCTTTTCTGAAATACCACAGCGGAGATCTTTGATCAGCACACGACGGGCCAGGCCGTTCCACTCGTCTGAGTCAAAACGACCGGCCAGTTCGTCGATCCTATCACGTGCCTTGTTGCCAGTGATGCTACGGGTTCGGAGGCCTTCTGTGAGAGCCCAGAACTCAGTCCAGGGATTGTCTTTTCCTGTGAGTCCTTGGGTTTCTGGAACCTTCTTCACACCATAGACGAAATAAGGATTGTAGGTCAGGTAGCAGTTGTATAAAAAACACTGCGCCCCTGCCGACCCTAATCGAGCCGCTACCAGAGCCTTTTCGATCACTGCTTCTTTGTGTAGCCTAGAGTCTGAGCCTTCGAGATCTTGTATCCAATCTGCCGCCACTTTTAATCCATTGAATTCATCATTGTGCCAATCGCGTGCCTGTGTCATGCCTTTACCTTTGTATTTAGACTGTCAGCAGTCTTCATTTCATATTCGTTTAATATGTGAGAGATGATGCCGGTCTCGTCCATGACATAACCATACCGATTCCAGATGCGCTGGAGCACCTCGATGTCATCCAGTGTGAACGTGATCGATAAGGTGACATCTCGTTGTGTCATGCCGCCACCTGATCAAAAATGCTTTGCTGTAATTCAGCGACTTCATCTCTTGGCACATAAAAATCTGTGCGTGGATCCCAGTATTCACCGGCCTTGGGATCATAATACAGCACCCGGCCATTGGGATAGTGGAACGGACCTTCCAGCCCCGATCGTGGACCATAGTCCTGGTTGTGTCGGAAAACGTGATAGGCCATGTTATTTGACCTCGGCGGCGCCGATGTTGCAAGCGGCAAAGAATCGATCCGAGTCAAATCTGCGATTGGCTTCTTTACAAGCAGATGCCACCGCGATAGCCGCTTGCAAACGGCAATGCGGATCCATGATAGAATCGATGTATTTGGCGAGTAGTTCAAAGTGTTTCTTAGACATACTGTGGCTCCAAGTTGTTTACTATAACTCATATTATAGCAAAATGGCGATTTTTGGTCAACCACAAAAAAACCCTACTGTTTGTAGGGTTTTCGTAGGTTAGTGCCCACTGACCTAGGAACGAATCACCAGGGCGTCGGCTTCTTCTTTGGTCAAAGTGTTCGGCGCCAGCGTTCCTGGGAACTGCGGTTGTTCTGTGGCCAGTGCTGTGTCCGTCTTGATGCCTGCATCATCCAATCTAGCTTGATTGCGACCCTCGCGCATGGCAGCGATCAAGGCCTGCCCTCCTAGGCTGTTGGCATTGGCCACACGCTCTAACCACATGGCCGGTCCGCCGAATTCAGTGTTTCTACCAAATTGAGGCAAGGACTGTCCAAAATTGATGGCAGTTGTGTCAGACGCTCTGAAATCTGTGACGATGAGATCTGCACGTTGTCTGTTGAGATATTCTCTGCCATACTGCTCTTGCCAGATTGTTTCGTTGGCGTTTACTGTTTGCGCATCTGGATAGTTTTCGTAGATGTCTGTTGACGCCACAGCGGTATAAGGAATGATTCCATTTAGCCATGCATCTTGAAAGGCAATATTGCCTGTAGCGCCATAATAAATGCCCGCGGCTGCCCATCCCACAGGGATCTCTATCTGGTAATCATCATTGGGCGGATCCACTGGTGTGGGGTTGGCAGTTGGACCAAATGTGCCTAGACAGAATTGCTGGATGGTTTCGTAGATGCCCTGGCTTTGTGTGAATTCCGCAAAGGCACCATTGGCGTTGAGGCTGGTCAACAGCGGGCCATTGTCCTGGAGAGGCTGTCCTGAATTATAACCTGCGGCAAATCCCACGATGTCTGAAACTACATATGACCCATTGTTGCCAGTGGTCAACTGTATGCCAAAATCTTCGCCATAGTAATTTTTCCAATAGTCAATCACCGGTTGGGTCACATATTCTTCCTGACCGGCTATCAAAGGCAAATCTCTGAGGTTTTCCAATTCCAGGACACTTGCGGCCAATGAATCACTGCTGGTATTTGAAATACCCTTGACCTGTAGGAAACTGCGGCCCAATGCGGAATTGGCCACTGCCAGGTCATCGGGTATGATACCTTTGAGATTTTCTCCTAAGTCATTGAGTTCAGGATTGATGCTGCCACTTGCTTCATAGATACCACGGAAGCCAACAGACCCCACACGGATAGGCGTGGTCAGTGTGCTGGAGCTGGAGGCAAAAAGTTTTTGTGGATCAAGTAGGTCTTGACCTTTCTGCACAGCGACCTGTGTGTTGTTCAATATGCCTTTGACCTGTGTGACTTCAGTGGGCGTGAGTTTGGTCAGTTCTGTGTATATTTCTTTTTGTATGCCGGCGGGCAGATTTGCACCTTGTCGCGCTATCTGATTGAGATCAATGCCGAGATCCTTGAGACGCAATTCTTCACGGCCCAATAAAGCATTGGTTATGTTCACTCCCAACTGCTGTGCGGTGCGGGGATCTACCTGGATGTTGCCCAGTTTGTCATAGAATGGGCCCAGTGTTCCACTGTTTTCAAGGTTGGCGATCAGTTGTCCTGGATAGCCAAGGAAATCAAGTTTGGCCCAGTCCACGGTGTTGCCTAGTTTGCTGATGTCATCGCCCAGACCTTCAAACCATTTGCTGACTCCATCCACGCCGGCAGTGATGGTATTTTCCATGTTGGTGAAGGTTTTGTTGAGATAGGTTCCGGCCGACTCGGCTGCGTTGATAAAGCCATTGGCTGTCTGCGCGAAAGAATTGGCAGCATTGAAAGCCTGACCTAGGATCTTGGGATCGCCAACCAACGCCCCTGCGACCAATGTACCAGTGCCCCCAAGAGTTTGGCTAGCCCAAGTGATACTTTCTTGGATAGCGGTCTTGAACACCCCTTCTGTGACCGATGACAAAAATTGTGCTGTTTTTGGTCCCCAGGTTCCAGAAACTGAATTGAATACTTGTTTGCCGGCTGCGGCCGGGGCGGTGGCTAGATTGCTCCAGGCTTCTCTCATGGGCGCAGTGAATTCTAAAAAACTGTTGGTCATGGAATTGAGAGTGTCTCCCAGACCTCCGAGACCGCTGAACCACGATTGGCTCGCAGTATTTTCAATGATGCCCGACGCCACTGCTTCAGCAGTGCTCATGGAAAAGATTTCACCCGATGGAGTATACACAGTGACTAAACCTTCGGCCGCACTACCGGCTGCGCCGGCCACAGGTGCTCCACCAAACACTTCTGCGAGGCCTCCGTTGGCGATAAATGCGCCAACCGCAGTCATTATGATCGAGGTGAGTGCGCCTGCGCAGGCCATTTAGATTCCTACTATAACATCGAGACTTCCAAATGCCCGAGGATGAAAACAGGTGTCAGGTGACCCAACATAAACAATGGGTTTGCCTTCGGCCAGCACAGAAAGACTGCCCAGTGTGGTCAAAGCGGCGCAATGAATCTCGCAACCAGGTGCACCGCAACAAGGATGAGGTGTGACTAAAGTGCCTGTGGTGCAGGCCGGACGACCGTTGATCAGCACGCTGAGAGCGCCGGGGAATACTGCGAGACCCCCGGCTATGTTTGGGTCTCCGATTCTTACTGATGGTGGCATGATGTTATCCTGTTATGATTTGTTTAGCAGGCGGAGTGGCGATTCCTGTGGTAGCCTCAATGTATTTGGACTTGACGTCTTCGCGTGTTTCTGCCTGCATCACTATCGTAGCAGTATTTATATGCACAGTTTTGTCCTGATTTGCTGAAAACAAACTGGGCATCATCTGAAGCCCTTGTGGGCCCAGGACCATGCTGATGGGTTGGGTAACTTCTATCACATCGCCGCAGATTTCTACGACTTTGGCGGTGATTTCTTCACCGCTGATTAATTTTAGAGTGTATATTTGGCTTCTTTGGAATACGTTCATATGGTTCCTAGGTCTGTAAGATTCATGCGCTCGCGGATGTCCGTTCGCGTCAACTTACTTAAACCTTGGAACCCACCTTCCACAAATAATTTGCCTTCAAAATAGATCTGCGGCACCGTGCGATGACCTTTTTCCTGGATGAACTGGCGTGCTTGCTCATCCTTTTCGATGTTGATTTCTTCGAAGGGTATGTCTTTGCTTTTCAAGTAATTTTTAGCATTGACACAAAACGGGCAAACGGTTTTTGAATACACAGTCAACATCATAGACTCATACCAGAAAAAGTAGCATCTGTGACATCCTGTTTGGTGCCGCCGATCACATAGGAAGTGATCTCAGTTTCTTGAGGTGCTACCTGCACTTCAGCACCTGCGATCCATTTGGCCGTCCATGGCAAAGGGTTGGATCCGCCGCGATAGCGATTGGGCAAACCAATGGCTGTCATGCGCTTGTGGGCGATCCACTCTACGTAATCGCACAACAACTGTTTGTTGAGACCGATCATGCTTCCGTCACGGAAAAGATACTCAGCCCACCGTTCTTCTTGTTCTACAGCTGACTCATACATGGTGATCATGTCGGCCTGTGTTTCTTGTTTGATTTTCACGTAATCTGGATCGTCTTGTGGCAACAGTTTAAGCAGAGTCTGTGTGAATCCTAGATGGACGTTTTCATCACGTGCGATCAGTTTGATGATCTTGGCATTGCCTTCCATCTTTTTCAACTCAGCAAATGCCCACGAGCAAGCGAACGAAACATAAAATCTTATGCCTTCCAACACATTGACCGAGGCCACAGCCAACCATAGTCGTTTCTTCAGTTCATATTCAGTGATTTCCAGTGTCTTGCCGTTGACAGTGTGCCGGCCAACTCCCAACAGTTGATAGGCAGTGGAGTATTGTATGAGGTCATCATAGTATTTGGAACAGTCTGTTCCGCAGGTCACGATATCTTCGATGTCCAACATCTCATCAAATATCTTGCCGGGGTCGGAATAGATGTTGCGGATGATGTGTGTGTAACTACGGCTGTGTATGGTCTCATTGAAAGCCCAGGTCTCTATCCAGGTTTCTAATTCAGGCAGTGTAACCAAAGGCAAGAAGGCCAGATTGGGTGAACGACCTTGCACAGAATCCAGCAATATCTGGCGTTTGAGATTGCTGGTAAAGATGTGCTGTTCCCATGGTGTGAGATCCTTGAAATCCTTGGAGTCACGTAGCACATCTATTTCTTCTGGACGCCAGAAAAATCCCAACTGCTTGTCGGTGAGTTTGTCAAACTGACGATACTTCAGTGTGTCATATCTTTGCATGCCTAGTCCGCCTTGAGGATCAAGAAAAGCCAAGCTCTTGGTGTGGTCACGATTCTTTTTTAGATTCAATACGCTCATTTATTATTCTCTTTATATTTTGCAACTGTCGCAGTCTTCATCTGCTTGTATCGAAGTGTCGGGGGCTTCGATCAGGATTTCCTGTCTGTTCATCCGATCTGCGTCGATCTCCCCCGAGCCATCATAGGTGTTGAAATAATACAACTGCTTGCCACCATACTTATAGAACATGATCATGTGCTTGAGCATGTCACTCATAGGGATCTTCTCATCTTCAAAGTGCTGTGGATTGTATGATGTATTCACAGAGATGCCTTGGTCGATATACTTCTGCAAGATAGCCATGATGCGTAGATAGCCTTCGGGGCTTTTCTGATCCCACAGCAGTTCATACTTATTTTTGAGTTTGCGATATTCGGGCACTACTTGTTTGAGCACACCATCTTTGCTCTGCTTGATGGAAACATAACTGCGAGGAGGTTCCACACCATTGGTAGAGTTAGATATCTGTGCTGACGTCTCTGCTGGCATCAAGGCCATCAAGGTAGAATTCCGGATGCCGTGTTTTTGTAACTGCTGACGCAGACCTTTCCAGTCCACTAGATCTCGATGCGGCACCAACTCGTCCACATCACGTTTGTAGGTATCCACGGGCAAGATGCCATCGTGATATCGGGTTTCAGGACTGCGAGGACAGGCGCCAAACTCTTGTGCTAGATCCGCTGATGCTTTGATGAGATAGTATGACCAGTGTTGCGCCCAACGATCCACTTCAGGCAGTGCTCCGGGGTCACTGTAACTTAGATCGTTCTTGGCCAACCAATAGGCCAGGTTGATGATGCCCACTCCTAGAGGTCTGCGATTTTCTGTGGCGATCTGCGCGGCCAGGATAGGATAGTTCTGATAACTCAACAATGCATCCAGACCTCGCACAGCCAAAGTGCAGGCACGTTCCATGTCTTCGGGATCACGGAACACACCCCAGTTGATGGCGCTGAGTGTGCATAACGCGATCTCGCCGTCCTTGTCATGCACATCATTGAGTGGTTTGGTAGGTAAGGTGATCTCACAGCAGAGATTGCTCATTTTAATAGGCGCCAAGTCTGGCTTGAACGAGCCGTGAGTGTTGGCGTGATCAACGTTCTGGAGATAGATGCGTCCGGTATCTTTGCGCTCTTGCATGAATGCCGTGAACAGGTCGATGGCCTTGAGCTTTTTCTTACGGAGTTTGGTGTTGCGTTCGGCTGTTTCATACAGTTCACGGAAACGTTCCACATCAGTGAAGAAGGCTTCATACATCTCGGGCACATCATGCGGTGAGAACAGCGTGATATCCCCACCAGTCAACAGTCGCTCATACATGACTTTGTTGAATTGCACACCATAGTCCATGTGGCGCACACGATTGTCTTCAGTGCCTTTGTTGTTCTTTAGCACCAGGAGATCTTCTACTTCGTAGTGCCAGATGGGATAATAAAGAGTGGCGGCTCCATTGCGCACGCCGCCTTGGCTACACGAGCGGGTAGCCGCCTGAAACATTTTGTAAAAAGGAATAACACCTGTGTGATAAGCATCTCCATTGCGGATGGGTGACCCCAACGCACGTATGCGTCCTCCGCCGATGCCAATACCGGCTTTTTGGCTCACATACTTGACCACGCTGGAAGAAGTGGCATTGATTGAATCAAGGCTGTCAGCGGTCTCGATCAGCACACATGATGAGAATTGACGGATAGGAGTGCGCACGCCGGCCATGACCGGAGTGGGCAGTGATACCTGATGTGTGGAAATAGCGTCATAATAATCTCGCACCCACATCATGCGGCTTTCTCTTGGATAGTGTTGGAACAGCGTGGCCGCTATCAACACATAGGCCATCTGCGGAGTTTCAAACAGCTCCTTGGTCACACGATTCTGCACCAGATACTTGCCACGGAACTGTTCCATGGCCGCATAGGTCAGTTGTTCATCACGATCATGTCGAATGAATGAGTTGATGCGATCCCACTCATCATCGTTGTAGGCAGTGAGCAGTTCCGCGTCATAGAATCCTGCGGTGACATTTTTCTCGACCAGCTGCCGGATTGGCCAAGGTTGGAACTGGCCGTATACTTGTTTGCGTATATGGTAGCAGATCAGTCGGCCGGCCACAAACTGATAGTTGGGAGTGTCTTCAGTGATGAGATCCGCGGCGCTCTTGATCAGAGTCTCCTGGATGTCTGCGGTTTTCATTCCATTGTAAAACTGTATGTGACTTTTAATTTCTACTTCGCTGGCGCTTACGCCTGTGATGCCTTCTGTGGCCCAAAATACTACTTTATGCAACTTCTCGAGATCCAGAGGCTCCTTGCTTCCGTCTCTCTTTGTGATTTGTATGCTCATCGCTACCTCAATTGATTTTTTTTGTGACTGCTCGTGAATCCACGCTCTTCTTGATATTGACTGCTGGTGATGTGATATTTAACAACTGCCCGGCTTCCCAATTCAGTATATATTTTCCCTCATTGACCAGGACTAAATTGTCCGCTGATTCGCCATTTACGGCTATTTCCACCTGGGTTATGTCTGATCTTGCCATCATATGTAGAGTATACACTATGCCCAGTGCTTTTGCAAGACTGCAGAAATGATTATCGGACAAAAGATCCCAGGGGTCCGGCCAATCGGCCATGTCATCCCAGTGGAGGTAATACGGAACCCATGGGCACTGTTGCCACCAATCATTCACTGCCAATAGGCATTGATCTAAGTCATTGCTGAGGTTGGCCTCTCTCAGTTGATACCAAGAAGCCAATCGGTCTTCATACCGGTTGGGCCACACAGTTATCCTAGAGTGCTAACAGCGTATCGGAAACGGCCATTGGCCGTGATGGTGTAAGAGACTTCGATGTCAGAACCTACCTGGCTCACAGAAAGCGTGAGTCCGACAGGACCATTTTCAGTATAGTCATCAGTGAAAGACACAGGAAAAGTAGAACTGTCATCTATGTCTTCAGATACAATGACCAAGGTGCCGTAACGGACCTGAGTGGTTACTAGATCTTTGAAATTGTATCGCACTTCAAATGCTGAACCCAGCGCGGCAGGCAATGTCAACAAGGTGCCACTACCAACAGTTTTGTCTACCAGCACACCAGCTTCTTGTACCAAGGTGCCAAAGCGATATCTCTCGCCGGCTTCCATGGCAAAGACTTTTTTGTTGTCGATATTGATACGTGCTTTTAATTCATCTGCTGAAGAATCACGCTCAAACATATCGCCAAAACTTACATTGTTGTCTGTGTCGATCAGTATGACGTTGAAATTGTCGGCGGCAGGATAGGCGCCGCCACGGAATTTGGTGGCCACGTCCAGGAACATGTTGAATCCAGACATGTTGTTTTGCGCACCATCGATCTCGATGCCTTCGGCATAGATAGCGTCGAACAAGTTCTGTGTGATGCGGAAACCCTGCGGTCCTATATAGCCCGCAGTACCAGCACCAGTTCCTGTCAACAGCACACCTTGATACAGCGTGTTGAATTTGCTGTCAGTGACAGTGATACCAGAGATGGCAGCATCGCTGGATAAACCATAGGTCAGTCCTGAAAATTCGCAGGCCGTGAACGAAATATTCTCTGTGGGATAAGTTGTCGTGGATCCGAATGTGGCACCTGAGATGTCGTCTACATCGGTGTCAAGTTCGGCCTGCACCAATGGTCCAATGAATGCCACGTCTTGGAACAACACATTGGTGGCTTCCTGGATCGACACTATGTTGAGTGTTTCTGCGGACTGGAAGCCCATGTCATAGATTTCTATGTTGGTAGGTGCAGTGGCATTGTTGTTGCCGATGTTGGGATAGACCTGCTGTAGACTGTCTGCGGTCTGGGCCACATAAGTAGCAGTCAACGTGCTGTCACCAGTGGTGTCCAAGAATATGACCGAACTGCGGGCACCTTCGCCGTATAATTTACAGAACGGGGGGATCTTTATGGTGGAAGTCACACGATACACACCAGCAGGGAAGAATATGCTACGTCTCACCTGTGGATTCTGTTCGCGGCAGAACATCTGGAACAGGGCACGGTTGATAGCATCAGTGTCGTCGCTGTCTCCGTCGCCCGTGGCACCAAAATCTTTGATCGATGCCATGTCATCCAGTTTGGATTGCAGTGTGCGCTCGATGGGGTCACCTGGTGTGGGGCCGGTCTGCACAGTGTATCCACCGGCTTCACCTTTGTAGGTGTAGGCTCCAGCTATGGCGAATATGTCAGAATATTGGGTGAGGATTTCAGTGTTGCCAATGGCAGGAGCACCTTCTTGTATGGTGCCATTGCCGATGAACAATCTGCGCTGGTCGATGACCCAGCCAAACTCTGCGCCCGCTAGTTGCGGTAGATTTTCACTTAGACCTTTGCGTTGCGTGATACGCGATATCTGAACTATTGCCATTCCACTCTCCGATTACCTATTTATGCGGTCAAGTAATAGAGCTCCAGGCGCCGCCACCACTGCTGTTCCCAATAATCAAAATCCGCCTCTTCCAGCACGAATTCCTGATATTCTGGGGGTTTTGTGATAGTAAACTGTGTGTCTATTTCAGGTTTTACACACATCAGCACCACGCCCTTGCGTATGCGGGTGCCATGCACTTCGTTGTGGGCCAGGGCATAGGCCACCAGTTGCAGGAAGTAATCTTCGATCCACTCCCGGCGCTTGGGTTTGTTGGTTTGTTTGTAATCTAGGATGCTTTGGCTGCCAAGATGGATTCCAGCACCGTCCGAAGTTCCTGCATAGAGATTGGGAAAGTAAAGCGGTATTTCCACACCCCAAAATTCTTCAACATTTTTAAGTCCTTGTTCAATCACTGTCATGGCCATGGCATGACTGCTCCAGGCATAGGGATTAGTGCCCGCTGGTTTTATTTCACCGGTCTTGACATAGTGCTCAAGATATGTATGCATACGGGTTCCGCGATTGGCGGCCTCCGTGGTAATTTGCTGTGCTTGGGCCTCACCCACACGCTTTTTCCAATTGGCCAAAGCCTGTTTCTTTTCTTCGGGCTTGGTACGGTCAAGTATGGTAGTAACTGATGGTAACTTTTTACCATCGGGAGTGAGATACAGTCGTCGCCCATCTTCGCTGGTGCGATTCAAGGGCTCGTAGTTAAATTTTTGAATATACAATATTAGACTCGGAAACTTTCTCCGCAACCACAGCGGTCGCGTTCGTTAGGGTTGATGAAATCAAATCCTTCGTTGAGGCCGTTTTTGACCCATGCCATGGTCATGCCTTCGAGATAAGGACGATGCTTGGGATCCACATATATGCGCACACCGTTGATGTCATAGTGTGCCACGCAGTGCTCTCGCCCTTGATCCGTATCCACGTATTCCAGGGTATAGGCCAGACCCGAACAGCCTGTGGTGCGCACACCAATCTTGATGCCTAGGCCGCGTCCACGTCGGGCGATGTTTTCCTTAACGCGGCAGGCCGCTTCATCAGTGACTGTGATCATGTTTTTTGCGATAGTCTTCTATGGCAGCCTTGATGGCATCCTCGGCCAAGATGGAGCAGTGGATCTTGACTGGTGGCAATGCTAGTTCTTCTGCGATTTGGCTGTTTCGGATTGTTCCTGCTTCATCAAGGGTTTTGCCTTTGACCCATTCTGTGACCAGGCTCGAGCTCGCGATAGCCGATCCGCAGCCATACGTTTTAAAGCGTGCATCTGTAATAATACCTGTATCATCGTCCACCTTGATCTGTAATTTCATTACATCCCCGCAAGCAGGTGCCCCAACCATACCAGTGCCAACGGTAGGATCAGACTTATCAAGAGCACCAACATTACGGGGGTTTTCATAGTGATCAATGACCTTTTCTGAATAAGCCATATCTACCTCCTATGTTAGTATACAGTAGTATTTACTTGATGTCAATGGCCCGTTTGGCCATTTGGTTGACTTTTTTGCGGGCTTGATCCACTGACATGGTTTCGCCATCTGGTGTGATGGTTTGGGAACCTTTCCAGATGATATCATCACCCTGGATATTGGCGATGATATTGTTGAGTGGTGGTTGCGTAGACAAGGTCATCAAGCGTTCCCGATCCATGTTGATACCATTTTCTCTGGCTAGATCTATAAAGGCATCTACATTGTAAGGTTTGACCGCGGCTGTGTCCTGGGCTCGTTTGAGCAAAAACTGGCCTATGGCGGCCAGTCTCTGCACTGAGGGATCCTGGAACTCTCGGATCAGCATGTTATCTACGCTCGCGGCCTAATGCTCGGGCTGGTAGTTCTTCAGCATCTACATCGAGATTGGCATCTAGGCTGAGGTCTGGAGTTTCACCGGTGTCAGCACCGGATACATCTCCGGTAGGAAGGGTAGCGGCTCCTGCGGCGCCAGCATCTTGTCCGGGAACCACTGGGGCTTGACCTGTGAGCACACCTTGTGCGGTTTCCAGCTGGGTCTTGGAACCCTGGAGGCCCTGGATGAGACCTTGTAGTGCGGCTGTGCAATCATTGTTAAACTGTTGTGCTTGATCCATACCAAGATCGTTACGGATCGAATCTACAAGTGCTGGCAAATCTTTGAACTGCATGGCCGAAACTTGTTCAATCATTTTTTGAACTTGGTCAACCATGTCTTGTGCGGCCAATACCACTTGAGCCTGTTGTATCTCGCTGGCTTCTTTGAGCCGGCGTGCTCGTTTGCCTTCCATGGCTGATGCCGTGGCTGTTTTCAACATCTGTTGTAGACGTGTGGCCTGCTGAGGATCTTTCATGGCAGCACCAATGCCAGCGGCAAAACCTGCCATGGCTTTCTTTTGGGTCTGATCCAAGGTCTTGCCCAGGGCGGCCTGTGATACTGCGCGAGCCAAAGGATTGGCCTGCGTGCCAGTGGCGGCAGCGGCTTTGCGTATTCCGCCCGACATAGATTTGGCGTCTGCTTGTGCGGCGGCAGCGGCCTGTCGTGGATCTTGTTGTGCCATGGCCATGCCAGGAGCGGCACCAGGTTGAGATTCTCGTATCCTGGACTCTAGAGCCTGTTCCATGACCACCATCTTTAGATAAGCAGGATTCTTTTCACTGCGATGGAATTGTGGTGTGCCACGATGCTCACGGATCAGCCCGCGGATTTTTTTCAACATCTCTTTGGCCGTCTTGACGCTGACAGCGCCGACGTCTAACTGTTGACCAAAGTAACTTTCAAGCACTTTGCGTGTTTGTTGTGTTTTGGTTTTTGAGTCCAATTCTTGCAGTTTCATCTTTGAATCCTTTTTGTTGCCAGTATTTAGCCAGATTTACGCATTTGTCCAAGTGTTCTTGCAACCACTTCAAGCGTGTGTGGCTGTGTTGCAATCTGTCTTCCAGCACATATTTACGCTCAGTGTCTGTGGTGGTTTCTATCATGTGCCGGAAATATCTGATCTCATCTCTGCGGCGTTCTATTTCTTGATCAAACAGCATGATCTCTTGTGTGAGGGTGAATTTGCCCAGTTTGTCGGCTATGCACCATGCCAGGGCCAGGCGTGCAGAACTGGGGCATGCGGCCAATGTGGCTCCACGATACACTTCAAAATACTGGGCCTGTTTGACGATAGTATAGCGTCCAAATGCTTGATACCCATCGTTGACTGGCAGTATTGAGTTGGGATTGGCAAATACCTGTCTTGCTATGCGATCCAGCGTGGATTCCACGCGGTCTATGATTATTTGATCACGTATGTGGTTATCATCCAGCCCAGGCTGGCCAGCAGGAACCCGATTATTCCTATGCCCCACGATATGATCTGATCCGTGCGCTTGTCGGCCATTCTTTGCATCATGTCGTGAATCTCTCTGATCACGGTTTCGGTCTGTGTTACCTTTTGCTCCACGTTTTCCAGTTTTTCTTCCAGAAACTTGTATCTCTCCGCGCACAGTTCCACGTGAGTTTCTAGGCTTTTCTTTTCGATGTCCGTGGTCGTGACCATGATCTTCCTTCGTTATGGATTTATTTATAGATTTAGGCATGATATATGGTGTTGGGGCTGTCCCCTAATGTTATGATCCTGGGTTCGAGATCAGATGTTTCTTCTAGATCAATGATCATGGGTGTGCTGTCACTGTCCTGTTTAAGCACCCAAAATTCATCACCATCCACCAACCATTGCGCCTGCGGTTCTATCTCAAAATCAAAGTGCCAGGTTCGTTGATTGCCAAAGGGCCCTGTGTCCTGCACAGTGGGATCGCTGACATTGAACATTTGGGTGCGCAGTCCGATCAACTGCAATAAGGTGTCAAAATTCCTTTGTTGATTGCGTGCTCGTGCCAAGGACGCTGGGTCTGCCATGGTCAGTCCGTTGCGACTCACATAAGGAAACTGTGCGGCTTTGACGTGCCCATTTATCCCAGTAGCAGTGATATCAAACAAGGTATAGCATTCAATCTTTTGCATACTTGAGACTGTAGTAGATCCGTAGTTGATCCAACATCTGCTGTAGGGCAGGATCTTGCTGGGCTCTGCGCCGTATATCGCCCCACAGTTTGTCTTCTTTCAAGGCAGCCAGTTTGTCCTGGGTTTCCTGATCGATGGATACCAATTCTCTATCCAGTTTGCCAGGATGCCTGCGATAGATAGTGTGTCCACCATCAGGACTTTCATATACGTATCGTTGATCTGCCATGCGGGTATTTAAGCCACAAAAAAACCCTAGTTAAAGAACTAGGGTTTCTTCTATACCAAAACTACAGATTAGGTTGTGAGTTTGAAACCAGCGTTTGTGGCTGAGTCTAACTGGAAACCTGTGTAGGTGATGTTGGCTGCTGACAAGAAAGCGGCAGCGTTTGCGAATGCGCCTGTAGGATATACAGCCACTGACAATGCTACGCCGTCAACTTGATACATAGCAACTGTGGATGTTTGCTGGATAGCCTGGATCACGTTTGCAACGTATTCTGCTACACCGCCTTCGCCGTTGATGCTGTTGTTAGCAACTGCACGGAAGAAGTCAAGTTTTGGACCTTGAGGCTGGACAGGAACACCGGCCAACGAAGTGGAAGGTGCGACTGGACCATTCTGTGTGTCTAGCGCGAATACTGGTTGCGAATCACCATTGGTGCGTGTAAATTGTGCCATTTTAAATCTCCTAATAAGTGGCCTTAGCGGGCCTACTTTTATTTATACCGAAATGGTGAAATCGGGGGCTATCAGGCTAGATCAGGATTGTTGCGGGCAAAGTTGGCTTGGCTGAAACGCATGCGATCCACGTATTTCATGCCCTGGCCCACATAACCTTCGTGTCCGGGCTCGTCGTTGATGGATGCCTGCACATCATGTGCTTGGCTGTCTAACTGTCGCACCACTTGATTCTTCAAGGCGCTGAGATCCAAGAATGTCTGGAACACAGCGGCCACGCCCTGTTTGTTGAGATTGGCCCACTCAAATATGCGCGGTGCCTTGGCTGGTTCTCGTTCCTGCACCCAGGGACCAAATCCCTGTATCAAGTTATCATAACTGCCAGCACGCACACGGGTGTTGATATACTGTTTCATCAACTGTGGTAAGTTGGTGATCTTGCGGGCACGCAGTTCTGCAGGGTTGAACAGCGCATCTATGGCCGCACCTTTGGATTTCAGTAGATCCTGTGTTTTCTTTACGGTCTTGGCGTCGAGTTTTATTTGCTGTGGTTCTCGCAGGCTGGGGTCCAAGATCAACAGGCCCGGAACCGGCTTCAGTGCCGCCGCACGTATGGGAGTGGCTGCCGCACCTGGCGCATCTAACTGTGTGTGGACGACCACTGCGGCATCACTGGCCGCGATCTGGCGACCAAGATCGCTGTCAGCATCCACTGAATATTTCACTGTGTTGGGCTGGAACACCCATTTGCCATTCTCTTGTTGAGGTTGTGCGCTGTAGAGCAAGTCTCCTTGAACATAGCCTCTGAAATCTGGAGGTGTGGCTGCTCTCAACAACGGAAACAGTTTTTGATATAGTCCTATGAGTTCGCCACGCTCGCCGCCTCTGGCAGTCATGATGCGGGCGATCATATCAGGCGAAGTGGCCAGACCATCATAGCCCTTGGCCAGGAAACCGGCCTTGTCAGTGAGCACAAAATCACCGTTGGATTTGCGACCAAAGATGATAGCGGGTTTGCCATCCCATTTCACAGTGGCAGTGTCTGGTTGCTGTGCGGTATTTACAATGCCTGTGAGTGCTTGTTGTGCGCCGCGACTGCCCATGTCAAATACCATGTCTTCGGGATGCTCGATGCGCACACCTTCAGCGATGATTTGCATGCCCTGATTCACGATCCTGTCGCGCAGGCGAGCCAAGAAATGCACTTCGGCTTCTTCTAAATTTTCATCAAAGGGCTGGCCTTCACGTTCCATGTGCGCACGGAAGTCTGCTATCTTGCTGTCTTTGTTTGGATCCATTTTGAGAGCACGCATGATGCTCTCCACGGAATAGAGGTCTTTGGCCGATGCGGTGGGATTCAGCAACAGTTTGGCCACCGCGTCTGGATCGTCGGTGACAATGTCATTGGTGTTGCGATTTGCGATACCATCATTCTGATTGAGTTTGAAACCCATGGATTTGGCCATGGAGTTGATCATGATGTTGCGCAGGGCACCTTTGTAGGCACTGGCCGGATCGCTACGCAACACGAACTGATTCCAGCGTGGTTTATTTGCGAACATGAAATCGGTCTGCACAAACCCACGACGTGGGTCACCACCAATGGCAGTGAGGAAATGCACAGATATTCCGGACTTCTTGATGTAGCGTTGTGGATCCACTCCTTGCTGTTTGGCCCAATCTCGCAGTCGATCTATCAATTGTTCTTTGGAGATTTTTGTGGCATCTATCTGCAGATCCAGATCACCTGATGATTCCTTGCGACCGGTGGAACCCAACCAGCGTGCCGGTTGTCCATCTATGGAGTCTTTTTCTGTGGTAAAGTCAATGCCAGTGATGGGTTCTAGCCACTGCACAGTGGGCATGATGTCGGCTTGCGCTATGCGTTGCGTGATGACCTGTCCTTGATCATCCTTGAATACGTTGCCACCTTCTAGTAATCTCATCATATGGCCTGCGAAACTGTGGTGGACTTGATTTTGCCTGCGGCATCCTGTGAAAGACTGTTGTGCAATGGTGTGCCGGCGATGACCTGTTGGCCGCTGGCACTGGTCCAACGACCATTGGCCCAGGTGTAGATTTCGTCAGGAATCTCGGTAGTTCCTGCCCTGCCGCCACGCACCATCACATTGTATCCGTTAGGTATTTCCGGAGCCACTGCGGTTTTGCTGACTTTGTAGGCGGGCAAAAAATGCTTGGCCAGATATTCACGCATCTGTTCTATGGCTGGTTGGGTGATATACTTGTCCATGTTGCGCTCATCCACAGCGACCTGTCCTTGCATGGCTTGCTCTAACCAGGCAGCCGCTCGTTTTTTGTATTCATCCGCATCCATGACCTGTCCAGCAGTCTTGCCAGCGTTTATTTTCTTGGCCTGACGCCGGGTATTTTGCCCATGGCGCCTTTGATCGCGGCTCCGGCCTTGCCCATCATGGCCGAACGGCTTTGGGCCATGCGATCTTGCTCGGCACGCCCAATGGTGGCCAAATCTTGGAAAATACCTTCGTTAGTGACCTGTTTAACTTTCATCGGTGCGTCTCACGGTCCTCGTGAATTTTGACGCATCCCGCATGCGTATGGCGTTGAGTAGCTTGCGCTGGAGATTTTCTGCCTGCTCTGGATCATAAGTGGCATCGATCTGCTCCATGAGCCTGATGGCGCCGGCAATGATGTTTGAAGCACGATTTTCTATCACGTGCCTGCGATCACGCTCGATATACATAGCATCGAGTTCTTCTAATATACTGCGGGTCTTTTTGTGCATGATCCGAACCTTTAAATTATTTAGTAGATTTTACGTATCTGTAAATATCCTTATATGATAAGTCAACGTAAAGTTTCAAGTCACAGCCAATGGCAACCATTGAAAGAAGTATGGGTAGGTGGCACTTATCCTGCAGATTTTTACCAGCATCTTGGCAACAAATCCCACGATATTTTTGCAAAAATCACTGAAATTACCAACAAAGATTTTGACAATCTAACAGACACATTGGAAAAATTAGGTGTCACAGTAGTCAGGCCTCAATTCGATCGTATAGACGACTTTTTAGACGAACATGATCATTTGCTTAAACCACCGGTAAGTCCATGCGACATAGCACTGACACTAGGAGATACTTTGCATCTCATGCCTCAATACACGTCCGAAGTAAATCCCTATCAACGTGCTGTAGATGATTATCGCCAAGCAGGACAAAAAATACATGTCATTGACCGTGCTACACCAGAACCATGGGCCTGGATGATTTTTGCCAGCGTGGTGCGGGCCGGAAAAGATATACTGATAGATTATCAGCCAAATATACCAGAATCAAAAAAATACACGTATCTGGTAGCACAGGAATTAGCCAAAGATTATAGAGTGCATCTCAGTGGCACTGGAGATCATAACGACGGAGTTTTTTGTCCGATTAGGCCAGGGCATATTTTTACGTCTCATTATAGAAAGGTCTATGACTCAAGTTTTCCAGGATGGTCTGTGTTCCATCTGCCAGACACCACATATAAAAATCTCCAACACGTTGGTATAGCCGACAAGTGGTATCTACCCGGAGTAGACTACGGGCATTTCAACGCAGATATAATGGCCGTGGCAGAACAATGGTTAGGCAATCCGCAAGAAACTGTTTTTGAAGTCAATATGTTGGTAGTAGACGAAAAAAATATCATATGTGGCGCTTACGATGAAATGGCTTTTCAATATTTTGAATCTCTAGGTATCACTCCGCATTTGGTAGAATTTCAATCTAGATATTTTTGGGATGCCGGAATACACTGCGTTTGTAGTGATATACATCGATCAGGGGGCCGGGAGGATTATTGGCCTGAGCGCGGGGACAGCGGCATCTATTATATAACGGAGTGGTAAATGAAAGAACGAATACGTTTTGAATTCGACATAAGATCAGAATTTTGGGATAAATTTCCCATGATAGAAATTTCCGTTGATGATCGTATCAAATGCACAAAAACTCTAGATCAAAAGCAATGCAAATTATCCTTTGAGGATGATCTAGAATTTGATCGCCCACACACAGTATCTTTAAAGAGATTTAACAAAACAGATGATCAATGCGTGATTGATAACAATGGATCTCGGTTCGATCAATATGTTATCTTGAATCAAGTTTGTATTGATGGTATCGATGTGCAGAATCTCATCTGGCACCGCAGTTGGTTTGAACCTATCTATTCCACAGTATGGAAACAACAACAGATAGATGCTGGAGTTGCGTTGGAAGAAAAAATCATCGGAGAAACTTGGTTAAGTCACAATGGGACATGGAAGTTTGAATTTTTCAGTCCTTTTTATAAATTTATTATCTCACAATTTGAGTAAATCATCATGACATGGCAATTAACTAAAACAACAAAAACTCTCTTTCCTGTGAAAGATCAAAAAATGATATCATTGCGACAGTCATGGTATCACGATGCTCAAAGACAAAGCACCTATCAAGACTTTTTCCCGATGGCAAAAGAATGGTTCACATCAACCAAGATCAACGATATACAAGGGTGGGACGCTTTCCCTCATGTGGACGTGACCATGGGATGCACACATTATATAGAAAGTTTTGTCCAAAAGCATGGATGGAATGGATTTCAGATACTCAAGAACGAATATGCTTATTATACCCTAATGGGCAAACATGGAGTAGAAGTCAATGACCTTGAGCCCAACAAGCCATTGATCATCACCATGCCCCATTGGACTTTTTGCGATGTCAGACCGGAGTGGGAGGATGTTCTAAGAATCTGCGAACAGAGGATGATTGATATCCACATCGATATGGCATGGATTGTCACTGCCAAAGATATCCATCTAGATCTCAATCATCCCTGCATCAAAAGCATTGGTGTGAGTCTCAGCAAATTGAGCCTACAATGGAATCGAGTAGGACTACGATTCAGCAGGCAAAAATCCATGGATTCTGTGACAATATTCAACGACTACTACAAAGATACCAACACAGTGATCACTTCTATCGGTTGCTATTGGATTGATAATTTTGAAAGAGATTATCTATGGAATTCCTATGGCGGTCAACATCAAGAAATTTGTAGGACTTTAGATATCTTGCCAACAAAAATAATACATGTGGCCAAAGATAAAACAGGACAATCGTTAGGTATCGGTAAGATGCTTGGAGATGCGACTCCACACAGCGTATAAGATGTAGCGGGTAGTTCCGGCTGAAACTACACTCTCTGACCTATGAGAGATTTTGTCTGTTCTATCATGTTGGATTAGATACCCTGAGTTGTGCTCACTGGGTATCAGGATCGGAGTGTGTTCCGATCCAAAGATTGTTCCCACCCCAGATGAAGTGTAGAGATATATTTGCATGGCAACATCGATGTCAGGATTATCAGTGTGCCAACCAATTTCATATCCCGCTTCATCTTTCCAGAGCGATACTCCCCAGAAATGTTTATAGGGGTCTGTAAACGTTTCATTGATCAGATCTGTCGCAGAATCAAATATTTCATGCAACTCTTCTATCACTGTATCAAAATCCCAAGTGATTTTTTGTCTAGGAAGAGTTTCTTGACCTTCCACTGTTTGCCATTTGTCATTGGAAACCGATGAAACATACTGATTGAGTTTTTGTAATATCGCAAGATCTAAGACATCTGTTATCTGATACAAATCTGCTATAGGGGTAGACAGTCTGTTGGAGATGCAAGACGCTAGATGTTTCTTGTTGTTCTCGATCAAATCCTGATCTATCATGACTGTTTGATTTGTCCTAATAACTGTTTGAGTTTGTTTGATTGCACATCGGCTGTGACCTTGCCAACATCTTCAGCTGGTTCACTGTTGTCATCCTTCATAGTAGACTTGGCCTTGATTGATTCGTAGATGTTGGGTTTCTTGACAAATCCAGAACTTTGCTGTTGGTCTTCGCCTAAATCTCTGATACGCAGGCTTTCAATGTCAAACTCTAAATCTACCTTCTGTCCCACTCCACTCGATGAACGAGTCTTCATCAACTGTATCTGATAGCGACCACGTTCACGCATGGCTCGACTTGTGAAGATACCAAACACATTATCTGCTGTGTTGATCTTGGAAATACCACCCGATATATGGCTATGATCGAACTCAATCTCTTCCACTGCCGCACGATTCAACTGCGAAGCAGTGACAAACAATACATTGAGTTCTTTAGCCAAGTTGCGCAGTTCTTCTGAAACATACTTGTCTTTGACGAATAAATCATTGGGGCTAACTTTGGCACTCACCGGCATGATCAAGTCTAGATAATCTACGCATAAAAAATCCACACGTTTCTTTGTCTTCACTTGCAGTTCTTTGAGATATGCACGGATATCATTCACTGTGCTCTGTGCTGGCATGTATTTGATCTGCAAGGCGCCGGCCTTCTTCTGCATCATCTTGACTTTCATTTCCACTGTATCGATATCTCGAAAAATTTCTTTGCTAGACGTATTGGTCATCATGGAGTCGATGCGCATGGAACAAAGACCTTCTGACAGTTCCAGCGTGATGTAACAACCGTTGAGCCCGGCCTGTGCCCAGTTCACTGCCAAGTTCTGCATGAACAAACTCTTGCCAGAACCTGAACCTCCTGCGAAAATCTGCAATTCACCTCGGTTGAATCCACCATACAGCAATTTGTCCAGGGCAGGCCATCCAGTAGAGTTCTGTCCATTATTATTTTTCAAGGCCAGCAGTCTCGATCGCGGATCTTCAAAGTAATCTGTGCCCAGATCCTTGGTCAATGATATTTGCACGGCATCCTTAATCAACTTCTCCACAGGATCAAAATTGCCCTTTTCCAAAAGGTCCGCCGACTTAAGGATCGCACGTTCCAATTCTTGTCGACGAGTGAATGATTCAAACTCTTCCATGAACCAGTCGAGATGCCCTTCATTGATATCGGGTATTTCTTGTAGGTCAACATTGGTCACTGCTCGAACCTGTTTGCGATCAGGCAAAGTTTTGTGTTGATCACAGTGTTCTCGGATAAACTTCGCGGCACTACGCAGGCTGCGATCAAAGTTTTCTTCATTGAATATGTTCTGCACTCGCACGTAACTCTGTGCGTCCTGCATCATAAACTCCAGGAACAACTTTTGGACTTCTACGGAATAATCTTTCATTGGGTTTCTCTCGATGTATCTATGTGTTGTTGTATCATGTCAGCGATTTTTCTATGCGTGGCAGCGCCCGGATGATCATCCAACGGTGCATGGTCCAGTTTGAGATCCACGATGCTGTGCCACGGGTTTACCCATTGTGTCCAGTCTATCAATTCAAGATTATTGCGCAACCGTTCACTGAAATCTCGAGTTTGATCATCATCTAGATCTTGATATAAGGTCTTGGCATAGTCACTGTGAGATTGATTGGTCAACATGTCTTGGGTCCAAGGAATCATGCCATTGATAAACCATATATCTTTTCCAGCATCATCGGACATCTGTTGCAGTATCCTGGTATAGTCTATCAATGACATTATATTACTATAATCGTGATTAAGCAATTGATATTGGGCCACAAACTTTTTATCTATTAGATTGCTATCAGTGTCGGCACCGATATAAAATCCCTGGTTGGCGCTGGGGTAAACCCAGTGTCTGTGCAAAGCACTCCATTGCACAAAATATCGATCATGTCGACGATCCAATAAAGCCTTGGCTGCTCGGGTAAAAATTTTTAGATTGCTGGATCCACCTTCGGCATCGTTGTCTGCATGGCCAATGAGATTGGGATAGATCCTGGGATCATTTTGTTGGCTCTCGAAACCTGCACCCATGGTGATGCTACAGCCGCCAAAATAATTCATAGCCATCCTAACTCCTGCATGCGAGGACACAATACTTTTTCATACCAATGATGATTGCCCGCAGATCCATAGTGACCGTGCCATCCGTGAGTATCAAAGTCCACGGGACGATGGACATTTTTGTTAGTGCTGAAGTAGGTATCTTCAAACAGGATACTGTGCGGATCTGCTAAAAATCTTCTCTGTATACTGGCCAGTGTTGGCCACTCGGTCTTGGGCTGGAATGGTTCGGCGAGATTCACGATGAGATAATTGCTAGTCCATCCTTGGATATATCTAGTCAATAAAAATAATTCTCTAAGAGCCTGTGCTTCTTGCCAACTACGATTCCATGACATTACATAGCCTTGGCCCAGCTGATGAGTAGTGACTTGCCTGAGCCCATCATGTTCTCGTAAGCATGGTTGATCTATGGGTTCTAGATTGCCAAAAAATCTATGATAACTAGGAGCCATACCATCATAATCATACACAGTAAATCTCTCGATAGGGGGCACACCCACTATTACATAATCGTTAGGACTAAATCCAGAACCAGCCACTATGAGATGTGATATGCTATCTACGTTGTTTCCTGGCCAACTGTAGTTTTCTACACTATCAACTTGCAAGGCAGCAGCCATTAAGCCCCACCAAGAATCCTTGACATCTACACAGAATCCTGGTGTGCTATAACTGTCGCCATACACGATCAATCTAGACATGGAGTTTCCTCATGAGATTCTTCCGAGCCATTTCAATTTTTATTTTACTGGTGCATCGATGCTGGAAAATATTCAACAGCGTGGCCAATCGTCCTTGGCGTATCACTGCATCGTTAACGTCCTTGACATCCGCTGGCCAGTCTGGTATGCTCACTGCCCAACCCAGTTCTATAGCACAATCTATCAACTTGAGACCGGCCTTGTCTTGATCGGGCACCACTGTGACTTCTCGACCAATACTGCGTATCAGTCTCGCTTGGGTATCATTGATTTCAGCATGCAATACTGCCAATCCACCGATGCTGAGAGCATCAAATATGCCTTCCACCACGATCACATGCTGCCAATCTGGTCGCTGTAGATCTGTGCCAAACACATAGCCCTGTTGCATGTCGTGGACGTAGCGAGGATTATGATCATCAAAAAATCTACGTGTGTGTCCTACTATGCGTCCATCATAGGTAAACGGTATGATCACACCTTGCCTACGACTGAATTTGTCATCAGGCCGGCCATGGATCATACCTATGGGATAATCCTCGGGCACACAACGATCTCTGAGATACTGCCAATGCACTGACATGTCGCGATCCACCAATGCGAATTCTTCCGGCAGTTCTCGATCTTCAAACTCGATGCCCTGCACCACATTGGCAGTGCGCTGTCGATCATCCAGTATGCCTTGGATGTTTCGATGTTTGAGGCTTTCGAGATTTATATATTCTATTTCTTGTTGTGGAACATTAAGCCATTGCAACAGTCTGCGAGCCTTGAATGAAAGATTGCGACCCAGGATGAAGCTGGCAGTGAATCCGCAATTGAAACAGTGGAAACTCCAACCTTGGTCAGTGGCCTTGATTCCACCGCGCTGTCGTCGATCCTGGCTTTCACCATTGTGAACACAACACGGAGCATTGAATGAAATCCAGCCAGAACTTGTGCTTTTGCGTTTGGCTGGTAGATAAGAAAATATGTCGATCACTCTAACATTTTACTATGTTTTATGTGTTCGATCAAGTGGTCTGCAATGATTTTATGACCCAATTCATTGGGATGTCCGCCGCGAGCAAACGGTTCTATGCCCAATTCTTTCTTTTTGTTGTATAATATTTCTTTGAAACTCAGTCCTGGATAGATCAGACTGGGCACTCGTAGAGAATAAGGATTGGGCAATGCGCTGACCTGTATTATCGGAATGCCATACCTGCTCTCGGCCTGATCAAATAGATTGATGGATGTTTGGAAATTGTATTCTGCCCATTCTCTATGATAACTCATGCCCAGCCATAATCGTTGCAAAGAGAACCAGTTGTCATCTATGTCGGGGTTGGGTTGGAGCAACCAAGTTCCGTGCATGTGTCGATTCCATTGCGGATCCTTCATGCTAATTTGATGCTGTGGGTTAAACCAGCTTTGCCGTGTGCTATCAGTGTGTGCCACGATAAACAGAACATCGTCGGTGCTCTGACCGTTGCGCAGATACCACATGAAGTTCCAGCGCATGCTTTCAAGGCTGGATCCCGGAAAAGCCATGTTGTCTAGTTCAAGATCAAATTCTTTGGCAATACGACCCGCAAAGCCATTGGCCAGCCTGTAAGGACGATTTTGATCGTAGTGATCTCGGAATGCTTCTTCAGACAAGTCTCGGAATTCAGGAGCGATGAGTTCATCGCCATAGGTCCAACTACAGCCAAATGCCACTAACTTCCTAATCTTCATCTATAGGCGATGGATGTAATGAATCCGTTGTTGATTTTGGCATTGGGATTATTGACGTATCCTGCGCCACCGGCTGTGACTATCACAGCATTGACATTGCCACCTGCAGTGGCCACGGCATATCCTTCAGCACCTGTGCCTTCGCCCACAAAGTCTACATTAGGGAATGGCGTGGAAATCCACTGACTACCAGAATTGTTCATGGTAACATTGGTCACGGTGCCACCACTGACCACTGCATTGCCAATTTTGGCCTTGTAGCCATATTGATTTACTTCGAAACGACTGTCGCTGGCTGCCAACATCATACCATGGCCCCAATTGTGTGCTGGAACCCTGCGCCTTGACGTTGCCCGAGAAATTGTCAAAGTCCATCTGGAAGGTTACAAGATCGCGACCTTGTGTATACACCGCAGATGTATGATTGCGATTGGGATTGCTCTGGCTGATTTCCGGGTTGGTAGGAACAGTCATTATCTCACTGGGCACAAATGCAGGATACACTGAATCTACTACATCGGCTGTGCCGCGGCCGCCGGAGTAGGCATTGGTAAACACAGGCTCGTAGAGTTCGCTGGTGGCTGAGTTACGTTCAAGGCTCCAGCCCACGGGCTGTGCATCAACTTCGTCTAGATCGGTGCTGAGCAGAGTGACCTTGGCCCGGCCGTAAGCGGCACTGAGTATTTCTAGGTCTTTGCTCAACAAAAGTATATCACCATTGGTCGAGATCAATCGGAAAGTGATGGTAGACCCAGTGATGTTCACGGGTTTCTGATCTTGATTGACGAATTCAAACAGTATGACGTTGTCTACGCCACGATGGATTTTTAAATTTTTAGCATACACGGGTTGCCACCTCCGGTCAAAATAGGCACCACTGGTGTCGATCAAAATGACCTGCTGTCGCTGTTGATATAAATAGGCAGTGGTTGAATACATAAGGTTTTCCTAACGATATTTATGGGCTCTGAAATCTTCGCTAAAATAGCCGAACGCTACCCTTTCATAACATTTTGCACCTATGCTGGCAATGAATACATCGGTGTGATACAGAACCGCGATGATGCTGTGACCACCATCTATGATTTTGGCAATATTCCCCACGCAGATCTCAAGAAACTGTTCTTAGAATTGGCCAATACTTGGTGGTGGGAAAGCAATCGTAGCATACCTATCAATATATTCCTCAAGCAAGATTGGGAAGTATTCCGCCCTTATCTCAGGACATTTACCAACAAAGATCTGGAAATAGTGCATGGACCATGCACCAGCCTCACCGACATAGCCCGCAAAAAATCCAAACGCAAATCAATCACCCTGGTTCGCAGGATCGATTAAGTTCATGTGCAGTGCTACCAAAGCCGCATAACTGATAGCATGGCTTTTCTTGAAAGTATAACCACGGCTGTCGTCACCATCCCACACTGACTCAAACACTTCGGCCCATGGGAGATTTTGTAGATGGGCCTTGCCAGGGCGTATGATAGATATAAAAGCTGCCATCCTGGGTATAGAATCGGGTCTCATGATTGAGAGCAGGCCAGTGTAATTGCCCACATGCACCAATCGGCTGGCCCAGTCTGTATCAGTCCATAATTTTGTCCAAGGGGGCGATCGATCCAACATGTCTTTGTAATGATCCGGGCCCCGGACCAAAGAATACACGCTCATATTTAAAAAATCCAGTTTGAAGTAACCCCTAGATTCGGCTTCTTGATAGTCTATGGACGCACATTGATTGATAGGATCCCAAGGTATATCCGTGACATATACTCCGGAGTTGTGTCGTCGCACTTGAGATTCTACATGTTGTCTCGCAGATCTGTGCTGTATCAGCGACAGGATCTTTTCTCTATCAGCGAAATCTATGTCAATGTCTGCGCTCATCACCAACCTGCCTGTCGTAACATTTCGCGGGCATACTCTTGATCTGCCGGATAATCGCGGAATTTGCGTTGCCAGAATTCAGGATCGATCCAAGGCCATACTATGGCGATCTGCTCTTGGTCTAGATCATCCAGCAATTTTTGTCCGCTGTCGCAGTTATACAATACCCAAGCACTGATGCGGCCGGTGGACACAGCATAGGCCACGGCATTGCTGTTGCCATATCTCAAACAATCCTGTGCCGGGTGCCCATGGGTTTCACTCCAGTCGATAGAATATTCTATGGCCCGAGCCAAGGCATCATTTACGCTTTCCTTGCGCATGTATTCTGCGAGGTATTCTGCATACACGCTGTCTCTACACCAATGATCGATCTTTTTGTTTTTCTCTACCACCCAATCAATGAATCTGGCAGTGTTCACAGCACGGATGGCCACACAATGACGGCCAAACTTTACAAAGGCTCGATAGTAAGGACTCTTGGCAAAATCATCAAAGGTTTTGAGTTTGGCAGAACCTTGCGTCATTTCGTAGAAACGCAGATAGGCCTGTAACCCCAACCGCACACCGGGCTCCTCTCGATCTTGATAACGGCGTTTTTGTTCGCACACATGCACAGCCAGGCTCTCGGGCCTGGCAAAAGTTTTTTCACAATATCTACAGACGTGGTCAGTCTTTGTTTCCGTGCTCACGTAGATACTCTTGTAGTTCTTTTTTGGTGACCAACTTGGCCATGACTTCTATGTCAGACATCTTCCAGTTAGGATAGAGGTCTGTCAACGTTTTCTTTACTTCGCTGTTGCCGGCTTCTTTCTTCTTGGGAGCGATCCACTGATGCCGTTGTGTGCCCAGACCAGGACTCACTGCCGTGGCACATAACCATTGTAGTTTGGGGTGACGATTGATGGCAAAGAAGTTTTTGTTGAGATAGTGATTGGTGCTCTGCACATAGTATTCCTGCAATTCCTGACCGCCTTGTATGGCAGATCCCCAACGTATCATGAGATAGTTTGAAAACTTCTTGCGTTCTTCGTCAGTGAGTTCATCATAGAATGATCTGTTTTTACGATCAAACTCGGACATTTCGTTGCCGATGCTTAACTTATCCATCACCAAGCCTTGTTGTAGTCAACGATCTCACAGTTCCTGGAGATGTCCTTGACAAAATACACACAATCAGGTTCTGGATCCTCTGTGAGTGGCACACACAGCATCTGACCATTTTTTAGTTTAGGGCAATACCATGCCACGTCGTGATAGACATCCACGATCTCTATGTCCAGGAAACTGGGGCGGAATGACGTCAGTGGATTGAACTGGAACACTTTGAATCCGCGATCATTGATCGACGTCAACGGCAACATCTCTAGATCGCCCAAGTCGGGCTCACCTATCAGCACTTGCCAGTCTATGGGCATTTTGATCCTGTGGGATCCGATCTGTAGCACCAAGGCCGGTGAGTTGAAACTCTCAAGGAAGATCAGAGGAATATAGTGATAGTCTGGATCTGCGGGATCTGAGTTATCTAATATCGCGAAACGCATGTCATCCACTTCTTCGGGTAGCGCATCCAGATCATAGGCTGTGTTGTCTAGTGTGAGTATCTTCATAGTATCCATTATACGATATAATTTCTGTATCCGCGACCGAGTATGACTCCATAATCTCTCGCGACAAGGACCCCAAATCCTTGCCCCAAAAGATAAGGAACCACGGCGCCACCCTTGCCAATAAACACGCCATTGTATTCATAGGTATCATCAACACATATCACACATCGATCACTCATATGCGGCAATAGATTGACCATTTGAGTGACATGTGCTGTTTGGCAGTTGATGTTGGTCATGATCAAGCCTTGCTGACTATACCAAGCGATTTGATCCTGGATCATTTGTTGCTGTCTATCAGTGCGCCAATCCCAGTCGAAGTTATCCAGATACAGCACCCGTATTTTTGACCCGGAATATTGAGCTGTCCATTGGGTGCCTTCGGCTTGCACAAATTCAGCAAGATGGCTGTGCTCCGGAGCGATAGTTTTGCGCAATCTATGTCTGGCATCTTGATCGAGATCCACAGACACAAATCTCATGTCATGTGTGTGGGCCAGATCTGCGAAATAGGCACTGCTGCCTTCCCATCTATCCGACCCAATCTCTACGATAACCTCACCAGAGAACTTGCCCAATAGGTGTTCTCCCACTTGTTGATACAGTTTACCCAATGGTCATCCACTCCAGTTTCTCGTGCGTGAAAGGATAACGGGCTTCTTTGTAGAACTGTTTGCGCTTGGTCAAGTGCCTTTTGGCGAATCGGCAGGTGGAGGTGATGTCCCAGATTTGGACGAAGTCTTTGTCCTCAGCTTTTCTAATGCCGCGCCCAATTGATTGTATAACTCGGACAAAGCTCTTTCCGGGTTCCACAAGCACCAGATTGAAAATACGAGGAATATTGATACCAACAGCAGCCACGCCATAGGTAGCAACAATAATTTTATCGGTAGCTTCAGCCACTTCGTCATATTCATCCTGTCTGTCCTTTGCTTTGGTGGCGCCTGAAACAAACACAGCACGGTCGCCCAGTCGTTTTACTAGTTCTTGTCCGGCTGTGATACGATCTACCAGCACGAGAGTGTTGCCTGTTTCGTTAACTTGCCGTATCAAACTGGCCATGGTATCCAACCGCCCTGATTCCTCTAAAAGATATTTCAGTTCGCTTTGATAGTTGTTGTATTCCACATGGTCTACTAGTTGCACGATGTTGACATGGCACTGCGCCAGCACTCCTCTATCCTGCAGTTCAGCGGCGGCCAGTCGAGATATCACTGGTCCTAGACTCACATGCAAGGCCTGGAATTCAAAATCTTCTTTGGGTATGGTTCCTGTCAATCCCCAACGGATTGGCACTTGCGCCATCACGCCTGTGAGCAGAGTTTTCAGTGCATCGGCCTTGGCCATGTGCACCTCGTCCACTATCACGCACACTACGCCTTCGATAAATTCACCAATGGTGATTTCTGCTGATTGATTTTTGGTGTTCTTTAACAGCACATTGAGACTCTGCCATGTGCAGATGGTGTGTGTGCGTCCAAACTCTTTGCGGTCTCCGAAGAACACACCCACGTCCAGACCCATGTTGATGTAGTCTTTTTCTGTCTGTGTCACAAGACTTTTGTTAGGAACTATCACTATGCTACGACCATAAGGTGTCACAGCATGGCTCAGGGCGGCAGTCATGATTGTTTTGCCGGCGCCAGTGGCCACTTCTTGCAGGCATTGAGGGTTGGCAAGAAAGTTGTTGACTATGTCAACTTGGTAGTCTCGCATCATGACAGGTTCGCCGGCATTGGGATGTCCTTTGGGCCAAGAGATGTTAGAGAAAGTGTCTTCTTGCACTTGCTCAAACTCAAAGGTGGTGCGATACTCTCTTTGATCGTCCAGTTCTATGTCGTAACCATATTCTTCCAGCACTGGTATGATTTCAGGCAAGAGGTTTACGTAGGTGCTACCACCCAGTTGGAAAAAGGAGACCTTGCCATCCCATCGCCCCAATCTTACCGCTGGTAGGTATCTGGCGTAAGGAACATCATATTTGAACTTGTTGACTAGAGTGCGACGTGCATCCAGTTCTAGCCCTTCTATCTTGACGTTGACTTCATCTCGTATGCTTAGTCGTGCAGTTCTCATTGTGATATTATACACTAATTTTGACGTGTGTCAAAATAATTTGATTAATGTGCATCCATTGCCGTTAGGACCTCGTCAAACAGGCTACGGAAAATACCCAAATGTTTTTGGATTTGCGGTATATCAACTTTCCTATGTTTCATAAGTTTGGAAAATCTATCCACAAACTGTTGCCGCCATTGCGGACTGAATTTAACCTTGTCTAACCCATCAATCAGATCTTGTATCCACTGCGTCTGCTTGGATATCAATCTAAATCTTTGATTGCAATCCTGTAGATACTGTTTCAGTTCGATTTTTTCAGAAACGGTAAGTATGTCCCAAGACCAGCATCCGGGCGATAGATTGTGCAAAGAAATTGGTGTGCGTTCTCGATTGGCCCAGTCCAAAGTGGCATGCAGATTTTGAATATTAAGCACCTGTGTGACCACATGAAAATTGAGTTTGATGTTTGATAGTTGTTTCAGTTTTTGGTAATTGCCGATCAAGGTATCCCAGGTGTAAGGGTAACGCATAAGAGCATAGGTTTCTTCTATAGCATCTATGCTGATTTGCATTTCAATTGCTTTGATCTCTGTAAGCTTTTTCCAAAGTTCATCAGTCAATACGCTGGCATTGGTTACGATCCTGGCTTCGAGATTTTTTTCAATGATCTTGTTGCAAATTTTGACGTTGTTTTTGAATAAGAAAAATTCCCCGCCTATGAAACTGACCTGCTCGAGATCAGGTAGCAGATCTATAGTTTCCAACACTGTGTCTGTGTTGTCTTTTACATCGATTCTTTGCTTTATGAATCCCAATTGGTAACTTTCTTCGGCATGTTTGCTGGACCATTCAGGATCACACATAAAACAGGCCATGTTACACACATTGCCAAAAAAAACATCTAACAATTTGATACCCATCTGGTCACTGGCATAGGGTTTTTTCAACAACTGTTTTCTAGTGCTGTCTAGACCAATTTGTTCAGATTTCCAACATCTATGACAACCAGGATGTGGTTGCAATCCTTGCAACAAGTTATTTCTGTGCCAGGACATTTCCTGCCCTTGAAGATATTCGTCAAGACTGGATATAGGACCCTGTGGATCATACACACATCCCGGTTTGAAAATCACTCCATACTGATCATATTTGCCAGGTATTGAGGCACTATAAGATTCTATTCGTAAAGTAGTAAATGGTGCCGTGCAAAATATTTTGTTGTCTTTGCCCATGTGAATACTTAGCGAGGTCAAAAAAAGAGGCACCTTTTTAAAGGGTGCCTCTGTGAAACGGATCGCCTAGGAGCTAGACTATTTGATGGCGATCCGGGTAAACTTATTCGTGTCGCATGCAGGTATTCTCTGCTAGGGCTTTCCAGTTAGAACTGACTTTGGTCAAGTCTGCCAATTTCAGCGCCATGCGCAGACTGATCTCGCGCATGCGGGCATGGTTGTCCTGCATGAATTGGACAATCTCATCGCCCTGTTCGGGTGAGAAATCATAGTCCTGGAACAAGTCACCTTTGCGGAAGATCTGCTTGATGCGCAGGATCTTGTCGCGGGTGGTGTTCAGCGTAAGGTCCAGGAAGTGACAGCGACTCTGCAAAGCCTCAAGATGATCTTGCAGTTTCTTGCTCTTGAGATGATCAAACTTTAGATTGGTGATGAAAATCACCGAACCCTTGAAGTCGAACTGGTCAGGAACACCTTCACGGCGCAACATCGAAGAGTCTGAATTCCAATGGATACGACGTTTTTTGCCCGAGTCCAGAGCGGCTTTCAAGATGTTCAGCGCGATGTCATCTAGCAGAATGGAGTCGCAGTCGTCAAACACCAAGACGTTTTTAGGGTCCGAATGTTTATACAAGGTGCAATACAATCCTATAGGAGTCATGGCACCTTTGATCACTTCATACTTGATCTTGCGACCGCTGATGTTATCAAACAAGCCGGCCTTTTCCAGTTGATACTCTACCCCGTAGGATTTGCCCACTCCAGGAGGGCCTGTGACAATCATGGCACGGATGTCGCCAGCGATGGCGGCCTTGGTCATGTCGTCTAGGATCCCGAACCGTTGCTCAATACGATCCATGATTTCTTCGTCAGTTTCTTCAGGTTTTTCGGTCTTTTTAAATTCTACTACCTTGTTAGATTGCGACACAATACCTCCGGTGATTTCGATGTCTTCGATAGAGTCTAGTTTAACACGGATCTCGTCAGGAAAGCCAGGAAAATTATCGCCGTTTTGCACGGTTACGAAATTGCCTTTTGCCGAACTGGAGAAATCTTTCACTAGGGTGAAGTTGGTGTTCACGATGGGTTGATTGCGATACACACCGCGCTTGATGAGGACTTGCGTCATTGTCTAGGCTCCTTTTTTGTTACTATACCCATATTATAGCAAAATGGCTAATTCTGGTCAACCTGGGCAAAAATCCCCCATTTTATGGGTGTTGTTTTTTTGCCACAGATCTATTCTGCTAAAATTTACTATAATTGTATTTTACGGAAAAAGGATTTTGTGGTCAACCACAAAAAAACCCTGCCGAAGGCAGGGTTGTTTTACCATTTGAAACTATATCAGGTGGGTGATACATTACCTGGATTTGTTACATCAATAGTGAACGTGATGGTCTCTCCTGCGCTGATTTCAAAAAACCAACCGCTCCAGATGGGGCTCTGGGGCGTGCCGCCTGGCATTGGATCCACTGGTGTGGCTGGCCATTCAGGTGCTTGTCCGTTGATTAGGATGTCGTTGTTTCTCATATCAAAGCCACAGGTAGATGGATCAGTTGAACGGACTACTTGCCCCACAGTGATTACACCGGATGTGACAGATACTGACACAGGGGCAGTAACAACAGCGTTGCCTGTCACTGGAATATCTGTAGAAAACAATGTAATTTCTGTGTCTAGCGGTTGTCCAACTCCTACTTGTCCGCTAAAAACTTCATTGCCATCGATTAAAATTGTTGTTGCCGAGGGTGTTGCAAAAACACGTCCGCGGAATAATACGCTTGCCATAATTTTTCCTTTTGAATATCTAAATACGACATTAGGCTGGCTATCGCTTGGCTTAGCGCACCCGGATCTTTATCGTGCGATACAGCCGTATCCGAACCGCACATAGTATTTAGCACCAGTGCTGTTCAATCACAGCATCTTTCACTTCGTGTGGTTTGGGACTGCCATGGAAAATCAACACACTGGTAGAATCTGGTATGTGTGTTCCAGTGCCGGGGGCTAGATATTTACGGGTGCGAAAATCAAATCCTCCATCTTTGAGTTGCCAGCGCCAACTTTGCACCCTGGTTTTTTCAAAGTAATTTTCTCGGCCAGGACCCAGTATCTCATGTAGATAGTCCTGATCACCGTGCCATGCCGTGCGTTTGTGTGCTATTTGCCCAGGATCAAAATGCTGATAAATGTGCGCGAACTTCGCAGGATCAAACCACATCATGCTGGAGTTCATGGCTATTTTACTGGGCCGGAACAGATATTTGAAGTCTTGCACAGCCCAGAATCTATCCGTGGGCAATCGCCACACCCAATCAAGATTGCCTACGATCACTGTGTCCAGATCCAAATACAGCATGGGTCCTCTATGATGCCGTGGGTTGAATAACTGTATCTTGTACCACCACGATCGTTTGGGGCCGCGCACACCAGGCCATTCTTCCAAGGCATGATGTATCATGTGACCAGGCACTACTCTGTTGCTTTCGGTATAAACATGCATTCTCACCGGCAGAGAAAGATTGCGACAAAGAGCATTGTAGAGTTTGTCCACATAGTCCCATGGATACAAGGTGTCGTGTATCAAGCAGGCGCAATCAATATGCTCCAATGTCGCTGTTTCTACGACAGCGCGGTTTTTATTCTTTTTAACCATGAACCTTGTCTTATTTCATCAACTGTGTATTCTGTGTGGCATATCTCAACTAACCATCGATCTCTGTCGTGATCTACCAACGTGTCTAGATCCTCGTATTTGGTACGAATAGGAGCAGCCAAACTGCTGGGATCCACGATGACTTGGCAACCAGACAGGGCGGCCTGTATGCCCGAGCCACTGTTATAATTTATCAAGGCCCTGCAGTCATAATTGATATCAAAATCATCGTAGGTATTTTTTATAGGGCGAGGCATTTCTATGGTCACATCTCGAGGCAAAAGACCTGGATCCAATGCACTCCTGGGATGTGGTCTCACGACTATGGGCAAGTCTGTGTGTGAACGAGCCAAGGCGATTTGTTGATTGATCCAGTGTTCCATGCTGGGCAATGATTCTACCTGGAAACTCTGTTTGTGTTGCGCGGCTATGATCAATCGTGGTTGGCCCAAGCGCACTGGATATAGTTTAACTCCCAATTTGGCAGGGCGATCCCAATCAAGATCCGTGGTGTGTCCATAGTATCCCTGTGCGGTGATGTTGTCCACAGCGATCTTCCATGTGTGCCCACGTTTCAGTGCGCCCACATCTATCACTATCACCGGTCGGCCGAGATTTTTATAATGCTGATACACTGAACGATTGGGTTGCATGCGACCGTGCCACAACACCGACCAGATCACCGCTACATCCGCATCTAGAGAATTTTCTCTACGTTGCCATCCCTGTTGAGAACATCGATCCAAAAAGGCTCCCAACACTTCTTTGCTGTTGAGAGCGCACTGAGATGGAAAATAGGCGATGGTCTTGATCACTAAATATCCTGCGATGAAATACACAGTAATTACCACGTTCCATGCCCCGGGTCTCAAACAATATGGCCAGCGCATGATCGACGCTTTTGATCGCCATTGGCCCGGAGATGTGGAACTGATAGTATATGCAGAAAATTGCCAGCCCAGATCGCCCAGCGATCGTGTGAAGATCCTGGATCTGTTGGCACAGTCACCAGATTTGGTAAATTTCAAAAATCGCTGGGGCAACGATCCCATGGCCAATGGGTTGGTGGCCAAAGACACCGGAGTACCGTTCAAAGACAATGCTTTCAAGTGGGATGCAGTGAGATTCAGCCACAAGGTCTTTGCTGTGATCCATGCTTGCCGCACTCTAGACAGCGACTGGGTGATATGGTTAGATGCAGACACAGTGACTTTCCAGGACGTTCCGGAAAATTTCTTGAGCACCATATGCGAAGATTCAGCAATGGCCTGTTATCTGGGACGCAGGGAAAAATATCACAGCGAATGCGGATGGGTGGCCTATAATCGGCGCCATCCCGATTTGCTCAGTTTCATGGACCGTTGGCATGATCTTTATGTCACAGGAGATCTTTTCCGCCTGCGCGAATATCATGACAGTTTTGTATTTGACGTGATCCGCAAAGACTTCCAGACGCAACGACAGACCTCTTTCCACAATCTCAGTCCCGAACTGCCGGGCAAAGGCCCAGGGCATCCTTTTATCGCCAGTCGCTTGGGCCTATACATGGATCACATGAAAGGCTCTAAACGCAAGGCCTTGGGACATAGCCTACCCGATGATTATGATCGCAATCAAGGATTGAACAGCAGTGTGGGGTATTGGCAAGGAATCTTTGGCAGGCGCTGACGCATGAATCGCCAGGCTTCACCGCTGGAGATCTCTTCCGAGCTCCAATGGCATTGTGCTAGTTTAGTATAAAACTCTTGTCGATCACCACGGCGTGGTGATTCGATCTCTGCTATGTTGTTGCTGGCCCAGGGCCAGGCTTGGCTTTTGGCAGGTCGAGGATCTGTGACAAATGCAGGAACTCCCCACAGTATGCTGGCCACACCTGGACTGGAATTGTAGGTCACTGTGGCCCAGGTTTGATTGAGATCTTCTCTGATGTCTTGTTGTGTGCTCCAGGCAACCTGGGCCACAGATGGTAGTTGTATGGTAGGCACTATGGCTAGATTTCCTGGGTGAGGTCTGATCACAATGGGTCGATCAGTGTGCTGGCGTATCTGAGGCAACAAGGTATCCAACCACTGTTGCACCGGAACGTCGCCCATGCTCCAACCGCCATTGCGTTGCAGTGCGACCAAGATATTGCGACCGTTGTTGCTCCATCCGCGCTCGGCGAAACCATAATGGGCTTTGATTCGTTGCCAGCGTTGTAGATCCGGGTCGCGATCAAAATAATAACCAGTGTCAGGAAACACGTCGTCTAGGCTATAACGCAGATAACGATTGAAATCTGCAGGTTCCAAGAAACCAAACAGATTGCTGTCCATGGCCAAAGTATGTCCATTGCTTCGCCGTTGTTGTTTGATCACCCGACGGCGCACTTCGAGGTGTGCGCCGGTTTTCATTCCTATCCAGCCTTGGAGCACTGCCACATCACATTCTACAGGTTCGTCTTGGGTCACTAGATATACTTCATCTCCGGCCAACTTGGCACCATGGGCAAATCTAGTCAAGATATCGCGCTTGAATTCGTTTTTAGATTTCCTAGGAACACCAGAGAGGTATACAGCTATTTTCATTCTTGTCCGTTTATCACGGCCCAGGCATAGCCTGAGCGCATCTCTTCCACTGTGAACTGATGGTAGGCTAGACAGCGCAAAAGGGCATAGACCTGATCAGTGTCCGGCATGAACGGTGTTTCTATAGTGGATAGATCTTTGTTGGACAATGGCTGTGCGGCATTGGGCCCCATGGTAAACACTGGTTTGCCATAGATCAAACTTTCCACCGCGGCGATAGAATTGAAAGTGACCACACAATGCACATCTCGGTTGAGTGCATCCTGCATGGTATCCACGCTGGCTCTCACACTGCGAGGCTGTTTGAGACGCACTTCAATCTCTCGATCAGTGTATTCTTTGATCGTGGTTATGGTCTTTTCCATCCAGCAATCTAGATCCAGATTCCAATATTTCATAGCTTTCTCGCTGGGCGGACAGATCAAGATCTTACTGCCTGGTGTGTGACGATAGGGTCGGACTCTGGTGCGGTCTAATCTATCACTAGGCCGATCTTGGATGGGACCTAACCATTGCATGGCATTCTTGGTCACTCTGTGATAGTCTTTGAGTTTTCCGTTACCAAAATATCCTGTGTCGATATAGTAGTAGTCTCGGCCCTGTTGTTCGCATCGTTGCATTATTTTTTTCTTGGTGATACTGCGCAGAGCGATAGGGTTGTCGCTGTGCTCCACATCTACCCAGGGACTGATGCGTCCCATGGCACCGGTGACAAAACTATGCACTATGCCATCATACTTGATACCTTTTTCTTTGGCCTTGCGGCTGACGTCTTCCATTTCACTTATTCCTATTAATTGCTTTTGTTCTGGATCACAGGCATATCTCTGGATACGCTGGCACACATCATCATAACCGTGTTGGTTGTAACCGTAGAGATTTTTGCTGTCTTGGATAGACCAGACCACATCCTTGAGTAACTGCCGTAGTTCCTGGGGGTAATCAAGATTATCGATCTCTTTGGTGCTGTGATCCACTTGTTTGGCACGCAGATCACATTGATATTCTTTCCATACATCGCTGTAAGCACAATGGCTGTAGTTGTCAAACCAGGGGCCGCCTTCGGTGTAATGCAGAGCTTTGGGTGTGCCATCCCATGGCTGATGATACCATCCTACCAACCAGTTCCACTCGGGTCTGAGTTCGCCAATTTCTTCTTCTTTGAGCCAAGAGAATCTGTGTAGTTCCTGTCCGGTGGCATTGTTGATATGATAGGGCGTGAGCCATTCGTTTGATTTATGTCCGCAGTTGAACAATATCATGCTGGACCAATTCTTGCGAGGGTAATACTCTTGTCGCTGGCCATCCATCTTGACAGTGTTTTGTGGGCGATAGTCATGTTTGACCAACATCACGGCATATCGTGGGTCAGCCTGTGCTATGAGTTCTTGTATGTCTCCCAACCAGAGGAAATCACAGTCACAAAATATAGCCCAGCCTTTATAGTCATTGAGACGCGGAACTAAAAATCTCGTGAAGGTGAATTCCGTGCTGGCCTGCACGTCTCTGGGTCTGGTGTAAAGCAGATTCTCTCTCAGATCATCTTGTTTGAGCATATGGATCGTCACAGGCTCGGATGCGTTTTGCTGTATGCTGTATTCGCACACATCGGCGGCTATGGGTTCTCGGCTGTCCCAGCCTATGTAAACATTGGTAGTCATAACTGTCTTTCTATGTCCTCTTCTTCACAACGATCACCATACTGTATCTCCACTATCTTGAGCGGGTTAGGATCTTCGTTGACCAACTGATGCCATTCATGTGTGCTGATATGTAGATACTGATGACGCTGATAACGGCCCTGTAGTTCAGTGTCCGTGGTAGTTGAATCCACTGTGTAGACCGTGGCTTCGCCCGATGCTACCAACCAGAATTCTGCGCGATCTTGATGACGTTGCATGCTGAGAGCGGCTCCTGGCTCTACTGTGAGTTCTTTGACTTTCACTCCCGGTGTTTCATGCAACACGCGATAATAACCCCATGGACGTCGTGTCTGAGGCGCTTTCCATTCTTCCAGTATCCAGGACGAAGAATTGGCTTTGTTGAATCCACCTATGCCAAACACAAACTTCACATTGTCATCGGCCACATCCATCTCAGGACAGTTGTAGTCAGTCCTATCACCGCCGTTGGCGAAAATAATCTCATCCTGCGGATAACTCTGCCGACACATCCTGATGGCATTTTTTGCAGTTCCGTCTGAATCATCAAAATCTATCACGTAGTCCACACCAGCGATAGCCCGTAATATGGCAGTGCGTTCGCGCAGAGGCATGAATGCACGCCCTTTCTTTTGTCGCAACCATGCATCGGAGTTGGCACCTATCACTAGGATGTCTCCCAGTGCCTTGGCTGCTTGGATGTAAGCAAGGTGCCCAGAATGTATGGGATCGAATCCCCCGGTTATCAAAACTATTTTCTTCATCGTTTTTCCAATATCACATCATATTTGCTGCCAAACAGTATGGGATTTTTTTCTCGTCTATCGAAAGGTTCTACTCGTTCCCATACGATATTGACCTGCATGTTTTTAAGTATCTGCTCTCGCCACCAGTCCGGCTCTTTTACGATAAGATGGCAGTTACGCCCATCGGGTAATAGTTTTTTAGCAGGATGGCAGGCTATGCGGAAAAATCCACAGCGTTGCATCTTGTCGCTCATCACTGCCAGGCTCTGAGCCAAGTGCTCGGGTTCGATATGTTCGATGGCATCAGTGGATATGATAGTGTCGAAAGTCCGCGTGGGCATGACAGCGAAATCTGGATTGCCTGGATCGTATCCAAACACTTCTATGGCAGGAAAATTCTCTTTGATGGTAGCGATCAGCGCACCTTTGCCGCAACCAAAATCAATGAGATCGCGGGGTTGATATTGTTCGATAAATGGTCTGACCAATTTGAATTGCTTGGCACCGTTGTTGAACTTGCCTTTTTCATGCATGGCCTGTATCTGTTGTTGATAACTTTGATTGATTATAGTCATACTCGGAATAATTTCCTATCTTGATGTGCGTCTATGTTGATGTATCTGCGCAAACAGTTGGCACCTATACGCGGGGTCACGCCGTGGATGGTATCTGCTGTGTTGAGAAACAGTATCATGGTATTGGCACGATACGGAACTGTTCCGGCTGCTGCCACATGATCCGGATTGACTTCTCTGATGCCAGTGTATTCTGGAGCGGGCACCAGTTTGCGGAACACCTGGATGTCGCCGCCCACGCTGGTGTCTTCGGGTTTGCGCATATACAACAGGCCAGCAAACAGTTCTCGGCTGTTGTCCAAATGCGTGGTCCTCACTGTGGTATCTTGCTGACCGTTAAGAACGAACTGCACTTCCATCTGCACTGTGCCAGCGCGACCATCATGCCGTTCTGATACTCCTGCATCACGTAGATCTTGGGCAAACTCTGGATAATACTTTTCCAGGGCTGGTTCAAAAAGATCCAACACACGATTTTTGAAAGACACACTGTTGTGATAGGCCACAAATTCTTGCCACAATGGAGACACAGTTCCTGGAACGAATTCATGCTGACGATAACGGCGTGCCTGGAAATGTGTCTTGCCATCCTGCATCATGTGTGCTTCAGGATACTCTGCTATCAACTGATCATACAATGTCTGCGGTAGAGCATCATGGATGCAAAAATACGGGCAAGGATCCTGTAGGAGATCGTCTTTGGTTATGGTCTGTGTTACATCAAGATGCATCGCTGTTTCCTTGTTGATAAAATGGCTTGATATCATCCGATGATAATTCATGACCATTGAGCCATAATTCTCTATAGGCCGAAAGAGGCCAGTGTTTTTTTCTCTTGGTTTTCATATGACGGAACCATTCTCCCAACCAATGACCATGTATGGGTGTGCTTTTTTTCCTATGGCATTGAGATCGAAGATTGACATGATCCACGGTCAATGCCGCATGCATGCATATCTCTCCGTCCCAAAACATCCATGCTGATTCAGGCATGCAAGGCTCAAGATAATAGCGCGAATATTCATCTCGGAATTTGGAAAAATCAGCATGTGCAGTGTCGATCAACACGAAGCCACTTTCTGCGGTAACGACCAATCGATCATCCACGGGCCGACTCACATCAAACAGTGCCACACAGTGATCTTCCAACGCACGATCCAGATGTTGCGATTCAAAAGGACGCATGGTAAAACTATCTGCATCTAACCAGCATATCCGATCGTGACTGTGATTCATCATATGGACCCAGGCCAGTCCTTTTTTGGTATAGCGTTGAGTATGCTGACTGCCCCAATGAGGCATCAGTGTGGTTGAGTTCTGCGCGATATGATCAAAGTTTTGACCGCAACAGGTCTGCCAGTCTCTGATCTCAAGTCGAGGATCCGTGGGCAAATCGATATCGTCTTCAAGATACACTACCATTTTTGCATCTTGGGGCCAGTGATGCAACCATGAAGCCAGCATCTCCTCGGCGATGATGTCGTATAGCCTGCGATTAAAACTGGTAAAGCATGTCCAAGTGGGATTCATGATTTCTGCACCACTACAAATTTTTGTTTGGTGAATTCTTGGTCGGGACCAAAATATTCATCCACGGCTTTTTTAGCGCCATCCCAACTGTGATAGTCATCAATCACGAGATACCCACCACTGACCAGTCGAGGATATAACACTTCTAACTCAATCTTTGTGCTGAGATAAAAATCTGTGTCCAATCTCAAAAATGCTATCTGATCCGGTAGATCCAATGATGTCAAAGTTTGGCTTACATCTCCCTTGATGAAATGTGTCCTATGCGGGGGCAATACCGACCATACATTGTTCTGCACATCATCTAGATCGGCTCTGCACCAGTTGCGGCCTTCGTGTCCACCTTTGCGCCATTTTAAACTTTCAGTGGCATGTTTGCCTTCTCTATAATCATATTCAGACACTCCTTGCATACCTTCAAATGTATCATAGAGCCAATAATCTCTTTCATGATCGTCTACCATGGCAGCGGCCATGATCTGACCTCCGCGCCAGACGCCACATTCAACCACCGCTCCGGGTATGTCTCGTTGATTGAGATCTTGTATCAGGCGCTGGGTAAAAATCACGAATTTTCCGCTGGTCATCGTGAACTCGCGCACACGTTCGGCCACTGCAAGTTCCTGTTCGGAATAAGGTCTGTCAGCAGTGATCATCGGTAATTTCCAGCGATGCCATCGTCGCTGATGTTGTCACCACCATACATGTGCTGTATGGGTATTTCAAATGGTGCATCCTTGACTTTGCGGAACACAGCAGCCACCATGGGATCGCTTTCCCAGGTATCAAGTTCTAGTTTGCCTCTGTAGCCTTTGTTGCGACCCAGATTGTTGACGTCTAGTTTGTGTAGATATTGGGCATCACTGGATGCGATCCATAACTCTCTCAACTCATAATCGTTTTGATTGGCCAAGCACGGAAACAGATTGGGGTTGTAGTTGAAGAATCCATGATCCACCCAGCGATAGAATGGCAGCACATGGATCATGAATCCGCCCACACGGCAAAGGTCATGTGCATTCTTGAACACCATGTATTGGTTGAACACATGTTCCCCGGTGCCGTTGTTTGTGACCAGATCAAACTGCTCATGGAATCCGTAGGTCTTGGGTATGTCTACGTTGAGATCCATGGCCACTGCATCTCGTTCAGTATTGACGTCAATGGCCAAGTATCGATCAAACCCTAGACTGAGATACCAATCTTTGGTTCCACCTAATTCTGCGGGCGGAGATATGCCTAGCTTTTGATAGATTTCACCGCGTGCCTTGGTGTTCTTGAGAGTTTGATTGCCCAGTTCAATGACTGTGGGCCGACGATTAGTTACAAGTTCGGGCGCTACTGAACCCACTGCTTTTGTGATTAGATTGCTGAATCCCATGTGACCTCCATGGGGTATTTATCTACGCAGTTTATTGCGATCAATGATCGCCAAAATAGGCCAGGCTTTTGTCCAACCAAGGCAATAACAGATCTCTCTGGCGCACATAGCCATATCGATCCAAACTTACCACTGCGCTGGAAGGTAACATGCCTCGTTCGGCTAGATGATACCACGACGTGGTCTTGGGATCGCTGGGCTGATGACCACTGCGATACACTATGATGTTGATCCAGGGATCTGCGGGATTTTTTTGGAAGAATCCCGATGAGCAGTCCCAACCGGTAGTGGCCAACATATACATCAAGCTGACCACGGTGTGATTGTAATAACAATGACTGGGCAGGTCAAAGGCCTGGCGCTGGAATTCGATGTTGGTGGTTTGCGGCACCATGAGCACCAGCATGGCACCAGGATTGGCGATGTTCCACCAATTGGACAGGCAACCCAGGGGATTGATCATGTATTGGAACGTGTCATGACACCACAGTAGGTCATATCGGTGTTTGGTTTGATTGAGAGTCTCTAGATCTTGTTTTATGTAGTGGACGCCGGCACGTCTAGCTGGGGGTGCCAGTGAATCGACCACGGTATCCACACCTGTGCAAGTGATATTGAGAGGTCTAGGGTTGTCATCTCTGGTGGTTCGGGTGGCCCACCAGGTGAGATCCAGAGCATCTGCTCCGCATCCTAGGTCTATCACGCGGCCCACGCTTTCCATGAAATCGTCGTGTTCATACAGCGATTCCAGCACTTGAAGACTGTGCTCGTGGCTGGCTTGTGGGCTTGAGAATCCTTTATGCATGAGAAAATTCTTCCAATATCTGTGTATGCCTAACTATGGCTGTGGCATGTATATAGTCGATCAGTTGAGCATTGGCTTGCAATCGATCCCAATGTTGTTGTCTCAATTCTACCATGTCTTGCTGGCTGACACGATGCACCAATTGCACTACCTGAGTCATGCGCACCCAGGGATCTGGTATATCATCATATGAGTGATTGTCAAACACATCATCAAACACATCAAACCCCATGCGCCTCACTTGGGCCACCAAGCCGGGCACTGCATACCAAACAGGAAACTGATGCCATGCCATGGCTTTGAAAGTTTTTTCTGTGATAAAAATACTGCGCCAGGTGTTGGGGTCGATCTGGCTGGAACTTTCTACTACTAGATTCACAGGTGCTCGATAGAAAAAATCATGATCTATGCGATGCTGAAAAACTTGATCAGCCATAGGGCGGTCAACAATCATGGGATATGGTCGCGGCCATATCAACTGCTTGATGTCATCGCTGGGCTCCACACCATTGGTGCCAAACGTCATTATCAGTTCATCAGATCTGAATTTTGATAGCAGCCGTTTTGCGAGATTCGCTCTGCCGATGCTGGGCCTTCGCATGAGACAGGTCAGTCGGTGCGTCATTGGCAAGCCTGCCCAGTTGATGCGGTAATGCCGAAGATGATCATACCAATTACCATTGTAGATCAATCTGTCGGGCAGTGATGTAGCTCGATAAGGCAATCGATCAATCTGTTCTACACAACTGAATATTACCCGGAAATTTTCAACAGGAACCTGTCTTCTTTGACATAACAAATCAAACATTCCTTGCATGTCTCCAGCATCAATGCCTTCGGGCTTGAGATCAAAAACCCAAATATAATCGCGGGCATCGTTCAATGAAAGTCTGTGTTGTTCAAGATCCTGTTCCAGTAATGGAACAAACCCATCGGATCTCAGTTCTTGTGAAGTGATATTGCGCCAAGCATCATAATATAAAACTCGGCCATTGTCATGCAGTCGTAAACGACTGATCATACCTGGATGTCTTCCATCCCCGCTGTGCGCAAGCGGACGATATGTCCCATTTGCCATTGTTTAGTATCAAGCCCTTTCATGATACCCAACCAACGATTACGTAAGAGAGCCACTTCGTTGATGATGGTCTCAAAATCAATGACCTCGTCCTCGCCATCTACATATTTTTCCGCGTCTCGGCTGGTCAGCGCCCGGGCGTAACCCTCGAGATACTTCTGGAAATGGCGACGGCGGATCTTGCGCAATTGGATATTGAGATAGTTTAAGATGGCTTCTATCTCTTGCAATTGGTTAAAACGATGTTCAGTGATACCGGGCAATTCCTTGATATTGGTTTCAACAAAGCCACCGATCCTGCACTCGCGTTTGGCTTCCTCTAGCTCGCGCTCGTAGTGTGCTATAAAATCTGGAATAGCACTCAGGTTAGCAACTACTCGGCTATACCACATTATCTATTTCCTTGACCAGCCACGGAAATGTTTTGCGCCAACTATTACCCCTACGACGATCTTTTTCATCAAGGAATAATTTGAGATCAGATTTACATTGTAGATCTGGTTGAGAATTTTCGATTCGATCTCGTATTCCTTGCATATATTTGAGGGATGTCTGATCCTGTTCGGTATCTGTTGGCATGAGATCTAGTATGCGATCAAAATCTTCTTGGAAAATTCCTTTTCCAACTATATGAGGCATGAGATATCCAGGTTGTGGACTGATGGCAGAAAAATAATGTCCTACAGGATGCTGATTCCTCCACGATGATAGTTTTTCCAACAGTTGAGGCATGGTCTTGATAGTTAGCACTGATATAGTCTGATTGATATTAATGGTCAACCACTTGTGTGTCAATAGAGTTAGGAAATTTTTTTCCCATGATGCCAAATCAACTCCATATCGGACATATTCTTGTTCAGGTCCCCAGCAGTCGATGCTACAGGTTATGTCAATGCGCTTGAGATGTTTCTTTACCAGCAAAGAACGGAATATTTTCACAAATTTATCTAGTTTGTCTTGAGAAACCATTAGATTGGTCACTATACCTAATTCAAGATCGGAGTGTGGATTATTTTCAAAAAACTCTAACAATTTCTCAAACTCAGCCTGATAGAATGGTTCCCCTCCTAGCACATTGAACCTACGCAAGGATCCAGAATTTTTATCCATCCAGGACCAAAATTTTTCCAACAGTGCTGGATAGTTTTGTGGGCGAGGTGCTGGCGTCAGTTTGATATGTCCAGCTATGAAGTCACCAAATTTGACATTTTCCTGATGTAGTTTACTGCTCAATTCTGGCAAACAATAAAGGCAGGCCAGATTGCAAGTGTTGTTAAAAAAAACTTCCAATATTGTCGGAGATACTGTAATGGCTGTTGGATCATGGCCTAACTCCGGCGGAACCAGGTCAGGAATATTGAGATGCAACATCCTATCACTGAACCCGCCCGACTGTTCTATTTCTCTACAGTATCCACAACTTTCTTTGGGCCATTGGCCGTCCAACATTGCGATACGCTCTTGTTTTTTTTTCTCGGTGTTATGGAAATCGTCAAAATTTTCTACAGTCAAAGGACTCCAACCTGTGCGATGACAACTGGCTGTAGTTTCATCGTGTAGATACAGGGTAGACCAATTCCATTTTAATTGACAAGCAGTGGCAGTTTTGATTGGGAAATATTTCGCAGACATCAATACTCGTCATCGTAATCGTCTTCTTCATCTTCCCCAAGATCTTCTTCTTCCTTGAGATATTCTGCCAAGGCACGTTTTACGTCGCCATCGCCCTTGAATGAATTTTTGATTTCTTCGGCGCTGACGTCGTTGTCAATCAATACCGTGACCAAGGTTTCTGCGGCTTCAGATCTGTCTACAGAGTTGACATAGCGTTTGACTTCGGTCCAAATTTCTGCGGCTAATTCTACTGACATCAGTTATTCCTCCTGTTCTGATTCAGCAATACTTACCTCAGTCTTCTGATTTTGGAAATCTCGCATGACTTTGTCAAGGCAACCGTCTTCGTTGGATTCCCAGCCTTTGCGGAAGTATTTAATGATCTCTCCTTCGCTGGTCACAAACATGAGTTTGTTGCCATCTTTCTTTAACATACCTTTTTTCTCTGCCAAGTCGGTGAGTCCGGAATAAGGATTCATACCTGTTTCATAGGGGATCTTGACCTGCACACCTTCGAATGGTTTGGCATAGCGTGTTTTCATCACTTTACAAGCAGATCGGATACCCATGACATCTGAAATTTTGTTGCCATCTTCATCTTCTTTGAGTTTGAGTTTGCGCATGGCAACCACAATACTAGAAGCATAGATAAAGCCTTGACCGCCGGAGATTTTATCATCAGGATCGAACATGTCTTGGCTGGCATAGGTATGATTGGTACACACCATGCCCACGTTGTAGTTACCAAACATGTTTACGCAGTTACGCACCAAAGCAGTAAGGCTCTTGGCTTTGCGACCTAGGTCACCTTTCATGTCACCGGCTTCAAACTGGTTCACGTCAGTGGGTGTGAGCAACATACCCACAGAGTCGATCACAAACATGACCTTGGGGCGTTCATCTGCAGGCAAGCCTTTGTAGTCAGCCATGAATGTTGAAATAGTTTTGGCCACATCATCGATCATGGCCATGCTCAGTTTTAACAGTTTCCGTTCATCTGTATCCACCCCCAGGGCGTGCAACCATGCTTCGTCCAAGGCGTTCTCTGTGTCAATCAATACCACAAAAATACCTTGTTCCTGCGCATGCTTGACGATGTTGCCACTACAGATATAACTTTTGCCTGCACCAGACTCACCGGCGAACACAGTGACCTTGCCCAAGGGCACACCTTTGTTAAAGTCTCCAGAGATAAGATAATTCAAGGCGAAATTACCTGTAGAGATCCAGTCTGTTGGATCATTGAAACCGATACTCAATCCATCGATTGATTTTGTTATTTCCTTGCGGAATTTTGAAACGTCAAAGGGTTTACCCATATTTCACCTGTCTAGAAGAACACAGGGGCGAACCCCTGTGTGATTGCTCGTATATATTACTGTTTGTTTTGACGTGCGCGGATCATGGCCAAGATGTCTTGGGCATTTTGTGCACCTGGTTTGGCCTGCACCGGCGCTGTGGGCGTGGGTGCGTCATCGCCTTCGTCGAACGAGATGGCAGTAGAAACAGGTGCCGACTTCTCCACTGGTGCGGCTGATTCTACAACAGTTTCAGAGCCTGTGGAAGAACCTTGCGGAGCCGCTACACCAGCCGGACGGAAGTATGCACCCCAACGGTCGGGATCGTAAGGTTTGCCGTCGACAGAAGCCTCAAACATTTCTTTCATAACTTTGAGTTCTGCTTCGCCGGGTTTCTTAGGAAGGAAGTCGGACAAATTGAACAAGCCATGAGCCTCGATCGCGGCCTGTTCTGCTTCTGTCAACGCACTCTCCTTACGAGCCCATTTGGAGGTTGAGTAGTCTGCGTAACCACCTTTGGATGTCTTGGTGATACGGAAATCCAGACCACGCATCAAGTCTGTTGGCAACTCTTCCAGTTCTGGATCCATGAGTGCGGACTTGATTGTTTGGAAAATCTGAGGACCGATGATGAATCGGCGTATGGGATTTTCCGGTGTCTTGTCATCTGCCAGGGGATTTTCGCGGACGAATCCTTGCATGATGTATGAACGCTTCTTCCAATACTTACGGCCCATGTCTTCAAGGGCTTTGTCTTTGAACCAGGTGCGCACTTCTGCCAAGATCGGGCAAGCATCGCCCCACATCTCTACGCAGGGAACCTGCACTTGGACCTGTTTGGAATCCATTTCCCCTTTGACGCCATTGAATGGCAGTTTGATCATCGCCCGTTCGACCCAGAAGAAAGTGTTCTTTGAGTCGCCGTCAGGAAGGAAACGAAGCGTTGCGCTCTGTCCTTCATCGATGTTCCAGTGGGGGTAAATTGCGTTGTCGCCGCCTTGTGATTGTCCGCCTTTGTTCGACTCTGCGGCTTGTAGTCGAGCGCGGATTTCTGCTAATGATGCCATAATAGAAATTGTCCTTTCAAGAAATTTTAAATTGCCTATATATGCCTTGCATACACCCTACTGAGTGTAGCATAGATATTTAGCATGTCAATGTCAAAAGGCGATTTTTCTTTTGAACATTGATTTTGGCATGTAAATATCGGCATATGACACAGTATAACACATCTACACAACAAGTCAAGATATATGATCAAGTCTGTCAATTGCAATCAGTGGCACCGAACTGTTGGCTTGTGGATGAGTGTTTTTGCTCCGAAACATTGTCATGGATGCAGGACATTGTGATAAACGAACAAAATCAATTCGCAGTTTCACGACCCCATCGCAGACTGATGTTGCAACCGGGCCCGGATCATGCCCGATTACAACAGATAGGGTTGGATATCATACCTTCATTGAATCAGATCTCTGGATTGGATCTCAATCTCATGATAGTGAAATTTTGGCTAGACTTGCCGGGCTTTGCCTGCCAGACACATTCAGATTCACCAGACATCATAGTTACCTATCAAGTCTATGTTGACATTTGGTCTTCAAAACAGGATCCCTGTCACGGTATCGAATTCTTGCATGTGGATCCGCCATACAAGTTAGAGTTGGCCAATAACAAAGGTTATATCAATGTCAATACCGATCTCAAACCTCATAGGGTATTGCCTGGAATCGGCACACGTGCCAGCGTGACATTTCAATACAATTTGGTATAACTCAATACCAGCACTTCTCTCACTGTGTTGCCCGGCACGCAGGACAGCATGCCACAGAATCCACGAGGTTCATTGACATAGATGCTGGCTAGATTGGGTTCATAATTGACCACATCAACATCGTGTCTAGTGAGCCGGCGCATAGGCTGATAGTCTAGTTCGCTTTCCGCATTGACCTGGCTGTCATGACAGAAACAGAATGCCATACGGCAGTCGGATTCTTCGCCCATGCCAATCTGCACCTGCACCAAGATGTCAGGATGTAGCCTGTGCATCATTATGGAACTGCCGGCTAGATCGATGCTGACATAGGCCACTTGCGGTGCCAGAGGCCGGCCGACCAGTTGGCTCACACGTTCAGTGTTGGCTTCTACTATCTGTTGTAATTCGGGAGTGTCTGACCATGGTGTGAGCAAACGGTCGTCATACTGCATGGAAAATGGCACGCGAGATCGTCTATATGCCAGTTTGATCGATCGCCATTGATCGGGTTCAAAGAAATCTTTGGCCGTCCACAGTTGCTGATTGATCCGGACAGCGTTCATGACCGAGCTAGATTCAATAATCTATCTAGCCCTTGGCTTTCTTTGATGCCTATATATTCGGTTCGTTGACCAGCGGGTCTGATGCCCACTTCCATGCTGGGGTATTTGTTCTTGAGATTCTGTGCGTGTTTCCGGGCCTGCTCACGATTGCCATATTGATGTAGGCCGGATTCGATACCATCACGCCTGCGTATCACATCATAGGGTCCTTGAGCATCTGGTTCTGCAGAGATGTCGCCCATGGCCAATCTTTTTACCTGTCCTTCTTTGACTGCATCAAGGTCTATGGCATCCATACCTGGTATGCCCAACTGTTCCAATCTTTTTTGCACACGAGGATCGTCCCACACATTGGCGTCAGGGTTGGTCATGGCCATGTCTTCCAAGATGTCAAACAGTTCGTCGTCGCCAATGATGTCATACAGTTGTTCTGTGGCATTGGAAGCATCAGGTCCCACGATGAGATCTTTGCTCATCAAGATCTGTAATTTTTTTACCTGCTCAGGAGTCTCTGGTATGGCCCAGGTGCCTTCCATCACACGGTCAGTCCATGATTCAAATTCGTCGGCTTCGGGGAGATCCTGTTCTTGCAGTCGTGCCAGCACAGGCAAGGCCTGTTCTACTCTAGGATCCAAAGTCTGTTTCACGAACAATTCGCGTATGGTCTCCACTGCTTCGTCTATCTCTGTGATCTCAGCAGGATCAAAACTGTCACGTTCTTCGTGATAGCCTCTGCGACCTATCATCTTCTTGGCCTTGGCTTTGAGATCAGCGTAGTGGCGTATGGCAGCTTCTACCATGTGCGCGGCTTCACCGGTATAGTCACGATGCCGTGCCGCACGCACGAAGTTGCTGAGCGTTTTCATCTCATCCACGATCTCTGTGATGTGGATGCCAAAGGCATCGTAGGGTGTGCCACCTTCGGCCACGTGTCGTGCCAGCATGCGACCATGTGTGAGGCTGCGGCTGGGCACACGGAAACGTTCACCTTCGGCATTCTCTACATAGAGGCTTTCGATATGGCGGAAACGTGCATCACCTTCACCCAAGGTTTTGTTGTGTTTGATCACAAGCCGTGCGCGATTGGGTTGATCTGAGTAGGAAATCTTGCGGTTGCCATAGTAGCCTTCAAACAGGCTTTCTTTGACGGCAGCCATGGTCTTCATGTTGTATTTGAGTCTGCTGAGATTTTTTACGTTAAACGTGAGCAGATTGCGTTTGGCGAACATGCGAACCAGATACAGGAAATCATACCAGTCGCCACGATCATTGCCTTCCATGGCTCGTGCCATGTTGTCTCCAAAATACATGTCCAGGTTGTTTTCACCGTCCAGGGCCACTACCACAGTGCCATAGTCCTTTTCAGGAGTGGCATAGTCAAAACTGATGATGTCTGCATCAGCAGGATCAGCGGCGGGTTTGCCTTGGCTGTCCAGGGCTTCGGGTTCAAAATCCTGCGCTACGAGCAGGTCATATAGTTGGCGTGCGGGTGTGTTTTTATCGCTCATGGTATTATATTTATTAGAACACGGCTATGAAGGGCATGGGTTCTATGATGGTATCCGAATGATCACGCAGTTGTGTGTCCAGTTCTTGATGATAACTCTGGAGCAGTTGCATCATGCGCACAGCCAACAGCGTGGCCATGACAAGATCATCGGTTTCGCCTACTTTGGCCGCGTAACTGGCACCGTGCGCTATGAAGTTCTTGAGTTCAGTGATGAGGCTGGCAGAATTAATGCGCATCCTACCAGTTTCAATGAGATTTTTCAGTTTGGCGCAGGCCGCCAGTTTGGGCTTGTTGGTGGTGTTGAATCCTTTGCGATATCTGCGTCCGCCGCCACTGCTGGGATCGCTGAGGAAATAGCCCTGGATGTTTTCTTCGCCATATTCTGCTATGGATATCAAGGCAGCTTCGCCAATGGTATTGTTCTCCACTGTAAAATAGATGCTTTTGGAATCACGCAGTGTTTCATTAATGTGTTTGCACACATCGGCCAAGATGCGAACCTGGCTGGGAATGTCGGTCCGGTTGTGCCGCCATTCGGCTACCTGTTCTGTGGTGTTGGCATCAAACACCTGGATGGCCGACGGGTCTCCCCCGGTGCCCAGGCTAGGGTCCAGGGCTACTACATAGATATGCTCTTTGTTTATGGGTTTGAACCAGCGCACCTGTCCAGTCTTGTAGATGGGTTCAGTGGCCACAAGATCGATCAGTTTAGTAGGAGCGATCAAGGTCTCGTCGTCGATGATGAATTCGCAGTCCATCTCTCGGCGGAAACGTTCTTCGCCCAGTATGGCTTTTTGCTGTGAAGCCCAGGCATCGTCACGGTCAGGATGTTCGCGCCAATATGCACGGAAAGCCCGGAAACCATTCTGCCCTATTTCTGTGGGATTGCCGTAGTCATCTTCCAGTTTGTTGGCCAGTTTCCAGATCAGCGCAAACTGATCTTCGTCTGAATTGGGCGTGGACGTAACAATGGCTTTACCACCAGTTGACAGCGTGGGTGTGATGGAAGTCCAAAACTCTTTGGCTATGCCCGGGCGCACGAACGCAAACTCGTCGCAGTAGAGCAAGGTTATTGACATACCACGACCGGTGTTTTCTGTTGTGGTCTGGCTGACGATACGTGATCCATTGTCAAATTCTATAGATCCTTTGTTGTAACTCACAACCCCTGCCCTGATATGATCTGGACAGGCTTCATAGGCATAACGAACACGTTGCATGATCTCCTGTGCGCCCAGATACTTGTGGGCGGCCACCAAGATGGTCGAATCCGGAACGAACATGGCATACCACAGCAGATAGCCTGCTGCCGAAGTAGATTTGCCCGTTTGCCTAGGCATCATGGATATAGAGAATCTATAATTGTGATAGGTCTCGATCAAGCGTTCTTGGAATTCATAGGGCTGATACAGCATCTTACCATACAAGGGATGTTGTATGTAGAAAAAATGACTCATGAAGTAAGTAGGACCCGATTCAGGATCCGCACATTTCACGAACTCATCGACCTGCTGTTCAGTGTAAGGCATCCTGCGATGCGGTTGCTTGATAAGGACGCCTTCGAGACTCTTGGACATACTGTTACTTACCAAAATATACGCCGATAAATATCATTATGAGCGACACGTTAGTATTAGCACCAGACTATCAACCAGTAAACTACTTGCCGCTGTCAACCATAGATTGGCAGACTGCTATCAAACTGTTCTTCTTGGACAAGATCCAAGTGCTAGAATGGTATGACGATTGGACTGTGCGCAGTGCCAAATTGGAAATGCGTGTGCCTGCTGTGGCTGTCACAAAGAAAGGATTTGGTAAGAATGGTGGTATGCGTTTCAGCCGCCAGAATCTCTATCTGCGTGATCTGTTTACTTGCCAATATTGCAATGACACCTTGGGCGCAAGACATCTAACCATAGACCATGTGTTGCCCAGAGCACAAGGTGGCATCACTTCTTGGGAAAACTGCGTGACCTGTTGCAAGACCTGCAACTCCAACAAAGGCAACAAGGTGTGGAGGCCAAACAAAACTCCTTACAAGCCTAACTACTGGAAGTTGGTAGATTCAGTGAAGAGCACTTATCGAGGGGTGCGGCATCCTTCGTGGCATCTGTATCTGGGCCTCAAAGAAGAACAGATACGAACCTACTGACACCACGACTGCTTGGCGTCACCGTAGTATTCTCTGGCGAATCCATTTTTAATCAATTCAGCACGTAGGCTCACACCATTCAGTATGATATCTCCCAGAACACGACCACCGAACTTGTCCCAGGCATAGAGTGTGACTTGGTGCTTTTGTGTTGATGCAACTGCTTGTTTGGTAAAGGCACTGGCAGCTTCACCACGTTGTGCTTCGCTGGGGCACTGAGATCGGTGTCCTTTTTCTGGAGTGTCAACACCATAGATGCGGACAGCAAGTTCTGGCTTGAGCGGTCGAGGAAGAAACGGCGCACTGATAACAATAGTGTCGCCGTCGCTGACCCTTAGTATTTGTGCGTCATAGGTAACGCCTTGTGGTGCTTTTTGTGCCAAGGCTGGAACTGCTATGGCTATGAGCAGTGCTAAAAAAACGTAGAGTTTCATCTTGATATCCTTTATGTTATTTCTTGCCATTCCACACTGGCATAGACGTCTTGATTGGTGCCGGTGGTGGCCATGGTAATCACATACTCGTATGGTGTGCCAGTAAAAGGCTCTCGCTCCAGCTGATATTCAAAAGTAAATGTTTCTTGCGTGGGAGAACCTGTGCTCTGGTTGGTTGAGTTTATGAATGACTGTTCAGCGATGTCGCCTGACACCAAGGCTGTGGGAGCGAGGTTGTATTGCACTGAACTGTCTACAGCTGAATCCGTCCATGAGCCACCTGATGTGATGGCTTTTTTATAGATTCGGAACTGGAATATGCTGGCAGCCACAGGTACCAGGCTGTAGTTTATGGGTATAACCACGGCATTGAGATTGGTGCTCTTGAGTCGGATAGCGATAACGGGTTTAAAAGTCTGATCATTGGGCAAGCGAACCGGAGTGCCTATGGCATGACTGGCGGCTCTGGGATTGCCTGATCCACTCAGTTGGAATCCACCTTCAGAGATCACTGTGCTACAGATCTGTGTCATCATGCTGGTGCCGGCGACAGCGCCAGTGTTGGTTATTTCATAGCGTATGGGCAAGGTGGCCGTGGTCATGTAGACCTTGGTGTTGCCCGGTTGATTGGCATGAGGAAATGAATGACAGATAATATACGCACCGTTGATGACAAAGCCCACACGCACTGAGCCCACGCCCAGCCACTCCACATCAGCAAAAAAGATCTGTGTTCGATCAGGATACAGCGTGATACCAGACGGATTGGTCACAGGTCCTGTGCCATTGAGTTGATCGACATTCCAGGCATCTTGTCTGATACGCTCTTCCACTCCAGTGGATCCTGAACGTATGACCATGTAGTTGTAGGATCCATCGTTTTCAAAATACACACCGTCGTTGGCATCAAACAAGCCCACACGCTGGCGGAGATTTGTCTTTGGTGTGTTAAAACAAAATGTGTTCAGTGTGAGTTGGCTCTTGCCAGGCTGGTAAGGAAATGGCTTCAGCGTTTCTCTCAGCACTGAATCGCCCGACGCTGTGCCCACGTTGAGCTGATAGGAACTCTGAGCGGCTACATATACCACGTTGCCAGTGCCAGATATGGAGTTAGCAAACTGGCCATGATCGTAGTAGCGAGCCTGAGTTTCAAACAGGCTAACAGGTTCAGACACACGCAGACGCCCAAACGCATCGGCAGTGGCTCCGCCAAACCCAGATATCACTACATTGGCGTCATCAGCCAGCACCACATTGGCCGTGCCAGTGATGCCCACATTGCCATCTATGGTTATGCTTCCACCACCATCAACCACAGTGACGTTGGCAGTGATACCCGCGATGTTTCCGGTTATGCCCACATTGCCCGACGTTATAGCGACATTGGTGTTGCCTGAGATCACCCAAGGTGTGGTGCCCTGGAAAACAGTGACATTGCCCGATATGGGCATGGTGTTGCCTGTGAGATCGATATTACCCAGTGCGCCAATGCTTATATTGCCCACTGACACATTGCCAACTAGCACAGCGTTGGTGCGGACAAATACGTTGCCGGTGGCCTCGTCCAGCTCCAGGGCCTGCGTTATGTTACGTAGATACCACGGTGCTACGTTAGCTGGATTTGGATAGGCCATAATATACTATTTAGCTAGGGCTGGTAGCGCAACAAAGTGGCTAAACTTGTACCACAGTCACTATGACGCTGGGTACCACAGGGCCTGGACCTTCACTGGCCAGTGCCACAATATCAATGCCAGCAAAACTACTCCACCAGGCCAACTTTACATGGTCACCGGCTGCCAAGGACTCCACATAGTTCCAACCAACGACCACTTTGTTATTGTTGCCTGTAAAGGTGGTGACGCCACCAGAGTCTGGCACAGTGTTGCCATTTTTTTCCAGCCATATTTCCATGTTGTGTGTGCCGCCACCAGTTTGCAGGAATTGTGCGCTGAATTGGATGTCATAAACACCGGCAAAATCCACAGTGATTTCATCGCCACTGACTATGCTCACATGATTGTTGCTGGAGGTGGTGTTGAACTGCATGTAGTTGACATTGCCAGTGTCGTTGTTCTGATTGGTGGTATCGTAGAACGATCCGTAGAACTTGGTGGCATTGGCATTGGCCAACAACACCAGATTGCCGTTGTTGTCACCAGCATACAAGTTCAGGGCGTTTTGTTCTACTACCAGTTCTGCTGGCCTTGCATTGCCATTGTATTGGCCCACAGTGACCTGGGCATTGTCCTTCATGGCCGCCCGGCTGATGCCGGTTATGTCGCTGTAGGGTGGTGGCGGGCTGGCCATTATCTAGGATATCCTCTGAAACTTTTTATAGGGCTGGTAGCATTGGTAGTGCTGGGCTCCTGGCTCTTCTCTGAAGTCACTAATTTTTTGCCACCTGGCGTGTTGGTCATTTTCAACGCACGGTCAATCACGGGCTTTATGCCTGCGTTCATGCCTGCGATCACTCCGTGTTCGCCAAATGCTGTTTCTGAACTCCATTCAGGTTTGAACGGATCGATGCCATTGTTCTGTGGATTCAGTGCAGAAGCGTAGTCAGCACGAGCACGGGCGATGGCCACCATGAATCTGTAGTTGTTGTAAGGATCTGATGCTGACAATCCAGGGATCACGTAGGTGTGTTGCATGGGAGACTCTTGTTCTGGCGCCAATGTTTTTTGCTCAGCGACAAACTCTCGGGCTCTCATCGAGGATATCCTCGGAAACCTTTGATGGGACTCTTTGGGTTACCACCGGGTGCTTCTTGGCTGCGCATGTCGCCGTTGTTTAGATCATGGTGTATGCTGCCTACTGCATCGTAGGCCTGCCGAAGCATGGCCGCTTCTTCTTCAGTATAAGGAAAAGCGATGTCGTAATTGTGTGCCCACGATGCACTGGGGATATCTATAGGATTTACACCATCTGCTGAGGCCACGGCCATCATCACTCGATTCAGTTCGTAGTAGCGATCGCGACCATCGGCATCTTTGAAACGATGAACACCACGAGTGCTCCATCTCTGTCGCTTGGTCATCTTACCTTCTGGACTTTCAACGATAAATTCGCGTGCTCGCACGATTGCTCCTTAGAACACGCTTTCTTGTGCTGAGCTCGCTGTGCCTAGTTCCAAAGCAGTAAAAGGTGTTCCGGTAACGGTCACCTTGTTACCAGCACCAGCATAGACTTCAAACACAGTATTAGCCGGTATGCTGATAGGTGCTGAATAGATATTGCCTACCGCAGCCGCACTGCCGAGTGCTGTAGCATAGGCTTGATATGTCACGGTGTTAGCCCCGGTGGCGATCTGCAGTTTATCTGAGTAGACTGTAGCGTTTGCTAGACTGGTGTAGACGTTTGCGGCCATTGTTGTTTTTCCTTATTACCACGCACGGCAAGACCAATATCTTGCCTTTGTTCTTGGTCCCGGATTGTCGCAGTTGTGTCGGGCACGGAATGATCGGCGACGTGCAGGATTGGACTTCTTGATCTTCATGGTCTTTTGACCCAACCGTTTGGCTGATGTTCCACCATGACCAAAGTTTACTTTCTTGATATTGCCCGAACTGGGATCACGGACATATACTTTGAATTTCTTGACGTCGCCACGCATGGGTTTGCCCAGGGGAACTTTGCGACCTTGATATTCAGCTTCACCAATGGGGTCATCGGCGGCTGTGCCGTCGGGTGCACCAGGTTGGCTGTCCGAAGCAGGTTCTTCTTGTGTGGGATCTTCGCTGACCAAAGTATCATCTACGCTCATGGACTCTTCCATGTCTTTGCAAGAGCATGCTTCCTGCATGCATTCAGAGCAGGTATCTTCTACAGTGTATCCATAACTTTCCAGTATGCTGATCAGTTTGGCGTCGGCTTCGATGCACAGTCTATCTTCTTCCACGCCAATGATATGGCTTTCGATCAAGCAATCTTCTTGGATGTTGATAGCAAAATCATCACCAACGGCCGGATTGTCCATCCATTGTTCAGATTCGGCGAGATAATCTTTGAAAGTTTTCATCATGCTTTGTATTGTTGATACAGTTTGCTCAAATGTGATTCAAGTTCTTCGGCTTCTTGCACACGCACTGCTGTGACAGGCACAGTGGTCTGACCGTTGCCTGCTATGTCACGTTTTTGCTTGTTGAGACCGCCTGCGATGGTCTTGGTCATGTAGTCTGCAGTTTGTGTTTCTGCTTCGGGTGCGTTGGCCACATCTTCTTGGCCTTCGGCCATTTGCTCGCAACCACAAGGTGTGGAACCGCATGCAGGGCATGTTTCTTCGTAGCCACCAGCCGACCCCATGCCAGCCAGTTTCAGTATCTGTGCCAGTTTTACAGCATCGTCATCTGACGCTGTCACAGACAGATTCTTTTCGCCGTTTTCACCCACTGACATGTTGATGCTCATGCCTTCCGTGAGCACTTCGCTGAGTCTGCGATTGTAGCTTTCTGTGATCTGGCTTTCATACACGCCTTTACCAAATATCATACCTTTTTTCCCTTTTCCTGTGGCAGGAGCCGTGGCCACTGATCCGGCCACTGTGGACTCTTCAGTTTCCTCTTTGCCTTTTTTCTTGGCCATCTTGGTGGCAGTAGCATACATCACTTCTTCACCACGCTCGCCATAACGCTTTTCAAAGTCGCCTTTGGATTTCTTCATTGACTTCACAAACTTTTCGCGCTTGTCCATTTCAGGCTTTGACAGTTTGCGCTCGGGCATGACTTCTTCTGCGTCTTCAGCATCACTGGCCTTGACATAGTCACGTGCTGTGTCAAGATAGTCCAGGGCCTTGGTGATCTTTGACTGCACCCACTCTGGTAAATTCTCATCTGCATCAAGTATGCTGTGTAATTCTTTGGCTGCATCCATCACCGTGTGTAACTGTTCACGGGCCATGTCGCCTTCGCGATCGTATTCACCTTTATCTACGAGACTAATACTATCAATATCGCCTTCTTTGATAGCACCTTTTTTCAGCAATTTGCTCTTGCCTGTGGGGCCTTTAGCACCGATGGCATGCTTGGTGCCCTTGGGTCGGCCACGTCCACGCTTTTCAGCACTGGGATCTTTGCGGCCTGGTTTGAGGTTGCCGTGCTCATCGTAGTCATCGTCACTGCCTGTATTGTCGTCATCATGACGACGTGTGTGTTGCACACCGCGATCGGTTTTCTTCAGCGTGCCTTTGGTTGTTTTCACTGTGTCGCCTGATCGGGCTCTGCGATCAAAGTCATCGCGATCATCAAATTCATATTCGCGCACTGGTTCCATGTCTCCGTCACCGTCTAGGTCGGCCATCTTCTTGCCAGCGGCACGAGCTTTTGCAAGATTACCTGTGAACCGGTTGCCTTCTTCCATGTCATCTTCATTGGTTTTGCGCAGTTTGGCCAACACAGCGCCAGCCACTTTCTCGCCACGCTCTTTGCTACCATATCGCTCACCGGCTGACTTTGCGATCTGCGCAAAGGCCTTGCCAGGTTTACCGATGTCTTTGCCGGCACGTGCGGCCTTGGCCGAATAGGATGCTTCGTCTACTTCTTTGGCCGCCGACTTCATTGGTTCTGTTTTGTTGCCATCTTTGTCCAGATCCAGAAAGTCTGGTTTGGAACCACGACCTTCCAGCAAGTTCATTTTACCTAGTATGTCATACATGTTGTTCATTTTGTTTTCCTTATCTGGCAGAGCTGTGGACAGCCGGTATCTTGTTTTGTTTCGTCCCCACGGGGCTGACGTCTCCCATGGGGAAATCATTGGAAGTCACAGCAGGCGGTGTCTTGCCACCAGCCACAGTGAAATCGCTCTTGTATGCGTTCTTGACCACTACCTGATGTTCTTTGGGAGCGGCTGAGTAATCTTTCTTGAGATCTCGTTGCTGTTTGTCAGGCGCAGGAAAATCTGTATCGGTCAAGACGTTTTTGTTTTCTACATCTTGCTTGGCACGCTCTTCATCCATGCTGTCTGCATATTTCTTGTCTTGCATTAGAATGTTGTTGGGATTGAGTTTCAGCAATTCAGCTATCTGGGTGATTTGGGGAGGTGTTGCAGGATAGTTGAAAGTAACATCAAAGAAAGTCATTGATTCATTGTTGCACTGTGGGAAATCTTTGAGCTGTTTCTGCACAGGTGTTTTTTTCACGTCGCTCATTGACACTACATCAAACTGCTTGAGCTTGTCTTTGAATGCGGGCATAAAGCCCTCAGGCATGTCTCCTGCTATCTTGATGCGATAATCATACGTGTGTTTTGATTCTGTTAGGTATTCTGCAAAAGTTTTCATATCAATCCCCTATATCATATTTAGCCTATTCTGGCTTCTTTGGTTGTTCGCGGCGCACAAGGCGTTCCAGCATTTCGTTGCGATCCAGCACATGCCCTGTGCCTGTGACGGGTATGTCTCCGTCGTTGGACTCGCGATCCAGTTTGGCTTTCTGCATCTGTAACTGTATCATCTTGAGTTTTTTGTTCATCTTGGCTGTTTTGGCCGTGATAGCGTGACCCAGCATGGTGCTGGCCACGGAAAATATCTCTGATGCATAGCGGCTGTCTACCTGCATGCCCAGATCCATGAGATCGTCAAAACTTTCTCGTGCCTTGCCGGCCAATTCGTCCATTTCTTCGTCTGATGCTTCCAGGCCTCGCACAGCGGGCAATGCTTGCTCGATCTTGTCAAGAGTGGCCAGAGTTTCGGGCAATACAGGCAGGGCAGGTTCAGAGGGAGTTTGATCGTCTATGGATTCATCCTCTTTGCGAGGCAGATCAAACAGTTCTTCTAATTTTCTCGTCATGCGGTATTTACCGCTTATTTTTTACCGTTGCGGAAGATGTCGTCTTCGGTTATCACCCGGAACTGGATGCCTTGGCGGCGGCACCACTTCGAAGCGGCATCCCATTTGGCGTAGTTCACTGCCACTATGGCACGGTCACGGGCACTGGCCTTGCTTTCCAGGATGCTTTGCTTTTTGGGCTTGATTTCGATCAGTTCAGTGATCACTCTGCTGTCTCGGGTGCGATATTGCACCAAGAAATCAGGAATATAGTTGGTCATTTTGCCTGTGAGCGGATTGCGATATGGGATAGCAATGCTCTCGCTGGCCCATCCCACTATGGAATCGTTGTTGTCACAGAAACGCATGAAAGCATGTTCCCAACCCGAACGATATTTGGGTCGGCCTTTGCCTAGATATTTGTTGGGATTGCGGACTTCAAAAAATCCCTGTGCATAGTTGCGGCTCATGGTAACACATTGCGGGCCGCATAGAAGTTAGGTTGCACCACGGCATTCACACCCAACAGCGTGGCGTTGCTTCTTTGGTTGTTGAGATAGTAACACAAGGTAGATGTCAATTGTAACTGGTCTTGTCCTTGTATTTCTTGGAGCAATTCCAGCACAGGACGTCTACTGTAATCTGCTACCTGGAACAGACTCACTGTAAAATTTTTGGCTGCGGTCTTGTCTTTGAAAATCCTAGCAAAATAACTGTAGACCGCATCGTATTGATCCACAGGAACTTCTACGGCAAATTCGTAAAAATTATCAAACACCCTGACAGTCATGTCAAGTCTTGGATCGGTATAGTTTACTGTGCTCATCGTATGTTGTTATTTACTTGTTGATTTACAGGCTGTATGGTCCTACCAGTGCGTGTGAATTCTGTAGGCACTGCCTGGGTAGTAGGTCCTGACAGAGTAGGTTCGGCTGTTCTCGGCGAAGCCGGATCAGTGGTAGTGGAATTCTGTTGCACCGGAACTTTGGGGAAGAAAAATCCGTCGGCGGCGTTGGCTGTTTGTCTCACAGCGCCTGGTAACTGCCCTCGGATCACATCCTGCACCACGGCATTGGCTTCATTGCGCACTATGCTCTGGAGATTTTTGCCTTTGAAAGTCTGATAGGCAGTGCCGGCTTTTTGCACGGCACCAATGATGCCCAATACAGAACCCGACTGTAGATCGTTCACTATGCCTCCCACTGTGTCTACTAAACCACCCTGTCCCAATATGGTCGCGTTGTTGCCCAACCGATCCAGAGGACTGCGCACTGTGTCGTAGCGTGATGGATCGGCAAATCCTTTGATGTTGGCACTGGGCCGAGAAGTATCGATCTTGCCTTGATAGTATTTCACTGTCTCGTAACGCAAGGTCATCTGATGTTCCATGGTGCCGGTGTTTTGGCTGTAATCATAGGTGTCATGCCGGAAATCGGTGATCATGGGGTTGATCAAAACATAGGCGCAGAAATCATGCTGGCTCATGCCATATATGGTGATGTCGCGGAAGAATGGTGGTTTGCCATTGGGTGCCGACACACCATCACTGTAGGACTCACCAACATAACCCCAGTCGTTCACAGTGCGTTGATCGTTGTAGATGTCTCGACCGTTGTAACTGAGTTTGGGATCACCGCCGTTGCCGCTCTGGCCGGCGCTGCCTTGTGTGACGGGCACACCCCAATATTGTTGGGTAGGATCTTTGTAGTAGTATGCGAAATAGTTATACCACAGGCTCCGCACCAGATCGCTGCCATCATCGTGGAACACGATTTGGCAAGGGTTGTAGTCTATGCGCTTCTGGACCAATCGCTTGCGATTGTATTGATTCATTGTGTCAACTTCGATGTTGTAGTTGGGAAGTTGTGCTGTTTTTACCAATAGTCCAATGTTGTCTCGTTCCTGGCGATTGAACACTTCGGCCAACTTGGGGATTTCAATGGTGTTGAGATTAAAGTAGACATGGAAGAGATATTTAAAACGAGGCGCCAGCTCATATCCGTTGGCACGGAAAGTCTTGCTGGCGTGTGTGTAGTCCTTTAGATAGTCGCTTCCAAAGAACCCCTTGAGGAAGTCCGCTCCAAAGGCCATGATTGATTAGCCGGTTACTACGTCGCCCAGTGTTCTACCTACTGTGGCACCAACACCAGAACCAATCGGTGTCTGGATGGCATTGTCATAACGCAAGGTCATGGAAACTGTGACTGCGGCACTCTCACCGTAGTTCAAATCGTTGTAGTTCACTGTGCTCAAGTAGCAACCATACAGTTCCCAAGTTTCAAGCACGTTGGGCGCAAACGCACCATTACCACCGTCCAGTATTTCACAGCGTGTGGTGAATTTGTAGTCGATACCTGAAGCGGCTGAAGCCTGCTCTACGAAATCCAACTGCTTCTGCAGTTGTTCGCCAACCAGTTTAGAAACGTTGCCACCGGCATCGTCACGCAATTCACATGTGACAGCTTCCCAATTGTATTTGCCTGCGAGATAGATGGTGCTGTTATATACCGGCACTTCAATCTCTGGAAAGTTGATTGTAGGGCGTGTGAAACTGATCACCTGTTTGGTGAGTTCAGTTCTTGGTGTGCTTACGCCAAGATTCTCAAACACCACTCTGAAGCGATACTTGAGTTTGGGCATCAGCAAACCCTGGGTTGGGCTTGACTGATCACTTGCCAACGGCACTGTCATTCTGTTCAATGATGCGATAGACATACTGGTCTCCTGAATCCTTATTGCAATTATTTATCTGAGATGAGATCAAAAAAAATGGGGCCAAAGCCCCATTTTTCTGCACTAGCGATACCGTTAGACGGTGCTTGCGGTAGCAACATCGCCTGCGGCAATCTCACCTGTGTTCTTGATACGAACCGGTATGTAGATGAATTCAACTGCTTTCACAGGCTCGATTGCGATGTCAACATAGAGTTCGTTGCGATCGATACGAGCCGGTGTGTTGTTTGATTCATCACACACAACCAGGTAGTCGTAAACACCACGCTTGGCCACAAGATCGTTCAACAAGTTAGAGATAGCATTGGATATCTCATCACGAGTGATCTGATCATTGGGTTCAAACACAAAGCTCTTGCCAATGGTTTCAAGGCGTCCACGCAAGAATGCAATCAAACGTGCCACATTGATACGATCCAGTGCCGACGGTGTTGCAGCTTCGGTCTTGTTACCGTAGTTGGTTATGCCCGTGCCAGGTATGAACGTGATCGGGTTGATCTTGTTTTCATACAAGGTATCACGTATGCTTTGACGGATCGCTGTTGAGATAAACTGTCCGGTCTGGGCATTGACATATCCCAACGAAAACGCATTGTCAACCACACCGCGGCGTGTGCCGGCAGGTGCCAACCATGGGAACGAAACTTCGTCGCTACGCAGGATAGTGCGCAACATCATATGGCTGGGCGGTTGCACCACTGTGCCACCAGTCAAATCTGTGGTTTGGCATGATGGATAGAACGTGCCAAGATACGCATCAGCTGTGACCAGTCCATCTTCTCCGTCTAAACCAGCACCACCAGCATTGGTCGCCCATGCAGTGATAGCGTCGGCTGTGTCAGGCAAGCGCATTGGTGTGTCACCAACTACAAACGCTGTGTTGTTGCGCTCATTGTTGAGTGCTATCATATTCACTATCAATTCTGGATAGTTGGGTGTGGCGATCAAATTGAACTGGCGTTGTTCTTCGCGCAGATCTTGATTGCCATCTATCGATGATTTCATGGCCTGCACCACCATGTTCCGCACTGCTTTGCGACCCATGTAAGGTGATCCATCGTTTTTCAATCCGCTGGCAGTGACCCATGCATCAGTGACTGTGCCTGTGAAATCAGGATAGTCAGTGGCATTGAAGTAATCTACCTGGAAGCTCTTGACGTTGAATCCTGAACGACGCAGGTTGAATGCCAACATGCCTGCAGGATACAATGTATACTCAGGTGCATCTGGATCCAGATACGAGCTGGCCAGCAAACTGGTTATGGTTGGAATTGGAGCAGTGATAGGATCTGTGTCACCGTTGGTAGCCCAACGGAAGTCAGCGAACAGCACACCATTTTCGGTGGTCTGGTCGGTGTTGTCGATCAATACCCATTGATCTGCACCGTCTACTGATTGCCAACGCTTGATCACTGGATACAGTTCAAGATCGCTGGTGTCGATCCAGAGATCACCATAGACCAGTGGAGTATCGTCACTTTGCACAGTGGGTGCTGTGACAGAAATGATTGGTCCAGCGGGATCTGTCTGTGTCAAATTGTAACCGCGCACATCATTGCTGAGTGTGCGATATCCAACCCAGGCATTGCCACTATTGATCATGATGTCAACTTGATCTGTGGCAGAATAATACCACAAGCGTCCATCAGCAGGATCTTGGCTAGGTGCCACGTCGCTGGCAGTGTATGTGAATGTGGGTGCACCTACCCAGTTAGATAGGATCAACTGATTGCTCACACCTGCTCGCACTCCAGTGACTGATGTATTGATACCTGCATCTGCCACGGGTGTGCCGGATGTGTCTTCAAGCACGATGCTACCACCTTGGGTGTGCTGTATCTGGATGGCGCCATCTGATGTCACGCCTGCTGTGACTGGAGCACCGGATGGTATAGCGGCCAAAAATGCTGTGACAAAATCTGCCGCTGTGGTTCCGCCCAGCGTGGCTGTGACCGCGGTGGTCAGTGTATCACTGTTTTTCACGCTCCAGGAGATAGTGAACTGTTCGCCGTTGACAAATGTTGGTGATGTGTCGTCACCAATGATGATTGTGTTACCGCTGGCCAGACGCTCAAGGATCTTGATAGTGAATGTGAAGTCTTCGTCCACATCATATTGAGCATAGGTCGAACCTGCTGTGATGTTGCGACCACCACCAGCCGGATCTAGAGCCTTGTTTGCGCTCTGATCGTTGGCATAAAGTGGACAACTCTGTTGCACAAACAGTCCCAATGTGGAATCATATTTCTTCACTGCGAGATCCGCACCTTGGTTTACTGTATTGGTCTTGTTCCATACCGAACCAGTTGGATGTGGCTCTGTGTCAGTGGTCCTCCAGCGTGGAACTGTGTAGTTTGGACTCTGTTGTAGCACAGGTGCATAGTAGATGCGTGGTGTGATTCCTAGATCGGTCAACAGAGTTCCTGTGCCGTTGGCTATGTCAAGGATACCGTTGCCATCATCAGTGGATCCATCATTGGATCCGTTGGAATCGATGTAGATTTCCAACTTGCCACTGACATTCTTGGCACTGATGCCAGGAACGTTGGCTGCATTGATTGCCGAGGCCATGGCAGTGACCGTGGTTCCAGCGATAGTAACCAACTGATCATTGAGGTAAATGCTTTGTGCATTGGTCAATGTGGGATTGGTTTGGGTTCCTATCACTGAGGGCCATGAGTTTTTCCAATCATCTGACCCCACTAACACCCAGGTATTGGCAGCAACCACTGGATCACTGACAGTGTTACCTGGAGATTTGAAATAGGTATAGTTGTTGGCATTCACGGCTACCACAGCATAGTCACCGATGTTACCGATGCTGTCCAAAGGAGCAGTGGTAGTGTCCAATGGATCTATCAAGTCATCTGCTGATGTGATCACTATGGGTGTCTTGTTGGTAAATGTGTTGCAGTGGCCGATGTATCTAACCAATAGTCACCGTTGTTGGGTGCACCTGTGGGGCGTGTCAAACTGGCTGTGAGTTCGCTCAAGTCAATGTTGGCACGCTGGACGTATGCACGATTGGAAATGCCTAGAACAGAATAGGCTGCGAGCAGACCGTATTCGTTAAGTTCATAACCATTGATTGGTGTGCCTGCTGTGGTTTTGTAGAAGAATGGGTTACCAAATGTGTTGACCAAATCTCTTTGGCTAGAGATTAAATAAACTCGATTTGCGTTGACCTCTGTGGTGCCGGCAGCCACGCCAACACCGCTACCACTGATCTTGTTTTGCGCTGTGGCTATCAAGATAAATGGTACTGAATTTGTAGGAGCTGGTAGATAGTTGGATTCATCTATGATCGTAACTTCTACGCCTGGGCTAAGTAGTGCCATGTGTCTGTTCCTTTAAAAGTGCTATTGATATTTAGCGGCACACACCAAAACCACCATCTAACCTTGCCCTTACCTAAGGTTTTGCTTAAATATCTGCATGTCAAGACCCCTGTGCAAAGCCTGCAACAAACGACCATCTGCCGTGAATTGCTATCGTGGCGATAAGATCTACTATCGCAGTCGTTGCGACAACTGCATCAGGAAAGATCGTCGGCAAAAACCAACAGAACCCAGATGGAAACAGGCAGGATACAAGAAAAAAATGATCTGTGACCGCTGTGGATTCCGCGCCAAAGTCCAGTCTCAGACTCTAGTATATCATGTAGATGGTAATCTCAACAACTCTGAACTGCGTAATCTCCGTAGCGTGTGCCTTAATTGCACAGCCGAGATCATGAGAGAGGACTTGCCTTGGCGACGCGGAGATCTCGAAGAAGATCGGTGATCTGCTGGAACAGTTGGTCCATGGTGCCGTTGTTGTCTATCACTGCATCGAATTCCGTGCCCACCCAGGCAGTTTCACTGGCATGTATTCCTATGCTACCTAGCATCTGAGATGCTCCATTTGTGCCGAGATTGGCCTGTTGGGCCACTGCATACCATTCGGGCTCTGGCCCGCGGACCACACGGATAACTATGCCGCCCTGGGCCCGGATAGCACTAATCTCATTAGGGAAACGACAGTCAGAAATCACCACATCATCCTGTGATGTGCGCAGTTTGTTTTCAAGGCTGGCAATCCAGATATCGTCATGGAAAGCCCGACGGCACACTTCGGTGCCCCAATACTGTAGCACCCAACGTGGTGTGATCACTTGTCCAAGACGCTTTGACCACCACTCATCCACTTGTTCACGCCACTCTCGGGCCTGTTTGGTGCGCCCTTCCAGCATGGTGCGATCCCAGCCAAACACAGCCGCACAGGCATCTTTCAGCGTGTTGGCGAAACTTTCTCTACGGAATTGATGTATGTTCACAAGATAATCAGCGATGGTATCTTTGCCTGAACCTATGAATCCGCATACTCCTATGATCATACCAGTTCCTTTACTTTGAGATATTCCAAACAGTCCCACAATAACCGTATCTGCCTCCGGCAATCTTCCAGGGCATGATGGCTGGCAGGGTATTTTTGTAGATTGGGGACCAAACTAAACAGAGTGCGGCTGTCTCGCACAGAGAAAAACTTCCAGGGCAGGGCCATGTTTTCACTCTTGTAAGCATGCTCTAGGATGTTCATGTCATAGGTCGGTCCTTGGGCCCAAACATGCCTAGCGTGCCAGGCCAAGCGATGCAGGCCTTCCAGGGCTTCACGCAAAGGTATGCGATTGTCCTCGCCAAATGCTTCTTCGCGGATGTCTGCGGGTTGGGTGGCCCACCATTGCAGTGTGCTTTCATCTATGGCGCGGCCTTCTTGGCTTTCCAGCGTGACCCGGGCATAGAATTCTCTACCAAAAAAGCCACGCTCCAAGGGATTGAACTCCTGGGCCGCTATGGTCAGTATGGTGGTGTCGGGTGTGGTCGCAAGACCCTCTATGTCAATCATTAAATCCATTCAATGATTATAACAGAGATTTTGGTTAGATGCTAGAGAGTTGTTAGCCAATGACAAAAGTCAGCGGTTGGCTGGCATCCACATAGCGTTTGAGTTCATCTATGAGTATGTCCATGGCTTCTTTGGCTTCGGTTTTCATGGCCGCACCATTGAGGCTGGTCCCGCCCTGTGGTCCGGCGATCTGGGCAAACTTTTCACGTGCTTCGCCGATGATCATTTTGCATGCGGCTACCATATAATCGCGGATCCACTGTTGGATCTGGATATTGGCCAGCAAAGCAATTTCGGGTTTGAGTTGATATACCCACAGCAAAAGCACTTCACCTTCACCTTTGGGATCACGCATGAACTGTATCTGCTTGGTGACAGGGTTGTAGGTGTAGTTCATGAAACCACCAAACATCCTGGCTGCCAACTCTACATATTGGGTATAGAAATCATAAGTGGCCAACCCACCAGCAGAACTGTAGTTCAACAAATAGGTGTTCAGCGTGGCACTGGAGAACGGATCAAAACTGGAACTGTATGGGCCTTGTATGTTGCCAATGGTGCGGCGGAACACTTGGCGCACAACTTGAACTTCTTGCGGTAGCGTGTAGATGTTGACGTTTTCTATCAACGGCAGGAAGATATAGCATTCTTCGTAGGCATTTTCTGCTCGTTGGCGATAGGTGCCGATGGTTCGTTGATAGGCCGCTTCATAGTGTGCAGGATCTAACTCAAGATCGATGATCTGATCGCCCAACTGGAGTTGCACATATTCGATGAGGTTTTGCTTTAATGTTTCTAGCGTTGATGCAGTCTGATCTACCATTACAGGCTCCTATACAACTATTTAGCGGAAGAAGTCCTGACAATGGCCCTCACGTGAAATGTCATTGGTCACACAATGAATACCACAGTCCCAAAAATATTTGTGTCGGAACGGGACAACATGCACTTCTATACCGTGTCGCGCACAGGCTTTTTCGACTCGATCGTTGTGGGTAGAAACCACGATATTTTTGGGATCTACGATCAGGATATTGACATCAAACACAGTTTCTGACACCTGTCCAACCCATTCATCAAAGTAATGATCTACCATGTTTATGAGATTGTTATCTTGCTCAAATCCCGGCATAAACCACCGTCCTTTGTTGCGTTTCATACTGAACTCAAACTCTCTCATGTGGGCATAATTGCTGGGTGGTAGATACACCACTTCCCATCCTGGAAAAGTATCCGCATAGGTGGGCACATCATTGAGACTGACTATCAAACCTGGTGTAACAGGGCAATACACAGCATCTCCGTGACCGCCCGAATTGACCACATGATTTCTCGTGGTCGGAAATAATGCATTAACTTGATCTAATATGGCTTTTTTATCATCATAGTAAGTCTGCGTGGCAAAGTATAGATCTTGGCCAATGCGACTCACAAAGCACCCATTGATGAAATCGAGATCAGTGTAAACTATATCTGTGCCACTGCTCTTTATCTCGTTTAAAATATGCGGATAAAAATCCAATTTGGCGTCAAGATGTTGTTGATCTATTCCACAGAATATTTCAAACTTCTTACGAACATCGTCGGCATACTCAGGCCAAGCATCATAGAAATCTTTTGGACGCACATAATCGGGCCACCAATTCATTTTGTTCTGGCGATAAAATACCGACCAGGCATGACTGGCATTTGGCTCTCGCGGTATCCAGAAACGATCCTGGATCATGATAAAATAATCACGAGGAGCGGTGGGTGGTTGCACCCATTTGCCATCGATATAAAGACTATCGAGATTTTCTGGAAACTGGGGCCTCACCACCCGGACCCCAAATCGATCTTGCAAGAGTGTAATCAGTCCTTGATAATCTTCTTCAGTTTCTTGTGCAAGATTTTCAAATTTTTCGCGGGTCTTCGAATCTTTGATCCACTTGTAAAATTCGGGCGGATATGTTCGTCCCACCATGCATACTTTGAGTGGATCCCAGTGTTGGTATACGGAATACATTAGATCTTTCAATAGGTTTTCAAGATAACAAGATTTTCATTTCCGCGACCATTGAACTTGATCTCCGTGGCTTTGATATCTTTGAAGTATTTACGAGCCGCGGGTTTACCACTTGACAAAAGTGCTTTGAGTTGTTCTGCAGGTTTTCTCAAGGTTTTCTGTTGCGTCAGTGTAGGGTCAAAACCCACGATACTGGACCCTTTGACGCTCACAGTGCCTGCATGAGTATCTGCTACCACATGCACCAGTTTGCGTTTTTTGGTATCATACAACCATGCTTCTGAAGCACCAACCAATTTGGCCGGTGATTCGGATGTGAGTTTGAGTTCAGCAAAGTCTTTCAAAAACTTGAACTTGGCACTTTGTTTTTCTGGACTCACGGCTTTTTTGGCACGCGGCTTGCGCTCGACTTTCTTGATCTGCACATAACTGCCACAGTCGGCAATAACCTGCTCGGCAAACTTTACGAAGTTTTTGATCTGGATTTTGCTCCAGGGGCTGTAACCTTCTACCAATTGCGCATCTCGGCCTGCGAGCACTTCCTCAAATTCGCTTAGGCGATTTTTCCAATGATCGGCGATGGTATTCACCATCTGCGGTGCCACATTCATACCACGCAGGATGGTGATAGGCTTGAAGTCTGCTGACATTTTGGCGCCGGATACGATGAAGTCGTCAAACATGCCCTCAAGTTCGCCCGCACACTCTGAGACTTTTTCACGCAGGCGATCCTGGATGGTAGGACCTCGGACCAACTCTTTTTCCGCTGTTTTGATTACTTCTTTTATAGCACGAATGCTTTTTAGATGCGCAACAATGGCATTGTCTACTGTGAGTTCTTCGTGTTCATTAAACTGATACCCCATGAGGTTCATGCGGCACAACCAGCCTACTTGGTTGCCGATGGTGCTTTCTGGCACGCGACCAAAGTCTTTGGCATCCCGCTGGCGATCGTTGCGGATCAACCAATCGATCACAAACTCTTTCACGGTTTTTTTGTCATAGTGATAGCCATACCAAGTAAAGGCCGCGATCAACTTGCTGTTGCGATTTTCCGTGTCGGGTTGGGTGCGCCATTCGGGTTCGGAACCTGTGTATTTGAGATCCGGAGATTTCGGGTGCAGGGCCTTGAGTGGTTTGAGTGCTGTTTGAGTTTTCATCTTTGCTCCTTGTGCATGAGTTTAGCCATCAATATATGTGCTTCAAAATTTTTCAATACTTCCTCTGCCCTGACCAGTAGATCATCAAACAAGGAAGATCCACGTCCACGACGACGACAGTTGACCCATTCCGAATCGGCTTGTGCCAGCAATTCATACACAGCACGGTGCCAGGTATAAAATTCTCTGGTGCCCATACTGGCGCCTATGCTGTTGCGATGTGCTTGATCCAAACGATCATGCAATTTTTGCCAATCTTCCAGGTCCATTGTGTATTTTAGCACTTTCGGAAAATCTGGTCAACCTACCCATAAATACAGCACTATGCCCAGATTAAGCCTTTATCGCCCCAACAGGCAAAACGATTACAAGTTTTTGGACCAAACCATAGCCGAAATGTATCAGGTTGGCGGCTTGGACATCTTTGTCCACAAGTATCTGGGCCCGCAACCACATGGCGACGATAGCAGTAGCCAAACTGGTGGCACACAAGATGCCACACAACCAGCCTACAGCTATACCAATCCCTTGTTCGTGGAAGATCTGTTGCTGATAGAAAATCGCGACAGAAAATACGATCAAGACATCTATATCATGCGCGGTGTTTACAATCAGCAGGATATCGACTTTGATCTCAGCCAGTTTGGCCTGTTCTTGAACAATGACACCCTGTTCATCACTTTCCATTATAACGTGATGATCGATACCATGGGTCGCAAACTGATGTCGGGTGACGTGCTAGAATTTCCCAATCTCCGCGATTACAACCCACTGAACACAGCACTACCAAAAGCCCTGCCTCGCTACTATGTGATCCAGGATGCGGCATTTGCTTCAGAAGGTTTCAGCCAAACCTGGTTGCCGCACCTGTGGCGAGTGAAAGCCACGCCCTTGGTTGGTGCGCAAGAATACAACGACATACTGAACAAACCTTTTGCTCAAGACAATATCTGGGATCCGGGCAACTACTATCCGTCAGGAAGCATAGTGCTCTACGGCGACACCTATTACCGTGCCATACAGAACACTCCGACCAGCACTGAAATAACCAACACTACCTACTGGCAAGTCTACACTCCCGAAACCATCCAGGAGTCGATCGGCACACGCAAGAAAGATTACGAACTCAACGACGCCATACTCACACAGGCCGAATACGAAGTTCCGTTGTCAGGCTACGACACAGTTAAGTTTTACATCGTGCCCACCAACCCAGATGGCACGCCTGCTGATCCTGCTTCCATCCCCACTGCCGATTACACAGTGGTCACTGTGGATACCACGCTGACCAATGTCAGCGATGGCAATGTGAGTCCTACTGGTGACGGCTACACATCAGGTTATTTGACCGGTGATGGTATCGCACCCAATGGCCTGCCTGTGACACCGGGTATAGCGTTCCCATTGAATCCCAGCCAAGGCGATTATGCCTTGCGCCTGGACTACTTTCCCAATCGCTTGTTCCGATTCAACGGTGCTCGTTGGGTCAAGATCGAAGACAATGTGCGCACCAATCTCACTCCGGGTCCAGACAACAAGACCATGCGGTCGGGCTTCGTCAACAACACCAACACAACACAGACTGCCGATCGTGGACCCATACCACAGCGTCAAGGACTGTCCAATATTCTCAAACCCGAGGCGGATAACTGATGCAACAATTCTTCTACGACGAACAGATACGCAGATTCCTGCTACAGTTTACCAGGATGTTTTCCAACTTCCAGTGCGAATATGGGCGTAACGACGAAGGTGTAAAAGGCCTTATCCGTGTGCCCATCCGTTACGGTGACGCCAGCCGCCAGGCACAGACTGTGCTACAAAACAATTCGGCGTCAACACTGCCATCTACACCGCTGATGACATTTTATGTCACTGATCTCGAATATGCACGTGATCGTGTGCAAGAGCCTTACTATGTGGAAAAGACCAATGTGCGCCAACGTTATTGGGACACCGATACACAAAGTTATGAGACCACACAAGGCAATGCGTTTACCATAGAACGCTTGATGCCTGTGCCTTTTAATTTGAAACTGCGATTGGATCTTTGGACTTCCAATACCAACCAGAAACTACAGATCTTGGAGCAGATATTGACACTGTTCAATCCTGCGTTGGAAATACAAAGCACAGACAACTTCTTGGATTGGACCAGCCTTTCGGTATGCGAACTAGAATCGGTGACATGGAGTTCAAGATCCATACCACAAGGCACCGAAGATCCCATAGATATCGCCACGCTACAATTCACACTGCCTATCTGGATATCACCGCCGGCCAAGGTCAAGAAACTGGGCGTGGTGCAGAAAATCGTAGCGTCAATATTTGACTCCAATGGCGACGCCATAGAAGCCATAACCAACAATGATCTGCTGTTGGGAACAAGGCAGAAATTCACGCCCTACAACTATCAGGTGCTATTGATAGGCAATCAACTGCAGGTATTACAACCATCAGCAGTGGTGCCGGGCAAAGGCACTATCAATCCTGACAGTTCGCCACCATCCAATGTGTTTTGGCATGCTGTGGTCAATGAGTTTGGTGACTTGCAGAATGGCATCAGTCAAGTAAGGCTTGACAATCCGTTTGATGGCACTATAATAGTGGGAACAGTGGCCTATCACCCATCGGACGATAGATTCCTTTTGTTTACCATAGATGAAGATACCATACCTACAAATACATTGGACCCTGTGAACGCCATCATCGATCCCCAACGCAAAGGCCCTGAGGCAGGATTGCCTGCTGCCGCTGCCGGACAGCGATATCTCTTGGTCAATGATACCGGAGCCGCCGACTATGGCAGTGGTGCACCCGCATGGACTGGCGTCAATGGAGAGATATTGCATGCCGACGCCAACGACATCATAGAATATGACGGTGAAAAATGGAACATAGCATTCAAGAGCGATCAACTCACAGATGTGCAATATGTCACAAACATAACCACCAATATACAGTATCGCTGGGCAGCCGGAGAGTGGTTAAAGAGTTATGAAGGACTGTATCCGTCAGGCGAATGGAGTCTAGTGCTTTGAATGCAGTGGGTGTTTGGTTCTATTCCGTATCAACCGATCGTTATCTCTATCTCTTAAGGAATGACGATCGTAACCCCGGAACTTGGGGATTGCCTGGTGGCAAAGCCCTGGCCAACGAAACCTTGATAGAAACCATACGCAGAGAATGCATTGAAGAACTGGGTTCGTGGCCCCAGGAGATCCGATTGGTGCCTATAGAAAAATTCACTAGCCCTGATGGCAAGTTCCATTATCATACGTTTTTCTGTAGCGTTGCAAAAGAATTTGTGCCTGAACTAAACGAAGAACATCAAGGTTATGCCTGGATTGATTCGCATACTTGGCCTAGGCCGTTGCATCCGGGCCTATGGTCGACAGTGAACTTTGATGAAGTCAAACAAAAAATGACACAGGTGCAACGCCTGCATCACACATCACAGTAAGTGATGAATCTGCGATAGTCCCACACGTCAACGTTGGCAAAATTGCGCCATGAATTGGGCGGCGGAGCGCCGTCGGTAACAAGATAAAATTTCACACCCGGATATGCACGGAACACATGAGGCATGTCAGCTGTGCTTTGTGTGTCAATCACACAGTGAGGATTGATGCCATCCACACCAATTATGAATACTTCTTGGTGACCATCAAAGGCAGCGATGTAGGCAGCTCGGGCACCTGGACTCAGTCTCACGGCATAAGGCACAGGATACAGTTGTTCAGGAAAACGCAAACAGTTGCGAGTGCTGGAATACACCACTGTGTTGGTAGTGTAATTTTTGGCTACCATGTCAGATAATTCTTTGACATTGGTCTCTATATAAAAGTCGCAACGTATCTTGCGCCACACTCCATCACAACCATAGGTCTGCAATTTCTTCTGCCCTAACAGACCACCTTTGTGATTTTCTAACACACGGACCACGTCTTCTCTGGCCGTTTCATCTTGTCCAATCACAGCGGCCCTGCCAGATATGTGTTGATTGGAAATAGAGTTAGGAACGAATTCTCTATTTTGTATTTTCATTCCACCTTTGTAAGTGGTATCTGTGATGATGAATTCACCATCATAATGTTCGCGAAAACGTGCTGTTATCATAATCTTCCCACCATTATTTCAATGGTGCCCTCTTCAGTTGACTGATGATTGTCCAGTGCTTTGCCTAATACTACGCCCGGAGTATATTGGGTCACTGGCAAGGCCATGGCCACACCCGGAGTGTCGCTGGAACACAACAAATCACCTTTGGAAATCTGTCCTTTGACCCGACAAGGGACCCGCCCAATCAGGGCCACTGGTGCTACAAATTCACCTTCCAATCCGCGATTCATCAGCACGCCAGGATTTTCAGACACAGTGCCGGCGATAGACGACTGGCATGCTTGTGTGCTTTGTGTGACTTCTTGATCTCCGCCTATGACCAAAACTGTGCCCACAGGATATTCTGCGTCAGCTAGATATCTTTCAGCCACGTCAGCGTATTGTGCTGATGTGGCTTTAACAAATGCAGTATTAAAATATGCTGTAGCGTTTCCTATGTTACCCACACCGTTACTGCTGGCATTTTCAAAGCCATTGATAAAACTCTTGTTTGACATTGACTGCACAGCGTTAGCACCTATCAATTGATAACCACCTGGGTGTGAACCATCATGCACACGGATCACTTCTAAATCAGTGTCAATGCTTAACTCGCCGGCAGAACCAGTGAATGAGTTATTTTGTGCTGTGGTTCCCCTGCGGAACTGTAAAACGGTTGGCATTGAATTCTCCTGTTTCTTTATTTATTTAGGTTAACACACCAAGATCCACACCCTCTAGCACTTCGCCCACTGGGTCCATCATGCTGTAAACTTCGCCCAAGTTCACACCAAACGGATCCGTGGCTGATGATTCAAACGGTGCTTCCTGCACAGTCTGGACGAAATTGTAGCTGAGGTCAAAATTACCCGTGGAGCCAGGCACCGGTTGCACCGTGGAGTTAGGATACTGGGTAGCACCACCACCTCCACCACCGCCACTCTGATCTTCCCATGTAAGTCCACCAGCACCATTGGTAGTGAGAACTTGGGCGGCATTGCCATACCCACTAGGAAATATATAGGTAAAATTTCCGGTCAGTGTAGCCGGTGATCGGAGTCCTATATAGTTGCTGTTGTCACTGTCGTTGAGGAACAGTATACCGCGATTTTGTATTTCAACGTTGGACGACGCTTTGATCAGAGCGCCAGTGACGTTGCCTGTGGCCACTAATTGTCCTGTGGTAACAAGATTACCACCAGTGATGTTACCCGTGGCGTCAACGCGACCTGCTGTAGTGATATTTCCACCTGACACATTGCCAGTGGCAATTACTTGACTTCCTGTTGTTAAATTACCGCCTGTGACATTGCCTGTCACATCTAAACTTGTAAGTGTGCCTAGAGATGTGATATTGGGCTGTGCGGCCGTGTTCAACGTTCCTGTGAGCGTGGTTGCAACTATGGTAGAAGCACCTAGATTACCAACGTTGGCGTTACCGGTGACAGACAACACTCCGGATGTTATGAGGTTGCCGCCTGTGATGTTGCCCGTGGCCACTACCTGTGCACCGGTAGTAAGATTGCCACCAGTGACATTTCCAGACGCTGTCAAACTGGTCAATGTTCCTAGAGAACTTATATTAGGTTGTGCTGCCGTGGTCAGTGTGCCGGTTATCAGCGTTCCACTTAGGTTGCCGCTGGTAATGTTTCCAGTGACCCCTAATGATGTTAACGTGCCAACCGAAGTAATGTTGGGTTGTGCCGCTGTTGTTACTGTGCCTGCTGTGGTGGCTGCGCCTGTCAAGTCACCCACGAATGTGGTCGAGGTCACACTGGTCAGGCCAGCCACGGTGGTCACTGTGGCGCCCAGTGTGAGTGCTGTTGATCCCAGTGTGACAGCGGCATTGGCCAATCTTGCCTGTGCCAAGGTGCCACTTGAAATATTGTCAGCACTGATACTGGAGACGTTGGCGCCTGATCCATTGAGTGTGCCCACGAAGTTGCCACTGGTGACATTGCCTGTGACGGCCAAATTTGTGAGTGTGCCAACTGAGGTAATGTTGGTTTGTGCGGCTGTGCTTATGGTTCCTGTCAGTGTAGTTGCTGTGACTGTGGTAGCTCCAAGATTGCCCACGTTGGCATTGCCAGTGGCAGATATTGTTGCGGATTCAAGCCCACCAACTATGAGATTACCATAGTTGTTTACTGTGACAACATCATTTGATACTGATACATTGGTGGCTGCTATGAGTTTACCTGCTGAGTTATCATAGCCCATGAAAGCGGCCTGTTCTGTGGTAGTGTAATACCAAAGTTCCTGGCCTCGATCTTTGCCGTCGTTGCTGGTCAGCGGTGTGTTGTTAGCGCCACGACCTAACCCAATGATTGGATCAACTACGTTAAGATTGGTGACGTTGACGGAAATAATATTGCCACTCACAGTAAGATTTCCTGCTATTGTGACGTTGTCGCTGGCAGTAAGTGTTCCTGTTGACACTGTGCCTGTAGTGACCAAATTGCCACCCGAGACATTACCGGTGGCAGTTAAACTTGTCAGTGTACCAACGGATGTAACATTGGGTTGTGCGGCTGTTTCTAGAGTACCAGTAACAGTAGTGAATGCACCCCGTGTTCCGGAAATATTACCAGAACCCACGTTTCCAGTCACGCTCAACGAATCAAGTGTTCCCACTGATGTGATATTTGTTTGTGCGGCAGTGGTCAGCGTGCCAATGATATTGGTACCAATGAGATTACCACCAGTGACGTTGCCTGTTGCTGTGACTTGCCCTGCGGTAACGATATTGCCGCCGGTGACGTTGCCAGTGGCTGTGATTGTTGTTCCTGCTGATACCAGCCCTGCAGTAACAAGATTGCCACCTGTGATGTTGCCGGTGGCGTCAACACGACCTGCTGTGACGAGATTGCCACCTGTGACATTGCCAGTAGCTACTACCAATCCTGCTGTGCCAAGATTGCCCACGTTGGCATTGCCGGTAGCATTGAGTGTACCGGTGATGTTAGCACCTGTTGTGGTGGCTACAAGCACTATGGAAGAATTTGGAGCCAACGCGATATTGGCAGCAGATGTGGTATTGATTTGTAGTGAAGTTCCAGAATCAAAGATGTTACCACTGAGTAAAAGATTGGCACCCGACACATTGCCGGTGATATTGGCATTGCCAGACACGCTTAAAGAATTAGCTATAGAAACAATGGCATTGGCCAAAAATGACACAGTGCCGTTACCTGCTACTGGACCAACACTAATGTTAGTTGTAGATCCTGCCGCCCCGAGTGTTCCAATACTAATGGTCTTGGTTGACCCAGATGCAGTGACTCCGTTGCCAATGGCAATAGTTTGAGTTGCAGTGCTACGGCCAATGGCAATTGCACCAGTGGCTGAGGTGCCACCAATGGTCAAAGGACCACTGGTCTGGCCGGTCATTATATTGAGTGTGCCACTGGTTATGGTAGTGAATAAACTGGTGGTGCCGGTGGTAGTTGTAGTTGCCACATTAGGCGTAGACATTGATGTAGCATGGCTGGCTAACGCAACAGTCAAAATATTAGTGCTGGGATTGAAAGTTAGGCCTGTATCATCAGCGAATAGTGATCTATAACCACCAGCTGAGCCACTTGGACTTACATAAGGTAAATTGTAGGTTACGTTGTCATCTGGAGATTCTGTAACAAATATAAAGTTTGCGACATTGGCCGTGCCTGCAAGATTTCCAATAAAGTTAGGAGCTGTGATATTGCCAGTGGCATTGATGGTGCCAGTGACATTGGCGCCTGTGGTTGTTGCGACTACTACGTTTGTTCCATTTGGAGCAAGTGTAACATTACCACTTGATCCAGTGATCAAGAACAATGCACCTGTATCAACAATATTACCAGATAGATTTATATTGCCACCGGTTATGTTGCCAGTGGCTGTGATCTGCCCTGCTGTGCCAAGATTGCCCACGTTGGCATTGCCAGAAACGGTAATAGCAGTTAAGTTAGCATTGGTAGCACCCAGGTTACCAACGTTGGCATTGCCCGTCGCTGACAGCACGCCACTGGTTATAAGGTTACCGCCGGTGATATTGCCCGTGGCCACAACAGTATTGGCATTGACTTCTGGAGAAGCTCCTGATAATACAGTCGTGCCGCCAGCAGGATTGGTAATGATAACTGCTGTGGCATTGGCAGAGATTTGTGCGTTGCCAAGATAGATAGTGGAGTTGGCTAGATAGATATCTTTCCATCGGCTAGTAGTTGTACCTAGATCGTAAGTGACATTGGCCCCAGGTAATACGCTACCATAAAAAGTTGGACTGTCATTGACTGCAAATGTTATAGTATCTGTTGTAGCATTGCCTGTGATTACAATGTTATTGCCAGTTGAGAATGTAACTGTGTCGCCCACAATGTCTGCCAGTACCGCAGTGCCATTGGCATAGATGTTGCCAAACGCGAATGCAGAGTTCTGTTCAAAGGTCAGTGCAGTGACGCCAATGGTGATGGGATCGTTTGTGGTCAGTTTCCACTGGGTGTCTTTATAGGTCACACCTTCGGTGACCATGACGATGGTTCCAGCATTGAGTTCGCCGGACTCGTTGGTATCTACTGATCTAATCCAAGTGCCATTTGATCCTGTGCCCAACACTGATACCTGATAAACACCGTTTTGGCTACCAGTGGATTGGCCGGCTACTAGGATTCTGCTACCTATGCTCAAACTCACACCATCCACTGTGCTGGGCGCACCGCCTGCCAGTGTGACGTCGGTCAGCGTGATCACGCGGACCGCTTGTTTGTAGTCTATGTCAAATATCTGATAGGCGCGAGGTTTAGTTAATCCCATGTTTTACCCAGGTTTGATATATTTATGGAAAAAAATAGGGCCAACCAGTGGCCCTATTTTTGGTAAGTTTGCGCAGATTACAGGCGCCCTACTACGACTTCTATCACACCTTCCGTGCCATCAAAGTCTTCCAGTGCTTTGCCTATCACAGTGCCCACACGTGGATCTGGTTCGGCTCTAGCACGACCATCTGCTGTGGATACCATCATGTCGCCTTTGCGCACAGGACCTGTGACCCGGGTTGGTACACGACCTGTGAGTGCTACAGCAACAATGTGATCACCTTCCAGTGCAGAATTCATGATGTAACTTGGATTGGTAGAAATCACACCAGCCACACGCTTGCATGCTTCTTCGGTGCAACCTGTGACTTCGGCTGATCCGCCAAAACATACCACTGTGCCGGGTTCTAGATTGGTATCTGCCGCATACATCTCGGCCAAGTCAGCGTATTGTGCTGAGGTGGCTTTGGCAAATATGGTATTGAAATAACTGCTGGATGTTCCAATGTTGCCTACACCGTTGGCCTGCAGATTGTTGATACCAGCCGAAGTAAATGACACAATACCAGAACCGCCTACATTGATATTGACATTACCGTTGCTGGTAGCGCAACTCACATTGGACGTTCCATTGGCGATGGTAGTGGTATCAACGTTATTGGAACTCAGTGTGCCAGGTGTTGTTCCATCCGGTCCAAAGAATGCCAAGGTGTTGCCCGAGGTGTTCTTGAGGACGATGTTGCCCAGCGTGATCGAGTTACCACTGAAGTAGCCATCTCTCCATCTCAGCGCAGAACTGCCCAAATCATAAGTGACGTTGGCTGTGGGTATCAAATCACCGGTGATACGCACATCGTTGTCGGTGTCAACCACTTCCACGGCAGCATTGCCGTTGACGTTAGAAATACCTTTGACCGTGACCGTGGTAGTGATCTCTCGCACCTCGATAGTATCAGACACCAGAGGTGCTTCTGTAAATGTCAGCACATTGCCTGTCACGGAATAGGCCAACACAGGAATCTGTAGCACACCGTTGATCGAAACGATACAGGAGTCTGTGGTCTGGCTAGTGCCCAATGTGTATGCTACAGTAGATCCATCTCCGTTGAACACTTCTGAATCGATTACTGTGAACACAGTGCCCGCAGATACCCACGAGTCTGCATCATAGAATTCCAAACTGTCCAGCGTGGTGTTGAAACGGATCATACCAGTGACGCCAGTGGCCGGACGCTGTGCGGAGTTACCGCGTGGTATCAGGATTGAGTTACTGGATTGGAATGAAACTACGGCATTGGCTACCTGTGTGGAGTTACCAAATGACGCTGTAGACGTGCCTGCATCAACATAGAATATGTTGGCAGTGGTGTCACTGTTGACCGCAAAGTCTGTGTCAGAGCTGTCACTGTTTACTGTGACGCGACCTGTGCGGCTGGTTATACTGGCAACATATAAATTGCCGTTGGTGATATCAATGCCTTGTGTAGATGCTACTGCACGCACATTGGCTTCTGCTGTGTTGCCAACAAATATTTTTACGTTGCCGTTGGTAGAACCCAGCATTAAATTACCACGTGACGTGCTTCCACCTGTTTGTGCGTTGGCCACTACGTATAAGTAACCGTCATTGAGTGAAGAAGTGTCGCCAAAGAAAGCAGGATCATCATGAGTGCTGGAACCAATACCCATGTCAATGAAAAATGTGGAGTCGGTTCCGTTGTCAGCAGTGGCCACATAGTCTGTAGATGCAATGGGGCCAGCGTTGATGTTTTCAAAGTTAATCTGGCTGTATGAATTGGTGTTGCCCGAAAACTGTGCTACTATGTTGGAACCCAGAGGGGTAAATCCTGCAACACCTGCTTGTATGGCCAAGTTACCTGTGGGCGCTTGACCAAAGAAAATACCAGAAACATTGGCTACGATATTGCTTGTGGAAGTAAAGGTACCAATTACTGTGCCATTGCCGGTTATGTAGAGTTGTTGTGCATTGATATTGCCACTCAACGCATTGAGATTGGCCGAAGTGTTGATATTGCCTGTGGCATCGATGCGGCCGCCTGTGGATATATTACCGCCTGTGATGTTACCAAGAACGGTCAATGCATCAGTAGTGGCATCATATGTGATTCCTGCATCACCGGCAATTAAACCGTTGTTGTTGAACAAAATCTGTGTGTTAGAACCTGGCGCTACAAATGGACCAGAAATGTTGCCTACTGATACTACGCTTTCAGCATAGATATTGCCTGCTTGGAACGTGCCATACTGCACCACATTGACGATGTTGTTTCCGCTGAAGTTTACATTGGCAGCAGCTACAACGTTGCCGGTAGAGTTATCCCAGAATACCGAAGCATTACCTTTGCCTGTGGCTGCTTTGTAGTATTCCATGTAGATACCACGATCCATACCATCATCTGAGGTCAACGGTGCTCCATTGGCACCTGTGCCCATGATGATTATGGGATCTTCTACCCGCAAGTCATCGATGTTGATGTAGGTCAGATTGCCTTGGACCACTAAGTTGCCACCAATAGTAGCGTTGCCTGTGGTCTCCAGATGAACAGCATACAGAGTGCTGTTAGCAGTGATATTGCCACCAAAAATATTGCCAGTGGCAGAAATGTTTGCTCCGCTGGAAATCAAACCGGTTGCCACAACAGCGGCGTTTGATATAAGATTACCACCGGTAATATTGCCAGTTGCGGATACAGTGGTGGCAGCAGATACGGAAGCATTACTTACCACATTGCCACCTGTGACATTGCCAGTGGCACTCACAGTGGTTGCCGCTGACACTGCGGCGTTGCTTACTAGGTTACCACCAGTGATGTTACCGGTAGTGTTTATTTGTCCAGATACACTGAGGTTGCCAAGAGCCAGATTACCAGTAATGGTAACGTTACCAATCACAGCGCCACTGGAAATCAAATTACCAGCAGTGACATTACCTGTGGCATCGATGTTGCCAGTGGTAGAAATGTTACCACCGGATATGTTACCAGTGGTTGTTGAAATATTGCCTGCGGCTATGACAGCCGCATTGGAAACCAAGTTACCACCGGTGATGTTACCGGTAGCGGAAATTTGACCCACTGTGGAAAGATTGCCGGCACGCACATTGCCAGTGATGGCTGCATCCGTGATAATATTGCCGACCAAACTTGTGGTGCCGTTGATGACGATGTTGCCACCAATGTTGGCGTCATTGGTGTGGAAACTGGCGTAACTAGCGATAGTGACCGTGGTATTGGTAGTGGTGTCATTGGTGAATACCGTGACAAACTCACCTTGAGATTCATCCCAAACAAAAGCGATGTTTTGGCTGCTGCCACGTTCGCCAATGAAACCAATGTCCAAACTAGGAGCACCTGATTGATTGGCGGCCAGCAACAGTATGGGATCTTCAATAACAACACTGACTGTGTCAATGGTTGTGGTAGTTCCGTTGACTGTCAAGTTGCCAGATACTGTAAGATCTGATCCGTAGACCAGACTGTTGGCTATTTTGCCTGCTGTGATTGAGTAATCTTGCAGTTTGACGCCTGCGTTGATACCAAGGTATACGTTACCGGTTGATGAATCGGTAATCTGATTGTTTTTTATCCGTGTAATGGCCATAATATGTCACTTCGCTCCGCTCTATGGTATTATTTAGCGGTCCGGCCAAAAAGATCTGTTACCAGGCGCCAATCACTATCATAATTTTGTGCGGGCCTGCACCGCACGTTTCCAGTGCTTTGCCCACGATCACACCCGGGCGCCAGTCATTATCTGCTAGTTTTTCTGCATGTCCAGCACGGCCTGACGTGGTCAGCACATCGCCTTTGGCCACAGGACCTACCACCCAGCAAGGTACACGTCCTGCCATGGCTATGGGCACACCTGCTTGACCTGCGTTCATGATATAGGCAGGATCAGTGGAAATCACACCGGCCAATCGTTGATCAGCATACTGGTAACTTTCTGTGACTTCGCTGTCGCCCGCAAAAATCATTACCCACCCGGGCTGATAAGCGCCATCGGCAGCAAAATATTCCGCCAAGTCCGCATACTGAGCAGATGTTGCTTTGGCAAATATAGTATTGAAATATGTGCCGCTGGAACCAATGTTGCCAACGCCGTTGGCATTGTTGTTGAATATGTTGCCTACACTTAAATTGCCAGTGCCAACATCTAGCCCGCCGCCGCTGGATATCGTGGCAGGAGTGGTCCCATCTGCGGCAAAGAAACCAATGGCATTGCCAGTTTGGTTGGTCAGTATCACGTTGCCAAGATAGATCGAATTGCCTGCTAGATATAGATCATTCCATCTCAGAGTGGTGTTGCCCAAATCATAAGTGACGTTGGCTGTCGGTAACAGATTGCCTGTGATATTGACTTGTGCGGTAGCGTCACTGACATTTACAATAGCATTGCCAGCGGAGTTGCTGATTTCTGTGACCACTTGTAACTGGCTTATGAAACGTATTTCAATTTGATCCGCCACCGATGGAGCTTCTGTGAATGTTATGACGTTGCCTGTGACAGAGTAAGCAAAAACAGGAACTTGGCTCACACCGTTGATGCTGACCAAAATAGAATCAGATGTAGCAGTTTCATTCAAGGCAAATACCGAAGTTGCGCCATCGCCATTGATAATTTGGCTGGTGATATCTACTAAATCTTGACCTACCACATCCCACTCAGTGCCGTCATAGACTTCGACCAACAATGTATTGGTATTGAATCGCAACGCACCTTGATCAGGTGATCCGGGACGCTGTGCAGTATTACCCGTGGGTATGGTCAGCGCAGTGGTACTAGTAATCTGTGTCACACCAGCAGAGGCAGGTATCAGCACTAGATTACCTGTTGTGGCTGTTAAAGTAACGTTGGTGTTGGATGTGATTGCTGTGCCGTCAATGGTAAAGTTATCAACTATCAACTGGCCTTGGATATTGGCTGTGGTTCCATTGAAGGTAAAGTTAGCACTGTCCACTAGATAACTAGTTTCCGCCGGTGACATTGCCTGTGGCCGATATGGTAGTTGCTGCCGATACGGCAGAATTGGAAATTAAATTACCAACACTGACGTTGCCATTGACGTTTGCCTGTCCTGTGGCTGAGATATTGGCCACATACAAATCGGTTATGCTAACATTGCCAACCACTGCTGAATTGGCAATGAGATAGTTGCCCTGCACGTTGGCTGGCGTGGTTATGTTGCCTGTGCTGGTCAGTGTTCCTAGATTGATGATGTTACCACTGGTCACATTGGCCAAGATAGTGATATTACCACCATTGATGTTGCCGGATCCTACAGATAAATTACCTGCTGTGACGTTGGCGACAATGACTGCGCTGTTGGCTATGTTTAGATCTTGTCCCGATATCAATGCGTTGGATATGACATTGCCACCAGTGATGTTACCAGTGGCAGTGATTGTTGTAGACGCACTGATCGCGGCATTGGAAACTAAATTACCACCGGTAATGTTACCGGTAGCTGATACAGTAGTAGCAGCCGATACAGCGGCGTTTGATGTCAAGTTACCACCGGTAACATTACCGGTAACATTGACGTATCCGGTGGCTGAGATATTTCCTACATCTAGATCTGTGATCGTGACATTGCCAATCACGGCTGAATTAGCAATGAGATAGTTGCCTTGCACATTGGCAGGAGTGGTGATGTTACCGGTACTGTCTATTGTTCCAAGATTAACGATGTTACCACTGTTTACATTGACTGTTACAGTGATATTTCCAGTTGAAATATTTCCAGAACCAGTAGAAACATTACCTGCTGTGACGTTGGCAGTAATGACAGCACTGTTAGCGATAGAAAGATCTTGACCAGTGATCAATGCGTTGGCTATGACATTGCCACCAGTGATGTTTCCTGTGGCAGAAATTTGGCCTGCTGTGGCTAGATTACCGCTGACTGTGTTGCCAACAATCAGCGCAGATTCTCCGTAGAGATTACCAATTTGCCAAGTTCCAAATTGATTGACAGTCACTATCTCGTTGGCGATGGTCACATCTTTGGCTGCCAGGAGATTTCCTGCGGAATTATCGTAACCTATGAAAGCAGATTTCTCAGAAGTTGAATAATACCACAGTTGCTCGCCGCGATCCTTGCCATCATTGGTAGTCAATGGAGTGTTGTTGGCTCCACGACCCATGGAAATGATTGGGTCCTCAATGTTGAGGCTGGTCACATTGTTGTAGACTAAATCGCCATTGACAGTGAGATTGCCATCTATGATAGCATCGCCGTTGACTTGTAGATTGCCTTGGGCAGTGATGTCATCGCCAGTGATTGACCCAGTCACAGTGAGCGTGTCTGTTTGGATGTTACCACCGGTGCCATATCCTACCTGGAAGATATTGGTTGCTTGGTCATAGGTTAAATTAGCGGATGCGCCAAAATCACTGTTGAGGTTGTATTGTATCTGGGTATTGGACCCAGCGGGCTGTTGGAAATCAACAGGAGCACCATTGGCATAATAGTATCCATCAGTGAGTATGTTGCCCACTGCGGCATTGCCGGTGATCGTGAGTGTGATTCCACTGATAGAACCGTTGGATATGATATTGCCACCCGTGATGTTACCAGTGGCAGTGACAGTGGTAGCGGCCGATATGGCAGCATTGGATATGACATTGCCACCCGTGATATTACCAGTGGCCGATATAGTGGTTGTGGCTGATATGGCAGCATTTGAAGTCACATTGCCACCGGTGATATTGCCAGTGGCAGAAATTGTAGTCACAGCAGATATGGCAGCGTTTGACACTAAATTACCACCTGTGATATTGCCAGTGGCACTCACAGTGGTAGCGGCACTGATAGCGGCATTTGATGTCAAGTTACCACCGGTGATGTTACCAGTGGCCGATATAGTGGTTGTGGCTGATATGGCAGCATTGGATATCACATTGCCACCCCATACATTACCCGTGGCTGCCACAAATCCTTGAGTGCTGAGATTACCGACTATCGCTGTTTCGGTGGCTGTGAGAGTCGCGGTATAGACACCAAGATTGGCATTTAGATTGGCGGCCGTGATATTGCCATTGACTGTGAGGCTGTTGCCTACAGCATTACCAATGTTGGGTGTGACCAAATTGGCCCCGGGCTTGACTGATATATTGCCCGATCCGTCAAAGGCCGTGGTGTCGTTGTCCACCTTGGCAGCGAACACAGTGCCATTGAGCACCAAACCTGCGGCTGTGTTGGCCGAGTAGACTTGGCTGGCACTAAACTGTGTGAATTCAATGTTAGCATAGCCAATGATAAATGGACCTGGAGGTGCTGTTTTTACATAACTTTCTCCGGCTCCGGTGTTACCTGCCTGAACATAGAAATAGGAACCTTGGTCCAGACCAGTGGAAGTATCTGGTTCGTATGTATCCGTATCGCTAGAACGTGTGAGTATCCATGGCGCAGACACATTACCAGTCTGGCTGACCACATACACACCATTTTCATAGGCCAAGGCTTGCTGATAAACCAACACACGCTGACCCACTGTGGGATTGACACCATCCACGGTGAGTTGAGCATTGACATTGGCAGTGAGCGTGGCTCCTATACCAGAATTCACTGTCACACCTTGTGTGAGACCAGCCGCCGATGTGATGTTGGCCACTGGTACACCATTGTAAATGGTAGTGAGCACGGCCGCTGATGCATTGGGAGTAGATACTACAAAATAAGCAGTGTTGCCTGCGATGCCAGAAAAAGAATTTGCAAACCACAGTTGATCATTGATCTGCAGATTGGCCGCTGAAGAAAACACTACCACGTTACCTGCTATGGTATCTGTCACTGTGAAAGTGTTGCCGCCTTGGGTATAAGTTGCGGCGGGCAATGCTACCGGAGTCTCAACATAGACTGGAGTGTGGATATGGATTCCCGATGACACCGCATCGTCAACATATTGTTTGGTAGCGGCATCATAGGACTGTTGTGGATTGGACAGCCCATTGATCCACTGTGAGTTCATCACTATGTTGCCAGTGCCGTCCCATTGTAGCACACCGCTGGCAGAATTCAGCGTGAGATCACCAGAACTGGTTGTGACAGTGTTGGTTACAATGTTGGGTGCTGTCACATTGCCAATGGCCACTATGTTGCCAGAAGAATACAAGTTGCCACCATTGATATTGCCAGTGGCCGTGATTGTTGTGGCCGCTGAAATAGCGGCGTTGGATATGACATTGCCACCCGTGATATTACCAGTGGCAGTGACAGTGGTAGCGGCCGATATGGCAGCATTGGACACGATGTTGCCACCTGTGACATTGCCACCCACTGTGACTGTGTTTGAAATGTTTACGATATTGCCAGTGAAATACTCCTGCACCACCAGATTGGCCACTACCAGGTTGCCAGATATGCTGACATTACCTATCACAGCGCCGGTGGATATCAAGTTACCAGCAGTTAAATTCGCAGTGACGGCTACATTGGTGCCATCATAGGTAAATCCAGAATTAGTTAGAGCTAACTGTGTAGACCCAGCATAAAATACGCCATTGGCCGTGGCCGAAGTGATGCGAACATTTGACGCATTGGCCACACCCAAAACTGTGAAATCATCCGCAGGTGTGCTGGTTAGCACGCCAACACGATTGTTGTCTACATCAAAGTAGATCAGGTTGCCCTGGATGCTGAGATTGGCACCACGTTGCAGGTTGTCCTGCAATATATTGCCGGAAATGCGAGATATTGCCATCGATAGCCCTTTTTACTATTTATGGGCTTATGGTTGTGTGGGCGCGACCACGCTCCTGATGACGTTTATGGGCTCGCCATCGGGCGGAGCCGAAGTAAAAGTTATGTCGTAACCACCGCCCGTGATTGAGTATGTGGTACCAGGTTGCTGATACACAGAACCTATGAACACAATGACTTGATCATCTGCAGAAATTGCTGTGGTATTGGTGAGGCTAAAAGTCAAGGTAGAGCCATCGCCGGTGTCGCTGTAGACATCTACATTGAGTTCTCCGCCTATGCCCACAGGGCGAAATACAGAACCGTTGAAAAATTCCAGCGTGCCTATGTCTGTGTTATAACGGAAACTGCCAAAAACCGGTGCTGTGGGACGTGTGCTGGAATCGCCAGCAGGAACCACTATGCTGGAACTACCGCTTTGCAGTTGACGATTTTTGACAAAGTAACCCATTAGATAGTGGTGAAACTTGCGACTGTGGTGATAGCATTGTTGGCATTGGCATCGGCCCGCACTGTATCGCCTGGTCCCAACAGCAGTTTTTCACTGCCCGCATACAATTGATAGGTATCGTTGGCAGTGATCAACAGTTGGCTCAATATGGTGTTGCTGTTGCCGGCTGAGCTACCGCTGGGCACCACATACACATTGGCAACCACGTTGCCAGCTGAGTAGTTTGTGAAACTCAAAAATGTGATAGCCGTGTTGCCCGAACTGGTGTAGATATTACCGGCTGCTGTTGTTACGTTTCCTACTGCTATAGTCATGATCTGTTCCTTAGAATATTATGCTGAAAACAATGGCTTTGGATTTGCTTATCAACTCATCCTGATTGGCATCGTTGTTGAAGTATATGCCAGTGCCTCCGCTACCAGGCACATCGGATGTTATTGTGGCCGCATTGCCAATGGCAGTGGGAGTGGCGCCGTTGTATTCCAGCACCAAAGTTCCATCTAGTGTGAGTTCGCTGGTGGCATAATCAAATGTCAGACCGGCATTGCCACCAAATGTGCCATCTCCGTTGTTGAACTGCACCGCTGTGTTTGAACCACCCGGAACTACTGTGTTACCTGTGGCGATAGGAGTCCATGATCCTGTCAAGCCCGTGGTGTCTGTGGACGAGGTCAGTTCCCATTGTGCTGTGTTGTTGTTGTATCGCAGGCCTGCAAAGTTTGAAGCAGTGCGATGCGTGAGCAAACCAGAATTTGATGCGTAGCTTCCTGTGTTGGACGAGTTGACCAGGATGAACGGATCTTTGACATTGAGTTCGTCCACATTGATATAGGTCAAATTACCTTGCACCGTCAAGTTTCCACTCACAGTGGTATCCGTGTCGATATAGACCTTCTGCGTGGGAGGATCAATGGTCTGGATGTAGTAATCGCCGTCGATGCGTTTGTAACTGGTCATATCTGCCCTTTTGCTGTATTTAGCAGGGTTTGGAATTCCAAAATTGGCATGCTACGCAGATTTTTCACTGTGTCAAAACCGGCCACTCGAGCGGATTGCAGGCCTTCTACCCGTATGAATTCTCTGGCAGGAAAATCCCCACAGATCTGTATGATCTGTTTGACCCAATTGCCGCTGAATGTGGGCGGATCCTGGCTTTTTTTGTAGAACTGCGTGTCAGCATAGAGATTGTTGAACTGCCCATTGGTGGTTCCAAGATCAAATCCCAGCAGGTAAATGCAGTGATATCCATCAAGACAAGCCAAGGCCACTGCATTGGGACCGGAACTGAATCCTTGATATTTGCTGTCCAATCTGTGCGCACCGCTTTCAGGCAAGGGTTTGCGGGTGTAGAAACGATGCTTCTTGGCATAGCCCGAATCTTGTATGGCCGTGGCGATGGGACGGTCAGTGGCTATCAGCACATCAGGTGTGAACGTGCGATACAAGGCATTGCATCCATACACTGGCCCTTGTGTTTTCAATTGTGCAAGATCGATGGGTTCGCGGCTGCGGCCGTTGCCCAAAACAAATGCTGTGGTCATAAAAAATCCTCCCTGTATGTATCTGGGGAGGATTTCCGAGCCTTAGGTATTTTAGCTGTTGTAGTTTTCTACGATGCCAAGATCCAAAAGATTCTGCTGTGTGCCTGTGTTACCAGATCCGGTTGTGCCCGATTTGATAACTGTGCCTTCGTCTGTAAAGAAGTTGGCAGCATAACGCACATCATTGACCACGCTGGTGGCAGCATAGGTAGATCCACCTGTGAAGTCCAAGATGAACTTGTTGGTCAACTTGCTGATACGGCGTGCTGTAGAGTCATTCAATGTGAACGTGATGTTCATATTGCCCGAAGTCAATGTTGTATCGGCTTCGTCGGCTAAGATGCAAACACCAACTGCGTTTACTCGACCTGTGCCGGTGCTACCAAGTGCGGCTGTAGCAGTAAAGATTTGACCCACTGTGGGTGTGCCAGTTACTCCGTAAGCAGTCCAATTGGTGTCGCCAACAACAGTGATGCGATACGCTGTGCCTGATACCAATGCTGTGCGAGCGGTCGTGCCACCAACCAAGAACTTGTGTGCGCCTTTTTGTGTGATGATGTAACCATCTTCTTCAGCAAAACCTGTGATACGCACACGGCATTTCACAGTGGGATAGTTTGCTGAATCCACTGTGTTGGATCCACCAACCACACCTTCATATTCAGTGGCCGAACCAGGTGTGAAACCTGTGGGTACCACGGGTGCTGTCAGTGCTGAAAAAGGATTGAAGCCGATGTCAACTCCGGGATTAGCGCCGGTTGAAGAGTTATAACTCGTTTCCGAGATGTTTTTGATTTTGAGAGGACGTCCCATTTTGTTTTCTCCTTAAAGAAGCCCAATGCGGGTTCTAGCCGCTACGCAGGGGGTTGATGCCTGCATAAAACGCTGAATTGCGTTGTGTAAGAGTATTTATGATCTTTCGCCATTAAGCAGGGCTACCACCGGTGCCAGGATCTGTTGTTCCACATTGCCTGAATGGAACCAATGGAAATTGTGTTCAATATGGAAACGATTGGCATGCCACCAATCTCGTGTGTCTGCGTGATGCTGATTGACCACTTCGGCCACGAGATGCAACCTACTGCTGAAATTCTGTTTGAGATCATAGTCATCACAGAAAGTATGGAATCCCAGTCGTTTCAACCATGCAGTGGTTCCAGGCGCACCCACCACAAGGAATAGTTGTCCGGCAGCGATGGGTTTCCAGATCTTTTCGCTAGTAAAACTGATCAAGGCCGATGTCTCTGTGACCACATTGCACCATGCATCTTGATAGGCTGGATGCGCCAAAGAATGGTCGTTTTGTCCTAAGGTTTCGCCTTGCCATGCCATGGGAAAATCTCGTATGTTTGTGATGCATCGTTGTGCCAGTTCATCGCCTATGAGATTGGCCAATCCACGATATTGGTATGCAGTGATTGGATGCCCCTGATAGGGACAGCGATCATAGAAACTGTAGATAAACTTGTCCAGCAGTCCAAGATCTTTGACCATGGTATAGAACACCAAACGATGGAACGTGGGATTGCGATTGAGACAGGAGAACGCATGTGTTCTATCATGACTGGGGAACTCGCGACACAGCGATTGTTTTTTAAAAACAAACAACCAACTGGGATATGTAATCTCTCGGAGATGTTGATGCTGTGTGAGATCAAACTGGCTCAAACCAAAAAAACAAGGTATACGGAATTCACCAGCGATGTTATCCAGTATGATAGACTTGTCTCGATAGTCTGTGACAGGATCTTGCGTGCCGTCAAATATGATCTGTTCAAATCTGATGTTATCGGCGCTGGCCCGATCAACCACGGTCTTTACGTAATGTTCTATGTCTTGACCTTTGACTAAATTGCAGTCAATGACCAGGGTTGGACGATGGACCTGTTTCAACAACGGTTCATAGTGCTGGTGAGGATTGTTTTCAACAAAATCAAACTGATCAGTGTTGAAGTTGTAGCGCCAATGCAGATCTTGCATCGCAATACTTATGGTGTTTTTACTATCAGACTATGATTGGCTGGTGGGGGCAAAGGTTTGATCACAACATAACCAATAGCAACACCTATGGGTGCTTGTGGTCGGATGGCCGGTGTGCCCAACCCAATGTTTACTTTGCCAATCATGACAATATTTATAGCCAACAAAAAACCCGCCGAAGCGGGTTTTTGTTTTTTCCTTTTCCGTAACGGATTAGGAGAATGACAAGTTGGAAACAGCAATCTCACCAACATAGTCGCCGGCGTTACCGAACGAAGATGCTGTGTTTGTGAGTTCGATATAGCCGTAACGTGTCATGAATGATACGACTGGTTCGAATGTGCTTGGATCCAGCACGACACCGCTTGACATCAATGGGATGTATGGGCAGTAGAACGCGGCTGCATCTGTTTCGCTTGCGCCTTTGTAACCAACCAACACAGGTGTTGTATCTGCGGCATAAGAGTCGCAGAACACACGCATAGCGCCGTTCAATGTACCAACAAACTTGGTGTTTGTGGGTGCTTCGAATGTGCCTTCTGTGGTGCGGGCAAAAGCTGATGTTGTTGCAGACTGAAGAACAGTCAATGAAGCAGGCGATACAACAGCCCAGTTACCAGCGCCACGGCGTGTGCGCTGAGCGATCAAGTTAGCAACACGGTTGATCAAAACTGCCAATGCGGCATGTTCGTCACCAACGAATGTGGCTGTGCCTGATACAGTAGCCTGGTTGTATGTAAACTCTGTTGATGCAAGAGTGCGGAGTGACAGGAGGATCTCCTGATCAATTTCAGCGGTAATTTCTTGCGCTAGAGCTGCCATGATTTCTGCTTCGATGTCAATGCCATGCATGGCTTGTGCATCTTGTGCAGCTTCAAATGTCCAACGTGCTTGCAATTTGCGTGTTTTAGCTTCAACAGCCTGCTTCAGGATTTGCACAGAAATTTGCTTACCACCGTTGCCTTCGAGGGTAGCAGTAGCGGCACCAGTATAAGTGGTGGCTGTACCTTCGTTTTGTGGCACTGTGGAGTAAGCCTGAGCGATCTTGAATGGGCTGAGTGCTTCTTCACCTGCTGTAACGGATGTCTGAGCAGCTGAATTGTCAGTCAATGACTGAGCATAACGCACACGCAGAGTGTGGATCTGGCCTACAGGACCTGTCATTGGCTGAACACCAACCAACTCGTTAGCGATAACAGTTGGCATGACACGTCGGATAACTGGCAGAATCACACGGTTTAATGTAGCGATGTTACCAGATACTGTGGAACCAGCACTTGCGTTCTCTTTCAAATACTTGCGGGTGTTTTCGAGGATCACACCCATTGTGTTGCGGCGAGCACCATTCAAACCTTCCATGAGGGCTTCTTTGGTCTCGTCCCAACGGCTTTCTAATAGTTCTTGTGACATAATGTCTCCTTCTTCCTTCCTAAGAATTAAAGCCCTGCTAGGCGTTTGAGGTCGATCACATTGCTCTTAGAAGCAGTGTCTTCTTCCGCTACAACCTTTGCAGATTTATCACCAGTTACTTCACTAACACTCTCTGCGATCACTTTACGGGCTTTCGCAGGACGATTGTCAGCTAACACAGCTGGTAGATATTTTTCGAAAGCGCCCTTGAGACGGGTCGTTTGGACGTTTTCGAGCAGATTCTTCATGACTTCTCGCTTCTCTTCATTGAGAGGAGCAAGCAATTCTTCCATGGCGTTTGCACGTTCATTGGATTCCTTGATCACGCGAATCTCGCGTTCCTTGTTTTCAACGAGAACTTTTGCTTTCTCGGTGAGTTGGATGGCTTCGGCCAATTTCTGATCTTTTGAAGCGATTGTATCACGCAGTTTGCGGATTTCAGCGTTCTCATTGAGATGAGTGGCACCAAATTCTGCGGCGTATGCTTCAAAAATACGACGACCAAAATTGTTCTCGCGAGCAACTTTGATGTCTTCATGTAACTGGCTAAGTTCAGCCTTCAAATGCTTGGCAACACTCTGGCTCATCTTGGTAGCACTTTCTTTCACGAAACGTGATTTCAATGCTTCCAATTGCTTACGTGCTTCGCGGACTAGACGAACTTTGGTTTCCACCGCGTCCTTCTTGTCTTGTGCGAATTCTGTAATCTCTTGGGCAAGAGCTTTCACAACAAAACTTTCCAATTTCTGGATTGATTCATTGTGTGTTTTGCGATCTTTGCGCAGTTCGCCAATTTCTTCGGCAAGTTTAGAAACCATGAAGTCGTTAAACTTCGTTGCTGATTCCTTCATCTTGACTTGGAACTTGACACGATCTTCGGCCAATGACTGCTTTTCAGCTGCCACTGCTTGGATCTCTGCGGCAAGACCATCTGTTACCATGCGATCTAGGGCTTCCACCATCACTTGTTTGTCATGCTCATAGCGTTGTGCAAACTCTTCTCTGAGTTCTGCACGCACCTCTTCACGAGCCTCGTTCAGCTTTGATTCCCATTGTTCCGAGATGGCTGTGCGAGTTTCCTCGTTGATTAGGTCGCTATCTAGTAACGGTTTGATGGCATCTAGCATGCGTTTCTCCTAAATCTTGAGATCTTTGATCAAACGAGAAATCTCGCTCTTCAAGTATCTCTGTACCTTGTCGTCTCCGCCAGCATCTTTGGCCATCTCTAGCACTCGATGACCATATTTCATGTTCATGAGTCCTTCGTAGACAGCTGTGGGATATGCGTTGGGCGCACTGGGTTGGGCGACAACATCGACAGTGACAATTTCAAAATCACTGACATGTCCATTGGCCTCGTTAACGTTTCCGCTACCGCGGCTTGAAACTCCTAATTTCACACCTGACTCAAGCATGGTGCGCACCAAATTGCCCATTGGCGTTGGGAGAATTTTTAACTTACCAAATCCGTTGGGGCCATCCATCCACATTTCTGTCATGATATGACTGCAACGATCTAGGTTAATTTTAAGGTCATCGGGGTGATCAACTTCGCCCAACACAGAATATCCACCCTGTATTTGCTCATTGATTTGCTTTACTGCTTTTTCAATTTCGTTTACAGGATACACACGCTCGTTGGCATTTTTCACACCACCCTGGATGCAGATACCTTTCATGTAAAGGTCCTTACCTTCGACGCCTTCAAGCACTATGCGTGCGGCATCAAAAGTAAGGTGTTCTCTGAGGTATCGAGCCATAACTCTGAACTTAACCTATTAGTAAGGGCTCTTGGTGTTTACACCAGTGGCCTGTGCTAGATGTGGCTTGGTAGCAGGACTTTGTTTGACTGTGCTCTTCGCAGGTGCGTTTTGCACTTCGCCACTCATGATGTCCTTGGCTGTGGGTGCTGGGCGACCTTTTTCGTCTGCACCAGTGCTCATCACAGGCTTACCATCCATACCTTTGGCTCCGCTGTTAGCTGCAACAGTGGATTTTTTGTTGATACCAGCATCTTCTGATTTCACAGGAGCAGGAGCAGCCTTCAAGTTGATGGCTTCTTCAAGACCTTCCATGGTCTCATCTTCTACGTCCATGTCAGCTTCTGCTTCGCTGTCCATTTCAATCTCATCACCGCCGCCAACTTCTGCATCCATGTCAACTTCCATGTCGCCGTTGGCACCTTCGTCGCCCATGAGGGCTTCAAATTCGGCCATGAGTTCATCTAGTTTGTCTTCGAGATCTACAACGCGATCTTCTAGATCATCAGCAGCCTCTTCTTCGCCTTCACCTTCCATGGAAAGACCTTCTTCTTCCACTTCGATTTCGTCGATCAGTTGATCTGCTTGATCACCGCCCATGGTTTCATCGTATTGATCCATACGGCCCATGGCGTCATCGCTGTCTTCTTCCAAAGAATCAGACTCTTCCATTTCGTCCTTGGCTTCGTCGAGTTCTTCTTCGTCTTTGTCCTTGGCTTCGTCGAGTTCTTCTTCGTCTTTGGCTTCTTCAATTTCTTCTTCGGCCATCAAGTCTTCATAGATGGCACGGCTTTTTTCTACTACGATCTCATGGAAAAGATCGCGGGCTTTCTGCTCTTCGTCATTGATAACGAATTCAATGAGCTGTTCAAATTTGTTCATGAGGTTCCTCCAATGTTATGGCTCTGTGTGATATTTACGACACACACCTAAATCTATGCGGTTTATGGGGTAAAAGTGGTAGAAAATGACTGTGAAACCGAGATAAGACCGGTTCTACAGGGCCGGAGCGGCCGGAGGCTGATATTGCTTGCGGATATCTCGGAGTTTTTCTTTGTATTCGTATGACCGCACATCGTTCATGCGACGCAGTTTGTTGATCTGCTTGAGCGTGAGTTTGGTCTTGCGCAGTTTGCCCAACTGAGGTTGGCTGTTGTCATCAGCAAGATCTTGGTAACCAGCAGGATCTTTGTGGAAAAATTCAAAGAGGTTCATGGCAGTATTTATTAGATAGTGGGCACAGGAGCGGCACCACCGGCAGGTCCTGCGCCAGCTGCGGCAGCGCCAGGAGCACCGGCCATGCCTGGAGCCATGGGTGCCACAGCACCTTCGGGTGCACCTGCGGCACCTGCGATCTCTTCACCAGCTGTGATGTCTGCTTCGATATCAGCAGGGCTGATGCCTACTGAACGCAGATCTTGACCACCTTGCGTGCTCAGTTCGGGTTGATCTCGCTCTTCTTTCCATAGTTTTTCGTTGTCTGCAATCTCTTCTTCAGACAGTCCAAGATAGCGTTTCATCAGGAATCTCTTGCTCAAATAGGGCAACTGTTCTAGCCCGCTGAACGCTGTCATCCGTGTGGTGTCCAGTTCAGCCTGGCGATAACTGGCAAAATTCTGTGGCGGTGCAAACTTGATATTGAACAGGCCAGAGTCAATGTTGAAACCTCTCCAGCGCAGGAACATCTTGAACTCGTCATCCAGTTTCTGCACGATCTGACGTTGCATACGCTCGCAGTATTGATTGAAACGATATTCCTGTATCAGCGCAGTGCCCACACGCCCGTCATTCATAGGGCGATCAGAATCATCTGGCCCAGTGGGTAGATATGATGACGGCACACGCAGACCGCGGCACATCTTGTTGTTGAAATATTTTAAGTCGTCGATCTCGCCTAGATTCTGTCCGCCTTGCAGGGTAGTAACATCCGAGCCACGACCTTCGGCTGTGACCGGAAAGAAGTAGTCTTCGTTGATTGACAGCGGATTGTATGTGGTATCCATGATATTTTCACGACCACCTGTATTAGACGGAATACGTCGCTGATGGATTTCATTTTTCACACGTTCCACGAACTGCATGGCCAAATGGCTGGGCATGTTGCCCACATCAATTTTGAATATCCTGCGTTCTGGCGCACGAGATATGCGATAGATCAGGATAGCATCTTCCAGCAATTCTTTTTGCTTGAATACCTTGAATATCATCTCCAGCACTGACTGTCCAAATGGCCAATAGTAGTCCAAACCTTCGCTCAGGCTGAGATGCACCACGTGCTTGGCATCGATGCAGGTTTCGTTCACAGAACGCTGGAATCGACTCTGTCCTGACGAGTTAGGAGCATTGGGTGCTGTGTAGTTGTAGGGTGCTGAATACCCACCCGATGGTGGCTGTGTGTTGTAGTCATTGATGGTCTTGGCCGCCACTGACATGGATTGGAAATTGGGATTGATGTCTCGGATCACATACTGTTCAGGACGCTTGCCTTCGCTTTCGTTCACGATCACACGGGCCACTTTGGTCATATCCACCCAGTAGAGTTCAAAGGTTTCAGGATCACGCACAAACACTTGATCGCCATACTTCAGAGTATTGCGGAACATCTTGAACATGCGATTGTCAAACTTGTTGAGTTTGGTCCATTGCTGGAGCTGTTTCTTGATGATGTCTACTTCGTGCTCAGTGGGTGTTTCTGTGAAACCTATTTCAAAAGGTGTGTCGTTGGCCTCACAGGTCTGTGTGGAAAATTCGGCTAGGATGTCAAGGCAGGCATTGATTTCCGAATCGCCATCCATGTTCTCGTATTGATTGTAGCGTTCCATCCTGTTGGGATGGCCAGTGTAGACCTCTGGCAGTCTGCTGGCATAGTTGCGGAAGGCAAATTCCGCATGGGCTTTGTCGTCTACACCGTAGCCTGTGCCATAACTGGGACCGCGTGGAACCTGCCCCGAAATTGGGCTGAACTGTCCTGAAACATCAGCGACTTTAAAATATTTTTTCCATGACATAGTGTTATATTTACCGCTATCAGCGGGTTGCTGACAGTAACTTGCGAGATATGTCCACGTTGTTCTGTAGCAGACCAATCATGGTATCAAATCGGCTCAACTGCTCGCCCATCATGGTCACTTGTTGGCCCATGGTGTCAGTCATGCCAGTCATCTCTACCGGTATGGATCTGCCGCCAGCCAGGGGAACCACTGCTTCTGTGCCGTGTAGCATGGCCGCATATCCCGACTTTGGACCAGATGCTATGCCACCATATTGGAAATTCCCTACCTTGCTGGGTTCTATGCCCAGCGCCTGGGCCACAGCAAACTGTATGCCCCCGCGCATGTTGTAACCTTTTTCCAGACCGCCCATGCTTTCCTTGCCAATGATACCTACCATGAGTTTGGCCATGGTGGCTGGATCTCTGGGCAGGACTTCATCAGCACCTTTGCCCATGAAGCGGGCCATTTGCTCGATATACAATCTGGTGTCGTTTTCATTGGGCGGTGCGTAAGCCGAAATGATGCTGGAGATGGTATCTCTTTTGCCACTACGGCTTTTACCTGTCAGGTAAAGATCTAACTGACGGGCCAATGCTACCAGACCATCGTCCACAGTTTCAAATTTGGCAAATCCGCCGGTGCCCACTGTGGCTTTGTCCTGGCCTGCAAAACGTAGATTGCCAGGATTGAGATTCTTTGCGGCAGCACCCATGAGTCCAGCTGATCCTGTCATGGGTGGTTTACCAGGAGGACCACCTGCTGTTCCAGGCGGCCCCGCTCCCTGGGTGCGACTGTAGGAGCCGGGAGGTGCACCTCTGGTGATACCTGTGCCTAATATTTTGTCCAGTGCGCTGGCACCAGAGGCCAGTGAATCGGTAAACATTCCCACAGCACCTGCCATCTTGGGAAACTGTTGCACTACCACGCTGTCTATGCCCACTGCAAAATTTCTCAGCGATTTTTGTGCGCCAACCACTGTGTTTGTGAGGTCACTTTGATTGTTCTTGGCATCTTTTTGCTCTTTACCCACGGCATTTATAGCTTCTGCCGTTCCAAGGATGCCATTGGTCACAAGGCGCATTTCGGCGTATACAGGATCAAAGTATGTGCCCAGGCCTCCCACCATGCGTTCCTGCTTGGTACCGCCCATGGTTTCATACGTTGCGGCTGTGGCTTGCCCTAGTCGTTCCATGAACGTGGCTAGATCGCCGGTGCGTTCCAAGAAATTGACCAGTTCTGGTCCAGCACCACCAGTGGCCTGGAAGAACAACTGTGCTTCTTTAGTGCCTAGATTGTCAAAGCTGTCTTTGAAACCTTGGGCCATAGTTTTCAACCCTTTAGCTTCCAACATTGTTGCGGCACCACTGATCGCATCTGCAAATGATTTACCACGTTTACCAGCATCAGCCAACACAGCGCCAAATTTCAACTCTCGATTTTGTTGTTCCAACCGAGACGCAACTTCTTGTCGGCTCATGCCTGTGAGTCTGGCCAGTTGATCCAATTGCAAGATGTATTCTTTAGACGCATCAGCCAGTGAGCGAGTGTCGCGGAGATTGACTCCTGTCTGGGTGCGCTGATAACTCAGGAACTGTGCTGTGAGATCTCGCTGTTCTTCAAAGCCAATTCCCAACTTAAGAAACTGGTCTTCAAATCCTTTGCTGGCCTTGGTGATGTCCACCACTGCTCGCATGCCCTGTGTGACCGATCCACCTGCAAGGGCCAGACCTCGGCTGTTCTTGGCAATGACGCGGGCAAAGGAATCCATGCTGAGCCCAGTTTCCAGAGCAGCCTGTTGCAGTCCTTGGAAACTGTTGCCAGTGACACCACCAATCTTGCTGAGTTCTTGGAAGGCTCCGACCACACGTTGGGTTTCGTCCAACGAGAAGTTCATGAAAGCAGTGCCTGCGTCTACTACATCTTTACCGTGTGCCTTGATAGCCTTGCCAATCACTGACGTCACTGAACCAAGGCCCATGCCTATCATGCTGGCAATCGCACCCTTGGGACCCAGCATTATTCCAAATGACGATATGCCCGAAACGGCCTGGCCCAGGGCATCTATGGCAGTGCCCAGTCCACCGGTCATGTTTTTGAGCGCAGTGCCTGCGGCACCCACTGCTGGTTTTAATGAACGGAAATCTTCGCGATTGTCTCTAGCACCTTGCGCAGCTGATCCCAACCCAGACAACACTGCTCGAGTGGTGTCTTTGAACTTTTCCATGGCCTCGGCAGCTTTCATGGTCTGCTGGGTATGCTCGTCTTGTGCTTTGGTATTCTCGTCTTGTGCTTTGGTATTGGTATTGATGGCCTTGTTGAGTTTGGCCATGGTTTCGGCGCTGTTGCTGCCGCTTTTGCGGAATTCCGCCATGGCCTCTTGCATCATCTTGATTAGTTTTTCTGATTCGTCCATTATCTACGCCGATAAGTATTGTATCAATTATTTATGGTGCCCAAATATGCCAGAAACCTCTAATCCGTTACGCAAATTTTTCCGTCAGCCGGCCATTTACATCCGCCTGCCGTCGGATGGAAACTACTACCCTCAAGGTTCGCTCGAACTGCCCCCAAATCGAGAGCTGCCAGTGTATCCCATGACTGCCATCGATGAAATAACTTATCGCACAGCAGATGCATTGTTCAATGGATCAGCATTGGTCAATGTGATCCAGAGTTGCATTCCTGCCATCAAGAACGCATGGCATGTTCCGCAGATGGATCTTGACACACTGTTGATCGCTATCCGTATCGCCAGTTATGGACACGAAATGGATTTTGAAAGCAACTGCCCGCACTGCAACAACGAGAACTCATTTGGCCTAGATCTCCGACAAGTCTTGGACAACATCAAAGCCGGTGACTACAGCGAATCTATCAAACACGGCGACGTAGAGATATTTTTCCGGCCGCTGAGTTATGAACAGGCCAACGCCAATTCCATGAAGCAGTTCCAGGATCAGAAAATCCTGGACAGCCTACCAAATTCCGATCTGCCCGAAGAAGAAAAGATACGCTTGCTCACACAGGCCTTCCAGAAACTCACGGTCATGACTATGTCTGCCCTGAGCGGTGTGATCTCCATGATCCGTGCCGATGGTGAAATAGTGGTGGAACCCGAACACATAGAAGAGTTTGTTCAAAACTGCGACAGAGAGATCTTCAACTCCATACGTGATCATGCCACACAACTGCGTGAGCACAGCGAACTCAAACCCTTGAGACTCAAATGCAACGGGCCAGAATGCCAGAAAGAATACGAAACACCATTCACCCTGGATGTCTCAAATTTTTTCGTATCCGCCTCCTGACCTCGAGTCCTGAGCGCATCACCAAAATAGTAGAAGGATATGATCGTGAAGTCAAAGCAATCAAAGACGACATATTCAAGATGTGTTGGTATATGCGAGGAGGCCTGACCTATGAAGAAGCACTCAATCTCAGTTTTGGTGAGCGAGAATCTGTGGGTGCATTGATCAAAGAAAATCTCGAGACCACTAAAAAAACCGGAATGGCATTCTTCTAATGCAACTAGAGCAAGTAAAACAAGATATCGAACGATGGATAGAAACCTTTGTTGAAGTCCCTAATCCTGCGCTGGGCGGATGGCCACCTTGCCCTTATGCACGCCGAGCACGCTTGGATCGCAGTTACGAAATACGCATAGGTGTTGATGTTTACACCGATCTCATGGATCTAGCAACCACAGGATTGGGCAACAAAGAAGTCATCATCTATGCATATGATTCCGCGCAATGGCCCAGAGAACAATTTGCCCGCGATCTTCATTCTGTGAATGTTGGATTTCTCTTGCCTCAAGATATCATTGCGCTAGAAGATCATCCTGCAGATCTTGAATGGGTAAATGGTGTGTGCATGAACCAAGGAACCTATGCCCTGGCACTGTGCCAGAGTGTGAGTGATCTTGACAGCAAGGCCCGGTCCATGGCCACGAAAGGCTTCTACCACACTTGGCCAGAAGAATACCTAAAAGATCTGTTCCAACATAGAAAGGACCCAAGACAATGACCTATCAATTTGCCCGTATCAATCTAGCAAAAACCAATTATCAAGCATCAGCCCAGTGGGGATATCTCATACCTACCGAACAGCAAATGGTGGAACTTGACAATATCTATAGAACTTACTGTATCTATAAGCATTTCAGTAGTGTGATACCCATGTTTCGAAGCCGATATACCGATCCAATGACTGACGTCATTGGATATTTTGATCAAGAACGCATGGTAGCATTCAGTCTCATACGAAGGTATGACGACAAAAATGCTCTCTGTGATCAATTTGCATGGACATATCATGATCCGCAATCAAGATTGGGCATTGAAACCATGAAAACAGAATGTGCCATATACAAAGCAAGGGGCTTTGATTATCTCTATCTCGAGCAGGCACATCTTTACAAAAAAGAGATAGAAGGATTTGAAATACTAGGACCAATGACATGAGCGACTTATACACGATATGGGCAGACAAAGAAGGTGATATCTCAGACCTTGATTGGGTCACAGGAATGCGAAGTTTTTTTGAGCACCTGATGTCTGAGGGCAAGATGATGAGTTATAGGATAACCCGTTGCAAGATGGGATTCCGTTCAATCGCAGACATGCCCGAATGGATGATCATCATGGAGTTTAAAGACATGGCACAGATGGACTCAGCATTTCGTCGTGTGGCGCCATTGGAAGGCGAACTCGAAGAAAAACACAAAAGTTTCAATCAGTTTGTTTCGGGCAACATCCAGCACGCACTGTTCCGTGATTGGCCTGATCAGTTCTAACATCCAATTGAGACTTGCTACGCAAGTCTATTCATTCGCTGTCGCTCATGAATTGATTACATAATCGAGCGAAGCGAGATAACAGTTATCATCCAGATTGTTTGGTCACACTTTGCCCGCCCAGGGCAAAGAGGTGTCATCATCCGAGTCGACTCAGTCACACAGCGTTAGAGCATTACAGAGGCGGTTGTCCGATACCTCGAGCTCCGTCTTTATTACAACGGCGGCCAACACGACATACGCTATCATATCATGCTGACGTGTGCTATCACTAGCACGTCTTTTTCCCTTTATATTCTATTCAAACAATCAAACCGCAGGTGTTTGCGATCGTGGTCCTGTCAAGGATACTGATTGAGTGCTCACTAGCGCGGTGAGTCTTCCATCCCTGTGATCCTGGATCCAGGTCTAGGGCACACGACATTGGCCTGTGCTAGCCTTGACTGCTTAGTTTGCCTTTGATGTGACTGCCATGCACACGGACCTGTATGTGTCCGTTGTAATAGTCATCACTTTCTAATACACGTCGGGAGAATTGTTCGCGAGCCTCTATGTAACTGCATTCCGATTTGGATTGGCAGTAATACAGTATTTCACGTGAGAAGTTTTCGGTGCCTAGCAGTTCAACATCTCGAGATAACTCCGGAGAACTGCCATAATATGTCTGCCAATCTGAATCTATCGCGCCTCTGATTTTTTTGCGTTTCTTTTTGCCATTTTTGAGTTTGACTACTCGATATGTTGTTTTCTTGAACTTTGCTAATTTTTTGCCAATATACTGCCGGCCGGTAAGTTTATTGGTGATCAAATAAACAAACCCGACACACGTTTCGGGTAACTCTGTGATTTCTCGGGATTCGAAAAGCCATGACATGAGCACATAATTATCAATTATTTCTCAGATATAGAAATATCACGTTTTCCAATCAAAAGATCGTCGGTACAACCTGTGCATCGATTCCGTCGACAGATTCCGGGAGCATCAAACGGGCTCCATTCTTTGAAAAGATTGCCCAAGCGATCGTTTTGACAAACTGCGCTGTAGACGTTGAAATCCTTGTCTATATCCAATCGACGATAACCTGCATCGCAACTCCATCCTGACCAATGATCTAAATCGTTATTGTGCATCCAGTTGGCACTGACCTTGAACGATCTCCCATCTGACAGTTCTATTTCACAGTTATAGTATTGATGATTTTCAAATTCCAAGATTCAATTTTCCTTTGAATATGGGCACGGTGCGAGTCTGATAGGAATAATCTATCTTGTTCACAGTGTAGCTGATGTCGTGATGTTCTAGCAGATTGATATACAACGGAATACGATCTTGATTCCAGTATTCATCCATGATAGCGACCTGCAAGAATTTATCAGGTGAGATACTTTTCTTAAGTTGTATGATCATGTCAAAAAATTTCTCTTCATTGATGTGTTCCGAATGCACACTGAATGCGATGTTGTCTAACGCTTGGAACATTTTCTGATAATACTTGAGATTGGCGCTGCCATTGGTGGTAGCCAGCAATTTGAATATGTGCTGATCATATTCCTTCCGCAACCAAGTGACAAACGGTAGAAAGTGTTTGTTTGAAGTGAGTTCTCCACCGGTAAATGCGATCTTATAGGGTAGATTTTGTTTGCTGGTCTTTTCAAATATGTTTAACCAAGCCTGTTTCATAGTGTCAAGATCATGATGCTGGCTATGATCATCATGCCACATGGGAGAACAATACATGCAATCATAGTTGCAACGCACAGCCAATTGCCAATTGATGCTGAAGTATTGTTCGGTAGGTGTGACTCGTATGATCCGGGATGTCATGCTATGTCAATGTCGGTGTTGTATGACGTAAAGCCGTTTTCTTTGACCACACGCAGGATGTTTTCAACACGTCCAGCCAGTTCGTCTCTGTGCGATACTAACCATATTGACTTGTGCCGTTCACGACTCATCTTCTTCAGCAAGGCCAACGAATTTTCCACACCCTGTGTGTCCATGCCTGAATCTACCAGTTCGTCGATGAACAGCACGTTGATGGGATGATACAATGATTCCCATACATCACGGAAGGCCCATGACATTGACAAGATCAGTCTATTGCGCTCTCCGCGACTTAAATTGTCAAAGTCTAGATCTCGTCCCAATTCTTGTATTTCCACAGTGAGATCGTTTTGGAATATTACCGAATGTGGCAAGCCGATGCGATCAAGATAGTATGTCAACCGAGCATTCAAATAACTCAAATTCTGCTCAATAATCTTTTTGCGGATGAATGAGTCTTTGTTGGTCAAGAGTTTTAACAGGAAGTCTTGATGCTCTTGCAAGCGGGTGAGTTCGTTGAGAGTGTCATAGGTCACTGTTTGCAGGGCCTGTCCTGTCATCTCTTCGATCTGTTCACCGTAGGGATCTGTTTCTTGTGCCTTGATGTCCAGTTGTTGTTGTAGGTTGTCTACGTTGGCACGATGTTGTATGGCATCTTCTTCCGCATCATAGAACATCTTGGGAGGTTTTCCTAACTGGCCCAAGGAGGTGTGGGCAGCCTCCATTTCTGATAGCGTTTGTGTATGCTCCTGGCAAGACGTTCTTGCTGTTGCCAAATCCTCCTGCTTGCTTGCCAGTACCTGTTGGTGCTTTGAGTCGTGGAAGGCTTGACCGCATGTATGACAGGTATGCTGTTCAAGAGTCGCAATCTCTTTGCTAAGTTTGCCAATGTTTTTCGTCTCGCGATCAACATCAAGTTTCGTGCGGGATATTTGTCCAGCAAGATCGTTGATGTCTTTGCGCTTCTGATCCCAAATTTTGTAGTCCTTGTGCGCTTGGATCTCTGCGTCAATGTCGATCTTTCGCAGTTCTTCCAAGGCCTTTTGGATTTTATCTGTCTCTTCCTCATGTTTGGTCTTCCACATTGTTTGCCTACGCCGCAGATTTTCGATCTGTTCTTCTATACGCTTGTTGGCTTCTTGCACAGCTCGGATACGCATTTCTTCCTGAGCAATGGCATCTTTGGTTTCTCTATTGAGTTCTTTGATGCGCTCAGCACGCTCACTCAAAAGGGTGATACCCAACAGTTGTTCTATGATCACACGTTGATCATTGGCCTTCAAGCTCAAAAACGGTTCTGTGTATGTGTTCAGCGCCAGCACATGTCGGAACATGTCGTGAGTCATGCCCAGGGCAGACTCTATGGCATCTTGTGTTTCTCGACTGTCGCCTTGCGAGTTGTCATCTGCTGCCTGTTCTTCGTTGTTGACGTAGAATTTCAGTATGTTGGGTTTGCGACCACGCTCGATGCGGTAGTCGCGGCCATTGATGTTGAAATCTAAACTGACCAACATGTTCTTGCTGTTGGCTTTGTTGATGAGATTGTCGCGTCGGATATTGGTGAGAGCTTGACCATACAGCGCATAACTCAGTGCATTGATTATAGTGGTCTTACCTGTGCCGTTACGGCTGCCATCGCCGCCTAAATCTAAGTTTTCACCTAGAACTAATGTAAGGTCTTGACGATCAAAGTTGATGGCTTGTGTGGCATTGCCCACACTCATAAAGTTTTTAACGGTTAGGTCTTTGATTTGTATCATTTTTATATTTTACATATATCTCATGGCTTTTGCAATCTCAGAGTGACTTGCTGAAAAACTTTCACTTCGAACCTGATCAAAATATTGCATTTTAGATTGAAACTTCTTGCCATCACTGTCAGGCAAATTTTGTATTATCTTAATAACATTTTGGATTTCATTCCAGGGGTGATCTTGAAACTTGTCAATAATAATTTTTTTGGCTTCTTTTGTAAGATCCTGTAGCTCCATTCCTTCACCTTGCACATGGTTAACAAATATAGGAAAACCATGTTTGCAAGCCCAGTCGTAGACTTGGTCTATGTAGTAAACGCTCATGACACTGATAGTGGGCATGATACTAATAGACAGGTTGGGTAACTGTAAATCTTTGAGCCTTAGTATGTTGTCCTCAACTTCAGACCACTGACCGCCTCTTTGTAGTTCAAAATGTGAACCAACAGCATCAATACTAAAATGTATGTCTACCAGTTTAAAACTAGGCCAAACAGGTAGCAAATGATTGGGCCAAATGGATCCGTTGCTGTTGTAGTGTAATCTAATGTCCTTGGCGTAGTCTTTTTCAACTGCCATCTCCAACACCGATTTAAAACGTTTAATCAAAAACGGCTCGCCGCCAAACATGTCAATATTTTTTATGTCAGGCAAGTACGTTAGAACTTGATCAATAAAATCTTGACTCTCCCCCCAAGCATCTTGTACAACTAACTTAGATCCGCGGAACTTTTGATCTTCAAGGGCAAACAACGAGCTGTTTCCACCGTTACATATCCTGCATTTGAAATTACAGGTGTTATTAAACTTCAAATCTAATGTAGCTACTCTTGGTTGATCAAGATATTTGGTTAAAAATTCTCTCTTTAAATGCTTGACATTGTGCAGTCTAATAGAAGTTAGATTTTTTTCTTCCACTTTCCAGCAGTTGTCGCACTCTTTTGGTTTTTCTCCAGCCAATAAACTAGCCCTTAACTTTTGTAGTTTTTCGTCATGGAACGCTTGATCTAGTTTGATACGGTTGACGTTACCAAGATCAAGATTGTTCATGCAACAAGGAGTAATAGTTCCGTTTTGTGTTATCTGTAAGTTGTGCCAGGGTATAGAACAAATAGTATCGGGTAAATTAAAGTTGTTTTCAATCTTGTGTGTTTGTTTGTCTAACTCAACTGGGTGGAACCAAATTGGAACAGAGTCAAGTGAAAACTTTTTACAACACGACAACACGTCGTGCTCAATTTCTTTTGGCCCACATATCATTATGAACCAGTTGCTGATATCTATAAAATTGATAGTTTCGTAAAAGAACTGTAGAAAACTCTCAGGAATAAAATGTGAAGTGTAAAAAACCAACCGATCGTTTGTCTCGTAACTAGTTTGGTAAACACTGTCTAGTAGCTTAAACAACTCCGTGGGGCCGGTTGACAGCTTGCCAAGATCGTGAATTACTTTGACGTTGTGGGTTGACTTTAGTTGGTGTTCTAACTCTAGGGTGGAAATAATCATAGCGCCTGATATATTTGGAGTAATAGTTTAGGATCGTAGAACTCTGATTCTATCTTGGTGATCTGATCTGTGACGATCTGATCCACTGATTCAAATTTCACATCTCCGGGAGCCATGTCTTCTTCCAAGGCAGATCGCTTGTTGGGTATCAGGGCCATTTCTCGCAGGCCATGCTTGACGATAAATGTGTCTTTGATGAAAGTGGCTTCTTCATAGGATATTTCGATGTCTAGTTGCACACGCACATGCATGTTGGGCTTCAAGATTTGTTCAGCGTTGTCAATGACATGGCTGAGATCCCAGACATTGTATAAGGGCTGTTCGGGCCATGCATGATATTCGGGTTGCTTGCCCCACTCCAATATCATGCAGCCACGATTGGCATCACCAGCATCGGCAAAGTTGTGCGGAAACGCATTGCCAATGTAGTTGATGTTGTTTTTGTGTTGTCGAAGATGAAAGTGACCAGAAAACACTTGATCGATATGTCCAAAATGATCTACCTGTATGGTTCCATGATCGGGCATTTCTACCATGGCATTCATTTTGAAGTGTGGCAGTTCAAAATGACCAAACATGTATTTGGCATTCAATTTTTCGATGCGTCGGTGTTCGTCTCCGACCAACCAAGGAGCAATGACAACATCACCTTCTTGGAACCAATCGTTGCAGATATGTATGTTGGGCAAGTGCCGGGCCCAGGCCGCACCGTGGATATCCCGTTTGTCGCGATAATACAGATCGTGATTGCCCGGAATAAAAAAGAACTGAGAGAATGCTTTGCTTAGTTTTTCCAATGCTTGTAGACTGAAGTTCAGTGTTTGTAAGTTGATAGCCGCACGATGGTGATGCCAGTCACCCAAGAACATGCCGGTTTCGCAACCGTGTTCCTTGCCCTGGGCGATGATCCAATCTACAAACTGCTCGCAATCTTGATTGTGCAACAGGCTATTCGATTTCAGTCCAAAATGGATGTCAGTGAAGACTATGGCTTTTTTAAATAGATTGGTCATGTTATTGTAGATATCTTTCGATCATATCAATGGTATCCGGCCATAAAACGTTGAACTTTAGATCTGACCAGGAGTCATACCACTGAACTTTTTCATAGAAATTCTTTTTGTTGACAGTGTTTTTGCTGTGAGATTCGATCAGCCCTTGGCGAATCGACTGTAACCCAGAGATAGGATATAGATCAGCATCTATGCCATGGGTCTGTGCGTGCCAGGTTGATATGCGATCCAGAACGTTCACCAGTTGTTGTTTGATAGGAGTTGGCATGTTGAACGCACTGATTTCAGGATGTCCGGCGATCGGCATCAACGTTATTTTTTTCACACCGTGTTCATGATAGTATCGCACGATATCGTAAAGATCCAACGCATTGAACATGCTGTAAACCATGTTGAAACTCACGCTGTCGGGCCAATACTGTAACACCAACTTTAAGTTGGCAAGAAATCTATCCCATTGTATGCCGTTGCGCACATACTCCAATTGCTGTCCAATATTCTCGATGCTGATGTTCCATATGACATTGTTTCGAGGTCGCCGTAGCAGATCTTCAAAACATGGCAGCGTGGCTAGGTCGTAGGCAAAATTGGTTATGATGCTGATCCTACAATCTTGTGGTAATTGTTTTAGCAACTCATAATTTTGTTTCATCAACATGGGCTCACCGCCCACTAACATTAATTCCTTGAGTTCGTGTGATTTTTCAAGCACCCATTGTAACAAATCATCCTGATAGCTTTTACGAGGAGAGGTTGTGGATACTCCCATTCGATCTTCCCAAACACTGCTGAATGTAGGCGAACAATACTGACACGCAAGGTTACATTTGTTGTTCCATCTCACATCAACGAATCTCAGTTTGTGGGTAAAATCATCCAACGGATAGTGAGTTTGGTAATGCTGTCGCAATGAAGCCGTGTTGTGTTGTTTGTCGTGCATGATGCATTCGGCACAGTTGCTATGCTCACGACCGTCCAACAGATAGGATTTTATTTCTTCCAAAGCGTCAGAGTGGTGCAATATCTCTCTAATAGATTTGGAATTGAGATTGCCCAGAGATGTTTTGCCTGAACAACAGGTTTTGACGTCTCCATTTTCTCTCACGGTCACTCCTCTCCAGGGAGCCGAACAATAAATTCCACTATCCATAGAGTAGCAGTATACTATTCTTCTGAAGGAGATGCGACCGCTTCGGCTGCTTTGTTATGGCTTTCCGAATACTGTCTAGTCCACGAAGGATTGAGTCCGTTCATTTCCAAGATATCATCGCGTATGTTCTGCATCTTCTTTTCTATGTTCAACACACGAGTGAAGCTATTAGTGATAGCGGCAGTATAATACGCAAAAGGGTTCTGCGATTTTGATTCATCGAACTGCAATCCGATCTGGCTGAGCTGTAGCAGGGCCTGACCCCGCATTTCTTCGTTGTAGGTGTATCCACGCCAATTGCTCCTTGTAGCGTATCTTTCGCACAGTTTGATAAACATGTGCGCCAATTTTGGGGTCATTTTGCCATGTTCCCTGCAGAACTCGCCCCCGTCTAGACTACCCCGCCAGTGTGATTTACCCACCACAAACGGCTGTTTTTCTTCGTCCAAACGATAGTGCCAAAACGGCGGAAAATTCAATCTGACATGTGCAGTATCCAGCACAGGCACATCTACGATGTCCTCGAGCCCGTCGCTTTCCTGGGTGTCATCCAGTTCCAGCAGTTCCTCCATCTTGGCTTTTTTGGCCTGGGCTTTGGTTTGCTTTTTGGGTGCCATGGGTATGTGTTCCCAGGTAGTGATACGGAACACAAGATCGGTGTGCGGAATCTTCTTTTCGTTGACTGCTTCGCCGGTTTCTTTTTTGATCCTATCGGCCCTGTTGCGCCGGGCTTCGGCTATGGTTCGCTGATTGATCTTGGACAGCGAAGGCAAGATGATGTCATACTGATGATCCATTTGTGGGTTCACATAGGTGCAGTATGAATTCTTGCTGTGGTGTATTTCTTTCAATATATCTTTGTTGTTGAGATAATTGGTCTTGGCTGGAGTCTTGATAGACATCGTTGATGATTCTCCTATATTGTAGTTATTATACAACATTTGGCATCTTTGTCAAATCATTTCAATCATTATGTTAGCCGTTTTGACATCCGGTAAATACATCAAGGAATCCACGATGTCTACACAGGCCCAAACAAATCAAGCGGATCTCGCACTACAGCGAGCAAACCAAGAAAGGCTAGATGCGCTAGGTGCGCTGAATCGAGCACAGCGTATCCTGGCACGAGCACAAGAAGCAGGATCAGACGTTGATCCCGGTCTGCTGGCACAAGCACAAGACGGAGTCACCCAGGCCGCGGCGCGACTGGAACAGGCCGTCAATGCCTCGCAAGCGGCCCTACAGAACTATACCACGGTGTTCAACCAGCCCGACACCGATGCCGCACAGAACCCACAGGTCAACAACAACCCACCTGCGCTACCACCACCTCCGCCGCTGACCTCCGCGGCACCACCACAAGGCAATCCCCCCGATCCCACCGTTGAACCAGCAGTTACCAGTCCAGTGACAATATCCAACATCACTGCTTCTCCTCTGCCCGTGGATCAAGGTCCGCAGAGAGATCCCAACGCTGAGCCATTGGCCACAATCTCCAGACCTGGACAATTTGTTTTTGATGCCAATGGCGAACTGTTACCAGCCGACAGCGTGGTAGCACAACAGATCGAGTTTGAACGACGCGAAGCCGATGCGGAATTCAACAGAGTGATCAATGTCCAGCCAGGTCCGTTGGGCGGCAGATTTACCGCGGTATATGATCCCGAAACTGGCAAGTTCAACGTAGAAAATCTTGACACTGGTGAAACAGTGCAATCAGGACTCACTGACGCCCAAGCCACTAGATTGGCCGGCGAATTGTCCGAAGGCGATCCTGCATATTTTTCCCAGCGAGATGAAGATGATCCAAACGATAGCGATCTTGTTCGAGTAGCTACCGATGATGATGTGGCCCTGGCCTCGCAAGCGCAAGCACTGTTGTCACAGGCCCGCCAGCAAGCCGAAGTGTCGGAAATACGCAAGGCCAATGGCAAAGCAGTGGGCGATGGCGACTGGCGTGTGCGCTTGCGCCTGGCACCTTACGCTACCTATCTCTACAAGAATCCCGAAGGCGCAGGTATCATGGAACCCCTGCGCAACACCGATGGCGTGGTATTTCCTTATACACCGCGCATCGACATGAGTTATAACGCAGATTACAATCCCACAGATTTGGTGCATTCCAACTATCGTGGCTATTTCTACAAAGGCAGCCGGGTAGGCGAAGTGACGATCACGGCAGATTTCACAGCACAGGATTCGGCCGAGGCCGATTACCTATTGGCCACCATACACTTTTTCAGATCATGCACCAAGATGTTCTACGGTCAAGACGACGATCGCGGAGCCCCACCGCCCTTGGTATTCCTCACAGGGTTGGGCGAATTCCAATTCAATGAACATCCCTGCGTGATCAGCCAGTTCAACTACAACTTGCCCAATGATGTGGACTACATCCGGTCTCGAGGACGCCAGTCAACATCGGCCGGTGTCACACAAGGCGGCAATGGTCTGCTGTGGCGCAGACAACAGACTGGCGGACCAACCAACAGTTACAGCCTATCAAACATCTGGTCCAGATTGACTGGAGCCAACTTGCCCAAGGGAGCTATAAATTATCCCCCGGCGCCGCCCAATCTTGGATTGAATTCTCCCACCTATGTGCCCACCAAGATGCAGGCCATACTGACACTGTTGCCCATGCCCACACGCAGTCAAGTCACGCAACAGTTCAGCCTTGATCGTTATGCCAATGGTAACTTGCTCAAAGGAGGATTCTGGTAATGGCCATATATGCAAGCACTAGTGCTTATTTTACCACGCCCAAAAATGGTGTGTATCTTGACTTCATGACCAATCGGCCCATCCCCAAACAGGCCGACGACATCCTGTTCCGCATCAATGCCACTTACAATCTGCGCCCGGATCTCTTGGCCTATGACCTTTATCAAGATGCTGGTCTGTGGTGGGTGTTTGCCCAGCGCAATCCCAACACTCTGCCTGATCCGCTGTATGATTTCCGTGATGGTGTGCAGATCTACTTGCCCAAGATAACCACCCTCAAAGCCGCCCTGGGATTCTAATCGATGGCAGCCACTTTTATCCTGAGCCAGTCCGCGGCCATTGTCGATCTAGATCAAGCCGATCGGCAATTGGGCACAGCAGTGAGGCTCACTGGCGATCTTGGAGCTGCTGTGGCCACGCGATCCGTCACCCGTGCAGAGAATCTGTTTGGGCAGGTCAATACCTATCTGGGGCTGGCCGAATCCAGCAACAGTCGAGCATTCGCCCAAATACAAGACATGGGCCGCCAGAGCACCAATGAACTAGAGCGTCAAAATACCCGGAGCCTCAGTGCCCGTTATGACGCTGTGGAGGCAGGCATCGACGGCACCCGTAGAGAAGGCAGCGAAAGGATCAA